TACCTGCATACATATCCATAGCATTTTGTGCCATTGTATTAGCAGATTGGAATATCTGTTCGGTATTAACTAAGTTCAAATACATTGGTGGTGGAAGAGTAGTATCTATAATATCTTCGCATTCGAACTCTGCGTCGTATATCTTAGTTACTATCTTATCAGAAATCCTCTTGGTTTTTGTTTGTCTATTGTAAACTTTACGTAGGAATTTACTGTTAGACATTGTATAATGTGTGGCAAAGTCTAATGATTGTCTAGCTTGGATAACCTCTAATGGTACATCTGTACTATTAACCGCCATCTCTTCTAGCATATTCATAAGATCCGTTTTTACTTCTACATCCTGTCCTGGCATAACCTCTACGTCTACTGGAGCTTCCCCGCTTGGACTTTTAGGAATAATAAGATCGTTAAATTTACCTGTAATATTAAACAGATTGTTCATATTCTCTATCTGTCTAAGACCGAAGTTAGACTTCTTAATCTGATTAATAGTGCTGAGTAAAACACTAGCAATATTAGTATCGACAGATTGTTTTACATAATATATACGCTTATCTTGCCCTCTAGTTAGAATTGTAAGAGTATTAGATATGTATAAACAAGAGAATAGTTTAGCGGGAAACATAGCTTTATAAAGACCAGATATTCCTCTATGGGTTTTGTGATCTTTATGGAAGTATGCATGCACCATATCCTCTGGAGGAATGAATGATACTTTTATTTTATTTATCTTACCATCCAATCCAGTATCTCTATTATATTTTAGAATAAAATAGATCTCTTTAGTTAGATCCTGATTTGCATTGATAAATTTACTATCTATATGACCAGATATTTCTCCTGCTATTTTCTTAAGCATAGTATTCTCTTTATCATCCTGATCGAAGAAATTCTTATTATTTCTGTTTCCAGGTTTAATACCACCAAGAGTATTAGAAAGAGTAGTTTGGTCTAGATTGATTTCTTTATCGCATTCTATATAGAAATACCCTAAACAGATATCGTCGATATATAAAGGTTTGACCATTGTATGGTCTAATATCTTAACTACACATCCAGGAACTTTTAGATCATTCTCACCAGTTCCTTTAATCTTATCAGTAGCAGTAAATCCATCTGCTGATATAGAGTCTACTTTATAGAAATCTTCTTTGTTCTTATTTATTTCTTCCCCGATATCTTTATTCTTCGCTTTAGCTTCATTCATTTTCTTTCGTAAGATATGTCCATTTTCGTTCAAAGCTAAACTTGCATTTTCAGATATAATCTTTTCGGCTTTTCTATGATTTACTATAGCAGATTCTAACACACCCGTTTTGTTTATAACTACAGTTACACCTTTATCTGGAGTGTCCCTTTCTATATCAACAACAGATTCGGTTACTAATCTTTGATTTTTCATATCATAATCAAAATTGGTAGCTTCTGTTAGTACCCCATTATTATTTTTACTAGGATCTAGAAGTCTACTGATAGCTTTCTTATATGGAACGATATATACAAAGCATTCACCTTTATAATCAGCTTCAGTATATACCCTGTCTATAAGCTCATCAATATCATACTTCTCTCTCATCTCTTTGATATTACTAGCAGTAGCTACATCTGATTCTATAGATGAACTATTTTTGATATTGATAGAAGTTTTAGAGAAATGATCTGCCGATAGTACGTGTTCTTTTCTAGTATCTAGAGCATCGCATAGTTTAGGCATATACTTACATACTACATCTATCTCTCTATCTATATCCCTAAGAAAGGAGTTTTGGGAATAGAGGCTCATTACATTATTCATAAGAGCCTCATTTTCAAATGTATCTGCAATACCGCTAATAATAGACTTATCACTTTGAACGTTCTTAGTTCTAGTCCATAAGTTAGACATATTAGATACGCCACTATTGCTTATATTGTTAGACATAAGCTTATCAATACTTCGATGCATTTTATTACGCATGAATTCAATGGTATTACTAGTAGAAGGATCTGCAAACTTTACATCGGTATATAAACTTTTTAGATTACCTTCTATATTCTTTTCTAACTTTTTTATCTGTGCAAGATTTATATTACTTTTATCTTCTGCCATTATTCAAGCCCCCTTTATGATTACTTAAATGTTTTAGGGTTGTTTTGTTATATCCATTACCCTGAAGACAATCTGCACAGAGCATTTCTTTTTCTTTCTTTCTATATTAAATATAGCAAAACTTCCTAAAGATGTATTATTAATAGATACAGATACGATATCATCTTTGAGAACATTTAACATTCCAGGGGATATAAATACTAAATGATTCCCTATATGTAATGGCGATACACCATTATCTGCTTTTGTTTCTAAGATTGATATAAATTCTTCATTATTAGTCAATTCGATATATCCATATTGACTAACGGTTCCTGCTAACACACTTTCTATTCTTAGACATGTCGTTATATATCTACTAAATTCTAGTAATGGAACTTGTAAATCTGCACATACAATAAACTTACTAAAATTGTAGAATGGGTTAGATCCATTTGTTATCTCTTCGCTACATAAACTCATTATAGAAATATATTCTATATTAGTCTCTTTTATAGTCTTTTCTATTTCACTTAGATATTTAGATTCTATTGAGAATCCTATCGGTAATTCTCCTAATGGTTTATTAGAAAAATCTTGAATCTTTTTCATGACAGAAACTGTCTTGTCTAAACCATACATGAAAAATATACCATTTACACTACAACATGTTATAATTTGAGCTTTCATTTTCTTTGAAAGCTCAATTATATTTAAGAAGAATTGGGAAGGGATATTTGCCTGTTTATATCTATTCATTTATAAACTCATCACCTTTCTATATTCATCAACTTTATCCTCTACTTCTTTAGGCATAGCGACATATCTATCTGCTATCTTTATCAATCCAGTATGTCGTTCTGCTATTTGTAGAAGCTCTCCTGGCTTGATTCTGAATGCTATATCTCGTATACCTCTAGATAGATTAAGATCTAGAGTACCATTATTAGGAGTTTTCTTAAGAGTAAAGTACTCCACTATATCATCATATACATCTTCATAGCTACCAAGATTCATCCAACGTCTAGAGAACTCTAGATAATTATGAGATGCAAGATTCTCTACAAACGTTCCTGCTCTAGAGAATTTCTCATTCTTCAAAGGATTCTCATTCCAATATATCTGATCAGGAAGTTGTATCATACCTATCTGTGTATTAGGAGCCATATTAAACTCTTGAGCCAAACTAGGATATAGTCTTTTATAATCAAAGTCATTAGCATCTTTATATACTGCGACTGGTGTTCCATTTATTTTAGACTTTGGTTTGTCTGATATATTTAAAGGATCGGCAACAAATGCTCCTGGATACTTCCCAGTTGGCTTTTCATTAAACTTATTTATGTTATTCCCTGCGATAACATTGTTATTTGATAAGAATGATGTAACTGCTCTGTTAGCCAGATATACAGTTTGTCTATGAGCTTTCTGATACATAGTGGAATTAGCAATAGCTTTACCAAATACATAGTTTATATCAGAGGTTGATTCTTCTATACACTTTTGTACCATAACATCCATCATGTTGTACATAATAAAAGTCTTGAAGTCTAAGTACGGCAATTCAGCTAAGTCATTAGTAATATGCTTATAGCTTAACTTCCTAACGCCACATACTGCTTCTCCTACATCATCTAATTTTAAACTTGCGAATGCTGATTGTCCTTTTCTTCTAGATGCAAACTGAATTAACTGATCTAGATATACTGAATACGATGATATGTCTGCAAAGTCACCACGCTGTTCTGGCATACTCTTATGCATCTCATCTACAATGTATTCACAATACGTCTCTGGAAAATCTGGATGGCATATAACTTTTCTAGGATCTACTCCTAGAATTTTAAGACGTTCTATAATATATGGAATATCGAAACCCATATTCCACGCTAATACAAAATCAGGTTGTAATATATTTATCATCCTGAATATATTAGCTAGCATATCTACTTCATCATCATAGAAGATAAGTTTGATATCCATCTTATCTAGTTTATACTTTATAAGCTTCTTCCATCCTCCTACATTTTTCTCTAAGAATGTTTTAAATTCTCCAATGAAATCACTAGTTGCCAATTCATCTTCAAATTGTTTGATTAGAGGATTATCATTCTCTCTTAAAATGAAAGTGTATAAAGTATTAGTATTCTCTACGAATAGAGATACTGCATTTATAGGACACTCTCCTAGTTCTGGGAAATCTCCTCTCATATGTTTGATATTAGCCTCAATATCTATGTATGATTTAGTTACTGATCTGATATCATTTATATACTTGTCTCCGAACTCTTTCCTATAGAAATTGTTTATATTAAGATCAGATCCAAAAACTCTCTCATCTAAATGAAGTCTTCTATTACCTCTTCTATTACCGCATTTAATATTATCATAGAACTCTTCTAGTCTACCAGTTTGCTCTGCGATACTCTTATCTAAATCTTTGAAAGGAACTGTGATTGGAGTTACTTTATCTCTATCTATAAAGAACTGATTATACCCAACAGTTTCATCTGTTTTGTAGTATGTATACTTCGGTTCGTACATTGTTCGGAAGTCTTTCTTTCCTGTTTCGTTATCTTTAAATACAATTGTCATATTATCCTTTTTAAATTTACCACTCTCATCTTTTCTACCGTAGTGATATGTAGCATTCATAATTGTTAAATCGCTACCATCTTTATATCCGCTTATCATATACAAATACCTCCTAATTAGCCCTTATAAGAGCCAATAACAACTTTATATAGATGTCCGAGACGGATTTAAAATGTATAAGACACAGAAATAGACCTAGCTAATTAAAGCTAGGTCATATGTAATTATACTTGTGATGTTCCTTCTACATTACGAGCAACGCGTTTATTTGTACGTTCTCTCAGAACTTTTAAAGCATCTTCGATATGAGTAATAGCATCTGCATTTTCTTTACATGCAAATTTAGTATTTTGGAATCCGTTTAAACGAGTTAATACCATTACTAGTAGATCTTCATTCATAACTCCATTGACACCATTTTCTTTAACTGGACCTTCTTGAAAATCTACAGTAGAGCATACTCGACCAGTTTCTACCGATACTACTTTGAAATGATGAGGATCACCAAATAATGGATTTTCTTCATGCACCACTTTAGTATGATTGGTCGTTAAAAGCGAATGTTCTAATACCACCGTGTTGTCTAAGTCTGTGTCTCTTCCATTAATAAGCATTATAAAATTTCCTCCTATATTTTAGATTTATTATACTGTATATGGGCTATTATAATTTAATCTAGGAACACCTAAGTAAAAATAAACGAAGGTAGGTAATAATATGGCTGAATTATTAGAGATAGCAACTAGAGTTCCCATCCCAACTGAATCTAAAGATAAGAAATTTGGATTTAGCGGTAATAAATTTCTTAATAGGGCTGCAGATGCAGAACCTTCTCCACATCCAGAACCTAAACGAAGAGGTCGCCCTCCAGCAAAAAAGAATACCGATAGCCCAGGAGAATATGTAGCTGCAGAGAAAGAAGAAGTATCACCTCTTAATGGTAATATTACATATAAAGAAACCTATGATCAAACTAATGCTATGTTATTAGGATCTATTGGTCAGATAGATATGTTGAGTTCTCAAATCCAAGCAGATCTAGCAGCAATTCGTGCTAGCAAAACGTTAAAAAAGAAATATGATTATATTGGAATAATGGCTGGTACTGCTACTGGTCTTATGGGTAATAAAATCTCTGCTATTAGAGAGATGAATAGTGTTATTGGTAAATGCCATGACTTAGATATGAAACGTGTTAAAGAATTGAAACTTAACGAAACAGAAGATGATGATAAGAAAATTGCAGATATGTATAATGCAATGATCAATATACCAGTTGGTGCAGTACAAGGAATGCCATTTGGTAATGTAACTCCTATGCAGATTAATAGTCCTATGGGAAATATGGGTATGGTTGGAGTTGATGTGGATAGCGAAGTAAGAATGATGAGTGGAGACGCTGGATATAATAGCTATCTGCAAAATATGACGCCAGAGCAGAATGCTATGGTATTAGAAAATAATCCACATATCAAACCAGTCGTAATCTATAATCAAGAGACTCAAGATAAATGGTTCGATGTAATGGATATGACAACGGGTCAATCTATTCCCAATGTTCCAAGACCAGCAGATTTTCTATTAAAAGATATGCGACCAGATATTAGAGCTGGAGTTGCTAGAAATGCTCAAGCTAATATGGACTTCCCAATGATCTTAGTAGGTAATAGAGCAATGGATGAATATTAAAATAAGAGGTATAGCAATTGCTATACCTCTATATTCTGCTTAATATTGATATATTACATTACCATCTAGTTTTAGATTAGGATCACTATTCTTCAATACAATAATATCTGCATCGTACATACCAAGTTCTGTATTGTGAGATACTAATACGCATTGAGAATAATTTAATAATCCCATTAGCTTTCTTAATGCTATTATAAACTGTAGTCTATTTCTTGTATCTAGACCACCGTCTATCTCATCTAGCTTTATTATACCAAACTTATCTGATACTTTTCTTAATAGAACAAAGCTTAATATCATCGATATCATACATACTTGACTAGTAGACATAGATGATACATCGTCATTCTTTATGCCTTGTCCTAAACATGGTATCTTAAATTCCTTTTCGTTTATAACGAATGGATGTAATACATATTCCCCATTAAAGAACATAGAAAGAAGTTTATTAGCATTTGTAAGAATATCATTCATAAAAGATTCCATGATAATAGTCTGGATACCAGTAGTAGGAGAGCTATAGTATTTTATAACTTCAACTTTATCATAGATAGAACAATACTCATTATACTCTTTAGTATAATCTTCATGTAATACTAATCTATACTTGTTCTTGCTTATCTCTTCATTCACATTAGGGATCGAATTAGTATTCAGTTCAGTTAGTTCTACCATATCTATATTGATAGATTCGTTAAGTCGCTGAGCTTCTAAATAAGCACTATTTAGTTTAGGAAGTTCTAACTCTATCTCTTTCTTTCTATCTAATCTAAACTGAATATTTTCTTTCTCTTGTAGAATATACTTGGTATCTTCTATTGTTTTATTCATAACTATGATATTGCTAGAGTATACAAACACCTCACCTATATATTTATCTTTCTGTGTAGTGAGATTATTATACGAAGCAGTTAGCTTTTCAATATCCTCTGTTAGAATATCTATAGTGTTCTTATTGGCTTCTATAGAAGATAGTTGTTCTTTTAGAGATTTCAGATCAGTATTATTAGACTTAATCATACCTATAAGATTACTATACTCCATGTATAATTTAGTATCCAAGTCTATACTTCCACTAGTTAGAAGAATTTTCTTAACAACCTCTTCATTCATATCTTTCATATTAGGGAACTTAGATAGAATAGAATAAGATTCTGATAAGATCGAAAGGGTTTGCTTTATAAGTGTAATACATTCTACAAGCTTATCTTCCCTTTCTATATTTATACGTAATTGTTTTATATCTTTATCTAATCCACTAACTAAGTCTAGTATGTCATTATATTCCTTATCTGATATCATATTAGACTTAGCGCTAACTATAGAAGTTATGAATGGACAATCTTTCGTATGAGTACAATCTGATGGTATAGAATCGAAGTCTTTACAATTCTGTCTTAACACCTCTTGCCCTGCCAGAAGACGATTGGCTTCATCTTTACTGTCTATTAAGGATTGTAGTGTTTCATTGGTATACTTCCTTTGATACGTGAATAGATGTTTAAATGCAGATTCTATCATGGAGTATGAATAGTTCTCTGTGATATTGCACATCATCATATTTATCTTATCTATAGTATATAGAGAGTAGTTATATTCATCTTCTGATACTACATCATAACTTTCAAATCCGATAGACTTAAATATTTTGATAGCTCTGTCTATAGAGTATTGTATCTCAGCTATTCTATTCTTTATAGAGTTATATAACTCTATATCTCCCATAGTACTTAACTTAATCTTCTTACTCTCTATATCAACCGCTATATCTCTAGACTGTTTATTTAGATAATTTAACTTTTCCTCCAATGCTTGTTTCTTGCTCTCTAATACATATAGGTCTTTCTCATATTTAGCTAGATCTTTCTCAGTTAGAGTACTTTCTATAATCTTGCTAGAAGCAGATAGTACTGCATTTAGATTAGATAGTTCTTGCAAAAGACCATTGTATGTATCGATGATATTGCCATCGTTACTTATATTAGAAAGCTTTTCTTTAGATGTAGATATATTGGCAATGAGAAGAACTTTTCTATCTTCCATATCCCCTAGAGTATTCTCTAAAGTTTTAATATTATTCTGTATCTGTTCTATATTACCTAGGTTATTTATCTTAGCACTTATAGAATTTACCATAGCTTTTAGGGTAGTAGATTTTTTACCAAGCATCTTATATATTTCATTGTACGCCTCTAGGGAATCTATAATAGAATTTATAAACTTCTTTCTATCGGCAGGTTTCTTATCCACCAATCCTCTATTACCAGAGGATAATTGCGATAAGATTACAAATCCAGAATCCAATCCAAGAGCATCAAATATAATATCTTTCCCCTCAGTAACATTTCCACCTGGATTTAATTCTAATAGATTACCATCGGGTAAAAGCTTCTGTACATAGCAAGTGGTCTTACCTCTTTCTCCTTTATCATCTACAAGAGATCTATATTTTATAAAGAGTATAGACCCGTCATCTAGAATATATGATATATCTTTACCACCCTCCAATCCAGGAATATAATCGGAGTTTGGTTCATTCGTAGGAGACATTGCATTTGATAGGGTGGTCTTACCAGAGCCGTTATCTCCTTTTAAGACAAGTATATCACTTACACATTTAGTAAAATCTATAGAAATTGTATATAATCCTAGTCCGTTATATATCGCTATGTAATTATATAAAGTCATTGAGTATAATCTCATATTATCCCTCCTCATCGTGTTATATAAGAGTTGATAACGATATAAAAAAGAAAAAAGGTACTCATACGAGTACCTTTATATTTACCACCCGTATTTTTCTTCTAATGCCTCCTGATGATCATCTATAGCTTTTCGTTGAGCCTCCCAATCAATATCAAATTCATTAACAAATGAAGTTGAAACGTTTTGGTGGCTAACTATACCAACCCAGTTTACTCTATCTTTAAATTCACGAATAAAATCTTCTGATAGTTTCTGATACATAGAAATATGTATCCAATCTACTTCATCTTGAAATTCTCTAATAAACGATTCAGATAAAGTCTGACGTTCAGACACAATATCCCATTCAATATTATCTTTAAACTCACGAATAAAATCTTCTGATAAGTTACTATAGCTAGTAAGATCAGTCCAATCAATATGCTCAAGGAATTCTCTTGCAAAAGATTCTGATGCGTTACACCAATTAACATAATCCCAGTTTACTCTATCTTTAAACTCACGAATAAAATCTTCTGTAAAAACCCTATAATTGTATCTGTAATTCCAATCAAAGGAATCAGGATTGTTTCTAGCCTCTTCCATTGGAGTTGGTAAGGAAGTTTTATTTTTCATTGCTTGATCATCTAAATAACTAAAATCATCCACTTCGGCATTTTTCATTTTTACATCTCTCCTTAGTATAATTTATGATGCAATACTTTATTGCTCATCTATATAATATATAATTGAAAAGAAGAATGATTATAAAAAATAAAAGAGGAACAATCCTCTTTTATTTAAAAGCTACATAAAATGTAGTCCCATTAGTATTCGTATCTATTGTTATTTCTGCATGATTTCTATTAGCAATACTGTAGCATATAGCTAAACCCAAACCTGTTCCGTTAGATTTAGTTGTAACAAAAGGAGTGCCTATATTCTTAAGCACTTCTGGATCTATTCCATGTCCTTCATCTCTTATAGCAAGAACAGTAGAATCTTTATCTGTAAACGTAGCTATAGTTAAGGTTTTCTTTTCATCCATAGCTTCTAGACCATTACGCGTTAAGTTTAATATTAGCTGACGTATTTCTTTCTCATCTATTAGTATCTCTGGTATTGTATGCAAATCTATAGACGCTATTTTATTATGTAATATCGCATCTGAATTGATAAGAGGATATATATTGTGTACCATATTATTGAGATCGCAACGCTTCAATTCAACCTTTTTATCTCTAGCTAAAGTTAAGAACTCTGTTATAATTAGATTAACTCTATCTAGCTCTTCTAACATAATCTCAAATTGCTGTGTATACTTAGTGTCTTTTGCACTTATATACTGGACATATCCTCGTACTGTAGTCATAGGATTTCGAATTTCATGTGCCATCCCAGCAGCCATTTCCCCCACTATATTCAAACCATTTAGCCTACGTAGTTCTTTTCTTTCAATTGCTATACTCATATTTTATCTCCTTTCTATTATATACTTCATAAATATAATATATAATCGAAAAAATAAAAAGGATGCACAAAGGTGCATCCTTATATTATTATATAGAATCTTCAAATACTTTTATAACCTTAGTAATTTCAGTATCTTCTGGGAATACAGTTTTATATTCCTCTATAAAACTATCCCCGAATACCGCCCATATACTACATACACATATATCTTTGATCTTAGCTTCGAAGAATTCTTTATGTGTATCTTTAATATATGGCTTTGGCGTGTATTGAGGATTTGGATACATATATGACATTATTGTCATTACCGAATCGAATGTCATATCTAATATTTTCATAAACTTATTATCATTAGATAGTATAGTATCAGCAAATATACAAAACGTATATCTATTGTCTATAATATCTGTAAGTAAAGCATACTCAGTTTTTCCATAGATAATAAGAATATGGCAATTCTCATCTTCATGGAAATTAATAGCTCCCTCTACCTTAACCCCATTATCTAATAAATATCCCAATACTTCAGCTGGTAATCTTGCTCTAGTAGCAAGCTTTATTCTTTTTTCATCACACATTGTTGATATTAGTTTAGTAAACTTCAAATAATCAAACATCTTTTTCCACCTCTCCTATAGGATTAGATTTTAATACTTCTGTTTTTGTAGGCTCTCCCACAAAATCAATCGGGACAAGCCCGTTGATAGTAACTTTCATATCCATACTAAATCCACATTGTTTACATACAGCTTTAGAGACTACATGTTTATCTATCTCACTAGATATCCATCCATTCTCTGACATGGCATATAGCTGATACGTTGAATTTAAAAGAAAGAGTTTACTATGGCATCTAGGGCAAATACCAAACTTATTCCTTTCTGCTATTTGTAAAAGTTCTGTCATTTATTATTTATTCCTCCTTATAAAAATAATAACCCCTATGAGAATTCTCATAGGGGCATATAAATTAGCTCGATGGTTCTGTAAACTTAATAGTTCTGATATCTCCCTTGATAATCAAGATAGAATCAGAATATCTAGCTTTATCCATAGAAGTAATAATGTCAGTGTAGATTTTAGGAACTCCTTTGACAATAACACTTCCGAACTTAGGCTTACTTCTTCCAGCTGAAGTTTCTATATTAGTCTTGGTCTCCTGTTGTTCTCTGGAATATATAAAGCAGCGATCATAAATAATATTACTCATAGTAGATCCTTCCACTACCATCTAATGGTAGTCCTATAAATTCTGTTTCTTCAGTTGCTGCTACCGTAGATTGCATAAGATCAGTTGTGATATCTGCACAATCTTTAGATAGCAAAATTTCTTCATCTGATATTGTATTGTCATCTAATACTTTTCTCTTAAATTCCAATATCTCAGTTAGACCTCTAGCTTCCCTATATGAGTTATATAGTTTAGCGTATTCTTCTTCTGCAGTTATTGGTTCTTCGAATTCAGAGAAATATCCGCCATCATATGTTTTCAGCATTGGTAATATACTGCCACTAATACCTGGATCTGATGGTGAAGACGCATCTGGATCTAGAATACCCATATTACTTACATGCAAATGTTTATATATCTCAGGGATAGAATTTCCACCTTTTTCTCCAATACCGCTTATCCCTTTATATGTAAACTTTAATGCAAGAAGTGAATCCATATCAGTAACAATATTTCTAAAGTTAACTAATTGACATCTGGTAATCTGAGTAACCAAATACATTGGATTGGTTATGATAACTTTCCTAATGGAACTAAGACTTAATTTATTCCCTTGGTGTGATAAACGATACATGCTATTAGCAATCTTATTAGCATATATTGAAGCTTGATATTCCGCACACCTAAGCTTCTTAGTCATGATATTAAGATTATCCTTCAGTTTCAGATTATTATACTCGCCAACCATCCATCTTAGGACGCAGTATATATCTTTCTTATATTCAATAGGAAGATGTATCTGTTGTCTGGTTCCGATATCGTAATCATGTTCAAGTGAATCTAAAATATTTAGACCTTTATCATAACTATTGTTTAAATTAAACTTAGCGCCCAAAGCCGATACCCAATAACTTCTAGAATACAACTCTTCTACATCCGTATCTTTTTTGATATTATCACACATAGCAACCGTTATATGTTGGATAACAAAATTACCATCATATAACATTCTAGGTACATTTATATGCACATTGGAGTTCTTCTTTGGATGGAAAGTATAATATACCTCTGGCATTTCTGGATCATGATTTGATAAGACAATAGAGTTAGAAATTCCTAAGAATTCCATAGCTCCATAATATCCCATTTTAGCTAAAATATATAGTGCAACAGGAACAGATTTAGAGAAACTGTTATTGTCATACGCTGTAACGTCTACTTCTTCACCAGAAGTAGTTTTTAATCCATTCTTATCACTACCCTTCTTAATAACGTTTCTAAATACTCGTATTGGTTTAAAGATAGTTTTAAGTGTAACGCTATGTTTAGCGGATTTGCTTGTGTTGCTATTATAAGTCGATGCGTCTACAATTTGATACATAGCAGAATAGTAGCTGCCGTTAATTCTAAAATAGAATTTATCGACAACTCTTGGTACTGCAATTATGACATCAATTGTATCACGCTCGTCCTTAACTTCAATATAGTATGTAACTATAAGAAGTTTAAGGTCTGAAGATTTTAAGTCTATGTGACTATATCTATTATCTTCTGTTCCTCTAGCATTAGAGGATTTTTTAGATAGTAGAAAATCTTCATACTCTTGAAGGATACTATTTACTTCATAATATCCTTCAACAACACGGAATCCTTTTACTTGGATTTTAAAGAATCCATCTCTTTGGCAAGATAAGACGATTTTCTTTAACTCGTCTATAATCTCCGTATCTGATCTTGTAAATAACTCTGGATTGAATTTATCACAAGTTTGCTCAATGTAATTATGAATATATTCAGCCTGATTCATTTATTCTCCTCCTGATGTTATTTCCATCTCTAGGATCTTACCCATCGGATTTACTGCTCCTGGTTTATCTTCTAATCGCACAATCATCCTAACATCGCAACACTGACAAAGATTAACTGCTCTATTAATAGTGATAGTATCGTTATTTTTGTCCTTTATTGGTCGCAATGCATTATTCTTATCTTCTTTCAGTTTAGACCCATATAGATCTATATCTATGTGCTTCTCAATAATCATCTGCTTAGTTAATGCAAGCAGTGGACTATTGGTTTCTTTTATAACAGGTGTAGTAATATTATCAGGAGATGTTAGAATAGCTTCTTCACATCTCTTATATGCATCTTGAGTTTTCATAACAGCCGCAAAATCTTTAGCTTTATTGAAGTCTATGATATTTTCTGAACTGTATTGTTCTTGATCGACAATTGGTTTGGTATATCTTAATACTGGTCCGTAATCACACACTCCTGGAGATCCATCATATCGTTTCTGAATAGGATATACCATTCCATTCATTTCGATACAAGTATCTTCAAACATTGGATCGTCTAACTTTGAACGTCTATGATATTCTTCCTCATCAATAACGTCGATTATCTTTGTTCCTATGGTAATTTTCCTCATCTTATTTCCCTTCCCTTTATAAAAAATACTTGATCCTTCGCACAAAATTGTTTGGAGCTACAGATTATCTGTAGCTCCTTATTTTTTAATTAAGCCGCTGTTTCTAATTCAGCATCACCTTTAACGTGCTGTTTAACAATAGATAATGGAGTTAAGCTGTAATATACTTGATCCCCATCAATTTCTGCATTGGCTTCAAAGAAATCTTCCATTTCTACTTTAGGATCGATGCTAACGTTAGCATGCAAGTAGTTCTTGATGCAATCTGCAACGATGCATGATACTGGTAAAATAAATTCTTTTCCTTCGAAAGACTTGAAGGAAATACCATATTTAGAAAGAGCGATATCGGCAAGAATGTGATGTAATACTGGATTGTTCACATTCACTTTATCGAACTCTGGTTTGATATCTTCTACGTTAAAAGTATAACTTAGATTGAATCCGCCTTTTCCATCTTCAGATTCTACATATTCCACAAACGCACCGAAGTGGAAGTTTCCTTTTGTATCTTCAACGATAGCAGCTTTAACAACATCTTTAGATTTAACCTGTCCAAGATACTTGGCAGTTCCTTCGATTAACATTTTAACTGAATCGCGACTAAGAGTTGCGTCCCAACCATAATGTAATTTTTCTGTAAGCACCTTTAAAATTTCATTGCTAATTCCTGTCTCTTCATATTTCTTCATGTTATTATATCCCCTTTTTTCTTTTTATTTATACAAGAGTATTCAGCTAATCAGAATACTCTTGCACATATATAATATATCATTATAAATAAGTTTGATCTGGTTTAATTTTTAATTTTAATGAAAGTATTTTGGTATTTCTTTCCATACTTCATCTAGTGTCATTATACGACAATTAGGACCAACTTTACTTGTCTTAGAAGATTTAAATCCTTGATATGGAACTATAAGAATATCCGTCTGTTTAGTAACAGACTTGTTTCCATCTGCATCGAATTTATGTATACGTAAAACCTCTTCTAATTTCTCATCTCTAACCCCAGTAAATCTAACAATCGGAAGCTGTTTTATCTCCCCATATGTATATTGTATATTTGGTAGCTTGGATATAGTAACTAAATCTCTCATAAACAAATGACGTTCTTTAATTACACAATCAACTACGACTGGACCTATTCCTTTAATGGGTCCTAATATACCTCTTATCTTTTCGTCTGATCCGTTGATAAGAGTATCTAGTTTGATATTGCACATTATCTTCTTCCACTTCTCAGCAGCAATAGAACTGAATCCTAATGAACCAATTATTCTATAATCTGGATAATTTAGATTTTTAATTTGTTCTATTCGTTCCATTAGTTTAGCTCCTACTACTTCACCAAACGTATCCATTGCAGTTTGTGTATTTAGTGTGATTAGATCAGTCAAACTATATATATCTAATGCTCTTACTGTTTGAGTAGAGAAATCTTTGATATTCAATTTCTTCAGCATATTAGTCATTCTACCAACGTTTCTCTCAGGGCATCTAAAGTTAAGACACATTGCAGAATTTCCACTATCTGATTGGTATAAATCTTGCCCACATGATGGACAATGTGTAGGAAACTCTACTATTGGATTTGGATTGGAATCGTTATGACTATTCTCTGGTTTTGTAATATAACAGATAACATCGTTAACCAATTCTATATCCACTATATCTCCTACACGTAAAGTCAGTTTCTTAAATCTACTAAGAGAATGAGCTGTTGTTTTATCATGAATACCACCCATAAACTCAACAGGGTTGAAGTGCGCTAATGGAGTAACTAATCCATTCTGACCGATAGAAAAAGTATACCCTTTAAATATAGTCTGTTTCTTTAAAGCGTTAAACTTAATAGCAGTACTATATTGGTTAACAGATCTCTTCCTTCCAAGATAGTTTATGATAGCAGGATCAGTATAAGATACGACTACCCCATCATACATAAATGGAAGAAACGATCTCATATACTCTGCTTCTTCTACAAATCTTTTTACTAAGAATAGTAGAGTAGTATAATCTCCTTGTAAAACTTGGTATCTCAAATCTACTCCAGAAGAATAATATTTATTCAGAAACTTTATTTCTACTTCTCTATTAGGCATATTCAATTCTTTAGAACATGCTAATGGAACTAGAGTGATATAATCTCTAAACTTTCTACTATCTAATCCACTTAATAGCCCTATTACTGCATTCCTTGGATTAGCATATGACTTACCATACTTAGCTTTTATTCTTTGGAGATTTTCATATGTAATTATAGCCTCGAACTTAATTCCAAAGATTGTACCCTTAGGAACATAGTTACTTGCTCTGTTAAATACATATCCACCAAAGATAGGAGTCAGATCTGCAGCTTCGTTATTATCAGTATCTCCTCTACTACCAGCTGATACGATAGTATCACCATCTACTTGGGCTTCGATAGATACGCCATCATATTTTAATTCTGCGATCAACTCGGTAGCATTTATGCCAAGATTTACATGAGCATGAAGGAAATCCCTTTCAAATACAATTACTGTATCTGCACTGTCTCCTGATAATAATCCTCGTTCTGCTGCTTGAGCATTTAGAGTAAACTTACACTTATTGAGAGTGCCAACCAACTCTGGGTAATTATGAGCACTATTCGCTACTCTCTTAGCAATTAGAGTATTATCTTCTTTATACTCAAAGTCAGATGGAATCGGATTAGAATTAGTAACTAATGCATCATAGAAAAGCATATCTTCTTTTCCTTGCACCCTAGTAGCTATCTCTAAAAGTTTATCTTCTTTCTTTTCCAATACAGTTTCTTCTTTAAGTTCAAACTGTATTGGTGGGGCACCGACTGGTGATTTCCCTCCTGTTAGATTATTATACTTTACTACCAGCAAATCATATACTCCATCTTCTAATGGTGGTCTTTCATTGCTGTTGTTATATAGAATATTTGAGATAAGAATTATCTTTCTCATTTCTTCTATATCTGGTTGTTCTTGACTACATAGAAACTTTTGCACTGCTGAATTGATAGCAGTACTTTCATCGTTTACAATATTAGGATTACCTTTATATAGATCTTCTAATATCAGATCTATAGATCTACCCATATTTGTTACCTCCTTTTCTTTACTCACATATATAATATATGCCCAAAAAAGAATTAAGGGAGAGCGTAAGCTCTCTCCTTATATTACTTGGCAAAATTATCTGGTATCCTTTCTGCTATTACTCTGGATACTATTTCTGTGAGTTTTATTGGAACTTCTGGATTGTTTACTCTTTCTTCTAGCTGTTCCATTGTTTTTACATCATCGTTTACCAAGGAAAGTACATCGCTAATATTTTTAGACATTTCTTGGTCTTGAATATATAGCTGTGCTTCCTCTTGCGTCTTGATATGTGACGGTACACGATATGCAATATTAAGTGGTCTATCAAGAACTTCTGCTCGTTTGTTAGCTAGTTCTTTTAGAGTATCCATACATTCTATGAACTTAGGAACCCTCTCTACCACATCAGTAAGTGCAATAGCTCCAGGAATTCTAGTAGCTATTATTCTTAAAGCTGTGTTGCCCTTATTCTTAGGTATCTTATCAAATACCAATCTAAGACCAGCAGTCTTTAGATAAGCATTTACTATTTCTACACTTCTACTCTTAGAATCTTTATCCAGTTTAATATTAATATCAAATGGATTTCCAGTTAGAAGTTCTTCATGTTGCCTTCTGGCTAACGGAGATGTAGACAATAACATTAATGCTTGTATTACACATTCTACTTCCATATGCATAAGATTTTCTGCTTCCATATCACCAATTCTTACTGGAGTGGATGCATGTACCGCTTTATAAAGTTTATTCATTTTAGATTTAGTATTCTCACTTCTAATATTAGTAGATGCGAGAGACACTGCACTAAATTTTTCCTCCGCAAATTGTTTTAACCGATAAATATACTGCTTACCAGTTACCAATCTACGTCTAGCTTTTATATATCTCCATTTACCATTAGAGTCTTTTAATGGAACCATCACTTCTGATAGTTCTATCCATGGGAATTCTGCGTATAAAGCTCTTAGCTTATCAAGTGTCATACTTTCAGTTATTGGTTTTGCTACTATATAGATATATCCATTAGAAAGGATGCTATCCATAAAGCTTCTTCTATCTGCAACTTCCATGTTATTGATAGTCCATTTATAAGCAGAAGCTTCTGTCTTAGATATAATAGATTTGTATCTGAACAGCATATCCTCTGCTTCTTCTAATGATCGTTTATTAAGAATAATATCTTCTATAAGTTTCAACCCTACGAAGATAGTAGACACTTCTAATTCTTGTCCTGGGTTTTCTCTATTGACAACAGTATTACTATTGTATATAGCTTCTACTGGCTCCCATTGTCCTAAGTATTTATAGTGTGGCATTTCTGCTACTGGTAATACTTTGGATATAACGCCTTTACCACCATATCTATTAGTAATCTTATCCCCAGCGTTTAATGGAATTATTTCCATAACAACAAGTTCTAAGATTATATTATTGAATACTTTATCATAGATATATTGTTTGCCGTCTACAACAGCTTTACATCTATAATATAATTTTTCCATATCATACGACATTTTCAATCCTGTTTCTAGAAGAGGATCTATGCAAGATAGAACATTCAAACAAAATTGCCTATGCATAAAATAATAATTAGCTATTTGTTTATTGTATATGGAGCTTTGTAATTTCTCTGGATTATTACAATAAACATTGATATCTATAACTTTGCCTTTTGCTATATAAGTCTCGTCAGATATCATTATACCTTTTAGTCGTTCCCATGCTTGAGAGAATAACGCTTCATCGTCTTTACGTTCTTTTCTCACTCCACATAGAATTCCATCTTTTACGTTCTCTCCGATATCTGGAAATGTCTTATAGTTATCATCATCTCCGTACAAATTAAGTAAAATGTCATTATCATTTACCTGAACTTGCACTGGGCTTATCAATGGAGCTGCAAATTTAACAGCAGCAACATCTGAGATAACAATAGGATCATCTGTTGTGGCAGCAGATGCCATATATACTGTCGTTATATTTACACCGTCACATTTATTATTTACGCTATCAAATGAACTACTTTTCTTAATTGGTGTACCATTAGGTATGATATCGCCAATTTTGAGATTATCCATATAAGTATTATCATACCTATAGCCATAACTTTCAACTATATGCTTATAGTCTATTCTTTCAGTTGTATGAAGTGTACCAGTTGCTTCGTCTATCAGTATTAACCAATAGTTCGATTCTCTGATAGCAGCCGATTCAGAACCACTGTGTTTTGATATTTTGTCAATTACTCTGTAATTTGCGTCTGCTCTTATGAATGAAGATGATGCTTCTCCAAATTGGTTTTCCCCACCTGTCATAAGAATTGCAGCTTCTCCATGTTCTAGTTGCATACCTTGTTCTTTCTGAATTCCCTGCATGTTCTTTCTAGATCCAGAATTTGTGCAGTTGTTTGGTTGCAAGTAACCTTTCCCTACAGTGCAGTCCATACTAGGTAGTCTTTCTTGAATTTCTGAAGTTATATCAGTTAGATTTAAACTTGAACTCATTCTCTTCTCCCCTTTATATTAACAGATTCAGTCTCATCTATATAATATATATTCAAAGTAATATTTATCCAGATAGAGAATATTCTCTATCTGGTATGTAATTATTAGTCTTCATCCAAGTCAATTTCTAACTGTAGTTCTTCTATATCTTCTTTAGATATAACATCTACAGTTGTAGGTCTTACCTGCATGCACATATCTAAAATGTTATTAGATAATGCATATTCTTTCTCAGCGTTTGTTATTACCAATCTAGGAAGTTTACACAGTTCTTCTTGCGCTACCTGCATAAATAAACGTGAGAACTCTGGACTTTTTTCTAGCTTCTCTTTTAGATTAGCCATAGAGAATTTATACTTTCTCTCAGGATCTACATCTAAGCACATACCTACACCCTGACCAGTAATTCTATCTTTGCTATCTAAGAATACATATAAAGATAAAACTGGGTCGAAACCTTTATCTTGGCTAAATACCATAGAGGTTTTTCTATTACCACCAGTTCTAGATTTGATAAATGTAAGATCTACGATAGACCCTAAAAACTTATATTTTTCTGTTTCCTTGAGCTTACTAACATCATCCACACGAATCATATTGTTAGATAAATAGATAAGAGTCTTACCTCTAGGAAGAGTCTCATCTTGTTTTAAATAAGCTAATGAAGATTTCTTCTTATTCATTGCAGCTCCTGGATCGTCTAGAATATGATTGATTGTCATCATTATAATATTAGCACTCTTAAGCATAGGAACAATTGTTCTAAAGATACCAGTGATAACTTTTGCAGCTTGAGCACCTGCCATATTACCTTCTAAATCATCACTTGTCGTATATTTCTCTGGCATAAGCATAGCAACAGAGTCTAGAATAAATACAGTTGGTTCTAATTTATGTAAAGGATCGCCAAAATTATCTAGCATTCCAGTATCATACATATACTTCTCTGGTTCTGCTATTTTCATATCATGAACCATCTTAATACGCTTATAGAAATTCTCAGCATTTACTCCTTCGTTTCTAACGATATATCTATTATGTAGTTCTGTATCGCTAAATCCACTTAACGATTCCCGCCTAGACCAAGTTAAACCCGCCTCTACTGATTCTTCAAAGATACACGATGTCTTAAATTTCCTTACGATATTAGCAGCCATTTGTGATACTAAAGTAGTTTTACCAGATGAAGATCTACCTATGAATGTTACAATACTTCCATCTGTTACTCCGACAGAGAAATAATTATAATCAAGGTTCTTTTCTTCTGATTTTACATGAATAACACTACCGTTAGTAAAGTCAAAATTTAAAAATCCAGTAGGATATCCTACTTCACAGGTAGCTTCTTTTTTCATTCTGTAATCTTTGTCTTTTGCAACAGTCTTTCTAAAGTTATACGCTAACAATGACACGGTATACCGCCTCCTTATATGTGTTTAATTATAAGTTCATACCCAAGTAAAAAAGAAAAAGAGAGACTTAAAGTCTCTCTTATATATTATGGGATTAGTATACCGTCACCTTCTAATTGTTTTACAATTATAGGAGTCTTTATAAAATCTGGAGGTAGATGATGTAAAGATGTTCTAACTGCTTTGTAGTTATATCCGTATACAGTAGCGAACTCTTCCGCATAGCTCAATAGAACCTTTGTTATTTCTATTGGTTCCATGCTTTCTAAGATAAGAAGATTAGCTTTTGTAATATTAGTATTGGTATCGAATATATCTTTAGTTACCCAAGCATCTTCATTAGTTTGGATATTAGTATCAAACATTGTTGATATGAATAGTTTTTTTACTCTAGTAAACAGAGCTTCATAAATATTTATAATTCTCTGTAAAGTCATAAGTTCCAAACCAGACGTTGCTATAGTGAAGTTTAGTCTTCTAATAACAGTTTCTTCTTTGAAACTAGATTTGTTAGTCACTGCTAAGAATATAGCTAATTCATCATCCAAATCACAGCCTAGAAGTTTTCTAACAATAGGTTTATTTACAGCTTCACCTAATAACAATAGAAGAGTTCTTATATACTTATCCTCATTGTTATACACGGTATACTCATAGATAAACCGATTACATTGTACTTTCTCGTCATGCGTAAATGTAACCTCGTTTGTGATCTGAGTTAGAATATAGATAAACTTAGGAGAAGAAAGAAGGAATCTATATTCTTTATTCTTACTTCTAAAGAACTCTGATAAGATAATAGAATAAGAATTACTTAGAATATTATATACTTCTTTCTCACTCATAGAATCTATACTCTTAAGCTTATCTAACAATAAAGCATTAGCTTGACTCACGACAATACGCTGAGTATCGATTGGCACTAGTTTTTCTTCATCTTGAGATTTAGCTTTCAGATCAGCAATAAACTTTTCAAACATTTTAATTCCTCCCTAGATCTCATCTGAAACTTTGGTATTAATAATCTTTCCTTTAGGTTGATTAGCTCCGAAGCTTCTTAGAAAGTTTGCTTTATTCTCTTGAATCTTCGACGCAGATACTTTATTACTACCATCATCAAATGAGTCAATCTTTGTATCGAAGTCCATTCCAAAGAACTCATCTTTTGATCTATCCATGCTATTCATACGAGAAGAGAACTCGTCATATACAGCTTTGATCTCATCAATAGGCATCTTCATACCAGCGGCTACAATTTGAATGTATTCATCTTCGTGCACGTTTTGAATGTGGGTGAAGAATGTATCTTTAGGCTCACCAAATCTATCTCTGATTACTTTGAATCTATGATCGATATAATTACTAGTCTTCTCAGTGATATTTAGAATAACTCCTAAACATACACAGCCAGGATTAGTATCCAAAGACTTGTTATTATCAATGATAGAGGTAACAACTTTGTTGAAGTCTTCTACATTCTTAATCTTACCTAAGTTACCATAACACATAGACATATATCCAGGTGTAGTAGTAAGTTTTAGTAAATCTTTAGCATCAATATTCTGCTCGGATTCTACAATAGATTTTCCTAATAGAATAGTAATTCTACTAACGAATTCATCATTAGCAGCTTGCTCTGCTTTGATCTTATTACCATAGAATTCATCTAGGAATTTCTTATTAGATACGCCTTCTACTACATAACTAGGATCTAACTCTTTGAAGTAATCTACCGTATTTTTCAAACCTCTACTATCATCTTCGAATCCTGTAAAGACGAACATATGAACTTTAACTTCTAATACTTCTCTAAAGTATCTAGCAATAACAGTACTTGCTCCACAGCCAGTACCACCTTCAGAACTGTTTAAGATAATAACCATTTTATCCTCTGGAGCTAAGAACCCATCTAAGTTAATAGATCCATTTGCAATGTTATCCATAGTGATTTGGCTAGCTAAATCTCTTTCCTTAGCACAACCTTTACTTGAGCTAACGAATTCAATAGCATATTGTTTATATGCAGATGGGACATCTTTTAATGTACTATTTAAGAGAAGCACATCAGTAGTTTCCAAAATTCCAGATTCGATTAATTTAATAGCAGCTTTATTTCCAGCAGCTCCAATACCAATAACTTTTGCTTGTAACATAATTATCATTCTCCCTCTTATTTTATTCTAATGTGATTACATATAAGTCAATCGTGAATTAAAAAATAAAATAGGAGAGCATAATACTCTCCTATGTATATGTGTATTAGCTCTGTAAAACTCGTACAGATGCATTAGCAATACTTAATATTGTTCTAGCCCATTCGCTATCTGATGCGTAATTAGCATCTAGCATAGACTGTAGCGATGTATACCCATTAATATAAAAGTTTTTCTTAATCCATAAAGATCCATTTATAATTCCAGATCTTACATCGTCTCCCATGACATAACCTTTACCTGGATCGCTATCAACGCAATTGATGCCAAAGAAATTATTCTTTTCTCTAGCTATGTAAGAATTTCCCCATTGGGATTCTGATGCCGCATGTGATAATATAATAATCGGATTTAATCCGCTTGCTTTCGAAGCTGCGATAAAAGATTCTCCGTGCCCTTTAAAACGTGTCCCGCCTTTTACATGATTATCCCAAAAATCTATAATTTGATTCATATCTTCTACTGTTAAATCTCTATTTGCAGAAATATCGCTGTATCTACTAAATCCTCCTCTAGACTGAAGGTTTGATACACTTCTTGTTCTTTTCTGCTCTAGTTCTTGCCGTTCTTGTTCCATACGTTTTAACACTTCTTGTTCTTGCTGTAACACTTTAATATTTTCATTGATTATATCTAAAGCCTCTTGTTTTTCCTGTAATTTAATTTCTAATATTTGTACTTGTGTTTTAGATTGTTCTCCCTCTTTAATAACATTCGACGCAATAGTGCTTGTCAATATTAAGAATATAGACAGGATAGCAACCAATAAATTCATAACGCCTTCTTTTCTAAATTTATACATTAAATTTCCTCCTTAAAGATCACGAAAATATGATATAAGAGTTATACATTGTATAACTCTTATATATACTAATTAGGCTATTAAAAATTTTAGCCTCTACTTCCTTCTGCTTTAGGTCTTTCTTCTTCTGATTTTCCTTCATGTAACTGCTGTTGTTCTTGTTTAGACAACTCAGTAAATCCAAGACCCATGTCTCCAATCTCATGAATGATTCCTACTTTTCCATCATTTGACATTTTAAACACCCCCTATCATTATTTGTAAGTTAGTTATAAATTAAAAATTTATTAGCCAGTTACATCTCCACCATTAGATATATAGTCCTCTAAAATTTCCTCTGGAGTTTGTAATATTGTACCGCCAGACATTACTATTCCTCCATTTAGGAATATATTATACCATAGTGGTCCACCATCTTTATGCTGTTCATCTATTAATTCTCCAACTTCAATATGAACTTTTCCTATCTCTAAAGCTTTCACTCTAGTCAATGCATATTCTCTACCATTTTCTTTTGCTGCTGTATTCATAGTAGCAAAATTATTCTTTTCTTTCACCCATGTTTCCGCTATTTCTAATTGATCTCCATCGCTACTACATTCATCTTCAATGACCGTCACTAATATATTATATATAGTTTCCGTTACCTGCTTAGCACCATAAGTTTGTATTAATTTATCAAGACTATTCTTTACCTCTTCTTCAGTTATACACATTATAAATGCCTCCTTATATTTTACTCATATTTATAATATATAACTGAAAAAAAATAAAAGAGGGGATTTTACCCCTCGTATTATTTAACTCTAGATAACGACGCGAAACTACTTCTATCTAAAAGCAACCTTTCTCTATAAGTTACAGCTCTTTTCTTCATAACAGAGCAGTTAATTATTACCTCGCCAGATTGTACTTTGATAGAATGCACTTCGATCATTATCTCGGAGTTTATGATATTTGTTCCAATATCAAGATATTCTACACATACATCAATATCAAATGCTTGAGTAGGTCTATAGAAAATTAATTTTCTATCTTTGATATCGCATTCTTTCCCACCAAAGCTAATTTCTTTATTTACAGTATCTACTTCATATGTAGCTTTATCATAATGAATACTTATTATCTTACCACCAGCAACTTCAGCTATACTTCTGATCGTTATTCCAGGATCTGATTCCTTTCCTACCTCAAATACTTTACCATCGGTTAACTCTGCTCTGTACCATCTCCTATTTGAATATTGTCTATTAACGGTTTCCAAGTTTCCTTGATTCTGTAGATTTATTCTACCATTCTTAACTGTAGCTAACTGAAGTACATGACCATTACAAAATACTAATCTCATATTAAACACTCTCCCTAAAATATTTTATTATTCGTCTGCATTTAGCATTACTAGAAATTCTTCCATCGCTATTGAGTTGGTATCGATAAAATTTTTTACCGCCGTTAAACATTCATCAACAATCGAGTCAAAGAAATACTCAGCATGTGTAAGATTGATATTATACTTTATACTATTTTCACCAATATAATACAATAACCTAGATCTATTTCTGATACTTGCTAATAGATAAGAATCGATATCTTTATCAAAACTGTATACTGTAATATACTCACCGTTAATATATTTGATACTAGCCATAAATTTAAATCTGCAATTTTCAAAAGATACCGTTTCAATCGTAGTTTCATTCTTTACATCATCAAGGCAATCAGTTATAGAGCCGAATAGTGTTTTTAATAGGTAGCGTACAGCACCTTTTTCTAAACACAATCTCCTTTCAAACAATGCTTCTACTATAGTCTTATCAATACCAGATTCTTCATACTTTATATAACACCCCTGTTTATTTTCCTCATTATACACACGAATTAATATAGATTTGGCTTGGGCTAGTATCTTTTTTTCATCATCGGTTATTTCTACAGATAGACTATTATTGATAGATTCTAAACTAACTATAGCTTTTTTCAACTTATTTATCATTATATATCACCTCTTTACAAGATACAATATTTTAATATTGCTCACTTATATAATATATAATTATGTTTATCTAAAATTACAAATCCCTATCCGTTATGGATAGGGATATATTCTTATACTTCTCTTTGGGTTTTTCTTTCTTTATTTTTAAGAGTCATTGGTAAGTAATCTTCTTCATTAACTAAATTACTATTTAGCAATGCTCCTAATAGATAAGTGCTTAGCATATTTCTTGAGAGAGAATCATCTTTATATACTTTAATATCTTTCTGAGATACCATACCTGTTAGATTAATGCTATTATAGAACTCTGCTTTAGCATCCATAGAATCTGCTCTGTATGTAGCTAGCTCATCTATGGTAGCATACAATCCCATAACAGCTAAACATTCTATTTCTCTATCAGATGTATTACCATTCTTATCTATATCTAATAGCAAACCCGTTTTCATATCTCTCTTAGATATATTGGTAGACATAGAGTTCTTCTTACTAATAAATTGCTTCATCTTCTTCATTGGATCATAAATAACCATAGCAAGTTCAGTCTTTACAGGAGTGCCATCTTTATTTCTATATAAGAATGGCATATTAAGTTTCTCCATAAGAGGAACTCCTATTACATCTAAGGCTTTACTAATTTTCCCCATTGTAGGTTCTATCTCAAATAGTTTCATTTGAAACTTAACAGCAAAGTCTTGTTTAAAGAATTGCATAAAAGCATCATCATTCATCTTAGCAAACTTAGCTTTATAGAATGAAGAGTTCTGTTCTGTTGGGTCTAGGATATCTAGAGTTTTATATATTAATTCTTCTACTTCTTTTCTAGCTTTAAACATCGTATCATCTCCTTTAAATCAATGTATAAAAGAGAAAAAATAAACTGGCGTTAAGCCAGTTATAGTGAAAGAAGCACGAAAAGTTTATGTTTAAGATTTTTGATAATTCTTTCATTTACTTCCAAACTAGTAGAAAGTGCCAGTTTGTCTTTTTCATCTATCACATCATATCGTAAAAGATGGGCTAATTTTTTACTGCTCTCTTCAGTATTAGCAATTGCAGCTCTTAGTTCCTCAATCATATAATCCATTATAAATTAACTCCTTTCAAAATGGTATATCCTATATAGCCGACCGATATATGGGATATATTGCGTCTATTTCTTATTAATACGGCACATAAGGTCATGTCTTCTAATATTAGGATTATTTATAGCCTCTTCAAAACTATGAGTCGATAAGTATTCATCTAGATCATCTACTTCTACAGTATACAACCCAGACAATACAAATTTTCCAGTAAATCTACGAGGAGCATTGTTGGTAGGATCTGATAGTAGTATTTTGGTATCGTCTAATACTGTCAGGCTATCATTTACAGTTGTCGTTGATACTTTGAAATACCTAGCAATTTCAGTTCTACGTGGCATTGTTTTGTACTCGTCAAATCCTAACTTATCTGCAAGATAGATAGCTATTTTTACAGACATCATTGTCAGTTTTGAATTTTCTAATATACTATTAACAAATCCAGCTGGTAGGATTAAATAATCCATTATATATCACCTCAATATAAGATACAATATTTTACTATTGCTCACTTATATAATATATAATCAAAAAAGAAAGGGATAGCAAATTGCTATCCCTTATATTTATTCATTAATATCCCATTTGATTGTTAGCTCCCCAGAGGTTTTGTTTGCAGTGGAAATTATTTTATCCACTGTTATATCTTCTTGGGTCAAATCCCTAGTTGCAATATTGTCTAAGAATATTTGCTTTACCATAAATCCTTTAATTTTAATAATTACTTCCATCTGAGATGGCTCTTTATCTTCCATATTAAATACTCCTCTTCTATATTTATAATCGTTTCCATCCACTCGGCAAAGGTAGTTCGGCATACACCCCAGTAATATCACTAGGATCTTCTAAGTGTTCTTCGATAAACTCAATTAATGCTTTCTCTAAGTCGTCATAACTAATCTTAGTCTTATCAATACGTCCGATAAAACAATCAGAACAATCGCGATCATTCCAAAAGAACCACCAAGAAGATTCACTTTCTGCTAAGAATAACACATCATCTTCAATAATTCTATAGTCTGTATGAAAATCGCTTCCTTTCTCTATTGCCTTTTTAACAAACTCGTCCCATGGTCCATACTCTTTCTCACTCCAATATCTTTGTATTAATAATACCTTCTTAATATCAACGTAGTTAATAAAGCCGTTTAGATACGTATCAGATACATACTCAAATAACATGTTCATTGGCACTCCATTTAATAGTCTTTCATTAGACGGGTACTCCTCTGAATCGTCAAACAAATCAAAAAATTTATTCATACTAATCTCTCCTTTTTATTATACTATATCTTGCCATATTTTATATCTATTAAATTTTGTAGTCTGAGGATGAATTGTTCCAATAAGTTTATTACTAACGAATTTAGCGTTAGATTCGAATTGTCCATTGTGCTCGTATGTATATACTATCCCTTCTATTTCCCCTCTAACGCCAACACATCCCTTGGGAAATTGGTTTAGAATAATTTGAGGCGGAATAGCCGCACCCATATTCAACAGAGGAGGCTGTGGTATTTTATAATATTTGGCTATTCTGGTAAGGCTTTTATAGTCCAGTCTTTTATTATCAGCACTATATTTAGCAAGTAAAAATACTGGATCGTCCTTGAATTTGTATTGTAAAGTATGCTGTATAATACAATTCTCAAACACTAATCTCTCGCCCTCTTTCAGCATAACATCATATATGCTGTAATATTGATCTACCCATTCAGCCCAGGTATCTCCTAATACTTGCAAATCTGAACAATGTATTCCCATCTCTCTAGAATCATATCCTTTTCGATTTATAGGATATAGCATACCATTCTTCTTAACAACTCCAGCGTTCATCCCATCAATCTTTTCGGTAATAATAACTAAATCGTCTTTATCTCTCTTACATACAGTAAATTTAGTTATCTCGTTCTCATGTAATAGCTTATCAGTTACATCGATCATTTTACTTCCAGGTAGATGCCCTATATGCCCAAAATTTCTAGGAATAAGTTTACAGTTAACCATTTCTGGTAGATTTTTATACAAAATAATTCCCTCCTTTGATGCAATACATTATTGCTCACTTATATAATATATAGTCAAAATGCAAATTAGAAACTATAATAAAGGGATAGCATATCGCTATCCCTTGTATTTTAGAAATGATTTTCTACCCCATCTTTATACTCTTGCAAATACCAATTAGCTTTACCCCTGATAATATCCCCACCAGACTTCCACTCATCACCATTCTTTAGAATAGCTAAATCCCAACGTTCACATGTACTATCAGGACCATAGATATTTCCTTCATATCCAGTATGATCTGGATACCCTGGATCGTATCCATCTAAATTATCTGCGGCTTCGCCATGCGTCATATAGTTCTCTATAGTAACTTCTGTTCCCAACGCTTCAGAAATAACAGCCGTTATCATAGCGATAGATTCTATTTGAGCATCAGTAGGTGGTTCTTCTCCTAGATCGTTACTAACAGCTCCAACACATGCGCAGATACCAATACCAATAGAGCCATGATTTCTATAATACGTATGATTTCTTGTAATAGTTAAATCTTCACTAGGTATATAAATGCCACCATCGTCAATAATAGACATATGATAATCTGCAAACACTTGTCTATAGTGCCCAGCCGTCCAATGAAAATAAACTTTTAAACTAGTACCATGATCTGCAGCGTTTTCTTCTAGGATATCCTTAGCATCTAATACCATTTGTTTAATATCAGCTAAAGATACTTTAGTCATATCAGATAGATTAATTTGCTCAGACATATTAAAATTCCCCCTTTAATAGTTTACATAGTTGTTGATACAAATCACATTAATATAATGAAGGAGTGATATAGAATGTTCTTTGAACCTATTAACGAAACATACTTTGGGAAAACACCCGAGCTATTAGATATAGAGAAGACTATATCTAAGATAAGAAAGAAATATAATATAAACGATCCAATCAAAACAGTTATAAATGATAGTCTTATAACTGAAGTCGAAAATAAGATAGCTAAAACATTTGGGTTTAGTAAGGTATATTTTGGGTTTGATCAAGCAGTACAATATAACTGCTATACTGTTCCTGTAAGGCAAAAGCAATATGGTGATCTTGTAGATAAATATGAGGTTACTTCTACTGGAGTTAGATATAAAAAGGAAACAGATTATTCTACTCTTGTTGTATATACTACTACTTTATTCTTTAGTGATAAGATTACAGATGGTGAGATAGTAGCGGTATTATTACACGAGATTGGGCATAACTTTACTGAAGCAGTGGTTCCTATAGAAGTTTGTTTCGAAACTTTTAGAAAATCATTACAAGCTCATATATCTTCATTCATGGCAGTAGCTACACAAAAAACAAAAGAACTACCTATTATATCAGATACAGTTAAAACCATCGGATTTATAGTTACTAATACTCCTAACTTTATAAACAACTTCTTTCCAGATTCTCCTACCACAAAGAATCTAATAATGTATATAGGTAGAACATCTGATAGGAGAAGATATATAGATGAGAAATTCGCAGATCAATTTGCTACTATGTATGGATATGGAGTGGAACTATCATCAGTATTATCTAAGATAGAATATAATAAGAAGAAAGATCCTAATGGAGAAATAGCTAAACTATTAGATTTAAGTTATGGATTAATCAATACTTCATTAGAGGTTATGTTTAGTAATACTCCCATGCTAGCGGCTAGAATGAAAACCTCTGTTAATCTATTAGAATATGAGATAAAAAATAATGAAACTCTACCTCCAGAACTTAAGAAAGATCTACAGAAACAAATAAAAGATATAGATCTTCTAGCCAAACAATATGCTGTTATAGATAAAACTCCTAAATATAATATTGCGAGAAAAGGATACTTTAGTTTCATGTTTAGCAATATCAAAGAAGGAGATTTATTTAGCAAGTACATATCAACTACATATAATTTAGATAAGATAAACTTAGCACTAGAAAAAAATAAAAGAGAATAGCAATGCTATTCTCTTACCATATTTCTCTATCTGATATATCAGGGTAAGACCATTTCCCTCCACTATAAATACTCACAAGATTATCTGTATGTGTAGAATGTATTGTTGCACACAGGTCTATTTCTCGTGATTGGCTAGGAGGTATCTCGATAATTCTAGGTGTTGGTATTTCCGATGCTTTATAAAAATCTGCCATCCTACTGTATAATATTTCGAGACCTACGTCAGAACCATAACCATCATATGATTTGTTAATCATTATAAATAAACTATCTTCTGTATTATTTTGTATCGTACTCTTTGTATACTTTGATATAGAATGGGTGGAACGATTCTCTGAATATTCGTAATCTTTTATACCAAATCCTACTATATTTTTTGATAATAAAGGAAGAGAATCTTTGCTCGCATCTATAGAAATTATAATATTATCGTTTAGAGTTAAATTGAAATCGCTTTTAGTGGAATTGAATAGCCTAAAATTTAATGGCGTTCTTTTCGGTTTAATATATCCCAGTCTCATCTTACCCTCCTAAAAATATAAGAGGATAGCAATGCTATCCTCTTATAATAATTTTATACCTTATACTTCTGAGATTCTCGATAAAAGAATTCTAAGATTAATTCTTTTAATGATAATTCTACCTTTAAATCTCTACAAATATTAAGAACATTTTCTATAAATATATTTTCATCTGAAGAGGATAAATCCGATCCCTCTATATTAACACACTTATATTTCCATAGTATACCATCCTCTTCTATAGCAGACATAATGAATTCAGATGTCTCGGCACGTATTTTAACACCAGTATTATCATAATTCTTTTCACTACATTTGGACCATTTATTAGTTACAAATGTACACAAATTAAATATTGGATTTTCCAAACCATATGTAATATATAGTTTAAAACATAATACCTTTACAGGTGGAGCTGCAAAGGTTGCTAGTTCTCTTTTAGACATAAATTTATTCCTCCTTTTAATAGTAGACTAGTATTATGCATAAAATACATAATTCTCATTATAATAGAAATTCAATAGTATTGAAGACTCGATTCCCAATACTCTTTTCAATTTACCTATTGTAGCCTTTACGTTTTCTACATATGCAGCATTGCTTATCTCCATATTATTATTACAGCTATCTATTAAAATCCTAGATTCTATAGACGAGGATCTATTATCAGCACCAATAGATAAAAACTCAGATACCTCGATATATATTCTAATTCCCCCATTACTATAATTTTCCTCGTTAATACGTGCTAATAAATTGGCAATTATATCTTTTGTAATGGGAGTATCAGTTTTTACATCAGAATCAGAAAAGGCTAGTTTGCAACATAATATCTTAAAAGGAATCATACCGAATTGAGGCTTATTGACAATCTCCATTATTTCTCCTCCTTATCTAGAGTTGATAGCAATGTTTCTCTCGCTAACATCTCAGCTCTTCGTCTACTAGGTTCTCTAGAATAAAATAACTCATGCAACAGCCCTCCAGCAATATCACATTTTATAATAGAATCGCCATTATACTGATAATAGTTTTCTCCTTTTGATATATCAAATTCTTTATCTTCTATATGAGGAGAAGGAGCTACAATAAATCCTGGAATGGATATAGCACATCCATCTAATGTAGCAAGAACCGAATGCATTAATCCAGATAGTTTCTCTCTAGACGTTACAGCTCTTGACTCTTTCTCCCAATAGTCTATAATATTCCACATATAATCTAAAAATTCATTTCTTACCTCTTCTTCAGTCTTTTCTCTTGGTGTATCTTCCATTATAATTCCTCCTTTATTTTAATCCAAATAATTCAGCTTTAACATTGTCTACTTTGATACATGCCTTAGTATGTTCAATGATAAAAGATACAATATATAATATTAATGCTTCTTCCTCTTCTGGAGTTGATAAGATAAACTGCCCGATAACATCGTTAGAAATATCGATCATCATTACACTTATCTTATCTCTAAAGAATCCAATTTTTAATTTCTTTAAGATATGTCTCATAGGATTGCCTTGTTTATCGCATAGCGTAAACGTTACGTCATAGTAATTACCAACCTGGACTTTCTTAAACCCATTGTAGAACTTCTTTCTGTATAGTTTATAAACTATACAATTTACTAGCTCAGTTATCTTACCATTAGGATCTAATTCTTTCATTTAGATTCTCCTTTCTTACTAACGTTAATAATAGTAACCTCTTCATTACCAATAACTGTAGGAGCTTTAGAAAATACTACTTGATTATCTTTAATAATAATGATATCCCCTATAGTTAATGTAATAAAATATGTATGAGTAGCTATTATACATATATCCAGAGAATTATCATTTGGATCTACGGGTTCTAAAACTTCACTAAATCTTCCTTTGTAATAGTTTGCTGTATAATCATCATCGCTATGACAATAAGAAATCACTTTTAGTCTAGCATTCTCTAATGCATTAATAATCTCGTCGGCGCACATATCTAAGTTTTCTTTAGTAATTACAATCTTCTCTATCATTATAATTTCCCCTTAATAAAAAAGAGAAGGCTAATTTAGCCTTCTCTCTATTTGTTTTTCTTTAGATAGATTACTGTCTTCGACTCAGATATCTCATCTTTGCGTATAGAAATTATCTGCCTGTCTCCATCAGCTAATAAGGTATTCCCCATATGGATTTCTGTAGTAGACCCATCAGATAGTGTTAATCTGATATCTCCATACTCCATGTCTACTGCTATACCTTTAAGAGTACCAATATTATGACTAACACTAAATTCTTCTTTATCTGAATAGATATGGTAAATCCTTAGATTATCACATAAGCTCTTTTCTAGGTCTTCAATAATTTTAGCACTATTTTCTTTTGTCAATTTAATCGTTAACATTTCTATTCCTCCTCATACTCCGTATAAATATGTATCTTCATATTTAAATTGTAATACCAACTCAGTATTTAATTTTAAATACTCTTTCAATTCAGTACATCTAGCTGCGATATAACTAACTAATTTACTCTCATCTGGGTAGTACATATAGATCATATAATCAATTCCACCTTCTATTAAGATGGTTTCTTCAATATTAGTCCGCTCATCTTTTAATAAAATGCTTCCTTGCATGGAATACGCATATTTTGCTTTACTGATATTTACATTTAATGATGGATTCCCCTCAGCAACAGCCTTATCATTGAGAGTTTTCCAGGCTTCGCATATTTGTGTATAGACATCCTTTTCTCCTTTAGTATCAAAGAAACTTTCTAGGATTCCTAGAGTAAAACATAGATCTCTCTGCATTGGGTTTTCAAATACCATTCTTTTAATTTCGATTGTCATTATAAATTCCTCCTTTAATTCGAGAATAGCTTAATTGTTCTCACCTATATAATATATAATTCAAAAAGCAAACTATATCGAGGGATAGCTAATAGCTATCCCTCTTATTTAATTTTCCGTTATATACGTATTCATCTAATCCACTAATATAATAATCTTTTAAACACTGAGTTTCTTTAAAAGAAAACATATCAAGAAGTTTAGAAAACATATCTTTCTTATTATGAGATACAGTGAAGACTGGCGATCTAGTCCCAAGATATTCAAAGCAAGTTTCGAATAATCCTTTACCTACGCCTAATCCTCTATAATTCTCATTTATCTTGAATGTGCAGATTTTCTTTTCAGTATCATGATTTTTAACTATTGCAATTCCAGATAGAACTGTTCTGCCATTGTCTAGTTTAGATAAAGAAAGTATTATATCTCTTCTCCCATCTTTTATCTCTGGTAATACTGTATTGTAGAACCATTTTTCAAATCCAGGATAATTTATATCTTTTAGCTCATCATGTAATCTATCAATCATAAAATATCTAATACCCTCAGGTTCTATTTCAGATACTTTTAAATATGTAGTAGTAATCATGATTTATTCGCGATATGGACTACTAGTGTAAAATACATAAGTATTGCTTTGTTATAGCTATTCCTTGTAGCTAATCGTTTCTTTCTCTTTCTATATGAAATAGAGTTGTCTTCTAACCATCCTTCTAAGATCTCTTTAATTCTAAGAATATGAGGGTCTTTGGTATTAGGTTTAGGAGATATAGAGAATGTTATAAATGCTATATCAGATACTTCTTTAGTGTTAGCCTGAGCAAAGTACGTATATACTAAAGCTCTTACAAGTTCTTTAACTTCTAGTATATTATCTTTACTATTCAAGATAGCTTCTACTATAGATTTTATCTCTTCTGTTCTTACATTATTATCAGCAGACATTTTACATAGTTTATAATCTACAGATGTGCTATTTATCTTCTCCATAGACCTTTCTATAATACGTTCTGCTTTTAATGAATCGCTATCTGCTAGATGATAATCAGAATCGTCTAATGAATCACTATCATAAGTAATATAGTCTTTATCTGCATATGCTTTATAATACAACTCAGCTATATTCTTCATAAAGGATTTTATTCTATTATGTAATTGCTGTATAAGATATACTACATCTTCATCATCATAGCTCTTAAACATATCATCATACGAATCTAACCATGTTAAACCTACACTCTTTATAGCACCAAACACAGATCCTTTAGTCTTTAGATCAAATTTGTTACTAAGCATAGAGTTTATTACATATTCCATTACATGTCTATATTCCGAAGGCTGAACTTTAGGAAAAGCCATATAGTGTACCGATGGATAGAACTTCCCAGAGAATGCTAAGTAGATCATAGCCAATTCAGTATTCTGTTGATCTTTCTTCTTAATGAAATATCTAATTACTGTAAGCATAAGAACAGTAAGTTCGTCCTTCGCTGCTCTAGGATTAAACGCAGTAATGGGATAATAGTACGTTCCTTCTACTGCTTCTTTTATTTCTGCTTTAGTAATATCTAAAGCGTGTAGCATTTCGTTCTCATCATTCTCACCATAGTATATTCTATCGCATGGGCAAGTATCAAATATCTGAGCATTCCTATCATTCATAAACTTAGATATTACTTGTTTAAATTTAGGAGTATTCTTAGTTAAAGATTTCTCCACTTTAGGATATAATATTTTTAAAATTGACTCTGTTGATTTCAATTATAAACACCGCCTTTAAATAGATGTGTATATTAGAAAAAATAAAGGCGATTGCTCGCCTCTATAATTATAGTTTTAATACTGAATTAGGATCGTCGAAGAACTCATTGAACTCTTCCATGGTTTTAAATCTAGGAGTAATACTGAATTGATCCTTTAATTCTTTCCATGCCTCTTTTTCTAACTCTTCTTTTTCTTGTTTTTCTTTGACATCCATTATAAACTCCTCCTTTATATTGATATGATATTTGCGATTAAGAATTCTTTAATGATATCGTGGAATTCATATAAGGTATCAATAGTATATCCTCTTGTAGTGGATAGAGATACTATAGTAGCTATAGTGCCACCATCAAGTACCATTGAAGTTTCATCATATCCTTCACTTTTGAAGGTATGACCATTTAAACTAACGGTGATAGATCCTCCTCTGGATTTAAAGATATCCTCTTGTCCTAATATTCTATGAGCCGCGAATATCTCATCGAATGCAGAGTTGCATTCGTCATTGTATAAAGCCCATGCAATACCATTAGGATCGTTGCTAAGTCCTTGGTTTAATAATACCACAAAGAGCATCTCATTATTAGCACAATGTAATGAATGCTCTTCATCATCCATGGAAAATTTAACACCTTTAAAGTCTACAATATTAATCATAATATCACCTCAATATAAGATACAATATTTTATTATTGCTCACTTATATAATATATGACTAAAATAACTAAGTATTACAAAAAATAAAGAGATAGCTATTTACTATCTCTTATATTATCACCTAATCTTCTAATAATGTAAATGAATAGTGTTCAGAAGGATCATCTGCTCCAGTAGGAATGTATATTGTATTTCCTCGTATCATTATACATATAGCGGGTTCTTTTATTCTTGATTGGATACATCCCCTTTGGTTTCTATCACGGTCCTTAATTTCATAGAATAGATGAGTACCATCTATAGTACTAATTGATAGCTATAGATTTTTATCTTAGTTGGTCCTTTCAATATATCAAATTTGTCATCACTAAAAATTCCATATGCCCAAGATACATATTCTGATTGCTGTATAAATTCATTTATTTTTTCTATACATTTATGCATATCTTTGAATGTATAAATAGTTGCTTTCTCTGATTTAACAATTTTATTATAGCTATACGCTGGCATAATAAGATAAGTGACTTGGGTTTCCTTATCTAGAAGCTTTTCTAAAGCTTTCTCTGCCTCTTCATGTGAAGAAAACCCATTCTCTGTATTATGAAATTTTGCTAATACTAAACTACGATCATCTTTAATCCTAAAAATTCTATATCGTGTTTTCATTTATTTATCACTCATATAAAGCTTTACGAGTCTACCATATTTCCATTGCTTTAAAATGATAATAATACAGTTATTAGTATTTCTGATTTCCATATAATTTTCATCGTCTAATATAGTCCCGAGATCTATATCTATATTTTCAGTAGATCCGTCGTCAAAATCTAAAACTATTCTCCTATTAAAATCTGTCATTGCCACTTCGGTAACAGTAATCTCTTCATTTGGTTCGAATTTATCTTTACTCACATACTCTTCTATTATTTCTTCAATATTATGATATGTTGTTTGCTGAAATAAGTAAGCTTCTTTATTAAATTTATTTCCTTCTAATGATTTTAATATACCAAAAACTTCTAATATAGTATTCATATTTATCTTAATACAATTATCCATATTATTCATCTCCTTAAAATAAAAGGATAACTTTTAAAAGTTATCCTTTAAAAATAGTTTTACTATTAATAGTATAAGAAATACATGTATAATTATAAGTATAGTGGATGGTATTGCTAACAGAAGGGAAAATTTTAAAAGTTCTACAATTGATATCTCTCCCATTCTACTCCAACTCCACTTTAAGTGGATTTGAAACCATTTTGTTTCCAGCACTAATAGAAGATCCTTCTGGGATATCACATACTGGAATTCTTTTGATCTCATTATTAACTGTGATCTTTACTACATTGCTAGGTTTACATACAAGTATTTTTTTGATATTATCTGTCTTACCTAGCTTAATAATGCTTTGTCCTGCTCTTGCTCTAGTAGATAAAGGAACTCCATGTATCGATACTCTATTTATTCTACCAGATTCGGTAACAACTACTATATCTGTAGCTCCAGGATATAAACAACTAAACCCATCTATTTGATAATTTGTATCCATAGCTTTATTACCTTTGGTAATTCTTCTTAGATGAGGAGCTTCAGATCCGTTGATTCTTAATACTTTATGTCTAGAGTATATAAGAATATCACATTGCTCTGGCATGAAGATAATATCTTTAACCATATCACCATCTTCTAATTTAACGAATATAGTACCGCTAAACTGGACTGTTAAGAAATCATCTAGATCCATTCTCTTAATGAATCCGTTTTCAGTAATAACGTAGATAAAGTTTTGCTTATTCTTAGCAATACTGGCTACCATAGACTCTGTTACAATGCAGCAGATATTAGCACTAAAGTATTTATTAATCATTCTAATATCAATACCATTAGAACCTTTAGCTGCAAATGGAATCTTATGTACTGGTAATTTGTATACTTTACCTGCACTATCAAACATAAGAAGATTATCTGTATTGTTAGCAGTGAAGATATATCGTACTTCATCTCCACTCATAGATCCAATATTCTCATGCTCTCCTATCTTCTTGATAAAGTTATTCTTTGTGAATACTAATTTGAATATACCCTCTGGAATTCCTGATACCTCTGATTGAGAAATAATTTTGCTTCTTCTGGGGCATCCATATTTCTTTTTGAACATCATTAACTCTTCTCTAAGTTCTTTATCAATCTCTCCAGGAATAGTAATCTTTTGAATAAATTCTTGTACCTTCTCTTCATTCTTAGCTACTTCTTGTTTATATTTTGCTAGATAACCAGCAGAGAATTTCTCTAAATTAGTACTTAGTATAAACTTAGCCTGCAAAGTAGTTACTTTTAATTTCTTTACAAGATATTCGATATTCTCATTTCTATCTGTACCTTTTTGGGTACGAATCATCTGAATAATATTATCGATCTCTCCAGATTCCATAGCTAAGATATATAGATAGATTTCGTGAACTTTAGTCTTAACTTCTTGTAATCTATTACTATACATTCTATACTTGGTCTGTCTTCTAAACTCTAAGAAGTTTAAAAGATACTGTTTATAGTTCATAAGAACAGGAGTATCATTCTGTATAACTTCGAAGTTAACAGGAATAACCTTCTGCATATCAGTAGCATTATATACAATATTCTTTACGAACTCAGGATCGGACCCCTTCTTCAAAACGATAACAGCTGAGAATATTTCATTACCACCCTTATCTAGAGATGATAGTTTCTCTATTGCAGAGACTTGAGGTAAACCATTTGCCAATATAATCTTTTCCAATTTCTCTTCGATAGAATTAAAGAATACCATGTCTGGAAGGGATTTTACATACAAAGCTGGCTTGCCTTTGTACTCACCTATTTCAATTCTTCCTCTGACTATGTATTTACCTCTACCTGTTCTTGAGATAGAAGCGAAATCAGTTTCGATAATATCACTACCCATAGGATTATCTGGTACTAATACGATATCAGCATTAGGATGATCTATCAGTCTAATAGTAGCATCTATTACTTCTGAGATATTATGCTTAGGTACTTGGGTTTTCATCCCTACGGCAATACCAAATGCCCCGTTAATTAAAAGTAGTGGAACTGCAGCTGGTAAGAACACTGGTTCTAGAAATTCATCATCGTAGTTATTCTTCCAATCTACAGAGTTGGCAGCTTCTTGCAGTTCAGAAATAACACAATCTACTGTAAATTTATTCAATGATACTCCTGTATATCTTGGATCTGATGCTCTAGCGCCCATAGCATTACCAAAGCTACCATGAGCTTCTATTAAAGGCATATAAATCTCGAACCAGTTTACCATTGGTTTGATAGCATCGTTTACAGATGAATCTCCGTGGGGATGATATTTTCCTAATACCTCTCCAATAACTCTAAGTGTTTTAATCTTGCTATGCGTAGCTCTAAGATCATGATACATAGCAAATAGAATCCTTCTATGGACTAACTTTAATCCATCCCGATAATCTGGAATTGCTCTTTGTCTGATTACATAAATGGCATAGCCTCTGTAATCATCATTGTGTTGCGTTGCAACATTTACATTCTTTATTGTTTCCATTGGTTCGTTTACCACCTTTATGATTTAAGTTTTAGGGTAATGAGCGGTATTAACATTTTATAAAACTCGCCATATTTATTATTACCATGGGTTTTCTCTACAGCTTTTTCGAATTCTTCTATAGTTCCTATAAAACATCCTCTAGTAATTAATATATTATTATCTTTATCCAAATAAGCTGTTAATGTATCACCTTCCGATCCTATATTAGATATCCAAAATATATCGTCTTTACCATGTACTCTAGCATTACCATGTACTCTAGCATCGCCATGTACTCTAGCATTACCATATACTTTAGCATTACCACTTACCCAGGCATTACCATATACTATGGCATTACAATATACTTTACTATTATCATATACTTTAGCATTACCATATACCCAAGCATTTCCTTCATGAGATAGATTAGATTCTTTTTCTATCCACCCACCTAGATCTCCTGTCTTTACACCACCAAAGTCTTTTAATGCCCTTATTTGGTATACTTTACTACCATTTATTTCTTTAGTCGTATTAGTCAATTCATACTTTTTACTCATTTCATACACCTCCTATATTTTATGAGTATCATATATTTGTACTCACCTATATAATATATAATTGAGAAATTATATACAGAAATAGTGGACTAGCCATTATAGACTAGTCCACTATATTTTTATTTATTATAATTATTTACCTGTACTACCTAAGCCACCCATTCTTTTCTTTCCTTCTCCGATAGTATCACCTTCAACTGTAAAGAATTGATTAATGATACCTTGGCAGAATCTATCACCTTGTTTAATTTGAACAGCCACATCTGAATTGTTTTTGATCATAGCTAAGATATGACCTTCATTATTCTCATTACCATAATAATCAGAATCGATGATACCAACCGTGTTAGCTAGCATACAATCTGATTTGGTTCCTAAGCTGCTACGTGGGTATAAGCTAAGAATCTTATCAATACCTAATTGTACTTTAATACCTGTAGGAATAAGTACTCTCTTTCCTGGTTCGATATATACATCTACTGGGCAAGTGAAATCGTAACCCGCAGAAGTAGCACTGCCACGTTTAGGTAAAGGTAACTCTTCTAAAAAATATGTAATCTTTTCTTCCCGTTGTTGCGTTGACTCCATAGCATCACCTTTGCTAGATAAGAACGCTGCGAAAGTTTCAACACCAATTTTTTCAAATTTCATTATAAACATCTCCTCTTTTATTATGTGGACATTCTCTATCCATTATGAAAATGTACTAGCCCAATTAATAATTGATTTCAAAGATAGCGAAGCTCGTATGTCTATTATACGTTGATTATAAGATCCTTTAAAAGATAGAGTTTCATCTTTTAGTTCTTTTTTGTATGGTCCATCGACTAGAACATCGCATAGCTTTAGTAGTGATTTCATATTCTTATCTTCTAATATATCCATATAATCAAACCCGCTGTAAATCCATATATCTTTATCAGGGCATTCCTTCTTAAATCTCTTTACAAAAAGAATGAGTTCTTTAGCAGAGTACATCGGATCTCCTCCACTGACGGTGATTCCGCTCACATATTCTCTCTTACAATATTCTATAATTTCATTTTGTTGTTCTATAGTAAACTCTTCTCCGTAATTAAAGTCCCATGTCTTTTTATTATGGCATCCTTTACATTTATGATTACATCCACTAACAAATAGTACAGCTCTTACACCTTCTCCATTAGCGATATCGTCATAATATATATCGGCATATTTCATATTAATTAACCTCCTAAAAATAAAAAAGAAAGGGAATATTCCCTTTCTTTTAATCGTTAAAATATAAAGTATTGATTATACATGAATCTTTACGGTGAATAACAATATAATTTTCATGTACCTCTACCACATCACCACCATATATCATATCTATACATATTTTATCCTTTTTATTATCATACTTCATTGTTATATTAAAAGCACCTAATATATCACATTTTTCTATAGCTATTAATTTTCCAAATTCTTTTTGTTTTGTTACAGAAAATATATTATCGTTATGAATATCAGTAACTCTATTATTGTCATCTGTATTGATGATAAGATTATCAGTAAAACTAACGATTCTAGATTTTTTACCAACAAAAATATTTAGTTTTTCTACTAAAGTATCAATAGTGACTTCACTAACTTCTACAAGAGAAATCTTACTAATATCAAACATAGATTTCCCTGTAAAATTAAAAGTGGAAGTTGTCCATTTATCAGATATTGGATTGTGATGTGCGATTAATAAATCATCGTAAATTTCTAATATTGATCCTTCATATATCTTATATGGTATAGGCATATCTGTGGTAAACAAATTGATAACATTGGATATATCGATTTTGAGTATTTTGTCTATCGGTCTTTCCCTAGTCATATATGAACTACCAGATGTTATTATTTTAGTTTTGTCTTTAGCCGCCTCTCCAGAGGATATATACCTGATACTCCCAAATCCAGAAAATAAAATTGGAGTACCGATGAATTTGTTTAGCTTTTCAACAATCTCTTCTTTATTATCCTTTCCTACTACAACTAATTCCATTTTACATCTCTCCTAAAGTTTGATGCAATTTAATATTGCTCATCTATATAATATATAACTATAGAGAAGAATACCCATGTAGATAATCTACATGGGTATATCTTATAATTTTGTTTTCTTAGAGTGTTTATACCTATCCTTACACTCAGCTTGTTTTCCTTTATTGAACTTGTCTACGGAAGTCGATAGGTAGCCCGAAACTCTGCGTAGACGAGATATAGAAGATGCGCCACATTTAGGGCAAGTATTTTCTATCTCTGAAGAGAATCCACATTCAGTACAATTATCTATTGGAAAATTAATTGCGAAGTATGGTATATCTTTACTCATAGCAAAGTTTATTACTTTCTCCACCGCAGATGGGTTATTCATTACATTAGATTCCATCTCAATATATGTAATACACCCGCCGCCTGGGTATTTAGTAAACTTGCTTTCAATATCAATTTTATCGTATATTGATACGTGTTCAAATACTGGCACGTGATGTGAATTTGTGATATATTCTCTATCACAAACACCAGAGATTTTACCATATTCTTTTTGTAAGTTTTTACATATAGTATGACTTGCGCCCTCGGCGGGAGTCGCATATGCACTGAAATTAAGGTGATTACGAGCAGTAGCATCTTTAGCATAATTATGTATAGTTTCTACAACTTTAATTGCAAATTCTAATACTATCTTGTCTTGGTTATGATATTTACCAAAAAGTGCGTACATCGCTTCGCCAACACCAATATAACCAATGGCATTAGTTCCATGTTTCATAGATTCAAATATACCTTTTTCTATACTAGCTTTAGAATCGGCTATTACGCCATTTACATACATAAACCTACCAGATTTATAATTCTGAGAGCATATATAATTAAATCTATTTAATAAAGCCTTTTCTGCTAGTTCTAACATACAGTTTAGTTTGGTCGCAAACCCATCGATATCCGCTTCTGCTCTTTTACCTAGTGCAATACCATAGTCCAGACCGATCTTAGCTAAGTTAATAGTAACAGGAGTTACATTTCCTCTACCTGTTTTTTTATATCCCATGCCATTAACATCATATCCTATTAAAGTTCTGCATCCCATAGTTGCCATTTCTGTATCATAATCATAATCGGGAATTGGATGTTGATAGTGTTCGTTTTCATTATAATCAAATCCAAAACTATCAGTAGTTATACTATAAGAAAATTTATCCATTGAAATATAGTTTATCTTAGCCATACATTCATCTACAGATAATGAATAATCTTTATATTGACTATTTTTATCATCGATGCAAACAATAGTATCAGTAAATCTCAAATCTATAGATATAGTGCCATTTATATGATAAGTATGGCTAATCTTAGCATCATCTAATTCTACAATTTTATCCCATAACTCGTTAGCTTTTATTCTTTTATGAAATTTATTTCCGATTCTAATATTAAGTAGGGCATCCTTTGGAATGTTATCATCTGAAATAATATATTGAGTAAGTAATTTATCTGCACAGTTCATAGACCAATCACTATTTACCATATTAGGATATATAGATTTACATAAAGATTTTATTGCTAACTGTTTTAGATCATAATTAGGTGTTCCTGGTCTGTCATTAATATCCTTCTTATGCTTAAAAACTGAGATTGGAAAAATCGGAGTTTGGTGAAATTCTCCTATTCCTTCAATAGAAGCGCGTAAACACCACTCTGTAATTTTTCTACCTTCGAATGAAGTATCATCTCCGAAATCAATTGATGAGAAGGGGAGTTGAGCGCCCTTATTCCTTCTCGTTGTACCCTCGGTTTCCCGATATTTATTAGGGGAATAGACTATATCATCATCTCATGATACAAATGACTACCATGAGAGTCTCGCGCTTCACCTAAGGGAATTTCACCCTTAAGCTATCTACTCTTATTAATATTAACCCGTTCTGCTATTATTCTACTAACTATGGGGATATTAATAATTTTGTTAGTCGTTAGACTTTCTATCTTATAGTAAGTTTGCTCTTTTTCTATTCTATCTTTTAGAGCATCTTCATATGTAGTAAAATCAGAAAATTTTGTTTGTTTAGTTATGGGATCTGCGTAAAAACTTCTCCATCTATTACGAGATTTATCGAAATAGACCCCAGGATGTCCAGATTTGTTTTTATCTAGAAGCGTTCTATTTATAGCATTGGCTGTAGGTGTTACAACTCTTAAATTAGAATATCTATTATCTAATCTATTTCGATTTATATGATCTCTTACATATCCAGTTGGGCATTCTAATATTACAACATGATACGCAACTATCCTACCGTCATCTAAATCGGCAGTGGCATATCCTTCGTGATGTTTTCTCCACAGATAATATCGTAATACATCCCAAGTTGAAGAGTCGCAGATCATAAATTCATTGCAGTTAGATAGCCATACTTTAACAGTATCTTCATCTATATATTCGAATTCATTATATTGTTTTCTAGCTTTGTTATTTATAGAATTCGTTTCCGCAATTAAACACCCACAGCTTTTAGTCGCTGATCTGAGTACATCATAAAATCGGATAGATGCTGTATTCCCACACTTACAATCACAATCTAGGAATAAGTCTCCCGTCTCGTTTCTATGATGCCCAAAAACAGTTAGTCGATTATATGTTTTTCCTATATAATCATCCACTTTAACTCTGTTCAAACAGCCACAGCTTCTAGTTGTTCCGCGTTTTAAACTACCAAGTTGGACAGACTTGGTATTTCCACATTTACATTCTACTGATACGCATAAACTAGTTGAGTTTCCTCGGTATCCATCGAATTTTAATACTGTAAGATTCCCATAAATCTTTCCTACATAGTCTGATTCTTTTAATGGTATCGATGCCATTTTTACTACACCTCTCACTACAATACAGCTTAGCACTGGATTATTTTATTTTTATATGATGTATAATACCATATAAAAACTTAAACGTTCCCAGTTAGCATTATCGTTAGCTGCCATTTCCTGCAGTTAATACAAATGAAATATTCGATAACACACCGTAGATTTCTACGTTCACGAGTTTTTACATATACGTCGCCGTATAAGGTGCCCACGCTCAACGTTAAGCACGAGATTCCAAAGTATTTAAGTTATGGTATAATGCCTGTGTGGCTTGTAATCCCTCTTCTTCTAAAAGATCTATAGCATATTCATATGCGGCATTAGAATAATTTTTAAAAATATTACCTTTAGCAATAATAGAAGCTGTTTTAGATACACGATTATAAAGTATATCAAAATCTTTCCACGTTTTTGACTTTCTTCTATCGGCATATTTTAAACCTTTTTTGTAATGCTTCAAGAAACTTTTTCTTACATATGGTGCTAACTCATGATCTAAACTAGAACTAGCTACACCGCCAAAGATAGTTTGACTTGTGCATTGTGCTATTACTGCCACTAGTTGGCAAGCAGTTGCAAATGTATTAGCTGGTCGTACATCGCCATTTCTAGTACCAAACCCACAACGTAGCAATCTCCCAAAATCGATAAACATGCAATTGCTCATGCCAACTGTATATTCAGATAAATCATGTATATAAAGATCATTATTTCTATGAGCATCTGCTACGTCTGGAGAAATGAAATCTCTCAATGCCAACTCTTTTTGAATAATATTAGATGCTTCGTTCTTTCTACCGCCAAATGAATATTCATCTAAATTAGCATTAGAATTTTGCACATTAGAACAGCTCAATGCTTCTTTAATATGCTTATTGATATCGCTATTCATCTCTCTAATACGAGTACGTTCTTGTCTATATTTAATATATGCTTTAGCAACTTCAGGGAATTTCTTCATTAGTTTATCTTCTACTAAGTCTTGAATTTTCTCTACTTCTACAACTGATTCTTCCATAGCATTAGCTATATCTTTAGCAATACTAGCAGCTCTATTAGCTTGAGTAGATGCTTTAATTTCTTTTCCCCATACTTCTTTCATTGCTCCTAGAATTGCATTGGAGATTTTTCTTTCATTGAAGTCCGTTACTTTACCGTCTCTTTTTTTAATATAAGTAATCATGGTAGTATCTCCTTTATTTATAAAAAATAAAGGCATCTTAACGATGCCTTTTTGTATGTAATCTAGAATATCCTTTCGTCCAATATGAAACCTGCGGCTGATTTGTGACCACCCCCACCATATATTTCTGCGATCTTATTCAAACCAGATCCTGGTTTGGATGAATAGATTGAATGCTGCCATTTGCCGTTATTGGTAATATGAAATACGCAAACTGCATCATAATCATCGATATGATCTCCGAATAATTGAGAATTTCCAAATCCTTCAATAACAGAGATTTTCAATCCATGGAACTCAGTTTCTTTAGCAAAGCTTCTAAACGTTAATTCGTTCTTATGTAGATTGATATCGAAGAATTCTTTACCAATAGAGATTGCTCTCTGGAAATATTCTTCGTCATATAGTAGATCATACCACATTTGAGAATTCACATATGACATACTGCTGTTATAGATGAACTGATTTAAGTAATCTGCTCTCGGATCTTCTTTTGTCCATCTATCATACTTATCTACTAAATCAACAACTTTTTCGTTCCATCCTTTATCTAGTCCAATGCTAATAAAATATTCGCTTGCAATTTTAGCGCCACATCGTCCCATATCTAAGTCAATGATAAGTTTATCTTCTTCTACTAATTTAGAATAGTATTCGAAGTCTTTGGCTACCATATCCATAGCAGTCTTGTGATGATCTAGGAATACTACTAAACTAGCAACTTCTGTAATTTCTCTTAACTGATCTGTTGGGATACAATAGTCTACAATAAATACTACATCTCCCTCTTTTACCATATTTGGATTTGGCATTTTTGTTCCATAGTTACAGCAATGAAATCTTTTAGTATTATCTAATCTAAAAGCTTCATAGACCATTCTTCCTCCTAGTTTTCCATCTGCATCATCATGATGAAATACTACTATCTTCTCTTGAGTTCTAAAGAACTTTAGAGCCTTTCCTACGTTGTCTGAAACTACTCTTACTAATCTTTCTCCATCATAAATCTTTTTTAACATACTTATTCTTCCTCTCTTTATTCGGTTATTTATTCTGCCTTATGAAAATGTATACGGTTATGTAATCATTTAATCTTTACATAAAAATCCATATTCTCTTATACATAAGAAAATGTATAAACTAGAATCATTATTAATTACCTCTTGATAAGTAAAATAAAAGTATCCCCTTATCCACTTGGGATAAGGGGTATATCTTAAAATTCATACGCAGCAATATCTATATCTTTGAATAGCAAATTCTTATTACACTCTATTTCTCTGATCTCTTCGATTTCTCGCTTGATATCATTTACAGTATAGCGTAATAGCGTTCTATTGTAATCTGGATGTAGGGTAGATTCTCTTAATTGTTGTGGTGACATCTCGCCTAATCCTTTAAAACGGTCTATTTTAGCTGGTTGGTATGCACTAAATTTATTCATTAGACCATATAGACTAGTTTGCTCTCCATTAATATTGTAATATAAATGTTCACCATCTATATAATGTAACACTGGAGCACAAGCATCTAATAGATTTTGATTTAGAATAACGGTTGGGCATTTTTCTCCCAGTAAGCCATCTAATACTGGTGTGCCATTCTGTAATTCAACGTTCAAGAATCTATAGTTTGATTTGATCCTCTTCTTAAACTCATTGAACTGAAGATTTCTGATAGAGAGTACAAACTCTAACAGATAAGGATCTATCGCATAGTTATCAGCTACTATATTTAGATCTCTAATATAATTAGAATTTCTAGATAGTATTCCAACTAAATCAGTACCACTCAAATGTTTTTTGTTAATATCAAATACTTTATTCTCTATACTAAACTTAGACTGAGTATATTTGATAAGGTCATGTTTGGATGGGAAGTAAACTGATTTTTTATTAATGATTGTATGGTATAATGGCGGAACTGCACCATATATTCTACCTGCTTCTACCAATGGAACATAGTAAACTAAGAACATTTTAAGAAGCAATGTTCTAATATGTAGACCATCTAAATCTGCATCGCAAAGTATAATGATCTTCTCAAACTTACACTTATTGATATCGAAGTTCTTACCATATGTTCCGCCTAAGATATGCATAATGCCATTAGCTTCATCATTCTCGATGAAATCTTTAGTCGATTTTACCATAGCATTAGGCGGTTTCCCTTTTAACGGAAAGATACCTTGTCTTTCTGCACATCTAGCAGTTTCACAAGGTCCTTTAGCAGAATCCCCTTCTACTATAATCAACTCTAAATTCTTATCGCCATTTGGTTTATCATATTTTGCTGGTAAACCAGTTAATGCCGAGGCTGTGTATCTCTTAGCCATATTAACTTTTTCTTTATCACTTTTCATACGCAGATCTGCGGCACCTTTGAAGTGCATACATACTTTTTGCAAATCGGATGATCTGGCTTTACACCATTCATCAAGCCCTTCTATCATCAAACTTTTGATGAAAGGAATTATATCTCTATTAGAGAATATTTCCTTGGCTTGTCCACTAAACAACGGTTTAATATGAGACACAGACACTACCGCCCGTAGTCCATATTTTATATCGTTGTTTACAACTACTGTTTTAGATTTATTAAGATATATCTTATTCATATAATTCCTAAAGTAGTTTGTTAGTGCATCCGTAAATCCACTAACATGTGTACTATCATTAGTATTAACAGTTGGACATGTATTTGCAAATGAAAGTATGTTGGCGACTCCATGTGTGTCAGCGCAGTCATACGTGAAAGCAATATCAGCTTTCATATTTTTAGTTGTTCTGCTTAGAACAACTGGTTCGAAAAGTGGGTTGTCTGTATTGCAGACCAAGAACGAAACAATTCCATCTTCGTTCACAATATGTTGATCTATGATGGTTCCATTCTCTTTAATACCATAGAAGTCAGTTACTGCTCCTATTTTCATAAGAGGCAACAATGAAGTTATAAGAGAAAGAACATCTTCACATGTAGTAGTTATCTCTCCCATAATTTCGTATGAAGGTCTAAACTCTACCTTTGTTCCTTGTAAGTTATTCTCATTTGGAATTGGGAGTTCACCTAATTCTCCTCCTTCTTCCCATGCAATCGCATCTATAAATTCGATTCTTCGCGCTTCTGGTTTGCCAGATAGAGAAGCTTCTTTACATAGATAAGATTCTGCAAAGAACTCAGAACTTAAAGCATTTGTAACTTTAGAACCTACACCATGCAATCCTGCAGAGAATTCTCCATCTTTCTTATCATAGTTAGATGAAGTATTTGGTTCCGTAAAAATACGTTTCATGTTATCGTGAGGAACGCCTCTACCGTTATCTGATACGATAACAGTATGATTAGCCTCATAATATTCTAATCTAATCGTAGTACACGGAGAATCATCTTTTTGTAACTCATCCATACTATTCTGATACACTTCTCGTATCATATTGATAAAACCTCTATTGTTTAGATAGCCAATATATTGTCCTGGGTTTTGTCTTACAGCTAAAGAGAAGTCGCTGATAGTTCTTATCTGAGTAGCATATCCTCTTATGTTTTCAATTTGTTCTTTGGTTAGTTTTTCTCTAGGCATATCATTGCCTCCTGTATAAAAAATTTGGTATTTCTTTTAAACAAAGAATATAGACAGTAGATATATATCTACTGTCTATATCATATTTTAGCTTCTAAATCCTGAGGTTACATTTGCTGCTGGTGTAGGAGGTGCTCCTACTGCGGCTGTTTGATTTTCTTCGACAAATCCGATTGGGTTTACAAATCCATTATTTTGTGGTGCATATGCTGGATTTGGTTGTCCTGCCGCAAAGTTGGCATTTGGTGTTTGTACACTACCAAATTGACTTTGTGTTGGTTGTTGGAATTGTGGTTGACCCTGTTGTTGGGCTTGTTGTTGAGATGCTAACCATTGTTGGTATTGTTGGAAATTAGCATCTGCATTTGGCGGTGCATTTACTGCAGCTCCCATAGGAACTCCCATTGGATACTGAGGATTCATCATTGCATAAAGAAGATTAGCTCCATGCATAGAACGATTATCAGTAACACCTCTACCAGTGTTTTCAATCTTACCAAAGTACTCTGAAGCTACTTCGTATAATTCAGGTATATGAGGAATAAATCCTACGAATGAGTAGAAGTCACGACCAGCTTCAATTGGCACAGGACCATACATAGTTTTAATCGTTTGGAATAGATCATTGAAATCAGCGCAGATATCTTCAATTGCAGCGCGATCAAATTTATCTGGATCTAATAGAGTAAATGTTTCATGGCAAATCCCACAAGTATGTGTACCATCATTATTATCTTTCAATGAGATATTTCCATTTACAGGATCTTTGTGTGCACAAATAGCACGAAGGTATTCAGTCTCAGTCAAGTTGAATGAGAATTTAGGACCTTTCTCTTGCAGTTTAATGCATTCTTCTTTTGTTAAAGTTTGGTTCATTGGAATGGTTTGGGTATTGGTATTAGCAAATCCTGTTCCCATATTTGCACCCATACCATTATTTCCCCAAGAGTTATTGTTCCACATAATTTCATTTCCCCTTTATTTTTTATTAGTTTATGACTTCAAACTATTGAGTCTCACCATTATAATATATAATTATCTTAATGTTTACCCTGTGTAATTTTCTACTTTTAGTAGTGGGTTTCTTGATCCTTCTTGATATAATATGCAGGATCTGTAGTGGTGAACAGTTTCATTCTAGTATTTTCTCTAACATCGTCTGGCATTAGAGATGATCCCAATGCAGTACATACAGCATCAAAATCTACTTCTGATAATACTACTTTAAACTGTTGGATTTGCCCATAATCAACGATAGATAGTTCTCCAAATCCAGTGGGGTTTTTACTTCCCATATTAGGATTAGTTCCTACACTGTTATACCCAAATACATAAAAACGTTCTTTTGCATCGTCCCATCTTACGATATGAATTGCTTCGTTAAAAAACCCATATGCATTGTCTACCAATATCATAAGAGTAAGCGGTCTTTCTTTACCGTCGTTTAAATTCTTGTGTTTTATCCCGTGCACAAAATCTCGCAGCTCTATTACCTGAGGTGTGTCCATTATTATTGCCTCCCTTTTTATTAATATATTCTTTTGGTATATTTAGAATAGTAACACCTACACCATTGATGGATGTCACTAGTATGTATATGTCTAATACTTTAAGCACATATCCACTCCTAGTTATACTCATTAGATAATAGTATAAGTCTAAACCATTCTTTTTTAATTCTATTGCGTTTAATCCCTTTTGAACGAATCTGTTAATAAATCTTTTATGCGCTCTTTTTGGTAAACCTGTACGTTCTTTAATACGCTTACTTAAATGATTCGATTCTGCTAAGTTATAATTGTCTAAGAAAAGAACATAATTCTTGCACGACAAACGCCTCCTTAGAAAAAATAAAAGAGATATCAAAGATATCCCTTTTTATTATCATACTGTTGTGGTTTTCATAAACTATACTTAAAATACCGCATTTGATTTGCTATCATTGCTAGGTATCCTAAGTTTCTAGTTTGTATTAAATTAAGTAATCCATCACGTATAATAGTATATGCAGTTAGGCTATCATAATCTGCTTTAATGGCACTCTGCACATCATCACTATTATACTCTGGATGGTCTTGTAATACAGTTCCTGAAAAATGGCAATGGATAGAATAATACTTTACTTTTATCATTGCTTCTTTTAGCATGATATTAAGCAAGTAATCATTCGATATGTATTGACCATGCTTCTCTATATCAAAAGAACCATTAGCCATATCTCGGAAGAACATGGTCGATCTTCTTTTAAGATTAACCATGTTTTCCTTCATAAGAAAATCTTCTCCACTTTGCTTTAGAAAGTAGTCGAAGAAAGCACTTTTCTTTTTATATGGATTATTATTTCTCATAGGTTTCATATACTAATCCTCCTATTACTCTTCACCATTATATGGTTTAAAAGCTTGATTGATTTCTTCCTCATAAAGAGCATCTAGTTCTTCTTCAGACATGCTGTCATAGAAGTTTACCATATGCTCATTAAGCATAGTTTCATCGTAGTCAATAGTTTCTTTTTCTGATTCGTTCATATGCTTTTCTAAGCATAAGCGTAAGAAACTATATACGGTGATTGCATTTTCTAATGGGGTATTCTGAGACATTACATGACTTTGGGTAAGATCGATAGAATCGATATTCTCAAGTAGATAATCAAATGTCTCTTTTCTTCCAGTGATGATTTCAAAATCCTTAGCTTCCTTATTGGTATCCTCGATGAAATGTAACAACAGTAGATACTGTTTAAGCTCAGGCGGGGTTTTTGGTGCTTCCTCTTTACCTGTTAGTGGGTTAATACGTGTTACGATTTGCATTAGTGGTTTAATAATCATTATAAATTCCTCCCCTTATTTTGAGTCTTAAGTATTTGTACTCATCTATATAATATATAATCATAAATATCTATGCTGTCAAAAATATTTAGGTGTCGGAATTACATAGAAGCACCAGTCAGAAAAACGTGTTATCCCAGTATAGTTTAGGTTCTTATTTATAGCCTTATTTAGGTACTCTTCAAAGTATATACCATTCCTATACTGAGAACCTTGAGCTATATGAGTTGTAATAGCGTATGCCAATTCAAACTTTTCACCTTCGCTAAAAGGACTCTTCTTTATCTTATCTCTTTCATCGTGTGGAGCATTGAAGTACTTAAAGTCACATTCTAAAGATTCGAATACCCCATCAAATAAATCTGGTTTGAAGTCTATTTCAAATGTTTTACCATTAAACCCATATACACTAGGATAGTTAGCTACTGTGCCTATTAATCCATTTGCTAAGTTTATCCCATCAGCATCTACTTTCCAGTTATTCTTTCTGCATACAACTCTTTCGCCATGAGATGGTAAAGTCGAGTCTATGTTAAAGAATGTCTTTCGTATATACTTATTAAACTTATCCCTAGTCTTATTCTTACCGCATACGATAACTTGACTATTAGAAATCATATCAGACGTAAGCTGACTATCATATAAAGCATATACATTACCATAAAATCCTGGCTCTATAGAATACCCTTCTAAGATTCTATTAGCTAAATATATAATAGCATTCTGTGAACTCTGCCTCATAACTTGATTAAGATGATGCACCTTACCTGAATATAGATATGCTGGTTTGTCACATGGAGGAGGAAGCTGATTCAGATCTCCTGCTGCTATTATTTTAACTCCTCTAGATTCTAATTCTTTCTTTAATGAATACGGAACAGAACCAGCCTCGTCTATAAATATCAATTTCTTGTTTCCTAATGGTTTAGGCACAAAAATTAAACGGGCTTTAGGTTTGTTTAGATAATTGTCCATATTCTCCATATCATATACGATCTTAGGCTCAAAGAGCCAAGAGTGTATAGTCTTGGCATTAGTTAAACCTTTTAGTCTCATAACAATAGCAGCAGCTCCTATGTAACTCATAGGAGCTATATCTGCCATGGTAAGATTCAACCTTCGGTATATTTCATTCATTACTACAGATTTACCCGTGCCTGCTTTTCCATCAAATTGGAATACAAGCTCAGAACTGTTTAGATAAAAATCGATAGCTTTATTAACAATATCCTCTTGCTCATCGTTTAAATGTATTGGCATTTACATCCATTCCTTTTATTGTCCTATTATCAATGGCATTTCCTCCATCTAACAGAACAATCATATCAATATATTTTAGGGTATCCTTATTATACGGATTTCCTATTACACTCTGACCATTTTCAAATACTAATGTAAGAGTACCCTCGTCGTTACTTGTTTTGTTTGATAGATACATAATTTGGGTATCTTTGCCCATATATTCATTTACATAGTACTGTAATAAACCACAGCATAGCTTAATATTATTATACGGATCAAACGGCATTTCTTTTCTAGGATCTATAGGTGCTCTTAAATCTTTACATTTCTTACCATCAAATATAATTTCAGATAATTCTTCAGTATCTTCATTATATCTAGCGAGGAAACCAGTTTTATCATCTACTTCTAACTCCATTCGTTGCATTAAGAAATTCGCACAATCAAATGAGTTTTTCTGTAAAGTTTGTTCTTCTAATAATCTCTGTTGCTCTTCTAATAATTGTCGTTTAGCACTTATTCTAGCCATATACACTATCCCCTTTAAAATGAATTTTATAACAGTAAATTAATCTAACGATTAATTCCTTGTCACTTATATAATATATAATCATATTTGCTTAAAGGGGGTAAATAAATATGCCTGATTTTTTATCTAACGAAGTAGCTATATTACTTACGACTTGTAACAAATATTCTCCTGGAACTCAAACGTTTAGGCTACAGTCTATACTTGGGTTGCAAGAGAACTCTACTACAACAGAAACTGAAAGGATTAGTACGTCTCATCTTTTAAATGCAGATCCATCTATTCTTCCAGTATCTGAAGCTACAACATCTAGTGAGATAGAACTAGAGATACCCAAAGAGGTAACTGCTAATTATCCTACCAAATACATACCACCAGGAACTAGATTTATAGTAGGGTTTACTAGTGGCGATATAACAAAACCTATTATTGTTGGGAGGGAATTCTAATGGCTGGTATAGTTACAGATCCTAGACAAGCACATACTCTTAGTGAATTCCTATCCACAATGGCAGATTCGTCTGTAATAACATATCCTAAATTATCATTTATAGAGAAGAGAAATGGTATAGAATTTCCAGTAAAGAATATTCTAAACGATTATCTTTTTGAACTTAAGAATGTGGCTAAAGTTGTAGTATTGAATGAGAGTGAACAGAATAAGTACTTCTATAGACCAAAGATATTATCATCTGATATCTATGATACTACAGAGCTTTGGTATGTAATTCTGATGATAAACGATATGTGTGATGTGAAAGAGTTTACTAATAGCAGTATTAAGATGCTGCATAAAGATGATATGGCAAAGTATATACCAATGATATATGATGCTGAAAGGGCAGCAATAGAAACATACAATGGACTTCATTCTTAATATACGCAGGTGTAGTTATGCTACACCTGGTATCTTTACCCTCTCTGCAATAATAGTTAATTTAGGCTGAGGAATAGGTACTCTTTCAACAATAGTAGTTAATACAGGTTTAGGTGGAATTGGCACCCTTTCTGCTATAATCGTATATACAGGATCTTTATATGTAGTATATGCGGCTTGTTTATTTTCCCCATATACAGTTCCGCTAGTAATTAGCTTACTTTCATTTGCTTCTAACTCTTCTATGTCCTTAATCTCTCTAACTGTTGAGAAGCGTATAGTATCACCGAAGGTTTTCTTGATTTCGTCTGCATCCCTAACAAGACTTTCTTTATATAGAGGTCGTGTTAATCCTTCATCCTCCATAAGTCTAACTTCATTTCCTTCTTCGAATGGTTGATAAAATGCGGCTACTTTCGTGAACATTTTGTATCGGTGCTTACTTATTTTGAAGCCCATATATTTTTGATTTCCTACCCATTCAGGGGTAATAAATATAGTGGCATCTAGATTTTCATCAATCAATGAAGACTCTCCAATATTGGCTCTGCCTAGTTTCTTAACTAGGTCGTTTTTATTACTACCACGGCTCTCATCTACTATTCTAGCAGCTTCTCGGTTGAATTGGGAAGCGGTGATAACAGGTATCTCTTTATATATAGCAAAGTTTTTGAAGTCATTGATTACATTACCTAATCTAAATCTTTCTTCTTTGTTTTCATCCATAGGTTTGATTCGTTTTATGTAGTCTTGAAGCATTGCGATAACTTCGTATCCTTCATCCTCAAGATCTTCTGTTAATTTATATAGGTAGTTGGTATTTACTGAATTGATTGGCTTGTACTTAATGACGATATCTATAGGGGAATCCATTGTTACAGCTAATTCTTTAGCCATCATTAACTGAAGAGCTACTTCTGGAGGGTATGATGAAAGATCCTCAGATGAGCAGGCAATATTAAACATAGTTTGAATACCTTCTTCTGTTTGGTTTTCCATCGTTAGCAGAACGATACATGGGCGTTTTGTTTTATCTTTACAGACATAATTTCTATTATACTTCTTAAGCTGGAATAATAAGTTTAGTAAAGTGATAGTTTTTCCCTCTCCAGGAAGACCAAATAAACAATATACCCTACCCCCCTCAAATCCTCCCGCAAGTATATCATTAAACCCTTGCATTCCAGTGGCTAATTTATAAGAAGGTCTATTCTTTTTATTACATATAGCATACACGGCGGGTCCTGCTTGGGATAATTTGAATGTGTCATTCTCTCCGTCTTTCTCAATATCATTTCTTCTAAATTGAGTCTGTATCTCATTTATCTGTGTCTTCAATTTATTTACAATGCCCATTTTACTAGCATAGCTAGCCCCGTTATACTCTGTGCAAGTATATTGCAGATCTGATACTTTGTTATTTATGAAAGTTATATCCATACAAGATGATATCATCTCTTCAACCCAAGAAATCTCAGTATTTGCTAATTCTTGGAAATTGTTTTGATCGAGTGATTCGAATTGCGATCCTATCATACCATAAATATCTCTAAGAACATATTCTCTTTTAGTTACTTTCTTCTCTAGTTTAGTATGTAATGCAGCTTTACAGAATCTGAATCTAATAATAAGCTCTTGGTTGCTTTCGAACATAGCCTCGTCTATTTTACTAAAAATAGTATTTAGGTTTACAAGAGAATTCCTATGTACTGCAGTGTTCTCAGATAAACAATATGAGCAGAATGTATTCATCATAGTCAAATCAAAGTTAAATTTAATACCTTCAGGTGGTTTTTTCTTTGGTTCATATTTTGCCTTTCGATCTTTAAGATTCATTCTATTCTCTCCCCTATTCTCTATTCTATTACTTAAAATGTAGAGTCTGTAATTTTTGCAATAAATTCTTCTAATCCTTGAGCTGTAATGTACACATAGCCTTTGTTTTGGTTTATATATCTGCTTAGCTTATCATATTCTGATAGGTCTTTGTTATAGACATATTGGTTCTCTTTATATTTGGCATCTAGACTTTTCATATTCTCTATTACTTGTTCATTCTTAAAGTTAGCATCTATTTTTATAGAAGAATTCCCTCTAAAGTGAGACTTAAGTATATTTATATTATCTTCATTGTTCTTTGTAAGTTGTACCCGTATATTATGTATCCCATTAGCCTGTAGATTCTTTATGTAAAATATAACGTCCTTAGGATCGTTATCGATGATATCATCCAGGTTAATAGTATCATATCTAAACGACTCTATTGGTTCGAAATGAACGTAGTGTTCTCTCGAATCTGTATTATGTATTAGGATCATGAATCCTTTATCTTCTTCTTCTCCAAACTTATCTCTAATTGGAGTTCCACAGTAATAGAAATATGTACTAAAACATCCTGGAGTATGCCTGTGCCCTGACATAATAGGACCTGCACAATTGATGAAATGTTCTATAGAGAACACTGGTTCTCTATCCGAATCTAGATCTGCTTGGTCTTTTCCATATATAGTTCCTTTGAATGTACCATGCATATAAACCGCATCATATATCCCACTATGATATAGAAACTTCTCATAGTATTCTTTACCTTTACCATACATCTCTGGTATGATTAGAACCTTTTTACCTTTAATATATTCAAATCGTACTTCTTCTACTATTCTAACGTCTACACCTTTATCTACTCCAACGTATGGATAGAATAATTTTAACTGATCCCCTTCATGTGAGGTTGTACCATCGACTATAACAAGAGTAGCGCCTTTTCTTCTACATATATCAACCAATGCTTCTATGAAATAACACGCATACATAATAGCATCCGAATTAGCCATAAACTTATGCTCGAATATATCTCCATTTATGGATACTATGTCGATAATAGCCATATTTTCTAGGTAGTTTAAGAACTGATCCCTGAGTATATTAAATTGTAATAATGGGTTCAAAACTCCGAAATGTAAATCTGCAATATGTACCTCCACAAATAATTTATTCACTGTATTTACCCTTGTCGCTATCTCTGTAAGCATCTTGATTGCCTCCGTTCTTGTTCGATTACAATAGTGTAGGCTCATATTTCAAAAAGAATATGGGATAGATTTCTCTATCCCATATATAATTTAAATGTATTTAAGTAAAACTTTCGTAAATGAATCCATTAGACAATCTATGATTGTTAGGAATAATTTGCGCCTATATATAGTATCAACTTCTGCTTCACCATCTTCGAACGATATCTTATTTCTAAGCTTACCATTGTTTGCTGTCTCTATAGTAATATAGTTTGGAGCCGTTAGTGTTATCTTTATGGTCTGGGCTTTATTAGGTTTAACTATAATTGTACACTGTTTCAGATTAGATTTCAGCACTCCAGAGATACCATTAATATCGGCATCATTCTCAAATAGATATAGAAGATCTAGGTAATACAAAAACTCTGCTATATCCACCATACAATTAAAGCCTGGGGATAATAACTTTAGACGTTTCTTAAGTTTATATTTAAACCACATCTTCTTTACTATATTAGGTATAGGATTGTTGAGCATTTGAATAAATTCATTACGCTTAGCCCATTCAAAGTTTGCAAATTCCATATCTCTATCTCCTCCATTTATGTAATAAAATATACTCTGTATTGGCGGCTATATCCGTTCTTACAATTCGTTCTATGTTATCCTTCACCCCTATCAGCCTAGCATCTATAAGAGAATTATAACTAAAAGACGTACTACCATGCTCTGTTGCTAATTCTATATATAGCAATTTATTTTCATTCACTGTAACTTTTATAGAAATATCGCTATATACACTACTTTTTTTAAAATAATAGTCTATAGATTTAGCATTGTTATACTCATCATATATAACAGTTATCTTACTATTATCATACCGAATTATATTATTTATATCTCCTTGGGCTGGAGGTAAATTTTTCATAACGGTTAGAAAATTGACATATTCTATTATTAGAGATCTGAAGTCTAGTATATCGTTAGGTCTATCAATATACATTTTTATCAATAATTTTACTTTTATCATATACCAAAGATACACAAATGGGAGTATAAATACTCTCCTAAGAGCACTTTGGTTTTTTCCTACAGTTAATAATATTTCATTGAATAATTTGATAAGCACGAACATCAATCTTCCTCCCCTATTATCTTATAACGTCGTTCTACTTCTGATATATGGTAATATGAATGCACTAAAGAAAGATAAGTTCTTTCGCACATATTAAAGAAATCTAAAGTATTAGGATTAGTAAAATCCAATACAAGCTCTTCAAAATCTGGAATGTCTTTCTTTAATCTAAGTACAATCACTCCTGATATATTTGGTAGATTATTGAATTTCACCATATAATTATATGCTGCTAACTGTAAGCAGTATTTGTATGATAGTCTATTACTAGTCTTAAAATCTACTAAGTATATAGCTCCGTTTATCTCTATAAGAAGATCATATGTACCACCAAACCAAGGACATGTTAAAGATACTTCTTGTCCTAATATTTTAACCTTGTTAGTAGAATTTACTATGTTCCACCAACGTTTAAATGCTTCAATTGGATTTGTGGGAGTATTGTTAGGAACTTCTTTTTCTTGTAAGAATTCTTCTATACCTTTGTGGGTTCTGGCGCCGTAATCTGCAGCTTCTCCCAAAGTTTGTTTATATCCTTTTCTTTTAAACCCAAGAGAGTTAGCCCAATATAAGAGATAATCTTCATGGATCATTTTACTTAAGATACTAGTTACCCTTGGTATTACTCTACCTTTATATGTATACATGCTATTTATTTTTCCTAAATCTATATCTTTTAAAGATTCCATATTCATTTTTCTTCTCCCCCTTCTTATTTATTAGTCCTTAACAAATTAACTTTGTAAAAGTTGTCTAAATATACCTACTCTAAACATATTAATAAACTTAGACGAAAGGTGGAAATACAAATGATAAATAAAATTAATAAAACCTACGCAGATTGTTTCCTTTATAAGAAACACCCAGCATACAATGCAGTTTTAACAGAGGCTATTATGGTTAGTGATAGAATAGATAAAGAGGCTAAAGAATTTGAAGATGTGATATATGAAGTAAAACGTACTAGGGTTAGTAGCAGTTTGCTTAAAGTTCTTACATCTAAGAATACACAGCTTATTATTCCTCCGCATCCATTACCTAAATCTTTTAAAGTATTTTGTGCTAAAGATGCGAAAGAAGATAGAGATACAGTTAAAGTATTTATTGATTGTTCTAATGCCATTACTCAAGATACTAATGGTTATAGAGTAAACGAAGGAGTTCTTGTATCTTACTTAGTCAATGCAGAAGTAGCTATGATATATGCATTGAAACCAACAATGGTAATTAATAACTCTAAACTGCGTGAGCTAGGGGCTAATTGTTTTTCTTCTATGCTTACTCATATAGTAGATTATATTGGCAAGATTAGTATTGTAGAGGGGGCTAGAGACAAATGTTTATATTTGGCTGCTAGATATTATCTAACTAATATTCTTATGCTAGAAAGCGAAACTACTATTAGAGATCTTTCTAGAAAGATTGCTGGTATTACGGAAACGAAAGAAAATACATATGACTTTATTATTACCAGGAATGATAAAAACCCATTCTTAGATATTAAAGAGTTTTGCGCTTTACTTAGAGAGATATTCAAAATAGAAGGTATTACGGCAGATGTAATTGTAGAAAAATGGATGTATCTATATGGTGAAGGAACAGCATTTGGGTTGGAATTTTATCCAGCATTCTCTGCTATGTTAACTGATGCTTATACAGGAGCTTATATAAATAACCAAAAGACGATAGATAAAGTATGTGGCAGATATATGATAGACTATGCCAAATCAGTAATTTATGATCTTGGAATATGAGGTGATCTCGAATGGTAGACTTTTCTATAGATGATACAGATGTCTATGTAGAAAAACCAGAGAAGGAGTATTCACAGCAGGAGAATATCAATAAGCTTATTGAGTGGAAACGATGTAATACAAGAACAGCAGTGTCTAATCTACAGAAGGGATTGATACCACAATTTTTAGATTTAACATGGAATAAAACAGATACCTATTTTAAAGATAATGCATATGTGGTATCTAGAGATTACTTTGAGACTTGTATTCATGTAAATGGCATAGTGAATAATATATTCTTAAACGAAGATGGAGGAAGATTCTTTTATACAAAGATGAAAGATGGATATGATAATGGAATATTGCAACCATTCCTTTTGTTTGTTAATAAAGTTCATATTGCTTGGTCTAGAATAACTATAGTAAGAAGTGATTTTAATATATCACTTCTTATTTCTGATATGGATAAAGATATTCCTGTAACCGATGTACAGATATTATCCATACCATTTCAGATCATTTATGGTGAAGATGAAGATGAGTTAGCTGATAAGCGGACCATGTTTAGGTTTCGTAAAGATGGTACATATGGTTATGGTTCTTCCATATTTGTATATCCAGAAGATGATAATACACAAACATATTCTTTCTCTGAAAATAGTTATGTAAACTTTGATATGAATATATCATATAAAGTATTACTAAATAGAGACAATATTATTGCATTCAATTCTATTGGGGAGCTAGATAAGGATCTTGTTATCGATATAAAAAATAATAATCTCTTAACTACATCTCAACCTAATACAAAATATTATTTATGCTGTATATATAGTAGTTTGTCTAATCTAAACGAAAGCAATAATACAAGAGGGTTAAATGAAAGATTTGAGAAAGAAATAATAAATGGATCTTCTGGCGATGTACGAAATCTAATCTTAGATAAGTTTGATTTTACACATATTAAATCTCTAGATTACCCTTCTAATATTTCTAATAGTTTGAACTATGTATTTAGAGAAGATGAGAATAAGCTAGATAAGATATTCGAGGATAATAAACAGGTAAATATCATAGAGTATGACATATCAGCTCTAGATAAAAGGTATTTGGTTAATAATACATTAACAATGCTGAAAGATGTGTATAGTGGAGATGACAGCGAATCGTTCCCCATATTCTTTCATAATGGAATGGTTCCCAGTTACTACAAAGATACAGTATATGATCAAAATTCGTTCAATATACAATTACCAAACGGAAGCACTGGTACGTTTGAGATAGTATACTTTAGAAATATTAACAATACTCTTATTAAATTAGATCTATCACATAAGGCTGATAGTGATTATCTTAATATAAAAGATTGTGGTATTCCTAGAGAAGATCTTATTGTATACAGCGCATGCAGAGGAGAACAAAATCTATTCCCTATAAACTATAGTATAGATGCTAATAGTAATATAGTTCTTTCCAATCCTAGATACCTAGAGGCTCAGCTATATTTAGGATCTAGACGACAGATGTTATATGAGAACTATAGTATACCTACTAATACAAACATGCTAGAACTTTCTACTAAATTCAGAACTGGATTTAATGGTAGTAAATATATGGTATTTGTAAACGGCAAGCTAATAAATAGTGCATTTTATAGAGTTTTAGTTCCTTCTCTAAATAATAGTAGTATAACCAAAAGGGCTATATATACAATGAGAACCTTCAAAGCGGGAGATAGAGTGGATGTATTCTATGTAGGTCCTACTATTACAAACAAAGTTCGAGTTAGTCAAGATCTTCTAACTCATTGTATAAAAGTGAATGCTAATACTACTGGACAAACTAGATTTAGAGTTCCTTATCCATTTGCCAACTATCCTAGAAATATAGATAGCTTCTTCTGTATTAAAGGCAGTACTTATATCGACAAAGCAAGATATATACTAGATGGAGAAGATATAATATTTACTGATGGAATGCACATCGAAGCTGGATTAGAACTACTATTTCTTTTTCCGTGTTTCAAATCTATATGGGATGATAATGGTGTTGTCAATACAAACGTATCTCTTTTAAATAGAGAAAAAATAAAATTCCAAGAAGTAGAGGTTCCTATAACATATACAGGTCAAGGAACGTTCGCTATACCATATCCATTCCCAAATTATAAAGACATGAAATTCTTTATAACCATGGGTAGTACATTCTTTGGGGACGATAGATACGTAGTATCGGGAGATAATATTATCATAAACTCTGGAGAGGTATTAAAAGCTGGACGAATAATGAAGTTTACGTTTGTTCATAATAGTGGATTCTCTTTAATAGAAAAGAAACAAATACATGTAGAAGTTCCTGCTAATCAAACGGTTGTAGATATTCCTACTCCATTTAATCGTATTGTAAATCTATCTAATCGTATGACCCTAACACGCGGAACTATGTATCTAGATAGAGAGAGATATAGTATAGACGATAAGAATTTAAAAGTTACTTTATCATCTCCTTTATCTACTTCTATAACCAGAACTCTAACCTTTACATTCTTTTACATTGGTGGTATTGATAACGGAGCATGTGCATATCTTTCTAAATCTGGATATATCTGTTTAGATAACATAGATAGGAACTTTAATAAAGAACTATGTATGGTATTTGTTAATGGTAAGAAGGTTGCTAAATCTGAATTATTGGATATTTCAAATAACCTTCTTAAAGTTAAGAAAGATATTCAAAGAAGATATGATCTAACCGTTATTGGGTGTTCTCCATTAATATCTGAACTGAAAAGTATGTATCCTACCAAATCTACATGGAATACAACTACTGAAAATCTTAATGATATATAAAAAATAAAGAGAGTATGCATTTAGCATACTCTCCTATTTAGTTGCTTTTATTATTTATATATTTTGTCATACTATCTATAGAATCTTTGTCTGTTATGTAATCATAGGATTGTAACTTGAGTAAATACTCCAATACAGATTGATCTTTATATCTAAAATCTATAGGAATATGCCCATTATCCATTAGCCAAGTTAAACTCTGAAGAGATTTTTTGATACTGCATTCAGAGTCTATATTGAATATGATATTACCTAGCTGCTTAGTTGTTATCTCATTGTGAGATGGATGAAATAAATAGTTTAATATAGGAATAGATCCGTTTTCAAATGCCATTCTAAATAGTATAGCATTGTCTAACTTCTTACGCATACCAATACATTCAAACTCAGTATGCTTATATTTTATGAAAGCTGGAACGTTCCCTGATATTATTATAGCTTTCATAAATTGATATTTATCATTTAAAGGAAGTATATTTTCTAGAAGATCCATTCTTCTAGCATTGACCAGCTTAGTCAACAAATCAATATATTCCTCATCAAAATAAATATCTGTGGCATCGAAGTCTTTGTTTAACACATATGTCTTATGTTTGTTTTCTCCTTTCTCTACCGATAATAGCACCGTTTCGTCAGCCGTGACAACACTAGTATTGTTAAATTTGTACATGTATAATTCCCCCTTAGACAGAATATAGAGAGTATGCTATTCACATACTCTCTTATCTGATATACACGCATTTAAGTGGTAGTGTTTCTTAATAACCCCATCTTTTATATTAGTGCTTACCACTGCAGCTACTAATATATTATGTAGTGCTTCATTATTAAGCACATTAGTATTACCATAGTAATACTCGGAAACTAGATCATCGATAATTTTACTATACAATGCAGCATTTCTCTTAGCTTCTTCCAGAGTATCGAACTCTAATCTTTTATTGTTATTTGTTAGATATATTCCTGGGTATCCTGGATTGTTACTAGAAAATTTTATTGTGTATTTCCCCATTTAATCACCTCCTTATTCATCACTTATTTTGATGATGTCTTCTTTAGACTCTCTATTATAAGTGTATACTTTATATGTACATTCAGTTTTATTTTTATGGAATATATCTTTTATGGCAAAGATTATGAATCGTATCAATATCATTTCAATAGTAAAAGCTATCATTAACAATAAAAACAACACCTTTATGTAAATTTGCATTCTCTCCTTATCCGAATACAATAGTACCTTTCTTCGTTTCTATACAACCGATTACCCATCCGAACGAATCTCTTTCCCCTGGATATACTACATATCCAGCTTTCTGCATTTTCATTATAATTTCTACAGATGGTTTTGGTGGTATTGCTAATACTCTATTAGCCACGGATACGGCTTTCTTTACTAAAGGATTTTCCTTTGAGGTTTTGATATCCTCGATAGAGGTATCCGCCTCAATTTGATTTAATAATTTTACTAATTCGTTCATTGTAATCCTCCTAATATTTTTACTCAGTTATATAATATATAACTCAAAAATTATACACTACGTATTGTATCATTGTATATTCTTGAAGATAAAAAATAAAGGTATTACGAGTGTAATACCTTTTATATATTATTTATGTTACACCTTAGAATTTTCAGCTGGTTTAGATAATATAGCTTCAATTTTTCTAAGACAATTAGGAATTACTTCTGTTATACTTTTGGTAGTAATATCCAATTCTTTTCCAGTTTTATCTTTTACTTCATTATATTGTTTTTCGAAGTTCTCTTTTAATTTTTTAGCTAATTCTAAAGCCTCATCAGATCCCACTTCAACTCTTTCTACTATATCTTCATAATAAATATCAGTTGCTATATTAGAAACTAATCCATTATCTATAAAAGAGCCTATATTTTCAGTTAAACCCTTTCCTACCTGATCGCGATAAAATATAGCCATTAAATCTTGTGTGTCTTCAGTGAACCCCTCAGACTGGGCAATTCCTCTTAATTCCGCTTCTGCTAGTTTTTCACAAAAAGCATGACTAGCAGTATCAAATGTTTTATAAGATATATTATTATCTACTAATAGTTTTGTCGCTTCATGTTGTTCGCTAGAATTCACCTGAATATAAATTGTCTTTTCAGCTCTACTTATTCCGTGAACGTCTGTAAGTTTAATCATCTTCATCACTCTCCATATTATCTTTAAATATATCTGATATTACTGTACAAATATAATCGTCGTCTAACATTCCACCATCACAAAGTATATCAAATAAAAGATCTTTATTTTCATCTTTCATATTGATAGCTTTTTGGTATACTGCCATCTCATCTTTTTCAGTTTCCCTGATCTCAGATCTGAATCTGAACTCAGCTTCGTCTTCACAGAAAGCTCTTCCTGCTTCAGCAAATGATTTATATGGAATATTATTGGCATCTAAGAAATCTTCAACATCGCTTAGATTATCATTACATACTTTAATATATGAGCACTCCTCGTATATAGGCAATCCATTTTCATCTAAAACAATTACTTTTTCTTTATTCATTATTATTTATCCCCTTTACACTCTTCTAATAATTTACCTAATTCACATTCGTTAGTATGTGAATCTCTTTTACCACAAATTGGGCATAATCCAGTATTAACATCGTATCCAGCTGACCTGGAACGTAGTAAATATCCACTTCCTTCGAGTTTCTTAAGCAATAAGAATACTCTTTCGTGGAAGGATAATTGATTTCCATTTAGCATATTGATTGTAAATCCTATTGGTTTGTTGCCACGATTACACCAGTTTACTTTACCACAAGATTCAAAGTCTTTACATTCATTTCTACTGCATATATGCATATATTCCTCCCAAAAATAAAGTAACCAGTATACAAATTGTATACTGGTTCATAACTATAATATATAAGCATTATTTATTTTGTGCAGTTACGTAGGAACAAGCAATCTCATGATACTCTATTAGAACTGTAGATTGTTTTAATTCGTCTTTCAGTTCTAGAATATTCTTAGTAGCCATTTCTTCATATAATTCATTATCGGAAATAAACTGTGGGTTTCTAGTACATTCAATAGAAAAGGTAGCTTCTCCTCCTTTTGGGCATCCCCATTCTTCTCTATATACAGTACAATTTACATCAGATATAACTGCTGATACGTAGCACTCAAATCCAGTTTCTTTCTTATATTCCAAGAAGTTCTTTTCCGCAATACGTTGATATCTTGCAGATATATCGCATAATATACTGCGTGCATCATTTAAAGGTTTACCGCAATCATATCCAGCGTTTATTCCTAGAATGGCACTAACTTTATTTGTTTTGTATCTATTTAGCATGTTTACATTCCTTCCAGTTTTGTTAATTTTCTTTTAAGAAATTCTATTTTCTTTCTGATATTAAACTTTTGATTAGCCCTATCTCTAGCATCTTTATAGTGTACTCCTCTATTCATTAGAAAGTTTGATATACCCATAGAGCCATCACTTTCTAATAGAGTTAGTTTTGCAAACAATTCAGCCATTTGGCTTCTGATCTTATCCTCTCTTTGGCTCTTGCTAACATTGCTCATATTACATCTCCTCGAATCTATTGATCTGAAGTGTAATACCTTTTGTTACTTCTCTATTCCCAATGATATCGTAATTAATTTCACGTATCCCTTCTCGGAAAATAGCAACTTCAATTTTGTTATTGCTATTACAGAACTTCTCTGCAATGCTTTGTATAGTATCTCCTTCTAGTACATTATACTGCAGAGATACCAAGGTTAATAATAAGATAAACTTTTTCATTTTACTAAACCTCCTATATTATATTCACATATATAATATATAACTGATTATTTCTAATTAAACACGGTGTCTTTATTTATCCTATCTATAACAGTTTGCGCTACTTGAACTATATCATCACCAGAAATAGGAACACCTTCAAATCCTAAATCTAATACAATAGTATCTTCTACTATTGTATCTTTTATAGAAGTTATAAAAGATCTAGGAATGTGATAAGCTCCCGTTACTTTTAGACAAGTATTATTAGTCAATATGTAAAATAAATTAAATGTATCTTCATATGTAAGATTTTCATCGTTCTCTTTTAATAAAGATTCAAATACATTTCTTTCGTATACATTCTTAGGTATATGAATTCTTATAGTAAATTCTTGTACCATCATATTGAAATTATATATTACATTTTCCCATTGTAATCCTTTAAACCCATACTCTAATACTACATCCAACGATTCTACTGGAGATTTGGTTACTATCAAAAATCCATACATTGAACTGGAAAAAGTATCAGCACATTTTCCGTAGTCAATAATAGAATTTATCTTCTCTATTATTTCTTTCCAGTTTATATTTGGCATCATTATTCTCCTTCTCTGATTAATAATATTTCTCTATTATACGATTCTCGATCGGTATTTAAATATCTAAATATATCATCTTTCCACTGTTCTGTCTTACCAAGGGCGTCGGCATTGAATTCTAATAATACCCAGTCAGGAAATACGCCATTGTCTGTAGCATCATACCATTTAAGAAAGAATGGTTTGCATTTATTTCTTATATTTGATAGTGCAATATTTTCTTCTTTCCCAACGGTTGTTGTTATAATAATCTGATTCTCTTTAGTTTCTTCTGATATGTGCGATAGCTCTAATTGGTTTAAATCCTTACCAATAGTTTCGGCTTCATCGTACCAATATAAAGGTTTATCTTTTGGGTTTATGAATAGTCTAGGCATTTGCGAATCTTTAATATAAGACGGTAGATATCTATAGATATTTATTATCATAGATTCGTGGTGTTTAATACTATGACTTTTATCAAAAATTATAAGATTTTCCTTCCATACCATATATAATAAAGTAGTAATTGTTTTATGCGATGTTTGTCTACATCCCAATTCGTATATATTTACTCCTTTTAATAGAAGAAATATGGTAGCCATATTAGCAGGGTTCAGTTCAAATCTACTAGATCCTCCGTTAGGTTGTGGTATTCTTACTACTTCTCGTAAGAAGTACCAGATATTATTTTTACATTCATTTATTATATCTTCTCTTTCAGATTGTGGCGAGCTATGCGGATCTGGCAAAGATTTACTCTACTCTAGCATAAACATATTATTCTTTACACCTGACATCTTTAGAAATTTGCTCATTTCTAAGAATGATTTGTTTTCTGTCTGCTCGTTATACATATTTATCGTCCCCCTTTTATATTATTAATTTGTATGCTTGTAAATGAAATCTTAATACATTCAGTATATATTTTCATGGCACATATTAATAATACATATAAAGGAGGCTAACTAAATGGCTAATTTACGAGGAACGAATGTAGCAGCACAAATAGTTCCTTTTACAGATCAAGATCCTTTTGCAACACATGAAGACACCTATGGTAAAGGTGGATATAGAGTAGTATCTACAATCGCCGAACGTAATACTATCTCTGTAGAGAGAAGAAAAGTATTAATGAAAGTATCAGTATTAGAAGATAACAAAACATATACTTTAAAAACAAACCCAGAAGGTAATACTACCAATACCGACTGGGGAGAAGAAAATACAGCAGGTGTAGATATCCAATCGGTTGCAGTTTCTGATAATAAGATTGTTATTACCAAATCTGATAATACTGTTGTGGAATCGAATTCTCTTCCTACTCCATATATTCATCCTACTACTCATGATTCTAGTATGATTGTTGGTGGTTATCATGAGGTAGCTAACCTAGCAGCTAGAGATGCTATTCCTTCTAATGTTAAACATGAAGGAATGATGGTAACTGTAGTATCTGATATAGATGGGACTCCTTGCTCTTATCGTTTAATTAATGCTAAATGGGAGCCATTGACTTCTAGTGCTGGAGTGCGGGGTGGAGAATTCGCTACATATCAAGATCTATTCAATTTATCCAATCCTACAGATGGTTACAATTATATAGTAACAGCAGATGAAAATAACAATGGTGAAAGAACATACTATACGTACAATGCTACGACTTATACTTATACATTTATAGGATCTTTCTATGATAGATATTCTGCTGGAACAGTGGTTGCTGGTGGTTTAGGAGCTAATGCTCAATGGTCTAGCGCTAGTGTAATATTACCAGGATCGAAAAAAGTATTAGATCTGACAAATACCCCTAATTATAACTTTATTGCACCTACTGTATTAGTAGAGGAGCAAGGCTCACAAGATATAGTGGCTACAGTAAATGAGTTTAATAATGGGGAAGCTAGTAGCTTTAACTATGATAGTGAGTTCGTAGAGTTTAGTGGAGGAAAAATGCAATTAAAAACTAATTTTGCTTTAGCAAAAACTCCAGTAACCACAAATCCAGATTGTTTATATTATAGAAGTAATATAAACATTTCTAAATATAAGAATATAGAAAGTGTGGTGTTATAAATGAATAAGTTTCTTTTTCAAACACCCAATTTAGATATCTATACTTTTAATGGAACAACGTGGACCGTATTAGGAAATGGAGAACCAACAGATTCTATGTTTATTAAAAGTGGAGTTACTAGTGTAAGTATAACTAACTTTCAAGCATTAGTTACATTAACCGGTGCTGATAATATTGATGTATTGGCATCTAAACAAGCAGATTCAATATCTGTAGAAAATAATATCTCTGCAGATATGCCTTTAGATAGCGGTTCTTGTAAAACATTAGATATAGATCTGAGTATATATGCAAAAGTAAATAGTATCAATATAGTAGAAATTTAGGAGGGATTATTATGCCAATTCCTGCAACATCAGGACAATTTAGAACTAAAATGGAAGATATGCAAATAGGAGATTATATAGCATTTAAAGCAGTAGGCGCTAGTGGTGCAGCTCCAATAATATCAGATATAGGTGCCGATTTAGCTATCGCTCAAGCTAATGAAATACCTATTATTGGAACTAATGCTCCTAATGGCTATGCATATGCAGTTAAAGTAGATAAAGGTTTAGCTATATGTGATAGAGTCGTTCAAACTAATATTTCATGGGATGTATTAAACGCAGCTAAATTAATTCAAGGATATCCCCACATGCAGTATCCTTACTCTCCATCACAATTTTCCACTACTTATCCTTTAACTAGTATATGTGATGGAAGTACAACTAGTTTTGCTTACATGGGGTTAATTTATCAGGGAAATATATCATCTTATACTGCAGAACAAAGAAGTATAACGTTTAAATTGGGTAAGCAAGTTGATTCTTTTAATATTACAATAAGAGTCGAGACAGGAATGAACTCATTTGAGGTATTGACATCTATTGATGGTTCTACATGGACTAGCGCGGGGAGTAAGGCAATTGATTCATACACTCAGCAATCATATGCAATTACAGCTACTTGTAACTTTGTAAAGATTTACGATATCAAAAATACCATCGTTAACGCAAATTTGGGTATTTCTGAAGTAGCAATAGATGGAATAAGTTCTCTTATATTTAATGATTGTTTAATTCGTTCCATTACTGGCGGTAATGCTTATCTAGGGCTAGATGGTAAATCATCATTAACGGATCAAAACCTAGGAGCTTTTCCTAATAACAATGAATGGGACAAATATATTAAAAAATCAAATGATCCAAATTTATGGCATCACGATACTATATCAAGTTGGATGCAAGATACTCCTATTCTAAATATTGGAGCTTCTACTAATAGGGTAAATAGAAAACAAGATTCGTTTAATCAGATAGCGTCTGCTACCTCTAATAATACTATAGGTTTCAGACCAGTATTCCAATACTTAGAAACAAACGCTAAAGCAAGTAATTTATTTTATTAGGAGCGACAATGAAAAAATTTAATTTAGAGGATATTAAAAAATATATAAATGATGTAGGTTGTAACTTAGTCGGAGAGTATAAAGATATACTTTCAGATATCACCGTACGATGTTCGTGCGGTGAAGAATATATAACAACATTTAATCGGTTTAAAAATAAAAATCAGATTAGATGTAAACAATGTTCGGGTAGTTTTATTAATATAAATACAGTAATCGATACGATACAACAAGCTGGATGTGAACTAATTACATCCAGTGAAAACTATCAAGGCGTAAATTCTAAAATAGAAGTGCAATGTTCATGTGGAAACAACTTCGAGACTACATTTTCTCATTTCAAAAAAGGCATTAATAAATGCCGAAAATGTAGAAATAATAAGAAGGGTATCACTTTTCAAGAAATCAAGGAATTTATAGAAATAGATAGTGGAAGCGAGTGTATACTAATATCTACTAGTATAGAATTTGAAAATAATTCTTCTATATTACAAATTCGATGCAAGTGTGGTGAAATATTCGAAACATCTTTTAGTAAATTTTGCAGTTACGATGGGAAGCATAGTAAAAAACAATGTGATAACTGTGGATTGGGTAGCAGAAGGGGATACAGAGTCCGTTCATTTGAAGATTTAAAATATGAAGTTGAAAATATAAGTGGGTGCATACTGTTAACGTGTGAGAGTGAATACAAAACTCAAGTGTGGGAAAATAATATATCGCCTAATGAAGTTACTTTAATCTTGTTATGTAGTGTATGTAAACATGAAACATTTGAAACTAATTTGCGAAGATTAAAAGAAAGAAAAAAGGCATGGTGTTATTCTTGCTCTATGAAAAATCGAATGGCTACCTATGAGGAAGTCAAAAATTTCATAGAAATTGAAAGTTGTAGTAGTTGTATTTTAATAAGTGGAGAATATCTAGGAAGCATAGAACCGTTAGAAATAAAATGCCACTGTGGTAATATTTTTAACGCCACGTATGACCTCTTCAAAAATAACAACAAACGACAATGTAATTATCATAATATTTCTAATGGAGAAAAAATAATAACAAAGTATTTAGAAACTAATAATTCTCAATACAAAACACAATATATTATAGAAAACTGCAAAAACATAAACCCTCTCCCATTTGATTTTGCTGTATTTGATAATGATAAATTGCAATATTTAATAGAATATGATGGAGAGCATCATTTTTCCCCTGTATCTTTTGGTGAAAAGGATGAAATAAAAATAAAAGAAAAATTTGAAAGGCAAATAAAACACGATAATATTAAAAATGAATACTGCTCTAATAATAATATAATATTAATTCGAATTCCATATTGGGAATTCAATAATATCGATTCTATTTTAGAAAATGAGCATAAAAAATTCAACGGGAGATGATTGGTCGTGATTCGTATAACAGTATTCCAATACTTAGAAACAAATTCTAAAGCAAGTAATTTATTTTATTAGAAAGGAGTGAATATTAAATGGCTAATATAGGAGATCAATTATTAAGTCCAGAAACTGGATGGTCTAGATATCTATATAATAACGCTAATATAGAGTATTATGGGATAAATTGGTTTGATGATACACATGACTATGTAACTAGCACTATTGCAGATGCTAAAATAAAGTTTGAATTCACAGGAACTATGATGCGTTTAATACATTGTGCTTGGAGCGATAGATATACTTTAGCTGTATCTATCGATGGTGTACGATATCCAGATGTTGTCGTTAATACAAAGAATCAGGAAAACACATTAGTTTTTAATATTACTGGATTGGCTGACACACTACACACTGTTATCATAACACCAGTGACTACTACATCAGCAGCGTATTTTGGTATATATGCAGTTGAGATTGCATCTACTGCCGTGCTTGCTGGGCATTGGTTATATAGAACAAAAACTGATACAAACAGCATGATAATTGGAGATAGAATAGCATTTCATTACAAAGCAGATACTGTTAATACATTCGGAACTATCGATCAATTAGGCACTTCTGCGGCGGAAGAAATACCAGTATCTTCATCTGGAACTCCAGATGGAACAGCATATTTTATTATGGTTGGGTATGATTCATTAGGAAGAATGAAATTGGTTCCTGATAGAAACATTCAGCATAGTATTTCATGGGACACATTAAATACCGCAGGTGTTGCAAGTAGTAGCGGTTTACATATTGATATAGATGGTGTGCCTGGATATACTCTTAGGTTATTATCTGGCGGTGTTAATAATACTGATAAAGATAATGAATGGGATAAAATTATAGTAGAATCAGCTTTAAATAATACAATTATAGCTGGTGGCAACTCTATATGGAATGCAACTAATTGTTGGAGTGGTACTTCCTCGGGAAATACCTATGGAGCGGGATATGTAACAGTAAGAGGGTATAGCAGTATATCTGGAAGTAGTTATATAGCAACTAATATCATAAATCAATTAGAGAGTGGATTCCGTCCAGTACTTTTAGTAGAACAAAAAAATGCAACTTTTCTTATTATTAAAGAAGATAAAGCATATTCTACTATAAGTGGGGTTTTAACAGAAGTTTCTTCTAGTTTTAGTACTCTTACTAATACAGAAAAACAAGCTTTATTTACCTCTAGTGAATTCCCACCAGTATCAGAACTAGAGGGTTTAATCAACTTCACGTTATTAGTATTCACCGATAGTGCTGTATCTAATAAAGTGGTAATTAATGAAGTTCCTTTTAAGACTACCTTACCTGATACTTACACCCCTTCAATAGTAGCTACTCCTAAATCTCAATTTATATATGCTACTGGAGATATAGATCTTACTAATGCTAGTAATTTAGATTGGGTTCATATTAACAATGGTATTGCTAATAGTGTTACTGGCAATAGTATGGCTAAGTACATCTTTAGTGTGGATAAAGGCGTTACTTGGAAGACTTATAAAGATGGAGCATTTATAAATATTCTAGACACGGCTAATGTTTTAGATGGCTCTATAGTAGGAGATAGATTTGTTCCTACCACGGAAGCTATGACTAGATTATTATCAGATGGATTAGACAAAACAAATTTCGATGCTCTACCATGGAATGATATTAGTATTGCATTAAATAATAGACTTGTTAGATTTGCCACTATCTTTGATATGGATAAAACTACAGATTCTTTGTTCAATGATAATATAGCATATCAATATGATGGATTAGCAGTATGGAAACAAGCAGTTAATGGTATTGATTATGAAGTAAGATATAATTCTCCTAGTAAACTAGAAGTTAAATTTATTACAGGAAATTATAAAGCTAAGATCAATTTTTAGAATATTTATAGAGAGTACTTCTAAAGAAGTACTCTCTTTATATTGCTAACCTATTAATAATACATCTAAAGGAGGAAATAAAATGGCTAATTTAGCAGGTACAAATGTTGCGGCAACACTGTTGCCTTTCACAGATCAAGATCCTTTTGCTACTCATCAAGCTAAATATGGTAAAGGTGGTCACAGAACAGTCGATACTCTAATAGAACGCAATAATATAACTGCAGATAGAAGAGAAATATTAATGAGTGTAGCCGTTATTGAAAATGGTAAAGAATATAAATTAATTACTAATCCAGCTGGCAATACTACTTCTGATACTGACTGGGAAGAGAATGTTGGATTGCAAGGTCCCCAGGGTATACAGGGTGAACCAGGTATTCAAGGCATTCCAGGAGAAAAAGGCGATCCTGGTGTTGCTGGGCAGGACGCTATTATTGTAGCTGATTCTATTAGTGATGATGCTATTGGTAATAGAACTGTAGACGATTCTATAACTACAGCATATAGCAACACTAATAAACTTCTCCCATTTCTAAGTATGTTTACCAAAAGATTTAAAGAGATAATTGGAAATGCAAGTTGGGATGGTATTATTCACGCTTCTTTAACTAAGCTGTGGAGTCTAAAATGGAATATGCCATTTTTGATTACTAATCCAGCGGATGCTTTTACTTCTCATATTTTACCATTAGGTAGAAACGGAACACTATCACAGATTAACTTCTACTGTGTTGGCACACCAACTGCAGCTACAACTATAACCGTTAAACAAAATGATGTTGTGGTAGCCACAGCAAGTATATCTGCTGCTGGTCTTACTACATGGACTGGCACTATTACAGGGACAGAAGATGATAAGTTTCAGTATACTGTTACTGGTGCTGGATTGTCAGCTTGTAGTTTAACAATTAATCAAAAATGGGCAAATAGATAAGGAGGAGTTTAGATGAATAAGTATTGGTATAAATTTAATGGCGGAAAGAAACCTATAGAAACTTCTATAAGTGAGGAATGCCCATCTGGATTCATTGGATTTACTGATGGGTCATGTATTGATTGGACTAGTAATGATTATATTAATGATATATTAACTCCCATCATACCACCAGAGCCACCCGCACCATATGTAAGAACTTTAGCAGATGCTAAAACTGAAAAGAAAACCTCTTTAAAATCGATAAGAGATTTTAAAGAAGCTAATGATGGATTTGTTTATTTAGAAAAAACTTTTGATTCTGATGATAGGAGTATTACTAGATTAATGGTAGCAGTAACCGCAGCGCAAACTGCTATTATAAATAATACAGTGTTTAGTAATATTACTTGGACATTAAAAGACAATTCCACTATAGAGTTGACTGCTCAGCAACTAGCTGAAGCGCCTATAGCTATCGCTATTACTAAAGGCAAATTACATGAGACATACAGAACACTATGCGATGTAACATTGGAAGCAGCAACTACTATAGAAGAAGTAGATGCTGTTGTGTGGACAGAAGTATAAAATAATGATAGATAGTACTAGATAATCTAGTACTATCTATTTTATAAAAGGAGGTTAATGTATGGCTAATATAGGGGAATACTTACCAACTCCAGAAGCTGGATGGGTACGATATGAAGATACTGATTCTATTGTTGCTTATTCTACCGATTGGGTGCATAGCGGTGCAGATCCTGCATATACAGGCAGCGGTATGTCGTATACATATACTATTGGCGCGACAGCAACTGTAACTTTTATTGGGGTGGGTATTAGAATTATATCATATGGTACAGTTAATCATAGTAATAGTGTCACGTATACAATAGATGGAATTCAATCTATTGTATCGCATTCTGATATAGGAGTTAAGGTTGTATCATATGAAGCATTAAATTTAACCAATACACAACATGTTCTAACAATTGTTAATAATACAGACAAAGCTGTTGTATTGGATGCTATGGATATTAGCATAATCGAAATACCAGAGGTAAATTGCCAATTATTTACAAGTGGATTATAAAAAATAAGGATGTGTATTTAAAATGGCTTTAGGAAATCCATATGGTGCAATGGTACGGTGTATTATGAATCCAGATAAAACAGTAGCGTATTTTTTAGATCCGAATAATTCTAATTATAAAATGGACGGAACGGCAGTTGACTGGGCAGTAGTAGAAAGTACTGGGCAAAATGTAATGGTACAAATACCTAAATTCTACTTTTGTAAAAAGTGGGATGCTAATACGCAATCTTTTTACTTCGGGGTGTCTAGTGTAATAAAAGATACTCCTACTATATCGGCGAATGAATGGGAAATACACCCAGCATTTTTCAAAGACCAAACAAAAGCATGTGATGATTCTACAGCAGTTGCGGTAGAAGTTCCATATAGATATATTGGAGCGTTCGTAGGGTACACTGATGTGTTGGGCAGATATAGAAGTATACCAGGTAAAACTCCAACCTCTAATAATATTACAGGACTTAGAACTGCAGCAAAAACTATGGGATTAGGATATTGCTTTTTCGATTATTATTTATTAAATGCTCTCCAAATGATATACATTACCGAATTTGGTAATCCTGATAGTCAGTCAATGCTTGGGCATGGTTTAATTACTGCAGATACAACTGGAACGACATTGGTAGATGGAAATAATAGTAATACATATGGAATAACTTCGGGAACTTCATATACTAAACCTATGACTTATAGAGGAATAGAAAATTTATTTGGACCTCATCATATGATATACGATGGTATATTAAATAGTACTGGAACGATAAAAGTGTCAAATAAATATTATAACAATTCAGGAACTGGATATATTGATTTGTGTACTGTTCCTAGTGCTAGTGGGTTTATTAAAAATATAAATACCGACCCAAATGGTGGATTTTTTCCATCGGCAACGAGTGCGGTTGCTAGTTGTGGGCTATATGATTACACCGCAACTCCATCTACAGGGATATACGCGTATACCACTCAAGTAAATAGTGCGACTAGTAATATATGTACATATACTGGTATTTTCTGTAACGATGAAAAAACATTATCTACTACGGTATGCAGCCGTTTGGCATTGTAGAGGTGATATAATATGAATGATGAAACTAGAATAGTAAGATGGCAAACACTTCCAGACGTATTTGATTTTGCTACTAATATTACCGAATCTGCAGTTTACCCAAATACTTTAGACAATGAAACTAAAATAGTAGCATGGAACACAACAGAAGATACATGGGATACAAATCCTCAGCCTATTATAAATGCCAATATTAATATATGCCAATTATATTGTTGTGGATTATAAAAAATAAATAGGGTATGCAAATTGCATACCCTTATATCTACTCTTTTAATTCTTCTCTAACTCTCATTAAAATCTTACCTAATAAATTTCTTCCTTTACCATTTACAGTACCCCATATTCTATCCCCCCAATTATTCTCTTCTATTAATTCGGCAGATCCTGTATCTAGTAATTTGTACTTTAATTCTTCGTTCTGCACAAACTTAGCAAGAACTACTTTATACATAACATCTTCTTTTATCTCTTCCCAATCTTTTCTTAATATAGCTCTTCTACCAGCTCTCTTAGCTTCAGATGGATTTAAACTACAGAAGAATTGTGCGCGTTTGACCATTTACATTTATAGCTTTGGAAAGCTGCTTCATTATTTAAGAATACAAATCCATCTACTTCTACTCTAGCTGAGTAGAAATTACTTAGAAAACGATAATACCCTATAAATCCTGCGATCTTGTTATCCATTATTCATCATCCTTTTCAATGTAATAATATTTAATGTTATATAATGGTATTATCATATCCTTCGGGTCGCATTTGAACTTTGCATGTAAACATGTATTATAAACAACGTTTATACTCACCAGCTGGTCAAATTCCTCAACAACATTATCTCCTACCCAGTGTACTACTAATTTCATTTTATACCTTCCTTTCTCCCATATAAGTTGCTCCTAGATTTACAAACAAATCTGCTAATAAATATCTATGACATTGCTTAGCCTTACAAAAACAAACGAATGTTACTTCTTCCATATTAAGTATCTTATTCCATTCTACTCTATTATGCATATAAGATACTCTCATCTTTTCTAGATATAATCTAGTATATTCTTCCCATGATATTATCTTATTCTTATGACCAGATACCATCTTCCATGTAGGAGTAAATGCTGGATTTATATCTTTCTTAATAGTTATATCTAATCTGTCTTCTCCTTTATAATCTACTCTAGCTGTCCATATCTTAACCATTATCCTATCCCTTTCTTATTTTTATTATTAATCCAGTTTAATACTGGGAATATAATAGTTCCCCATACATTTCTAACTAGTCTTTCCCACTTAGGCATACCAATGCAGATATTTAAGATATTATTATTTACATCTATCATAATATCAATCTGATCTGAAGAATTGTGTATACTTTCTATACTGACTCCGTTATTAGTAGCGTATAGTTGTTCTCCTCCATGACAGCTAATAGTATATACTTTAGTAAAATATGTAGCATCTAACAATCCAGAAGAGATTAACTCTTCTAGAGTATCTTTAGTGTTTCTTTCTACTCCGTTAATTATAATATTACCTTCTGGCGTTCCATGTGCTAATAAGAATGCTGATCTTCTTTCTCTACTCTCTGGAGTACCAAATAATAGAGCTGGTGTTTCTTTAGTGCTAGTTTTATATAAACAATTGAATATAGCGTCTATCACATCAGGCTCTAAGTTTGGAATACTTATCTTTTCCATATTATATACATCTCCTTTTAATATTGCTCATGTATATAATATATAATCGTACTATTTTAATATTTCATTCCGCCCTCCTCTATCTTATAAGATTGTATATATTGATATAAAAATCAATATTATATACCCCTATACTAATTTAGTATAGGGGTATATATTTTATCCTATATTGTATAATGTTTGCGAAGTCGGATTGGCAGCGTCTGTAGTTATCTTACCAGCCAATACTCTACTAAATTGAATTGAAGTCGGATCTCCCATTAGTTTTGGAAAATTATTTATATTTACTTTAGTTCTATCAGATTTGTCTCTACTGAAATAAATATAATTATCACTATTTGGATTTAGATATATCTCCTGTGACGGAATGGTAGAATAATAACCGCCTAAGAATATCGGAGTATCCTGTAAGTATGCTACCAATCCAGTAGAACCATTCAATCCAAAATAAAATAAATACCCATTACCATTAAAAGTGGTGTCTATAGATTTATCCGCCCCTCCATTTACATAATCGCGAGTGCAAGAAATAGCAGAGGTTGTCCATAAATTGAACTTATTCGTAGTAAATACACCAAAGTTAGAATCATATCCAATATAAGATTGAGAATATAGCAATGTAATATTTATAGAAAAGTCTGTAAATAATAAGGTCCCATCAGGTTGAGGAGATAATTTAACAAGTCTTTTACCATTAGATACTGTACCTGAGTAGTATATATAAAAATACATAGACTCATCTGAATTTATAAATATATTAGAATATATGCCCATTTGTGCATATGTTTTTAATTGTCCAATCGAATTATTAAAAAATTCCATCCATCCAACAGAAACATTTTTATGACTTTTATACACTCCAGTTGCGCAATCGTATTCTAGAATATATGCTAAACCCTGTTTAGTTGCATCTGTAGATGTTATATCTATAACCATTGCATATATTTTATTATTTATAGGATTGTACCAGCATCTGATATTCTGTATACCAGACGGTAAAGATGGAATTGTTAATATTGGAGTATTAGATAAACTTATATCTTTACCAGAAAAGTTTACTTCAGTGATTGTATTATCTCCAGTATTAATATAGTTCCATTTTACATTAGAGTCGCTATATCGCACACAGTCTATAGCATATTTGTCTAATGTATTATCATATATAGACCATAACCCACCGATAACTTCTAGTTTATTACTAGTACCATTCTTTTTATAATTTACATGACATACTTGTTCTCCATATTTATTTGAGAAACATCTGAAATACCAATTATTACCCATTAAAAATGGCTCTCTTTGTACTTTAGCCCATGGGCAAGTATCTGGAGGGTTTAATATCTGTTGGGTTGGAAGGATATATAATTTACTCATAGGCGCTGTCTTGACATCTATTCGACCAAAACAGTTCGATACATCATCTATAAATCTCCATCCTACATATATACAATCATCATAATAATCATATGTTAAAGCTGAAAACCTATGATGGTATTGTACAATACCATCACCACTACCATCAAACTTATACTCAGTATTCAAATCTATTGCGCTGGAAATGGTTCCACTACCATCTTTAAAAAATATTGGTGGGATATTAAATATATGAGCTAATATTGATGGGGTAGCTCGATGCAAACCATCAGAATTAAGAGCAACATTCCACCAACAACCAGTTTCAATTATTAGTTGTGATTTAGTATTTACATAAGTGTATGAACAAACGACTAAATCTAACGGATGATCAACCCACCAACTAGAATATATTATGTTAGCTTTACTAAACAATTGCACTTTTTTTATTAAGCTAAACGTAGTAGCATTATATACAGCTAACCATAATATTTTAGACGAATCCCAATATACCGCAGCTAATGTATCATATTCTGAAAAATATATTAAATTATCAATATTAACACTATTAACCAATGATGTTATATTTCTATATGTGGTCCATTTAGAGACATTGCCTGTACCGTTATGTAATATTAAATGATATACATTAGCACCGCCCACGTTTGCTTGTATAATTATATAATTATACCCAGCAGCTCTAACATCAATTGCATAATCGTTAGTTCCAAAATATGGAGGTTTAATTGGATCGTTTTCAAATACCCATGCTCCACTATCACTCATCCTATATGCTTTATATAGTTTTGTAGGGGTGGATGGATCATTGGATGCAGGGAAATATAGATTTAACCTACCCTCAAAATCAGAGATGATATGGTATGGTCGTCTGTTATTTATTGGCGAATATGACATATTAAACGCAGCTGATAGGTTGGCTTTAGTTTGATCTAAGAAGCCTATTTTAGGATTAAAGTTTAAAAAATCATAAGAATCAATATAATCCCGTATTGTATTCTCTTTAGTCCTATCATTCAAATCCATTACTGTAGTTATTGTAGTAGCTAATGCGCTAGAGTCCAATTTATTATTCCAATTAGTCCTATCAGTTGGAGCTACATGAATACTCGAATTGGCTTCATGCTCAGCTAATTCAGTCGAACTATTAGTAATCTTATCTTTAAGATCTTGAGTAACGTGTATCGAATTGTTGGTTTCATGAGTAGCAAGCTCCAATTCAGTATTTGATAAATCTGTTCTAAGATCAACTAATCTTTTCTGCAATGACGGAGCTAGCTCATCCATCGTTATTTTATTTTCTAAATCATAAGACATTAAATCACTCCCTTTATAAAAAATAAAGAGTGCGATAATTACACTCTTTATTATATTGTTTACTTGGCTTCGTTTAAGAGCATCTTTATAATGGCGTCTTTAAGGTCAACAGGTTTGTTAGGGCGTTTAGATATACTATAATTCTCTGTTTCTAATAAAATAATTTCTGGAGGCATAATATCAAACTGTGCGTTATAACTTGCAATATTATCTATATCTAACCCTTTCCCTTCTACTATCTCCCTAGCCACATCCGAATAATAAATAACATATCCTTCTTTTTTATGAAGAATACTAATCTTATTTTCATCAGAAAGCTTAGCCAGAGCCTCAGCAAGTTCATTTATTAATATAAGGCTTTTCTTATATTCTTTGCGTTTAGTTAATATATCCTCTAGTATTTGTGTTATAGAATTAGCTAATCGAATAATATCCATTTCATTATACACTTGTTTCTTTTTGAACTCCTCAGCAGCTATTAAAATAGCGGGTATATCGATTATGGTACTCCCCCTATCGATAATATCTGCTGCTAAATCGTAATATACAGTAAAAGGTATATCTTTCGCCTCTGATTCTACAGGAATGCATATTTTTGAAACCTCGAATAATTTTCCATTTTTGTGCAGCAACTCAATTGCCTTTGCCAATTCATTATTTTTATTACCCATTATAAATCCCCCTTATATTTTACGAGTATCATATATTTGTACTCATCTATATAATATATAATTCAAAGATGATAAGAGTGCACAATTGTGCACTCTTAATCTAATCGTCTATAGTATATCCATTATTGTTATTCTTAATCAAATATACTAGATAATTTAAACTTGTATCTGTAGTTTCATGTGCTTCCACATCAGTAACTCCATTATAAGTTTTCATTAGTCTATTCAATATAGTTCCCGATTCATCGGTAGGATCTGGATCTTCTGGAACTATAATAGAACCAGATAGATAATCTGCTTTTGGCACTATATAAGGAGTAACTGTTATTGTTCCATTTATATACTTAGGAGGAGATTCTATTAGATAGAACAGATTATAATACTGATATAGCGACATATATCCATCTGGAATATCATCCATGAAATCATATTCCCCTAGATTAAAGCTCCCAGTGATAGAATTTTTGTATGCTCCTTCATCATGTAGAAATAAATAAGCTAAAGTATTAGGTTTACTAAAGTCTAAACTAGTAGCTTTAACAGTATATAATTCTACTTTATCTACTAATACAGTGATCTCATTCTCAGCTAGATTGAAAAGCAATCCTATAAGTTTACCCTGCACATTAGGTATAGAAGTATCCACGTCGCTTATTTGAGTTACATTAGGATTAGAATTGCTTACTTCTGTATACGTATAGTTATGCCATTGTTTATGATATAGTGGCATTCTCATAGATTTAGTTGTTATTTCATTAATAGATCCACTGATACCAATAGATGCAGGAATCCCTATAATAGAATCGTCTGATAATACTCCATCTTTTACATACAACTCTACATATATTTTTTGGCTATATGGTATAGGAAGATTGCAAAATACATTTCCTCCATCTACTAGATAATTATTACTAGTTATAGTAGGAAGAGTATATTCAAATCTATCTGTTATAGTAGCGGTTTTAGAAACTAAAGTTAGAGATCCGTCTCCTTTTAGTGTATTAGTAACTATGATAATTCCAGATATAGCAGAAGATTCTTTCTCGTGAGTTATATCATTTACAGTTATACTTCCAGATATATTATCAATACTAGCAGATTGTCTATAATATTCTCCATATAGCGAGCTATACCCAGATGGTAAATATAATACTCCACTCTTACCAAAGTTTATATATCCTTTTAAAGAACACTTTACGTTTCCCCATATACAAAAATAAAAATCTTCTTCTTCATTTATCTTAAATAACGATGGAGTAATCGTATAGAATGGTTTACCATTGCTATAGATGGTTATTAGATTATTACCATAATCCACTCCGACTCCTATAACATCTGTTATTCCAGGAGTTCTGCACAGAATCTTACCAGGAGAAGTATGTGAGTCTAATGCGGTTTTGTTATACTTAGACATGATATCAAAATCTTTAGTATCGGTATAGAATACCGATCCAATACAGAAATCTGAATTTAGTACTCCAAATGCAGGTTCTTTATGTATCCCTACATATATGGGCATATTGTGATAACCTGTAACGTTACTATACGAATTGATAGTAAATTCAAAATATGTTTTACTATTCTTAGGAATAGGTTTACTCGCTATTAGTAAAAAAGTTTCATTTATAAGGAAATTGATTCCGTTTATACATATCGTATTATTTGGTTTGCTTACATTATTAAATGAAATCATATATACATCATCCATTATAATCCCTCCCCCTTCTTCAATTATAATGATGTAAACTCATACTATTTGATAAAAAAGAAAGAGGTAATAACCTCTTTCTTTTATGATAGATTTCCTAATCTTCTAAGTATTTCACTATACATTAATTCTCCTCTAGCTCTATCCTCATCTGTAAAAATATCTGGATTGTCGTAAGATAAATTATTTATCTTGCAGTAGATATGAAACGCTTCTGGATAGTATTGTTTTCGCATACGCATCCCAATCATTAAATCATCTAGCAATGAAGATGGTTCCGTTTCTGTACAAAAAGCAAATATTTGTGAAAGTTCATTATCTGGAATGACAGTAGCATATCCAATAGGATCTGATATATTAGTATGTGAAGCAATAGAAAGAGTAACTATCCTCTTTCTACACCCCAACATCATGCAAACTTCATATAATCCCATCTGATCTATATTATTCATTTTTATCACCTTCTTTTATCTTTTGATTATCGTCTAGTATATCTAAAAGCATACCATATATTAGTATATCCATAGAAGGATATACTATAGTATCTCCCATTCTTTTCCCTTCTTCTATTTGAATAGCTAACTTAGTAAGTATATTTTTACATTGCTCATCCGTTAGTTCTCTTTTGTGCAATCTCTCTATTTTATGAAATATTCTTCTTACATCTTCTATTGAAACTGTTATCGATACTGATCCTTTTACTTCGTCTATTGTTACCATTGACTTATATCTCTCCTTTAAATCCTTTTGCTCTCGTTGATATCTCTAATAACTTTTTGTTCTTTTTATTTATACCTTCTGAATATAAATAGAAGTTTACCATTCCATTAATTCCTAAGACCGCAGTTGACTCATGCCCTTTCTCGAATGAAGTAAGAGCTTTAGCTATAATATTTATATACTCATTGTCTGATAGATTTACATTTAGTTTACTCTTCTCTAGATTTCTCCTTATATCTGATATCGATACTTCAAGAGATACAGTTCCCTTCTTCCTATCAATATTAATCATTATCTTAACCTCCTTATACATTATTCACTTATATAATATATAATCAAAAAATAAAGAACAAGTATACAAACTTCATTCTTTATTTTTTAAGGCACTGATAGATAAATATATTCTATATCAGATTTTATTATAACTATCATTCCCTTCCGTATATTATCGATACCATCCATGTATAGATCGTGCATTGATAATACGTGAACGAAACAAACTGAATAACCAGAACTCTAGAACATCATAATTTATACCTTCGTTATCATCGTTTCGATTGAGTGCTAATTTCAAGACTTTAAAGCATTCTTCATCGGTTAGATTGTTACCATTTTTAAACCTAATATTTCTATCCAGTATGAGCTGCTTTACATCTTTAACTCCCCATTCGCGATATCCAGTTTTACGATTTTCATTAATGTGAATCATTTTAATAACCCTCTCCTCTTAAATATTTTTATATAATAAGTATATTGTATACTTTATTCACATATATAATATATACCTGAAAATTATAATACTGATTGAAATATAAGATAAACAAAAAGAAAGAGATAGCAATTTGCTATCTCTTATATTTATTACTTCGATAAACTATTATTTATTACACACCATGCTACTCTGTTTCTATCATACACTGCAATAGCTGCATAATACTTATCTTGGTCTGGATAATATGTAACTCTAAGATATGCTGGAGTTCCCTTATCGTCAAAGAAAATCAAGCTTTCTCCATTGGGATCGGTATAGCCTTTGCCATTAACAATATTGCATTCTCCACCAGCTTGCCAGATAAAGTTACTTGTTTTTCCATTACTTGTGTTATACCATTGCCCACTAGCAATTTGCACAGCTTCATCATAATTAAAATGTTGTGCACTAACAACTCCTAACGATAGACTAAGATAACACACAAGTACCATTAACAATAGACTGATCTTTTTCATAATAAATCTCTCCCTTTAATATATAATATAGTTTATTCATGTTTATAATATATCACTCAAATAAGTTTTGCTGCGTTTGTTTGTTAGGCTCATATAACTCTAACACTTCTTCTAAAGTAGTACCAATACCAGAATATTGAGATCTTTTAGATCTAAACGTTAGGGATATATATGTAGGAGCTATTGTATATCCATCCAATGAACAGCTAATGTGACTAACTCTGCCGTCTAGTTTTTCTTCATCTCTGCGAAAATGAACTAGCTCAAATACGTTTTCATTAGGCATAGTTTCAGTCATAATCTTTTCGATTTTATCATTAATCTCACTATTTGATGATACTCTTAAAACGAACTTACTTGTAATTCCCCTATCTGGATATTCCATAAACTGTAAATTATTGTATAATAAAGTGGATAGATACTTGGCATCCTCCTCTGGTAATAATGAAGGTGCCGATACAATGGATACATGAGAGGTAATAGAATTGGCATCGTCGTATAAATACTTTGAAGATCTACCCATTATAGAAGTATATATTTCGTTACATATTTCAGTTATATCACTATCCGACTCGTCTGTAAGTGGAACAATCACACAATAATCAAATGTGTCTGAATTATCTTCTTCTTTAACTTTTTCTAAAGAATACTCAATATCAATATTAGGTTTATCTTTAGATAGTTTAAAGAAAGTGGTCATAGGAAGATCTGGATTGTCTCTGCACTTATCATATGATATTTCTCCTGCTTCTAATGGTTCCAAAAGAGGACCATAGACACATACGTATTTGTATAAGGTTGGGATATCTGGATTCAGTTCAATCTCTCTAGTTTGAACTATACCAGTTTTTTCTATTGTTTTCATATACTCTTCATATTTCTCTTTAGAGGTGAATGCTTTTTCCTCACCATCGTATTCGATCAGAAATATTTTATTCATTTTCGCTTCTCCTTTTCAATTCAATTTCAAAGAGTTTGATTATCTCCTTAGTTGCTGGATATGTTACGTCTCTAGATCCGATGCCAGTTATATTATCATACAGAGATAAATCTGGAAGTTCATTAGCTCCTAGACAAATTATATAGCCATCCTTTAGACGCATCCATTTCTCCAATCTAATATCAAATATATACACTGGTATCTTTTTCATTATAGCCATTTGTACCGCCCATCCAGTTCCGCCATCTACAGTATCGTTAGGATTCAGCTTACAAGTAGCGATAACACAATCACTATGTTCTATTTGATAATAATTTCGACATAATAGCTTCCTAACATAGCCAGGTGGAATACTTCTCTTAAGAACTTTATTAGCTTCTTTCACATATTGAAGAGCAATCTTAAGTTCTTCTTCTGTATGGATTATGATGTTTGGTTTCTTCATAGCTGGCGGTATTGTTACGTTGTGTTCTTTGAATGTGTGAATATCTACATCCACTCCTATATTTAGAGCGCATCTAGCAAATATAGTATCAGAACCTTGTGCTCCACCTGAAATTAGTCGTTTCATCTATCATTACCTTCCTTCCCTCATTCTTTTCTAGATTAGTAAACCAAAATTGGCATCTTGTGCATTTAGTCATTGGTGGGAATTCGTTGTTCCCACAGTGCTTTTCTTGCATATCACAACCACTAATTTCACACTTTCTAAAACATTTTTGGGTGAAATCTTTTAAAACTGGTATAGTATATACTGTACTTCCTCTCTTATCTATACCACTTTTGATATTGAGTATATCTCGTAGATCTACTCCCATACTGATCAAAGGATCAATAATATTATCAAATGCACTACTTGGTGTGATGCCATATGCAACTAATAAAACTCTATCTTCTGATACTACAGAAATACAACTTAGATCTCCTTTCTTATCTCCACTAGCTGCGTCCACTCCGATATATAAAACATCCGATTCTTTTACCATAATATCCCTCCTCCTTATTAAGTTATCTATTTGTTTGCGCTTAAGTAGATAACTATTCACCTATATAATATATATTTATATCTTAGTACTTATACAAATAAGAGCAAGGTATACCAATATGGTATACCTTGTATATTAACTATATCTAGTGGCTTTAGTAATTTTAATAAACCCATAAACTGCGTTGATCATGAGATTAATATAAATATCGTATGGGGTAATCTCCGAATCTGCCCATGAATCACAGAACTCTTTGAATGGCTCACGTATGAGTTCCATTGCAGTTTCAGAGCAATTCATTCCAGAATCAGTATCGGCTTTTAAAATCCTAGCTAAGAATTTACCAAGTGTACGGCTAACACTGTTAGCAATACCGCCAATAATACAAGCTTTATAGCTATATTTATATTTTCTATCAATTATCTCTAGAGCTTTAGCTTCCAGTACAGCATATTGTTCATCGGTTAACCCTATGGTAATTCTGCATTGTTTCTTATCGTTATCATATTTAGTATATTCTGCAGTTGTTACTCCTATATGGGTCGCTTCTAAGATGCATTCTCCGTATCCTTTCAAATCATCAAATTGAATAGCAACATGAGACATAGCATCATTAGTAGAATGCTCAAATGCATTAATAATAATACCAAATAGCCTATGCATTAAAGTAGTTTGTCGGTTTACAAATATAAAGGTAACTTCTTTCATTTTAATCACTCCGTTTAAATTATTTTGTATTGGTAGGATATTTATCTTTAGCACTATTGAATATTGAATTAACAGTGTGCTCAGCTGTTTGTTTTCCTATAAGCATAATATAGAAAGCTCTCAATTCTGGTAGGTCGAAGTGTACTAATGTCGGGTATAATGAATTAAGAGTCCATGCCGTTATGTATATTACTATAAAGAATGAAGTTCCGTTTAGTATCTTTAATAAAGGTATATGTAAATAATCTCCTACCATATTTATACCCTTAGTTATTTTCTCCTTTTCTGTAGGCTCTACAACTTGTTCTGATGAGTCTGGTTCTTTCTCTAACGATATATCAGATCTAGTAGTGGTATCATCTTGAGCTTCCATAATTGCATCCCTCCTTCTTATCTTTATGTTCCAGCTAGCTAGGTGTTAAAACATAGTAATAAAATACTTAAAGGTTTAGGTATTTAATTTTATACGAAAGGACAAGAATAATGAATAATGCATCATCTAACATTAGTCGTATATTAGCGACATCGCTTCTATTGTTTTTATTTTTAGGAATTTTGCAAGGATTATATAGCTATGATGAAACCAAACAGAAAGAAGAAAAACATATAGAATCCGTACGTGAAATTCGAGAGCTACAATGGCAAACAATCGAATCTATTATTATAGATAATTATAATAATGCTGAAACGTTTGCAGGAGGAATACGATCTAATATAGAAGTTAAAATATTATCATCGTATCAGGACAAGAATAAACTACAATATGATCTAGAAAATCCAAATTCAAATGCCCAAATTTATAATATTTTGGCTAGCGAAATAACTGGAAAGTATCTAAACAATATACACAATGATAACAATGATCCGTTTGTTGCATCTAGAGAGGGAGTATTATCCGATCTTAGTCTTAATTGCAGTCCAGAAGATACTACATTTAGAACATGGGATCAAGAAGTAGCTATGCATACTAATAAGTCTCTAGCTAATAAGGCAATCAATTCTATATTATTGCAATCTAACAAACCAATATTTTGGGAATTTAGAAAATCAAATAGGTTGAGTCATATTACAATTGTCGAGATGGATCTAAAAGAACTGAAGAGTGTATTTATGCAAGAAGGGCTTGATGGATTAGAAACATATGAGTTCTTAAAACCTGTGTATATTCAACAACATGGAGATATCTTTGGTGCTCCAGATGTTAATAATATCGGTATTAGATATCCTAATTCTAAAATAATCATTATCGCTGGTTTTAATATTAATGATATACTCTCTAAATATCATAAAACTACCATGAGTAAATATGATACATTAATAGATAGGATGAATGAATATCATAAACTAATGCAGCATAGATTTAATGTTATAAATACAGTTATTTGTGTTGTACTATTATTTTGTATCGTATTTACTGCAATTATCAATAACTATGTAGTATCGGTGATACGAAGAAAAGACTGTGAATTAAAAAATAGATAATAGTGAAAGGATGACATTTGATAATGATTGATTTGATATTGAATAGTATATCTAATATAGAGTCATCATTGTTATTCATCATTATCACAGCATTAGCAGGAAGCTATGGAAAAGAATATATGCGTATAATGAAATCTGATCATCCAGAGCATATATCCATATCGAATGTGTTACTATCAACTTTCACCGCTACTTTAGTTATATATGGATTGTCAAATATAATTATAGAAAGGTTTGGTGAAAAATTCTTAACATTTGCATCCTTTGTATGTGGTCTTGTTGGGTTTCAATTAATGGAAAAATTATCTACGGTTGATGGAATTCTTGGTTTGTGTAAACAGATTAAAGGAATTGATAATAATGATAGAAGAAAGAAAAAAGAATAATTATCGTTTACCAAAGGACCATTAAATAAATGAATGTGATGATTTTATTAGGAGCTACAATTGTAGCTCCTATATTTACTTTGCTAAACATAGAAGTAATATAATAAGGAGGATTAAAATATGAAATATTTAAGTGATTTATGGATACCAGATCCTAATAAGTCTAGACTTTTTCGCGTAGTGGATGATGAATTCCCTACCGCATATGAAGCTACTGGAGGTACTCCAAGAGCTGTTCTAGTTGATGTGAATATGGTAGATGTTTGGGTAGTTAACACTGGAGCCAATACTGTATCTAAGTTTACAAATGGTGTTAGAACTCTCGACATCCCTGTTGGTAAATCACCAATGGGTATTGCTCAGAATGCTATTACCAAAGCTATCTATGTAACTAACTTCAGATCCAATACTGTAAGTAAGATTGTTGATGATAAGGTTGATAAAACAATTTCAGTTGGAGTTGGTCCTAGAGGCATTGCTATCACACCAGACGGAAGTGTTTATGTTACTTGCTATTTAGCTAGCACTGTAAGTAAGATCGTTGATGATACGCTAACTAAAAGTGATATTAAAGTAGGTCGCAATCCATATGGTATTTGTGTGGATAAATCTAAACACGTATGGGTAGCAAATGTTGGATCTAATACTATATCTAAAATATTGGGTAGTACTAAGATTTTAGATATTGCGGTTGGTAAAAATCCACAAGATGTTTGTGCTGATGATAATGGGAGCATTTATGCAAGTAATTATGCTTCCAATACTGTTAGTAAAATTGAAGATGATAAAGTTAGTGATACTATTCCAGTAGGTAAAGGACCATTTGCTATTTGTCCTTCCGGAGATGGGTTTATTTATGTAGCTAACTATCTGGATGCTTCTATTTCTAAGATAAATGATAATGCCGTAATCTTAACTATTAAGACATGCGATAATCCATGTCCTGTTGGCGATTTTACTGGCTATAGAACATATCTTGCATTCAAATCAAATAGTGGCGCGAATGATAAAATTTCTTATGCTGATTTGGATACAGCTTTGCAATCATTAGTTTCTGCAGGTGGAACTACTAGTTTAGCAGATGCTGTAGTTACACATGACGATTCTACTTATACAACAGTAAAAGCTGCACTAGATCATTTGTTATATACTACGCCTCAGATCACTTCATTCACCAATAACGTGAATACTGTTGAAATGGGTAGTACTGTTAATTCAGTAACACTTAACTGGGCATTGAATAAAGTTATAGATTCTCAGTCTATTAATAACGGAGTTGGCAGCATTGCCGTTGGTACTACAACTAAGGCACTATCATCTCTGAATATTACTAGTGATACCACTTGGACTTTATCTATTGCCGATTCTCAAAATACTGTAACCAAATCAACTTCAGTAAACTTTAGAAATAAACGTTATTGGGGAGCATCAAATCTTGATGTATTAGATAATGCTGGCATTTTGGGATTGGGTTCTGAATTTGCTACTGATTATAGTATGAGTAAGACATTAGATGCAACTGGTGGCAAATACTTATACTTTGTAGTTCCTAGCTCATTTAATTTAGATGCTTCTAAATTTAAAATTGGAGGTTTGGCTAATTCTAACTGGACTAAGACTACTGTTGCTCTTACTAATGCTAGCGGATATACTACTAACTACGACGTATTCAGATCTGGTAATATTCAAACCGGTTCCGCTATTCCTGTAGTCGTAGGGTAGAATTTAAGAACAATTAAATAAGGAATACATATTCCTTAAATTTATATTTTTGGAGGATTAATAAAATGGCTAATCTAGCAGGCACTAACGTTGCGGCAACAGTGTTGCCTTTTACAGATGGGGATACTTTTGCGACTCATGATGCAGCATATGGTAAAGGTGGTCATAGAACCGTCGCTACTTTTGTAGAGAGAAATGCAATTCCAGTTGATAGAAGAGAACTTCTTATGACTGTTGCTGTCGTTGGAGATGGCAAAACTTATAAATTAATTACTAATCCTGCAGAGGCTGCTACAGTAGATGCAGATTGGGAAGAAGTGGTTACTGGTGGATCTGGAGCTAGTACAGCTGATGCTGTTAGTTATGGCGTGATGACTGTGGCTGAAGCTTTGGATAAACTATTATATTTGGCTCCATTGATCACTGCATTTACTAACGATGTAAATACAGTTGAGATTGGTAGTACTGTTAATGCAATTAACTTTAACTGGGCATTGAATAAAACGGTTACTTCTCAAACAATCGACAATGGTATTGGTATTATCGAGCCTGGTACTACAACTATAGCTGTTGAAGGATTGATTGTTACTGCAGATACAGTATATACTTTAACGGTAGATGATGGTACTACTCAAGAAGGTCATACTATTGCTAAAACAACTAACGTTCGTTTCTTGAACAAACGATATGTTGGTGTATCGGCATCTGCTACATTGGATGATGCTGGTGTTATCGCTCTTACTGGTGAATTCGCTAGTTCTAGAGCAATGAATAAAACTTTAGATGCTACTGGTGGTAAATACCTATATGTAGCTATCCCTACATCATTTGCATGCGATGTCAATAAGTTCAAGATTGGTGGATTATTCAACTCTGCTTGGACTTTAGTAACTAGAGCATTTGTAAATGCGAGTGGTCATAGCTCTAGTTATGATATCTTCAGAACAGATAGTATTCAAACTGGCGCTGCTATTAATGTAGAAATTGTATAATATATGAAAGGAGCCAAATGTGGCTCCTTTCAATTTTTAAGGAGGTTAAAGCTAAATGGCTAATTTACGAGGAACAAATGTATCAGCAGCAGTAGTGCCATTTACCGATCAGGATAGGTACGCAACTCATGAAGATATCTATGGTAAAGGTGGATATAGAGTTGTAGAAACTCTGGCTGCACGAAATGCTATTTCATCGGAAAGAAGAAAAGTACTGATGAAAGTATCAGTAACAGAAGATGGTAAAACATATACCCTAAAAACAAACCCAGAAGGTAATACTACTGATACTGACTGGGAGGAGGATGCCGTAGGTGGAACTACCAATTACGATGATCTTACTAATAAACCTACATCTTCGGTAGCTGATATTGACGATGCTGTTGCTAAGAAGCATTCTCATGTGAATTCTTTGGTATTAAATAAATTTACTGAGCAGAATGATGTTATCTTTTACAACGGGCAACCAATCTCAACTTCAGGGGATACGTATGGTGGAGAGTTTGCAACTAAAGCAGATTTGATGGCGTATGCTACTCCATACATTGGATATTCTTATATTGTAACTTCAGATGAAGATCAATCTGGATTGAGAACTTATTATAAGTATATTACTGGTGGGACTTGGGTATTGATGGGTACATTCTCCGATGTATTATTAAGTGGTGGTTCAAACTCATATAATATGCAATGGAATAGTCCATCTGATATTGTAGCTGGTACTACTAAAGTTCTTCCTACTCCATATACTTCTACATTCAATGTTGTAGCTCCAACTGTATTGAAATTTGAATCTGGTGAGCAGAATATAGTAAAAACTGTTAGTGAATTTGATAATGGTTCGGCTACTTCTTTCAAATACGATCCAAATTTTGTAGAATTTGTTGGTACTGATGCGGGAAGTGGAAGTCAAATGCGATTAAAGACTAATTATACGTATCCATTCGTAAAAGATACTACTTGGACTGGAACTGGGCAATATGCTGAATGCGATATCGATATGTCTGTCTTCAAATCAGTTGAAAGTATAACGGTCAGATAAAGGAAGTGAAATTATAAATGGCAACTATAGGAGAACAATTATTACTTCCAGAAACTGGCTGGAAGCGTATAGATGATAATGATATCAATATCGCATATAGTAGTAATTTTGTATATGGGATCAATGCAAATTGTTATAATGGGACTTTCCACCAAGTCAATAGTGGCGGAATATATAATGCATCTTTTAACTTCTATGGCACTAAATTTCGATTAATCGGAATGATGCATTCGGCGTATTATGATAAACCCACTATTACAATAGATGGTACTAAATACGATTATAATATAACTTCTACTGGGGTGATATACCAAGCTTTAGTATTTGAAAAGACTGGATTGCCATTAGGAGAACATAGTGTCAGTATAGATTGCTCCGTTAATTCATACGGAACAATGGTAGATGCTATAGATATAGATGATATTGGGTATTTATCACAATACAATCCTAATCCAACAAAATATCTAGCCAAAACATCTGATGGGCATTATCATTCTAGTAAATCTGGATCTTGGGTAGATTTAGGAATTCCAGCTGATACCCAGACATTAGAACAACTATTTAAAGACCAAGGTGAAGATGCCTGTCCTACTCACGCGTATTTATTACAACTAGGAGCTAATACAAAAGTATGTTATTGGAGGGGCAATGCATCGGCTCCAGTTTTAAATGCGAATATAACCTCTGTTCCTAATTCACAGTTTATACACGCTAAAGACGATATTAGTCTTAAATCCTATTCCAATCTTGATTGGATTCATGTAAACGATGGAACAACTGGATATGAATCTGGTAATGGTAAGATAAGATTATTAGCAAGCATAGATAGCGGGGTAACATACTATTCATATAACACCGATACTAGCATATGGGGTAAAGTGTTAGACACAACTGATGTAAATGATGGATCTTTCGATACAAATACTAATACTAATAGATTCATCCCATCAGTAACTGCTTTGGGCAGAATCTTATCGCAGGGTATGAATGTAGTTACATTCAATGCTGCCCCATGGCAAGATTGGACTATAAATAAGGGATATACTAATATTAGATTTGGATATTCTCTTGATATTGCAGCCTCTACAGATATTGCATTTACTGATAACGCTAAACTGCAATATGACGGTCAAGGTAAATGGAAAGGCGCTATTAATGGAACGGACTACAATTATTATTATGATAATTCTAGCTTAGAGTTATCATTTATAACTGGTGGATATAGAACCAAAGTAAACTATTAGCATTTTAAGGGTACTCTAATTAGAGTACCCTTAACTTATTAATAAAAGGAGTGATTAATATGGCTAAACCAATAATTTCATTATTAGATAGCACTAATACTAATATAGTAGAAGAGTGGAGTGTGGGTGTAGTTAAAGCAAATAGTTCATCTTCTATATTAGAAGTAAATGTATGGAATAATAAAGGTGGGACTACAGAAGTAGCTGATCTTAGAGAAGCATCAGTTACATGTTTAGATGGTAATGGAGGAACAACTGGAGATGTTTCTGTTGGTAAATGGTTAAAGGTATTAGTTGGAACTACAGCCGATACAGATAATATTGGGAATAAACTTTATACTGCAGTGGGAGGGTCATCTTCAGCACCGTTAAGAGCACAAACAGTTCCATCTTCATCTGGCAATATCATTAAGGGATCTGCTAATGATGGAACTGCAAATAGCGGAAATAACTATTGTAATTGTAAGTTTAGATTTGACGTTCCAATAAATGCAAACAAAGGTACTTATCCATTCAAGATACAAGTAAGAGGATATTCAGTATAATTTATAAAGACTATGGATTTTCCATAGTCTTATATTTCATCTATAGGGGAGTGTATAATGGAACAAAAATTTATGTGGTTTGCTAAATATAACGATGGATCTATAGTATATGAATTAGAAGATGATAAAGAAAATGATTTCTATTCTATAGATAAAGATAAATTAAAAGAGTTCGGATTGGTAAGTAAAGATAGTAAAATTTCTTTCGATATAGATAATGGTATATTTACTGTATTAGGCGATACATTAGACTTTAGTATAGACGATATTAAAATATCAGGACGAGATGAAAAGTATAATCATATAATTCAATATAAAGAACTTCATAGAGACTTTGATATAAATACTAAAAAATCTATATCCGAGAATGTAATAGATGCCTTCCATATTGGATATGAGAAAAATATAAAAATAGATAGATATAAATCTATCATAATATCTGTAGTTTGCAGGGTAGAAGTAGGTAAGCCTATAAAATTAGGATTTGTTATAGCTACCAACTTCGAACTAAAAGGTAAACTATATGTAGATAGAAATGGTGATATTGATAAGTTTCCTATAGATGTGTATGTAAATAGAGGGGGATATAAGCTATATGAAAAAATCATCCCTATAGTAATATAAATGGAAAACATGTAGGTAAAAAATAAATGGGGGTATTCAAAATGGCAATCACAATTAATAAAACATATCTGATTATAGCATTAGTAACGGCAGTGCTTTGTTCGCTGGTTACATATCATTTTACTGCTAAATATTATAGTGCTAAATATGATACACTAAATGAAGATTATACTAATTTCAAGGCTCAGTATTCTTCTATCGTTAAAGAGAAAGAAGATGCAGTTATTGCTCAAGCATTAGCGGAGAAGAAAGCTAAAACACCAGTAAAAGAATTAGTTAAAGGTGATACTGTTACTGAAATTCAATATGTAGAGAAAGAATCGAAAAAGGATTCTGGTTTGGAGATGACAAGTACAGTTGATCCTGTTTCTGTTACGTATAATGGCAAGACTGAAGAATTAGCTACCAAAACTACAGATGGAAAAGAAATTGTAGATGGTAAATTCGTAGTTACGCAGAAATCATCCACTACTATAGATATCGATGCTATTGTTAAACGGGAGATTGCTAATCGTATACTAGAAGACGAGAACCAAAGACTATTATTAGAACATGATAAAGATGTTCTTAAAAGACAAAAATTGCAAAATACAATATGGGGTACAGTTGCTGGTGTTGCTATTGGCAGATTAACTAACTAGATATAAAGGATAGCATATTGCTATCCTTTTATTTACTGAGAAAAAATAAAGAGAGTTTATCCTCTTTATTTTCTTTGCATTATTGTATAGGTAGGGATTTCATGGTATCTAATGTAAACTCTAACATCTCGACTAATAGGGCTTTAGCGTTTTTACCTATAAGTTTAACAGAATATGTAGCAGATTTTAATTCAGTTATTTCTTTAGGCAGATATTTAAATGACTGCAGTGCTTCTTCAACAGATGCTATTGTATCCATTAAATCGTCTGATCCTTCGAAGATTACTTGGCTGTCTGAGCCATTGGAAACGATCATTCTACCAGCCATACGATCTTGATATCTAACCATAGTACTCTCTTCTATTCTAAACATAATAAACCACCTTTCGCTAGTTGTACTGCCAGCTCAGTTAATTTTATTATTATTCACATATATAATATATGCTTGAAATAACGAAGTATTACAAACCCCTATGCAATTAGCATAGGGGTATATTTTATTTAGTTTTAATTCTAGAACCTTTATAATTATTAGCAGTTATCTGCTGTTCGTTTACATATTTCAAGTCTACATATATAGCTATGAAAGACATGGCATTAGTAAGAACCTCATTAGACTTCAAAGTATATGTACCCCAGTCTATTGATAATGGTACTTCTTCAAAGTTATTAAAAAGTTTGATATCGATAAATACAGATGGGGATAAGAATAAAGATTTAGTATAATCTGCAACTTCTTTTAGCTTTCCACTTCCACTAGTGAATAGTTCTTTTAAGTCTATCTCTAAAGGAAGTTTAGCATTATATTCTTCTTCACTCTGCATGAAGTCAAATGTTACAAATCTATTCCATCCTTTATTATTAACTTGTGGAACTTTAGTCATACATAGTTCATATACAGTATAAGTTCCATCCATATTTTGTCCTCTAATCAACTCATGTTGTTCTAGAGAATAATAAGCGTAGAACTTAGGTGTAGGAAATCTAACCGCACAATCAAACTGAACAACAAAGTTATTCTGCAATTGTCCTTCTCTTTCTCCATCATCTACTGTTACCTTCTCTGTTCTTGTATGAACATACATCTCTGTTAGCTTCAGAAAGTATTCAAACTTTCCTTTTAGATTTCTCATCTTATACATAAATGGCAAAGCAGAATTTCTATTAAGATAATGCATAAACCCAGTCATATCCACCACGGCATTATTCTTAACAGCAAATCCGCTATCTTTAGCAACCCTAAGCATAAGATCTGTGGGTATGTGGTAATCCATATCTACGTATTTTGCTTCTGTTCCGTGGCATTTAAATGCCATTTGAATAAACTTAGCTAGATCCATTGCATGTGCTTTAGATGATACTTTAATCTTAACCGTGAAGTTCATCATAAGTATTTCCATTGCTATAGATATGAAGTTTTTCTTAGTTAAGTCTTTAAAGAAAGCATCTCTATAGCTACATTTATTATAGTGCAGATTAGTACCATAATTATATAGATCTAGGTATTCTCTATCGAAGTCCATATCCGCTTGATGAACTATAGAGAGGGCAGGCTTTAATCTCTTAACTAATTCATTCTTACTTTTGTTTCTAAAGTCATCTAAGATATTCTTACCATCTATATATTCACTCTTAAAATAATCTTGTTGAAACTTGGATTTTACCCATCCTCTTATATATTCTACACACATAGAATATGAGTTAGTAACGCTAGGAACACACAAACTAACATTTAAATCTTTATTTATTTCCTTTATAATCTCTATAGGTTTGGATGGTGGGATATATCTATCATTAGTATACATAAACATCAACTCCTTATAAAAAATAAACCTTTATCGATATGTTCCAGATAACTATTAATACGGCTATAACATAAAGATAAAGAATACTGTTCCATAGCGGTATCCTTTCAATTATAGATTAGAATTTATATACCCCTGTGCTTTCTCTCTGGCACAGGGGTATATACTGTCTTATTTTATATCTGATATGTCTACTATAAAATATTTATCCTGATAGAATTGTTTAGCTATATTAATATTGAGTTGCATAGCACTAATACTCGCCTGAGCGCTGACTCCAGAATAAAACTTTACTCTACTCAATATGTCCCAGGTTTCACTATTCTCTATAATATTTTGAAGAGATAGATCTTCACCCTTCATTACATATAAAGATGAAGGTGTTTTTAATACTAGCGACTTTACCAAGTCCATTTGAATTTGTGATTTTACGACATATTTCAAAATTATATTATATATAATAGGGTCTAAATCTTTCACAAATTTTAAATTTTCCAATTCAGCAATATCATTTTTACTAAGCATTTTATATCCCCTTTATATTTTATTCATAATTATCATCATATGGGTAAGCATCATAAGAAATACTGTTTTCTTAAACATATTATTCCTCTTCTGCTAGTGGAACATATGTCCGAATAGCATAATATCTTACACCTTGTTCTTCATGAATATTATCCTCTTCGTTGTCACTTGCAAAGAATACATGAATAATATTAGCGATCTCGTCATCTGGCATATGGAGTACAGCTTTTAATTTCTCTACTTCTCCATGTACAGCATTAGCCATTACTGCATACTCACCAATGGCTGGAAGTTCTTTAATATCTGCAACTAACATTTTATATCATTCTCCTTAAAATATACTAGAGGATAGCAATATGCTATCCTCTATATTTATTTAGTTACCATACTTAGCTTTAACAGCTTCTATCTTAGCAAGCTGCTCTGGTGTGTAATAATCTCTAGATAGATTAATCAAACCATTTGCATTAATAAGAATATCTTTATAGATATTCAATTGGTTATTAAACTTCCCATCGTTCTTAGAAATCATCATAGTATTTCTAGGATTAAAACAATACATTGCTGAATCCCAGAACGCTTTATTAGGAATATAGATAATATTTAAACAATCACCATCATAGTCTGATGCGAATAGGCTATTAACCTGGAGGGGCAGAGACATCGTGTAATCATCATTTATACCAATACAACGCATCGCCAAGATACTGCCGTAGGCAATCGTAGGCTAATTGTTCACGTTGAACGCTAATCAACGCAGTCTAAATTGGCATTTAGGCATCTCCAGTTTTTCTCTGGATGTACAGACCATATCATCTTCCGTTATATAACGGAAGCCTCTTCCTTCGATTTAAGAGCAATGCTCACCTGCTTAGGCTCTACTCCTCGATTCGTCCACTGCTGTTAACAGTGCCTTATTTTCATGACGTATTTCAGCCCCTATATCTCTGGATGGTCGTTGAACTTTTATCCTATAAAATATAGGATACTTAGCTGCTGATTATACATTGTTAATAACCCTTAGCACCCTCTTATTCGTAAGAGGGCTTTTATTTCAGCAATAGGTCATCCTAAAATATTTTTTCTGACTTTCGTCGGCATTCACACCTATCCTCTCGGATTATGTTGTAGCTATTCTAGGCTTTAGCACTTTCCAGCAATTCAAGAGGTTTGTTAACTCACAGTTACCTGTAAGGGGAACGCTAATTTCATTCCTATTAATTATAACATTGATTCCATTATTAGCTCTGATGAGATTTTCGATGATTTCTCTTACTCTTGGATTTTGCACCACTTGTGCTTTGTAAAATATCATATATGCTTTTGCATATGAGATATTATATGATCGTACTAAGATATTTATTATAGTCTGCTGTAATAACTCTACTAGACTATAATAAGAAAGTTTTACCTCATCAACTCTAAGAGTATGATCGGGAATGATTACTAGCCTAGATGTAAAACTACATCTTCCTCCAACTAGCATTCTAACAGATCCTTTTTTGTTAGAGCAAATATTCTCTATTTCTGAATAGAGTTTATTATACTTTTCTTGCATATCCCATAGAAGTGTATTTCGATACTTCTTATCTCTATATAGTTGAAGGTCGTCTTTATTTATCATAGCAGCAAGCTTTGCCATGATATTAAATATAGCATTTGTTCCCTCAAAGGTAAATCTTTTACCTTCTGTTTTGAATGGTCTCAAACCAGTAGAATATACTGGTATATTATGTATGAATATAAGATGTCTGTTAGCCATTATATCATCATAATATTCTCTTTTGTTTCCCTTGTTCTTCGTTAGAAAATAATCCATGATTTCGTCGAATCTTTGTTGGAATTCTATCATTCCAATTCCAGCAAATGTCTCATCGATTTTTCCTGCACGTTTGTTATACTTACGCTTTTGTTTCTTTTTGCTTATTCTCTTATCATATCTACCGACTGCGATACCATTAACATCGAGATCGATCTCTGGTTCGATAATATTCTCCAGTGTTCCGATCCCAATAAAATACGCAATAGATTTGTAGAGATTCGGATGGATTATAGCGTAGTCTTCTTTGATTCTGATCCAACCAAATATCTCAAAATCATCACCTACGAATTTTACTTTGGTTTTACATATTGGGCAGATTAAATCTTTGTTTCCTCTTCCTTGGGTACATCCACTTTTACAACTATACCGATCCATATAGGCATCTGGATCGTGTAGAGTTTTCATAAAGATCTCAGAATAGATAGAGTCTGTTCGTTTTAAGGCTTTGTTAATAGGTGGTGGTTCTTTGATAAAGAACCCTTTGTTTGTCGCGATGTCGTTTTCCATTTCTTGATCTAGATCGATTCTTTCGATTCTAGACCTATAAGTAAATTCTTCATTAAACGGATACTGTAGTTTTACTCCTAATTGCATTGCACATTTCTCCTCCTTAAAATCATATTCCTCTTACACCTCTATAATATATAGTCATATCTAATATTTATATCTATTTTTTATATTAAGATAGACTAGATTTTTACACTTATAACTTTCTAATAAGAGGAGGTATATCAAAATGTTTAATTCTTATAAATTTAGGTTATATCCAACAAATGAACAAATAGATCTATTTGATAAAACATTTGGCTGCTGTAGATTTGTTTATAATAAAATGCTTGAAGATAAAATAAATTATTATAAAGAAACCAAACAACCATTAAGAAACCATCCAGCTCAGTACAAAGAGCAATATCAATTTCTTAAAGATGTAGATGCTTTTGCTTTAGTAAATGCTCAAAATAATTTAGAGAAAGCATATAAGAATTTCTTTAATAGAGGGGATAAAGGATTTCCTAAATTTAAAAGTAAAAAGTTATCTAAATTGTCTTATAGTACTAGCAATATAAATAATTTTACTGCCATTAGAATAGAAGGTAAAAGAATTAGATTACCTAAAGCTGGTATGGTTAAATTTAAACAAGATAGACAATTTGATGGTATTATAAAATCGGCTACTATTACTAAGAACCCCAATGGTAGATATTATATATCAGTATTAGTAGAAGAGGAAGAACCAACAAAGTATACAACTTACCAAAATAATATCTTAGGTATAGATTTAGGAATAAAACACTTTGCTATTATGAGTAATGGCGAAACTATAGATAATCCTAAATGGTTTAGAAATGCTCAAAGTAAATTAACTAAACTACAAAGAAGATTGTCTAGAAAGAAACTTGGTTCCAATAATAGAAACAAAGCTAGAATTAAAGTAGCTAAGTGCTATGAGAAGATTACTAATCAACGTAATGATTTTCTTCATAAGTTATCTTCTAGAATTATTCGTGATAACCAAACAGTAGTTATAGAAGATCTAAGAATAGGCAGTATGCTTACGCCTTTCAAAGCAATAAATAAATCCATACACGAAGTATCATGGAGTAAATTTGATACGATGCTTAAATACAAAGCTGAACGTTATGGTAGAGATTTAATTATAGCAGATAAACATTACCCTAGCAGTCAACTATGCCATGTATGTAATTACCGTAATAGAGACGTAAAAAACTTAAATCTTAGAGAATGGGAATGCCCTGAATGTGGATCATTCCATGATCGAGATTTTAACGCTTCTATGAATCTTGTAAATTATGGACTTAACATATTGGATGGTAGACTAGGATATGTAGCTTAATTATATTTCTTATACTACGATATAAAGATATAAATGGGGTTGGGACGACCCTTTGAGCCTGCCGAGATAGACCAATAGGTTTATTTATGAAGCAGGAAGCCCATATGATGGGCAGTCCATATAACTGTATACTAAATTGGTTAGTACGCAGGTTAATTTAAAGTTCTTCTCGGTTTAAAAAACGATATCCCCAGTGGATTATGTCCACTGGGGATATTTTATAATATAATTCCTTCTTCTAATAGTGCATTCATTTTGACTTTGACTATACTTCTATGCTCTGGTTTACTAGCAATATTAGCATCTTTTTCTTCAATAAATGCACCAATAATAACTTTAATAACTCTATCCTCCTCACCAGTAGGATACTCTGCAACTACAAGGTATATATATAATCACAACACATTTTCTAACCTCCTTACATACCGAAAGCTTTGGCTACATCTATTTCATGTAATTGTACTTGACTATCATGGAAAGCTTTTAGTGCAATTACTTTCAGTCTTGATGCTAATTGTGGAGTTACTACACCGACATTTGTTATTTCTAATCTATAGAACAGATTACCTGCACATTTATTACATATACCCTTTGGATGTTCACATAAACTAGAGAACCGCATTTTAACAGTTTTGCCTTTATATGATTCTATGTTATCAGAAGTCAGTTCTACGAGATTACTTCCACTAACTATGTAGTTATACATAAGCATACTAGCATTCTTATCAGTAATAGTCATATTTATTGTTCTTGTAGTGCCACAGTCAGAACCAGCTGGTAATAGAGTTATATGCTGAAAAGATCTTAAGAAAAGTTTCTCCCAGTAACCCCCATATTGTGTCTTCTTTGCTCTAGAATAAGGACCAGCAGCTAGAGATTTAGCCATTGTACTATATCCATCTTTCTTAATACCATCTATATAATTATCAGTAACAACGTCATATCCTTTAGTAGGATCTGGATCTTTTATTGCCCCACGCATTACAAAGATATTCTTAAAGTTATTACCCCAAGAACCTTTAGCTCCAGATTTGTATAGATCCATAGATGGATCATCTGCTAATAATTCTTCACAAAGATCTAATAGTTCTTTCTCTATTGCGGCTACTACTTTCTCATCGCCTTTGGCAATAGCTTCTTTATTTTTATCTAATAGCTCTTTCTTTCTTTTAGCTATCTTATCACTGATAAGAAGCATATTCATTGTTACGCTAGGACAGAGAATATTAGAATAAGGTTGGAACTTTTGTGTTTTCATCAGATAGTCTTTCATAACTTGTAGCGTAATCTTATCTTCCAATACAGCATAGCTCATTTTAGAGTTAATCTTACCAGCGACTTTCTTATCTACAGGTTTGTCTATATATTGGAATAGTTCAAATAGATCCTTTTCTATAAAACACTTATTGAATATAAATAATCCCACAGTAGTTGTAAATGGTTTCTTGTTCTTTTTTCCCTCAGGACCGTAGGAATTAGCTGGTATTGTTATGATATCATATGGACTAAATTTTCTTTTATTCTCAAACTCTCCGAATGTATCCATTATAAAGGATAGACTAGTTAGTGTATCCATATCTAATGAAATAAAATAATCTATATCTTCTTTCTTGGTTATTGTTTTACTCATTCGTTTCAATGCTATCACCTCTTATCTTAATGTAATTCTTATAAGAAATAAGCAGAGTAGATAATCTACTCTGCTTTATAGTTTAGAAGTATATGCTATAATCGATATCGATACCCTTTTTCAAATCTATAAGGGCTTCATTAGGGAAGTTTAGTTTTGTTACTGGTCTGATATCTTGGTATACACTATATCCATTAATCTCTTTAGCCCATGCAGTACATAAAGAAATAGTATTAATTCTAGCATCATTCACGCCAGTAGTGGCAATAAAATAATCTCTACAATCATACGGGGTAACAGACATCTGCATTTGAGCAATAGTCTGAACTGGTAGAGTAGATGTACTATTATAAATATTACTATCTATAGGAGTACCATCTGAGAACTGTTGTATTAATCTAGGATCTGAATCGAACTTCTTAAAATAATATGAATAATAAGAAGCTGAAGTTTTTCTACCAAAGTACAATTCTTTTCTAGCTGAATCTGATAGATCTTTAGCTACTGGTCTATACTGAAAAGGAATTATAGAATCGACACCTATCCACTTTCTATAATCTTCTTCATACACTTGAGAATTTTGAGTTCCGCATCCATCTGTGCCTACACAGAATAGATAGATTTTATTAAGACCTGGAGTTGTAGAATAGGCAATATTGTCTAATCCTAAAGCACTATTATAAGTAGGAGTTATTTCAGATGAGGATGAGAAATCAAACAATGATCTAGCAATAAATCCAGCACCTGGAAGGATTAACTTGTTTCTGGCTGTAAATATTTCCTCTTTAGTTTCACTACATCTGACAACTACTTTAGTTTTTATATTAAAGTGATCTCTATCATCTTTAATACCAATTCCATCTATAAGATTTTTATGTATCATATATTGCGTTGCATCTATATTCATGTAATTATCTCCCTTCGTACAATTTATTATTATGTTGCCCAGAGCACTTTATGGTATCCAATAATATGATCTATTTAGTTTCTCTTTTACTCCTATACTATCATCTTTATCCAAAGTTATAATAGAAGCTTTTCCATCTGTAATTGTAATATAGTCTGGTTTCTTAAGATGTACTTGCATCTTCTGAGTATCGTATATCTTTATACTATTCTGATTCTCATCGTCTAATATAAACTGCACAGTCATCTGCTTTAGTACAACCTTATACGATTTAAAGAAATTTATCATCATGAATAGGTATTGTAGAATATATTCTTTAGATACTCCAGGATATTGATTGTAAATGAATTTAAAATCTTTACTGCTTATATATTCCTCTAGAATATATACTATATCAGATATCATTGTAACTATAGCATTTTCTCTAGTTTCTTGATCTAAGGTGTTCTTTATAATATTTAGAGAAGTGTATAGAACATTATCTTTCTCTTGTAGGAATGAGCTAAAACTACTAGCAGTTGTTCCGTCGTCCATTGCAAAGAAATTCATATTAAACTTCCATATCATTAAGCTATCATATAGCTTCTTCCATATAGCATAAATATCATAATTCCTAGCATGAACCATGTTATAGCATATAGTCTTATAAACATTCTTATTTGTTTTATAAATATTAACAAATTCTTCTAATGAAGGGATCTGACCCGATGGGCTATTAAATCCAAATACATCATAATCAGATGGAAGTCTGCGTTCATTTAAGATATATCGTCTAAGAGATTCTAGATCGGTAGTAAAATTGAAGCCTTTTACATATAATACTTTGGTTGGAGTGTCCATGATATTATCTTCCATTCCGCTATACAAGTAAGCTAACGCAGTCATATAACAGAAGATATGACTTAACTTAAATTGTTTACTAGCAGAGATAGTAGAAACTCCTATAGTTAGAAGATCTTCTTTAAATACATCGTCATACAGCATATTGTAGAAGTATGATATCTCGAAAGACATATCTGTCAGTTTTAGTAAGTACTCCACAGTCATGTATTTGGTTCTAGCATAGTTAAATTCTTTCGTCATAATAGCTGATTTGATACTATTATGAATGGTATCATTAGCATCTTCCCCATCCCAAAACTGATCCGATACAGTCATGCTATTATAAGATTTGGTATTGGTTAGTTTCTTTATATAATCAGTATTGGTTTTAGCTTTTAATGGAATCTTAATGAATTTCAGATCAGCGTCAGTATCATAATCTTCTACTATAGTTTTGATTAGATAGGAATCTTTATAAACGAATGTAAAAGTAAGTGTTGGATAGTTCAGAATATCATTAGTATTAATGAATGATAATCCGTTACCGAGAGCTTCAAATGTACTTTCATCGATCCTAGATCGTTGACTATCGACAAAATAATTCCACTCATTTTCTATATAATCCTTAAATGGTACTGGCATGTCTACAACTAAAGCATCATCAATTCCTAATGTAGTAGAAACTGTTTTTTCTTCTACTATTAGAACATTCTGCATATCTAATAGATATTTATTATTAAAGATGAATAGTACGACTATCTCATCACCCTTTTTAATATTATCTATATCGATAATGCAATTAAATTTATTTACCGTTATGCGTTCTAGTTGTACTAATAAACTACGATGTATAATAATACATCCTTGAGTAGTTTGTTGATATGGATAAAAAGGATAATCTAAATAAAACTCTTTTTGCCCGTCCCCTTCGGCAATTAGAACTTGTTGTTTAAATTTAATCGCATAATCACTAGTTGTATTATATACGAAAGTATAATTCAACTGTGTAGATGGAAGATAATGATTAGGGCTAAGTATAATAGTAGATTTATCAGTACTGAAATTATACCCCGTCCCTTCTTCTAAATATTCTCCGTCCATATCAATAATGACTTTATTTCCTTTAACCAAGAAATCCGAGGTTGGATATTCTATATCGAAAAGGGTTTGAGAATCGGTATCTACAATTCTAAAATCTTTAAGAACTGATATGTTAGAAGCGTTTGGTCCGTGCACAAACTCTAACTTTAACTCCTCTCCTACATTTAAACTTTTTTCTCGGAGTCGTATAGTGTTACGATATATATCGTAACAATATTCAGATATATATTTATCTTTTATTTTAGCATAGATCTTATATCCCATTTCTAAATACTTTTCTATAGGATAGTTTAATGCAAACTCTGTTTGATTATCTTCTGTTGCTATAATACTTTGTATTGATTTCTGTATATCTATAGCTGAATATACAGAAGAATCAGAGTATATAAAGTTGAATGAAACTGTTCTTCCTTTATGAACAGTTAGATCACTAAATACTATACTATTACCACGCAATGTATACCTTCTCGGATCTATATAAGTAGTTCCTATAGTTACAAAAAAGTCATTCCCATTTGCAGAGTAGTTTGGAAATGGCTCTGGTATAGCAAAAGTATTTTGATTATCGTACTCTGCTACTATATTATTTATTTTAAATTTGGTAGTTAGTTTCTTCCCATATAGATATATGAAAGTAACCTGCCGCCCTATGGTATTATATCCTGCGTTGATTGTAATAGTATTGGAATTAAGATCTAATATATATGCGTTCGGATCTACACATACTCCTCCTACCATTACGATCATATGATTTCCGTCTGAGAAATAAGTTGATGTTGGAGGGGTAAAGTTAAATGTATTACCTATAGATGTATTTGTAAATACATCTGTTACCATGGTTATAGCATTCTCTACGTCTGGACTTACTTCTGAAGATACTGTATTTATATCATAATAGAAGTCATATCGTATAGTAGTTTTTCCAGTATCTATACCATTCTTAAATCTAATAAGATTATAATTGTAGATCTCATAATCTATATCTCTCTTCAATCTATATCCATCTAACCATACAAACATCTCATTTCCCTTTTGAAGAAAATAATCGAAAGGATACGGAATAACATTATCTGATATAAGTTTCTGGTCTGTCGTGTGTTTTACTATATCATTTTCACTTGAGGTTATATCTATTTTTGCCGTATATAAGAAGTTGCCCCACCTATCTACCTTTCTATCTTTTAATATGAAATATTTAAACATTTCGATATCATTCATACCAAACAGAGAGATTAGATTAAGCATACCAGTTTCGGAAGATTTATATTTAACTAACGTATTGATATTCCTACACATAGAAGCTTGGTATTTTAAAGGAATAGTATGATAGTAAGGTATACCATATATAGAGAATATATATTCGATACATCTAGAATCTAGTATATCTTTCTTAACTATATGCTCTTGAACTTCTGTTAGCATATCAATCATTGTCATGAGAATAATTAATATAGCGATAAAGTTATCGTAGTAATCTGAACTTATTTTGAAGGCTGCTGAATATGTGGTTCGTAGAATATATATTCTATTTATTTCATATTTGCTGGCAAATTTATCATCTATATCCAGATTAGAGGTTGTCGGTGAGTATAGAAGCTGAAAATCTATTGCTTTCCTTGCTTTATATATACTAATACCAGCCATTATATAATTAAGATATTTGGCATCTGGGTAGTCTGCTTTGATTATATCTAGTATGCCATATGAATCTAACATTCTGCATCCATCTGCTCCTAGTTGATGTACATACGTAACATTAATATTGTTTCCCTCTGGTACTAGATATTCGTATGCTTTTATTGGTATGCCGTAGTCGCCTAATGGTGGCATGCCACATATCATTCTATAATATTCATTCTCTTCTTTGTATGAAGAGATACATTTAGCAGCGGCAATAGATACAAGCTCGTCTCTATATTGCTCTGGAATTAGATATTTATCTTTTACATAATCAAAGATCTTAGTTTTAGGAACAGAGCTTTGTTCTAGAATTTCTTTTGTATATGTAAAGATATCGAATATAACATTGCCTTCTATAGTAGACATATACAGATCTGAATTGGATAAACTACTTACTGTTTCCGCATTGTTTGCCATATCTGGTATTTTTACTATAGAACTGTAGACTAAAGTTTGAACACAGTATACTAGAGCATCCATAAACGGATTATCTGTATATACTTTCTTTATATTCAATTTAAATCGCCCCTTTCTAGCCCTTTGTATTATTAGTATGTATTTCACTCCAAAACATATTATTAAGGAGGGATTACTTATGCTAACCATCGCATTACCCACTGATAAAGTATTAATGGGTAAAGAGTTCGGAATCGAAACTAGAGAACTAATAGATTTGGATCGACTAGATAAGATTCCAGGAATTACAGTATGTATTATAATCAATCATCAAACTTGGGCTATAAATTCTTCATTTTTTATTGGTTGTTTCTTAGATTCTATTAGGCATCTCGGGAAATATAAATTTGAAGATAGATATCGCTTCGCATACGAAGATGAATATCTTAGAAATATGGTAGAGGATAATATTAGAAGATGTGAAAAAATGATAACATCGGAGGAGAAAGCAAATGTATCAGACAGTAAATTATCCAGATATTTTCATATATAATGAAGAGAATCCAACTTTAGTATCACCAACTTCTCCTTTTGAAATTTCTTTTGCCCAAACTAAAGAAAGTTTAATGGATGTAGAAACGTACAAAGAGTTTCTATCAAATTCTATTCAAAGATTCAGAAGAGGAAAGGTATATAAACATTATAAATCTAGTTTAATGGATATGGGACTTAACAGATGCCAATATCATGGTAATATTAGATCCAGTAGTGAAGATCAAGATATGGCTACTATTGAAATGCATCATCATGTTCTAACTATATTCGATATAGCTCTTATTATGACAGAGCATATATTAAATGAATATAAAGGATTAACCACATTTGACTTAGTTGAAATGTTGAAGTTGGAGCATGTGGAACATAGAGTTTGTACTGTTTCTTTATGTAAAACTTGCCATCAATTATATCATAATGATCCTGAGTTCTTTCTTCCATCAACAATGGGATTTGGTAATTGGTGGGAATTTTTAGCAAGATATAGAAGTGGTATCACAAGAGATATAGCATATAAATTAATCTATTCGCTAGAAAAAGAAATGAAGTCGTATGAAATTAACGAATCAAATACACTCCAACTATTAAATATAAGGCATAATATATTAAATTGGAGTGATTACAATGAACAGTTCTTTCGTTAAGATGAAAATCTCAAATCTATTGTCAAAACCAGGATTCTATATATTAGTAGGATCTATCGTATCAAACTATTTCAATATCCTGCCGTATCCTTTTATACTATTCACCATTCTATATTTACTTATTCTAGCTAATAGAGTGGTGAATACTGCAGAAAAAGAAAGCGAAGTAAAATTATTTGATGCCGCAATTCCAGAAACTTTAGATGCTCTTATTTTAGAATGTTTAAGTCTATACATAATATTCAATATCGGACCTAATAAGAAATATATTGCTGAAGCTGAAGAGCCTAAGATTGTAAAAGATATAATCGAAAGGGTTCTATTTAGAATGTCACCCACCATGTTATATAAGCTAAGAGCATATTATAATGAAGAAATGGTAGAGGATGTTATAACAGAAAAAATATATATGGTGGTTACCAACTTTGTCATCCAAAATAATGAGATAGAGGACGACGACAAGGAATTAATATTAGAGGATGATAAAAAACAATTGATTAATATTTTATAAGGAGGAAGCTATGACTGATAAGACAGCTATATCATATCTTATACTCTTTATATTATCAATTTTTATTATAACGAATGCAGAAGTACCAATTCTATGCTATAAAGCATTATTGGTTCTTCTATTCTTTGCTCTAATGATAGTATGCGTAAGATGTGATTTAGAAATGGAAGAAAACAAATATCTACAAGAAAAAAATAAAACAAATAAATTATGACAAAATATAAAGGTAAGCTCATTGAGCTTACCTTTTATACTGTGCTGATTTTAGATACAGCCCTACGAATATCCGATAAAGTTCTTGGAGAATATTATAATTGTAGGCAGGGTCTATATCTTTTACCTGAACTTTTGGGTTCAGACAAGTGAGATACATTCTCTCCCCATTTATAACTATCTTTGTCCTAAAGAGCGAACGATTATTAAATTCTCTAAAACAATTTACTCCAAGCTCACCAGTTAGATATTGTTCACTGATGTTTGAGATCAGATTTACAATATGTTTAGACGGATACTCTTGGGCTGTTCCGAAGATATACATAAGAAGATCTAGCATCCAATCCTTATGGATATCTAGCATATTATAACTTATTCCTTTTACATCTAGTTTTTCAACTTTAGTTATACTATCATAAAAATAGTATAACTCTAGCCCTCCTAGCATATAAAAAGAAGTGTAAATATTCTTCTCTATAAATTGAATATTTCCAAAACTAGTAACCGATGGTATTTTATTAATGAGGAAGATAGCATCTTTCTTTACAGACAATATCTCATATTCATTAATATTATTAGCTTCATAGAACATCTTCCTAGCTTCATAGAAGCCTTTTTGTAAACCTTGATTTACTGTTTTATTATCTCTCTGCATACAACCTACTATACGCTTTCTTTCTTCTCCAGGTAAGTTGTATAGTTTATTAAATTGTGTTTGGGTTATTAGCCCTTTATATAAGAGAATATTTATATTAGCTTTAGCAATATCGTATTCTCTTATATATTCAGATATGATATGAGTTACTGGGGTTGTGTATTTATCTACCTCAAATACGCTAGACATTTTGTTCATCTATCGCATCTATATTAGATAACAATGTTTTAGGATCTACAGTTAGGTATACATATCGTTCTTTATCCTGCATAAATATCTGAACCCCAATCTCACTCATATTTGAATCTGGAATTTCGAATACATCTTCTACGCTATTTGCCATATAGCAATTATAACCATACCTTTGCTGTATGAGTTTTATTATAGACTCGCACATGTTCACAACTGGTGGTGAACTAAGGTCTGTTAGTATGAAAACATCTCCATCATTATAATACATTGCCATCATGATTTCCATGAAAGCAGTAAAGGCTCCATCCTCAGTTAGAATATAATTAGCATACAGCATGTCGAACTCTCTAGATTCTAATGCTGTAGCTTGTAATATTATAGACGGAACCCATAGTTTATCTAATCTATCTCCTAGATTAGTCGTGTTGAAGAAGTTTAATACGAAATATCGTTCCCTATCTGATAATAGATAGGGAACAATGTTGTTGTCTCCAAATATAATCATGTTAGGTTCACCCTAAACGCTGGAGAGAACAACTCACCTTTCTTTGGTTTGCACGCAGCTATATACTGTGTACAATATTGTACGCATTGCTGCATACTATCAAAGCGATAGTTCATAAACTGCATTAATCTTCCACAAGCATTTTCCGATGGTGGAATAGATGCTGGCATCAATATACAATACTCTTGTATATTGATCAAACCGTTGACAAACATAGTGTCTGCAATATTAGCAGAGAAAATATCGCCATCGTTAACAATACATTCACTTGTGCCTGGTATACCTGGAGTTATACCAAACGTTTGGGCAAAGAATGATATTAATACATTAACAAATCCAAAGTTCATAGATTCATCTTCTGGTACGAATAACAATAATCTTTTACCTCTGTATATAGCCGCTAATAGATTAGCAAATATATCCAGTTTACTAAATAAGAACTGATAGTATATCTGCGCGGCTAGTGGTTTGTTTCCATCTATCTCTGCGCTCAGAGATTCATATGGTGGTAATAGAACACCCATGATTACACAATTAAGAAATCTATAATCATCGGCATTGTCTACTAGGGCAACCACTGTAATGCCATTAGCAATGGCTCCTCGTACATCATTAAAGTCATTGCTAATGAATAGACAATTTTTGTTTAGCATCTTAATTCCTCCTTAGAATTCGTCAGAAATTACTCTCGGTTTATTAATAGGTTCTACTGGTTCTTGATCTTCATATTCGTCCCCACCGTAGTAATTCTTAGCTAACTCTTCTGCTTTAACAGCAGCCTCGTCTTCAAATTCATATTGTGTATCAACGAACTCTTCGATTATCATAACCATAAGACTAGGTTCGATTGGATATTTGGAAGACACTGATGCTACTAAATAATCTACAATATCGCTACGTTGTTTAAGATTAGCGATTTTGTAATCTCCAAATGGGAACTTTCTCATTTGATCTACCATGAAAGAATTAATTTGTGTTCTTTCTTTAGCAGTTGGCTGATCGGAATTCTTAGCTTGAGTTTCTTTCTCTTCTAGATCAATTTGATCTTTTAGAGTTTCTTCAGCATAGTTCTTTTCAAGTTCTGGATCTTGATCCATATATACAGAATTCATATTGTCTTCAGCACTAGGCTGTAAAAATTCTGGTTTTGGAACTTCTGTTTCTTCATGTGCTGGTACAGAAATAGTTGCAGTCTGAACAGTTGTTGTTACTGTACTCACTTCAGTTTCAACTTTTACTGTTTCTACTACCTTTTCTGCTGGTGGTTCATTCTTTATGACATACCCGCCAGTTACAGTGACGACAATATCATCCTCACTAGATTTTCTTTTTCGCTGTTGTTTCTTTGGTGCTATACAATCAGACTCATTATATAGCTTATACTCTTTACCATCTTTAATAATACTTACCAAAATTTCTTGTTCCATTTCTGAAACCTCCTCTATAATTTTAGACTTTACTACTTCAGAATAAGTTTTTCCTAAACTTCTAGCTGAGTATCTTTGATTACATTTTTCGCATACTAATGTGTTTAGCCCATTGTCATAATCTATAAGACCATCACATCTTCTACCATTTGGCAAGGTAATAGTGCATTGTAGTTTATCACCATCTAACTCGTATAGATATGGAAAGTCTAATAGTACGGGTCCGAAACCATCTCGGATTCCCCAATTCGCAAGAAAGTCTGTTCCTATATCCTCCATAACATATTTACCGATGAAAATTTCATTAAGCAAATCGAATATATTGCCAGCAACGTCTTCGAATTCATATCTATTTCTAATAGGGTTGACCCTCTCAACCATAGATACAGTTCCACATGGAGTTACATCAAAGACTTTAGTGACAAATGGTTTCATGCGATTTTGATTATAATACTCATCTGGATTGTCACTCATTCCTACTGAGTCTATAGCAACTTTTAATAGGAACGAGTGATCGTATATGCTACTATAAACAATACGATTCGTTCCAGAGTGAAATCTTTTAAACCCTCTAGGAATAAGTATCTTGTCCACTTCGGCAAACTTTTCATTCTTTAATTTAGAATGCCATTTTACCGAAGTAGCGAAATACCTAATCCTAGATATATCATCTGGTGTTAAGTAAAATGATATAGGGGCATGAGAAAGAGCATCGAAATCGAAATTTCTAATACTCTTTCTTTTACTATACATTGCAGATAACACATCTACCCTAGCCATTACGCGATCGTCCCCCTATCGGCTTTCTTAAATATTTGGTTTATGAAAGCCTGACGTTTTTTGGCATAAGCTACTGGATCGCACATGTGGGCAGGAGGAGTATACCCCTCAGCTTCATATTCTTGTCTTCTTAAATCGCAATGTTTTTTACACTCTGTTGCATATGCAGCAGGGTCGAATAGTCTACTAATTACATTAGATTGACGTTGAATATCCATTTCGATTTTGCGAGATGATAGATATCCCATTTTCTTAAAGAACTCACTCATGCTCAGATCAGGGGTGATCGTCCCCTTATCAAAATCATGAAAAGCTTTTTGTAATTCTCGCTGATATTCTACGTTAATTGTTCCTTCTGGCGGTGATGGTACTAGTGTATTATAGTAGTCTATTTTTGCTTCGGTCATCATAAGTCTATAGTCTTCGATATCTTTTGCTTTTTGAGCAGGAGTAATGATTCTTGGTTTGCCCCACCATTCATCAAACTCCCTATCGAAATTACTCATATCAGCACCAGTAGTTTTTCTAGCCAGTTTGGTTAGCTTTTTCCAAGTAAAATAGTTATCACGTTCATTTATTTGCATAGGATTTAGAGTGGCGCTTATTCGTTGCTGCAACTCTCTATTCATTTTTTCTTCTTTTGGCGTGCAAATAATCCGCATATCAGTAAAGGTTTGGAGCCTCTTGACTATAGTGCTTAATGATTTTCCGGATCGTATTTCTTCGATCTGCATTGTAACAGGATTGGATCTTGAGTTTCTTCTATAATTCTCAATAATTTCTTCTTCTTTAGCTTCATTCTTTTCTTTTTGAGATTTATATTTTAGAAGCTCATTCATGGCAATTCTTTCTAGTTCTCCCATAGAGGTTGGTTTACCTGGTTGTACTATAGTTCTATCACCAGCAACAAATACGGTTGATTTGATAGCCGATAAGTTGTCCTCACCTCTATATCTTAATAATGCATCTCTAGCTTCACTCTTAACTTGATGAAATAAATCGAGGTCTGCGTTTTGTTGATGCCACAGAAGATCATCTGCTAGATGTGTGTTATATCTAGAAAGTTCTTTAGCTAAAGCATATGTATCATTTTCAGCTTCTACCTTTTTAGCTAACACATATGCTTCTTGGTAGGATATGGATTTTTTATCCTTTTTCTTATTAACAGCTTCTTCATCTCCATAAAGAAACTCTTCCCACTCTACTCCATTTTCGTCTTTATGCGCTTTTACAACAGCGACTTTAATATCATCAAGGCTTTCTCTTTTCTTTTCGATTATGCTTTCCTCTGGTTCACCTTTAACGATATATGCCATTGTACATTTTCCACTATCAAGTTCTTCCTGGGTAGGAAGCATCCATTCATTATCACCATACCTAGCTTGCCATTCAGCAGACATACGTCTAGAGCCATTAGGCATTGACATACCAACAGGACCCAACGGTCCCATCATCATCTGTGGTATTCCATTTGGTGGCATTGTCATGCCATTATTGTAATACGGTTGTTGATGATACAATTGATTCGGTGGTATGAAAGCGGTAGGTTGTGGTGAAGGAATAGATGGTGGTACAGGCATTGGATTGGTCTTAAAGTTATTACCAAATAGTGCTTGCATTTTTTCAGGAGACATTCTCACTTGCCCAGTTTTACTCTTAGCTGGTTGAGCTGGTGGAGTATTATCCATATTATTATTTCTAATACGCTCACCAAATTGTTTTTCAATAAGAGCATCCTCTAGCTCTTTATCAGTTACTTCATCATCTGTAGGGCAAAGTAGTTCTGCAGGGTCAATCCATCCATCCCCTCCAGTTACTTTAGCTTTAGACACATATCCAGCACTCATATATTCATATTCACCATCAAAACAATCAAAGTGCATCATCCCAGCGTGTACTCGTTTAAACTCAGGATGCGACTCATCAATCCCATCTGGGAATTCAGGTGTTTTGATAGTTAAATGGTTTGGTTGCCAATTAGAATTCTGATTGGCTTTATCTCTTACCATCTTATTCAATGAGAAGAATGTTTCTTTTCCAGGTACGTTCTCATTAACCATTCCAGGAGTACCTGCTTGATAATAAGCCGGTTGAGGAATACCATTTGATGCAGGAGTCGTTGGAAACATAGATTGAGTTGGTTGTTGAGGATAATTTTTAGGATCGTTTGGATGCCATTCTGGATTGTATGCATCCACTCCACCTTTAGGTTCTAAACTCCCTGTATCTTTATAGTTGTGACTGTATTTCTTTTCTTCATGTTTCTCCCCAAGAAAAGAACTTGCTTTAAAACTAATAGTTCTTTCTTCATCCTTATCTGGAATAAAACCACCAATAACTCTCACATTTTTTACAGCTTCTTCAAACTGTTGTTCTTCTCTACTAATTCTTCTAGTAGGTTGAGTTTCTGGATAGGTTTCTTCGCTAGCAGGAACGTATCCGTTCATCTGTGGTTGTTGTGGGTATGCTGGAACGTATCCCATCATTTGCTGATCCTGATTAGCAGAAACATACCCGCCAACCTGTTGGGTTTGCTGTTGCATCATCTGTTGCTGCTCATACACAGCTTTTTCTTGTAAGAATCTAATATACATTGGATCGTTGTTCAATTGTTGTTGTGATGGTGGTTCAACAATTTGCTGTTGTGGTTGCTCTTCACGAACAGGCTGTTTATAATTTTCTGGTGCATATCCTCTGAACCAATTCTTTCTTCTACGTTCAGAAGGTCTTAAAGTACGTTCTCTTTGAACGGGTTGTGCTTGGATAGGTTGTGCTTGTGTTCTATTCACAGGTTGAGCTACTTGTTGTGTTGGAGCTTGAACCTGTGGTTGTTGTGCAGGTTTTGGTTGCATTGATTTTAATAAGCTAGAAAAAGGATTAGGTTTAGCCGCAGCTGCGGCTTCGTTAGCCTCATCTCTTCTTTTAGCTTTAAGGATATGGTATAAGTTAGAAATCTTAGAAGATTGATTCCCATCTATAGGAACATAGACACCATATCTATTTAGTTTCATTTTTACATACGGGAACATTTCGCACACTTTGTCTAATCCATGCTGGCTGATAATGCTATTAAATTCTTCCATTGCAATATCATCCTCTGGCATGGACGCAAATAAACCATTGTATGCAGTTATATTATCATCTGCAATTCTTATCGGTTCTTCTTTACCATCTACATCACAGTTACATTTATAACTGTGATCGATATTTTTGCAAGCCATTTGTGTTTCCTCCTCTTATAATTTTATATACACGCTCACTTATATAATATATGATCTAAACTACTATTAACTTCCTAATATTCTCATATATAGTTGAAGCTAATACATCGTACTTTTTATTAGTAACGTCATAGCTTCGAACTATATCATACAATGCCGATCTAAACATCAATAAGACTCGTTCCTCTTTATTCATAGCGAAGTATATTCTAGCATACTTCTCGGTTAATTTTACTATAGGCTCAGAGTTGTCTTCTAAAATAGAATTGTCTCCAATCTTTGCTATAGATTTGATATAAGACGCAGTTGCATCCTGTAACAATGTATAGAATATATTTCCTATTACACTCGCATCTGGTCTTAGCCGTAGAAACTCATCATAACATGAGTTTATCGCCTCAGTATGGTATTTACTTCTTTGAATTACTACACCACTTTGAATTTTTTCCATTATCTTATCCTCCTATTAATTCCTTATATTTTCCTAACATATTCCAGTTTAATACTCTTCTTGCAGCTATTATCTTTGGTCTGCGGTATTTAGCTTTATTGAATATTGACGACTCGAGCGATTCTAATAAAATATTTCTTGTCATTTCATCTACCATGTTATTATAGTAGCAAATCTCTCTGATAATATCGTCTGGCAGAGCGACATTGTTCTGAGATAGGAACGATTCCCGTACAACCTCCATATCTTTGACATTTGTTGGATCTTGATGCCCTCTCTGATGATACAGAGATAAGTGTGTATTATTCTGTACGATGTAATTTACAATGTTACAAAACACCTCTTGGTTCATAACCTCAGTTCCACTAGAATTGACTAAGATATAAGTTTCGGGGTGCATATTCTTCACCCATGAATATATCCATTCTCTCAATCCCAATACAGAGATTCTTGAATCTGAGAATAGATTAAGAAATGTGTCATAATCTTTAAACTTTAACAAACTTTGAATACCCATATAAATCGCCATAATTTCCCCGTAGTTATTGGTGGCTTCACTAACTATTTGCGTGCCACTATCTATGATTTCCCCATGAAATACAGTTACGAATCCAGCACAGGTTATAAACCCATTACCCTCTGGATCTTTTACTATTGATGCGTCGGTGTATGTATTCACCGCATTGAAAAATGCTAACATTTTACTCTCTCCTCTTTTCTTTTAATTTTGTCTATTTGGTCTTGCACTTTCTTGTATTTGTTCAAAATACCTTTCGTGTTTCAAGTATATAATATATATTCAGCATTATTTTTACACAGCATATATCAGATAACCAAATACGGTTATCTGATATATCATTTTATGACTTTTTAACTACATTCAGACCATTATCATATAGCATATCTAATACTTTTTTAGTATCAACAATACCATTAATTTTAGCCTTACGTAGAATATCATCTGGGCATTTTAAAGTATATTCTGCCTCCTGAATTGCTTCTTTGATAGCTGACTCGTCGATTACGATAGCAAATTTAGAAGCGTCTCTTTCACAATGCTCAGCAATGTTCTCAATTGCTTCTTTAAAGTTACGAATTTTATTACTTTGCATATACTTAGCTAATTCATCGATTTCTACTAAATCAAAACCTAAACGGCTACACTCTCTAACGGTTACCATTGCCTCTGTGAACTTAAGCTCTCCCATACTAATAGATTGCATATCATCCAATAGTGCACTAAAATCAATATGAGTAAGATCTACAGTTAAATCATCATTACATTTTCCAGGACATTCTCCACGGCTCATCTCAGTGATTAGAGCCATTGGGTTTTTAAATAAAGACATATTTACACCTCCGTAATTAATTCACTTATTTCAGAGCGAATTTTACTAATATGTTCCACGCAAGGAAAAAATAAAGCAGGATATACCTGCTTATAAGAATAGGAAAAAGTTCTCTTCAATGAAGTTGATAAAAGATTTGATTATCCTTGGATATCTCCTAGGTAATCTAATAGTTGCAGTCCTGTTTAATTTTACCAGCTCTACACGTAGCATAATTATACCTCACTTTATTATTATTCATAGATATAATATATAACTAAGAAATCTAGTTATTACTACTTTGTAACTTCACTATTAGTTTTCAATTCTTCTACCCTACCTTTTAAACTAGCGATAACATCTTCACATTTGGGTAATTTGTATGCTCCTGATGGGTCTACAAATATCATTCTAGTATCCAATAAAGATTGAGCTTTACTATGATCGTAATTCTCACTAACTACTTCTATTTTCTTAATATTATCTAATGTTTCTGGTTCTATAAACTCTTTATATTGCTGAATGAAATTCTTATACATTCCTAGAACTGCAGTCGATGGAACAAATAGATATTGATTATGTACGAGTTCATGGACTGTTTCTGATAGAGGAATCAATCCTATATTCATCTTGTAATGATTATATACTGCTTCTTTGGCAACCATTTCATCTGAAATGCATTCTCTAAAAGCGCATCTCTTATTATATACTGCCATTACTATATCGAATAATGTAATAGGTTCGTGATGTAGATGTATCTTTATCTTGAACGAATCAATATTAGTTACATTCTCAAAGAAACTACACTTATTCATATCCCCATGTTCTCTCAAGAAGTTTACATACTTCTTATACTCAAAAGAACCTCTACATATTTTCTCTATAGAAGCTATATACTTAGGAAAGTCTTTTGGATTACTTAAATCATAATCTTCTATATCGAAATCTGGTATGCTTTGAAACTCCACCACTTCTCTTTTTACTGTACTATAGTCTATTCCTATAATACCATTTGGATCTCTAGCCATATAGATCGCCTCCTTATCTCTATGTAGAGACAGAATATACCCCTATTCCATATGGAATAGGGGTATATAATTATCTACATTCAGTTGGAGTATCTTTTACATATTCTACTGGAATAGCTTTTGTATAATCAGGTTGCTCTTCGGTAGATACTTCTTTGGGCTTGCTTGCTTCTTGTTTAATAGGTTGGTTGTTTCTTCTAGTCGATCTAGGTTTATTTTCTCTAGAATTCCAACCTTTTTCTTTCAATGCCGCTTCAATTGTTCTTTTACTAATTGAAGTATTTGTATCACTAAAAGATACCCTAAAGCTATAAACTCCAGTATTAGGGTTTACCCTCCACCCAAAAGCATAAAACCCTCTAGTTTTAAAACTAACTTCTACTGCACTGATACTAATAGCACAAGTCGCTGGATATTCTGGATTGTAGATACTAGGAAAGTTGTCTTCAACTTTACCCATTAGATGTGTTACCACATCTTTTTCCCTAGTAGTAAGACCAATATATTCTTTAATATTTGGAATTGTATCTACTAGATCAGTTATTCCTTCTTTGAACGTTTCGAACTGTTTAAAATTATCCATTAATTAATCTCCCCTTCTCATTCATTGTCATTTAAATGTATACCCGTGTATAATTTTCTATCTTAGGTTGGGAGGTGTATTTAAATGATCTGCTTTTACTGTTGGTCTTTGTTGATCATTTAGATATGGTTTACTCTTACACTCCAACCAAGATACAACTTTACCTTCATATTTCATAAGCTCGATATTTCCATCTGGGTTTAGAATTTGAAAGATATCTCCAACTTGCAGTTCAATAAAATCTTTTATCTCACCGTTGTCTAGAATTACTCTTCTTTTGTTCTCTGGCATCATTGCCTCACTAGCACTTTTTAATCTCATATATTCAGTCATTATTCTATTACCTCCTCTAATACTTCATCAATTGAATTGTCTAAATCTAATAACTCTTTTTCTTTCTTAGATTTATATACAGGTGTTTCGCATAAGGTTATAAGATTATCTATCCCATTAGATGTAAATAAGAATGCGGTTAAATCATATGTATATAGATTATTAATTAGCTCATCAGTAGCTACTCTCACTTCTGGTTGAGCGGCAGGTGATCTTCTCTCTTTAATAAAATGGATAAGATCGGCAAATGTAAACGTCATAACCAGCCTACTCGCAACATTAAATGGTAGATATCCTCGGGCATCTTGTTTTAGCATACCTTGGCTTATCAATTGAGGATATATAGATTGTAATAGATCTCCTAATTCTTGAGATTTTATACTAAGTAGTATACCATTTATATCAATCTCATATTTCTTATCTTTATCTGGATACTTTTCTATATTGAATTGGCTAGGATCAATAAAGTTAGATTTGCTATAATCTACATATCTTTGCGATTCTTGACAAATACCAGCAAAATGTCTAGTAATTTGATTAGCTATTGCTCTTGAGATATCGTGAAATACAATAGTACAAGAAGTAAGTTTCAGTACATCTCTTAAAGTAAACCCATATTGCTCTGTTCTATCTAGAATACCAAGAACATCATCTGCAGACAAGATATCACAAACTTTACCTTTAATAACTACACGTTCTTTCTTTACAGCATCACAGAAACTTTCTTCGTACTTCTTACCTTCTGCATCAGTAAGTTCTTCCAGTTTATCTTCAGTAGAAGTAATTGGATAGAATCTACATTTTTCTTTATCCATAATCCCATCTGCGATAAAGTCTTCAAAGAATACAGACTCGGCGGATTGATATAGAGTTTCTTTAATAACAGTGCAAATAGGATTACTGAGATCTCTAACTTCTCTGAAAAAGTACTTATATGCTCTAATACTACCACCTATAAGGATAGCGATAGATTCGTCTTCTTGTTTAGAAACAGCATAATCTGTAAACTTCAAAGCATTAGAAACCTCGGTAAACTTCTCACTGAAATTCTTATCCATAAGAAGAAGAATTACTATATTAGAATGAGCAATAGTGGATTCGTGTCCTCTATTAACAACTCTACTAATATGGTCTAATCTTTTCTCATAATCCTCATCTGGTTCTTGCCCTATACACATCTTAGCTGCTAAGCTAGACATATAAGATGCATCACTAAAAGATAGAAGAGTTGCACTTAAATCACCATACTCATCTACTTTCTGTTTGATAATTACTTCTTTATCAAATTTCTTTTTCTTACTAAATAAATTCTTGACGGTATTTAGTATTCCCATTTTATACCCCTCTTTTATAATAAGTTACACTACCATTAGATTTTGCATCATATATAATATCAGGAGAACTATTTATAATAGTTACTGGAATTGCTGCTTCTTTACACCTAGTAATAAGTGAAGCTGTATCTGAATTTGGATAATCGGTGAATAGATGAAGCTCATCGATATTATATCGTAATAAAGAAAAGAACTCTTTGGATATAGCTAACGGGCTAGTCGCATCATATTCAAATTTATTAAGAGCATCTTTAGGAAGAGCATATGTTCTAGCAAAATACTCTACATGAGAATCTACCCGTTCATTCATTCCGTATATATAAATAGCATCTCTATTTTTAGAAATTATGCTATTCACATGATCAATCACAACAGCTACATTTCTAATACAAAATGTTCTATCTGTTAAGATAGCTATTACTCTATCCCCATCACTATTCATCGCATAATACCTTTAAGATATCACTAAAGATATCGTCCTTAGATCGTACTTCTCCATTGTTAGTTGTATATACGTCAACAACTTTATCGTTTACATAATCTCCAAGATTTATATTATTAAAAACATCTGCTACTGTAAGTAGAAGCTCGTCGTTGTTTTCGTGTTGATCATTCTTTGTGTTCTTTTTATGTACAAAATCTAGCATAACGCCAGGGTTTGATTTTAATTTCACTACAATATCAGCTGTAGGTAGTTCTAATATTTTAGAAATAGCTCCTATAGTATCGCATATCCAATTAGGTAGAATATTATCTTTAATCATTCTAGAAATACCAATTCTAAAGTAAAGATTAGAATACCAATATCGATCTAGAATAATAGTTTTTCCATCCATTAAATCTGGAATGATATGTTTCTTAGCACTATCGAACATATCTACCATATACAGCATAGATACTACCCCATGATTTAATTCTTTAGTATCTCCATATTTGCCAGCAAGATACTCTCTTACAAAATAAGAAGATTCTTCTTCATATTTAGGAAAGTGATATATACTTGCCTTTTCTCCTTTAGATAAAAGATACTCGTAGTAAGCCTTAGAATTGGTCTCTTTAAAACTACAATCTAACCCCTCAAATACAATAATTTTTCCACTCATTACCAAACTCCCCCTTTTTAAATTTACTATATTGTACCAACTCTAGTATATTTGTATACGGATATTTACTATATAATAAAATAGATATTAAGGGAGAGGTTAAAATGACAAAACAAGTACAGAAATATCAAGAATATATTATTGACCATAAAGACAATGTAAAGAAAGCTTTTATAGAATATGGAATGGAAATACTAGGTATAATGAAAAATGAATCATTATCAACAAAGTTAGGTATGAATACAAATGTTCACGATAATTCTAAATTTGCAATAGCTGAGTTTTCTGGGTATAAAAAGAAGTTCTATCCAGATAGTGATGATATTGGCGATGAAACAATACATACTGAATTTGATAAAGCATGGCTACACCATATGAATACCAATAAACATCATCCAGAGTATTGGGTAATGAGAGATAAAGCGGGAGACCATCCTATTGATATGGATAGAGTATATATTGCTGAAATGATTCTAGATGGGATATAAGTTTAATAATACCGCACTAGATTGGTTCCATTCGAATGAATCATATTATAAAAGGATTATGACGCCCGCTACCTTCAATACAACTAAACTTGTTGTAACTACTTTATTCTCAAAAGGAGGAAACTAAAATGGAACCAAATATTACAAATACTGTATTTATATTCTTAACACCACAACCAAATGATTGTGATGAGGTATTCAGGGTAAAAGTTTGTGCAGATATTATATCAACTCTCAATGAAATTAAAAAGGGTGCTTTGGTTGGTACGTATCAAACGTGTCTAGATACAATTAGACAAGCCGCAGAGGAATTAAAATCTGCTATATTCGTTATATTATCAGATGGAGAACTTATCGAATTAGAAGATAAGGATCTAGAAACTATATTAAAATTAGAAGAGGAAGCTATTAAAGCTGTAATGGATACTCCTCTAAGCGAACTAAATGAAAAAAGTAAAAAGAATGATATTAGAACCAATGCCGTAGACTTTTATCAATCTATGTATTGCGAAGATAATGAACCTAATATAGAAGAAGATCTAGTTGAAGCTATTACTAAAACAAATGAAGAGATTAAAGATGTTATTGATAATGAGCTAGCTGTTATCGATAAGATCATCTCAGCTTACAATATTCAAGGAAACATTACAGCCATAACTTGTAACGACGAGCCAGTACAGAATAACGATTTCTTTGCAATGTTACAAAAAATAAAACTTAAAGGTTTTACAGTTCCAGGAGGATATGTATCATTCAAAGATACTAAGGATATGAAATATACCATTTCGTTTAGTTCTGGAACTAAGATAGTTAGAGAAGATTTAGATTTCTCTGTTGTAGAAAATAATAACTAATAGATATACACCACGGTACAATTTGTACCGTGGTGTATATTTTCTTTTTATTTGTCAGTTCTAAGTTTACGCATCGGGTTTGTTTTAACAGTAATTTCTTTGATCTCTTCTATAATATACTTACCAAATTCATCCTTATCTGCATTAACTTCTTCGTCATTACGTAAACTGATTCTAGCGCATTGTTCCCCTAATGTCTTATCATAGTATATAAATAACACATCATCAAAAATAACTAGCGTTGTATTGATTGGTATATTGATTAACCCATGCGATAAACATATATCGATTCCAGTAGCAGCTGTAGTATACTGAAATTTATCATCTATAGCATCACAAAGTTCCATATTGCCACATATTTTAAAACCTTTCAAAATAGCAACTCTATTAAAATCACATCCACAAAAAGCTTCTTTTCTATTTAATTTAGCTGGTCCTCTCATTCCTTTCATATAAGTGCAATAGTCACTATTACCTAAAAACTTTATTAATTTCTCTTTAACACTCTTCGTGTTTTCTGTAGTTAAAATAATCATATCCATAATTAATTCCTCCTTATGATGCAATATATTTATTGCTCACCTATATAATATATATTTATAAAAAATAATAACTGATAGACATATATGTAAAGTTAGTTATGCAAGCAGCTAACTCTCTCCTCTTATTATCCCCATATATAGAAGGTATTGCTTCGCACACAATACCTTCCCTTTTGATTACTTCTGATTATTTTATTAGATTTGGGCGATCTAGTAAAATAACATTTTGATATACTATTACATCCTTTTTACACTGATATATGCAGTAGTACAATTTAGTACTACTGCATATATTGTGTCTTTTATTTAATAGTAAACCTTTGAGATATAACTGGAAGTTTTATATCTGAATATATGTAGAATGAATCCTTTTCAAATACTATAACCATTCCTGGAAATATTATATTAGTTCCTAGGTCGAAGTTTATCTCGATTTTAACATTTGATTGGTTGTATTTGATATAATTATATATTCCAACCTTGTACTCTTTTAACTTACAACTACATTCAGTAGTTGTAAATACATTAGCAATATCTACTATTCCATATTCTAATTCAATGTCTTTTTTAGGAGATTGTAACGACTTAATCTTATCAAATACCTCCTTAATATTCTCCACTGTAACTACTATCTTTTCCATTAGTTATACCACCTTTATATATTTTATTACTATTCATACTTATAATATATAACTATTGATATTTTTATCAAATTAATTTCTAAAAGCATGACATATTCATAAGGGGGATCTGAAATAAGAGAATAGACATGATTAATTAGAGATAGAACAGATAATCATTGATTATCTGTAATTATACTGTCTTTTCCTATATTAGATACTTGTTTATATAGGAAATTATCTATGTTACTGAGAAATACAAATTAAAAACTAAAACAATTACATATCAATAGAGGGGATTTTGGTAGGAGAAATAGAGGATGAATATGATTAGAGAGAAGACTATAGTCTTCTCTCTATTTTACTGTTTTCTCTATTATTAGTATACTAATAATAGAGAAAGTTAAGATACGTATAAAATTATCAAATTAATTTCTAAAAGTACTACATATTCGTAAGGGGGATCAAAATTAAGATAAATAGACATGATTAATAAAGAATAGAAGAATTAATATAATACCAGATACTATAATAGTATCTGGTATGCTTACTGTATTATATAACTTATTATTTATATATCTACAGTATTGTAAATATGCATTAGTTATAAATTTAGGTTATATATTATATAGATGAAGTATAATATAAAAGGAGTTGTTTTACTATGGGAATAGTATCAGCATTAGTATCAGATATTGTAGAGGTAATAGTAATATCACTTTTAGGTGTATTTTACGGAGCCAAGTATATCAAAGAAAACTGGACTAAAGAAGATTCAGTTATTGTATTAAAAGGAATAGCATACCTATTAGTAGGATATGCAACCTTAGTAGCATTATTCTTATTATAATCCTATTAATATAGAGGTATACCAATTGGTATACCTCTATATTTATTTTTATCAAATAATTACTATTGATTAGGGGAGGTGAAGATATGATAACATTGCCAAGTAGAAAAGAACTATATGGAATAAACGATTTTGACGAGTATAATCTTTATCCAAGATGCGGAGAAGTATGCTATATGCACAAACCTGGTAATAGCAGACATAGACAGATATACAAGTTAATTGAGGACAAAACCAATTGGTATCGTAGAGATAGGTTAAATATTAGATACTATGATAAGCATAAGTATGATAAAGGAATAGCTATATAGCTATTCCTTTTTTGTAAATCTTACACAATATAGTTATATATTATATATGTGAGCAATAATAAAATATTGTATCGAAGAGGGGAGAGATTTTATTATGACAAACGAAAACAAACTATATGTAATGGTAGCAGGAAAGAAAATGTACCCAGCTATGAGTGTAGCTAAAATTCTTTTGGGGTTAACAGAAGAGTCTAAAGTAAGCGTTCTAGTTAAACAGAGTGTGACTGGTACCCTAACCTATATGAGAACCTACAATTATCTAAATCCTGAGGATTATGTCAAGATATATGATGGGGCTAAGGAATTAGCAGATAGTGGTATTAATATTAGAGGAAAAATCAGATATGTATTTCTCTATACCAAGAAAGCTATTTATAAAGTGGCTGACTACAAGAAGAAAGAAAAGTTCCGTCAGAATGCTAATAGGTATTTTGTTGACTGCGAATACGATCAGGTATTCCCAGAAAGATTTGTATTCAACAGAACTAGAAAACATGATCATGTTATTCTTGACAATGAACTACACTTTTCAAGCGAGTGCATCGGCGCAATTCTAGGTTCCGCTGAGCAATTGAAGCTATTTACGCTAACTAGAGAAAAGCTTAATTCTTTCTCTAAAGTGCTAGAGTTTATCACTTCGATCCATAATATGGAACGGAAAATCGAGAACCTGATCAAAGTCCATGACTATATCAGTGCTTTGACTCTTAAAGATAAAGATGTTTATCTTGAGAAAATCAATGATGTATTGAATGATAAACAGATAAATGGAAAAGTAGTAGCTCAAAATATCAAGAACTCTATAGTGAAGCAACCTTCTGCTGCATTCACTGAAGTTAAATTAGAAAATCCTCTAGTCACTTCCGATAAGATCGAACAGGAGGAAGATTGCGCTGTAGATGCCAGTGGCAATACAGATGTATTAATTAAACTTCAAAATCCATCAGATTTTAATTCTTATAAACTCAAATCAACTGAGTATTTGACTCCGAGTATAGGTCTATCGCATTATAATAAATCTGGCGATACAGATACTATACCATTACCTCCAAGTGTAGACTTTATGGATAATAATTCGTCTAATAAAGAAAATACTAAGATTGAAAAAGGTGAGGATGATATTGGATGTGGTTCATATCTGGTAGAAAAAGCATTAGCTTGGCGAAACGCCAAACGCCCAGTATTTAATACAACACGCAATGCCTATTTCTTTGGCGAAGATACAGAAAAGAATCATGTTACAGAATCTGCTTATTTAAATAAGAAAGTTCAAGTATATTTCAAAGATGGAACTACTAAATTATTCGACATCTCTCAAGATGCGAAACATAGTATCAAATTCGGATCTATCGTTGAAGTAACAATCGAAGATGGAGATAAAGAAAAGGTATTAATGTTTAAATCTGACGATGTTTCGGAGATCAAAATCATTTAATCAGAATAGAAGAGGTATAGCAATTGCTATACCTCTTTATTTTTAAAGGAGTGTATAAGAATGGAGAATATTAAATACAGGAAAGATCTAGAGTATTTTGAGATATGCTTATTAAGTGATATCACATATAGAATACCTGGGAGTAGATTTGTATATATCGAGGCGTATCAAAAGTTTCCTAAACATAAAAAGAGAAGAGAAAGTTTAATAAAGAAACTGTCTAGAGTATATAGAAATATATTTAAAATTCCACCTATGTTATGTGGGGATTATGATGGAAATCCATTAGATTTTAAAGACTTTGATTATTCGAGAGTATATCCAAGGATTCCGATCAAACATATCTATGTAAAATCTCCAGATAATATAGGTAACATTCCAGAATTCTACTCGTTGGCTGGTTTGGATCTTGACGGGGATATAATAGATCTTAATCTTCCATCAGCAGAAGAGCTAATAATAGATGGAATAAAAAGGAATTGATGTTATGAAAACCATTGAATCGCTAAAAGAGATATTAAAGAAGCGTAGTCATATATTAGGAATCACAGCGTATTATCTTATTAATGACGATCTATTAGTACGTAAGAGTTCATATCGGACATTTGATGATTATCCTAAGAGAAGACACAAAGCCATAAAGAAACTTAATAAGAAATATAGGAGAGAGTATAGACGATTGTCTATACTCTCGAACTTATATTATATTATTAATTTTTTAATTATATTTGTAGACTTCTTCTATGAATATATGGAGAACTTAGATAAGAGGTATAGCATTGCTATACCTCTTTACTTTTCTTACATATCCTTTAAATTTTTCCATGGAATTCCTAGCTTTTCCTTACAAGCTCTATCTAATTCTACTAAGAACTTATTCAATGCTCCTGTAAGAAATATAGAAGAAGCCATACGAGCATTTACAGATGCTACTGCTAGTAAAGCATTTACTGGTTCATTTTTACGGAAGTCCGTATACGGTTCTTCTCCCTCAGCTATTATATCTTTTCCTACACCTTTGATTGCATTGTTATATACTAGCTTATCTCCTATACCAAACTTATCCTCGCATTTGATATAGAATTCTATGAGGACTCCGTTATCTACACCTTTTAGTTTACCAGTAGAAGGAAGTTTATAGTCTGGCTCTAGTATATGATTCATTCCTTCCATCTTATTATCTTTAAATAACTTCTTCTGTTTTTGAATACCTTTTTCATATTCAACTACAAGTTTCTTTAAAGATGGAGATAGATCATCTAGTTCACATGTACGATAGATCTTTACATCTTGTACCCATCCTGTCATTTTAGATCTAACATGGATACGTCCCAAGTCAGATATAGCTTCTACATCATCATCTGTTATAGATTTAAGTAAAGCATTAGCATCTTTCTCATCAAATGCATTCTGGAATATTATTAGAGGATCTCCCTCTTCTATAGGATCTCCTTTCTTAAGAACATTGTATACATTTGTATCTTTAGATAAAGCTCTTTCTTTTTTCACACAATAAGTAGAACTAAGAGCATCGGATAGATATGTATCAAATATAGCACTATCTTCAAATGCTTCATCTGTTGTGAGTATTCCTATCTTAGCCATAGTACCAATATTGTATGAGATAGTCTTCTCAGATTTATCCGTTCCAATGGCTTTAGAGTATGATGATTTGTCATATGCAAGTATATCATGATACTTCAATGTATCACCCTTCTTAACACATGGATCTAGCTTAACTGTTACATAGAAACCGCCATCTGAGTTCTTCATGACATTATCTCTTATATCTACATATCCTCTTTCTTTAGTATCAGAATCTTCATATATAATATAATCGTCTGTAACTTCTAATACCTTTCCTTTCTTACCTCTAAATTTATAAGAGAATATATCAGAGGTTACATAAGGTAGAGCTTCATCCATTCCTGTTGTTATAAGATTAGGAGATGATTTCTTGACCCGCATTTGATGTTTAGAAGTCTGAATAAATCCCATGGCAGTTCTAATAGGATCATCGTGAGTAGTACCAAATGGAGTTAAAGCTTCTGTTACACATAGAGTATTTAATGTATTTATATCCTTATCTTTAGGAGAAACAATTAAACCTCTAGTTCCTTTTACGCTACTATTTATACTAGCCTGTCTGGTAATACCAACATTAGCAGCAAATCCAGTAGAGGCTGCAATAACACCCATCATGGAATCGTCATATGTTCTTTTATCTAAGCTGTAACTCCTATCTGAGTTCATACCAGATAATCCTTTAAACGACATTTCGTTGTTTGCTTCAGCTTCTAGTAATGCGTTTAGAATAGACAAATCTGTAGACGTAGGGTCCATTAGTATATTATCTATAACTGCAGATTGTTTTATTGTAAGAGAAGCGTCTTTCTTATTTCTCTTTAATTGAGTTTTGTATTCTCCATACCCTTTAGATATAGCTTTATACACATATCCTGCAATTATCTCATTAGTTCTAATCCTATTACCAGAAATATCTACATGTTTATTATACTTAGTATCAGTTAGAAGATCACTAGCATAACCTAACGCTTCAATATAATCAGTAGGTAGATGATATAATTCACAAACCTCTTTCGTAGTGGGATCAAACATGAGATCATAGAAGTTATCTAAACCATCAGCTTTTATTCTACCACCGAAGTTATCTAAGAAATCTAACCACATTTCTTTTTTATTAATATCTTTAATAGAATAGCTAGCAGTATCACAATGAGCTAATCCACTCATTAGAAGAGAAACACTGGGATTATCTTGATAGACTATATATCCATCTGAGAACTTAATAAAAAATTCGCTGGCATTGGGACGTTTATCAGTAAAATTAAATTTAACTCCACCTTTAGTCATAGCTGTTTGCAATCCTTCACTATATGCCATAACAACTATAACGGGAATATCGGTATTAAGAATACTAGCAGATGTGTAGCTTAATCTCTTATCTGGTTTGATATTGCTCAATATATCATCAAAAGCTGGATCTGCCGCAATAAGTTTAAGCATAATGAAATTGGCTGCCTCATCCGTACAACATTCAGCTTTACCATCTTTATTTACATAAAGAGGTATTCTATTCATATCTTCTTTAGGATGCTGTAAAGGAATCTTTCTCATATCATCCATATTAAAAGAGAAGTAACTTCCATCTGACAATTCTATTCTGCTATACAATCCAGATAGATCTTTGTATTCTATAGGGAGTTCATACTTACTAGATACAAAGCTATTATCCCCCTCAAAAGTTTTTATCTTAGTTCCTTCATATTTAGATAAAGCTTTTACTAGTTTACTAACAGCTCTAGTAGTTTTAGAACCACCGCTTGGATTTATTCTTTTGATGAATATCTTGTTATATGAACAGGATACTATCTGAGCTGTATCTTCATCTGTCTTGATAATAGGAATAAGAACTAATTGCCCACTAACTACTTTTAGATTTCCTCTTAGTTTCATATACCGATTGTTTATAAACTTAGGAATATCCAGTTTAATAGTAAAACGTTTACCATTGGCATCTTCACATTTTATATCCCAAGTCTCAATATAATCTTCCGATGTAGATGTATCTTTCTTATCTACTGATATTATCATGATAGGTTCTGACTTAGAACTCATATCTGCTAATATAGCATATATATCTGAGTCTAGATCGTAGTTTTTACTAAAGGTACTAAACTGTACATTTTGCCATTCTTCATTGATATTGTCTATAGGAATAGTATCCACTTCTAACTCGGTCATCTCTTTATTCTTCTTAATAAGATCTTCTACTTTAGTACCATTAATCTTCTTATTAGAAAAATCACTTCTAAGACTAAGTATTCTAGCTTTTCGACTAGCATTTATATTAGGACCATCTTCTGATTGTAAATCGACAATAAGTTGCTTAGTCCATTCATTATCCATATCAGAATCTAGATTCTCCATGGCATTATTCTCATCAGAAGATTTATCAGCTACTGTTTTAATTTGGTTTACTAACTGAGCTTTCTTTTCTTCTTCGGCATCTTCTTTAGACGTATCTTTAGAAATAATAGTATCTCCATTATCAAACTTCTTTTTCATTTCCTCTGGAGATATCTTAGTTGTTCCTCCAGTAAGATTAGTGATTTCTATACCACCATCTTCCATCTTATCTATTACTTTATGAACAATAGCTTTAGATGAATCATTAGTTTCCAATTCAGCATCCTGAACCTGTCCTGTACTAAGTTTGCTAATAAGACTAACAAATACAGGAAGTTTAGTTTCATTGAATTCACTGAAGTTTAGCTTGAAGTATGCTTTATCTGATAAGAATACAAATGTATATCCACTCCATTTGTCAGTTAGTATAGTAGACTTACGTTTCAGAAGTCTATATATCATAGAGATAGGATTGATATCTTTTGTATAATCCCAAGCAACAATATCTGTTTTAACCCAATCTAATACTGGAATGAATACAGTTTTGATTTTGTATCCATTATCGTCTAATCTAGTATCAGATAAGAATTTATTAAGAAACTCAAAATATAGATCTACCGCTCTATCTAACTTATATACATTGTTCTTAAAGAAAGCCTGAGTATAATAAGACCAATCTATGAATAAGTTTCTCTGTTTATATAAAGCATAGTTGATATAAGTATATCTAATAAAGGCAAGATCTGCTTTTACTTTATCATGGATTAGAATACATTCTTTCTGATTCTTTATTCTTTCCGAATATAGAAGCTTTCGCATCATAGCAGAATAATTACCAGATTTAGGACTATCTTCTTCTAATATAGATTGAACTGCATCTCCAAAGAAGAACTTACTTTCTTGAAGCTCATAATTAGTATGAATAAAGTCTTCTGTTACTAGATAATCTTCTCTAAGTAAAGTATAATCCTCTGCAATAATATCCTCTGCTGCTTCTGAAAGGATAGCTTGTTCATTTACGGAATTTATATAAATTCTACTATTCTTATATTGCTCTACCATTGATTCGTATAAAGGAACTACATCACTTCTTACTAATTGGTGAGCTTCATTAATAATAAAAGAGATATCCTTCTCTATATAATAAGATTCAAATAGCCTTCTATTCAAAGTTAGTGGGTGTTTCATTGTATTAATAGAGCTTTCTATATTAGGAGTTAATAGAAATATAGCACTATTCTTCTTCTTATCTTCCTCGTTAATAGGTAGGAAGAACTGTGTTTTATTTAATATCATCGGCTTTATATCTTCAAGATATACTGTCATAATATCTACCACCTTTTCTTGTTTAGTTACTCTAGTGTTTACTATATCTAATTGTATGCTACCCAGGATATAAGATTTTAAATGAATATTGACTTTAGAATAAAAGAAGAGGGGGAATTAAAATGAGAAAAATAGAAGATATTATCGAGGAAATAGAAACAACTAAGAAATTACCCAAGAAAATAAGTATTGTTAATGATATTATACAGGAATTAGTAGATGCAGGGTTTAACAAAATGGTAGATACCTGCGATGCTATAAAAAGATGCGAGTATTTTTATAAAGATACATCTAAAATAATTATAGATATAGATACTGAAAAGATAGGAGAATATCTGGTATCTATATATGGATATAGAGAATATCCATTTGATGGGTGGGGTAAAATTAAAAAATTATCCACATGTATATTAGTATCTAAAGAAAAGTTTGATGATTGTATGGAAATAATGGAGAATACAATCGCTAAGATCATCTTCTATTTTGTTAATGAAGATATAAGAAGAAAAATGCTAGATATAAGATTTATTGATGGATTAAAATCTACTGGTAAAATCTATAAAATACATGATTCAGACGTATTTGGAGATATAGACGAAGATTATAAGTACGCTATATCTAGTTTGCCACATGTAATAAAACAATGCCTGGACGATAGATATACAATTTCTATTACTACATATAAACCTTTAGAAAAACAAATAGTATTAGGTATCAATTTATATAAAATAGATCCAGATGATTACCCTATAAAATATGGCATGATATTCAATACAGAAACGAATATCCTAAGAGTAATGGAACCAAATAATATGTGTAATCTAATAAGCGATGGCTTCGTTGATAGAAAGATAGTTGGTATTGAAAAGATAAGTGATACTGAATATAAAATTACTGCATTGATATGGAGTGAGCTATAATATGGGAAAGACTGAATTCTTAAAGAAGATATCTACGTGCACTAGAGAAGAATTAAATAATATTCTTCATGAGAAATGTAAACCTGTTAAGCTAATATATCCAGCAGTAAGAGTAAAAAGAATGGAGGAAGATAAGAAATGATAGATTCTCTATTAGATTTAGTAAATAAATTCAAATATGAATTCTAATGTTTGTAATGTATTATAATTAGTCTATTCTAGAGGTATTATGAAATTATAATTAATTACACATGTAACTTTAATGTAATCCAATAAAACAAATTATAAGGGGGATATAAAAATGGATACAACTGTAAAAAAATTAGTAGACGAAATCAAAGGTACAATTACTCAAATGACAGGTAGTAAAAAAGATGAGGTTCGTGTAATGCGAGCAATGATGAATGATACTTCATATGAAGTAGGCGTTTATACTAAAGAAGGTAAAGCTGATACTTTTAATCCATCTAAAGCAGTACGTGCTATGGCTGCATCTGTTATGTCTGGAGCTGCTAAAATTCCTGCAGCTGAAGCTGCTTCCATCATGGAAGGTTATGAATTTAAGAATGGTGAAGCCGAGAATCTTGTAGGCGTTGCTAAAGAATTCATTAACACCTATGTCCATACTGGTCGTAAACTTCCTTTAGGCGGAAGAGAAAAATCTGATGTTGCTATTAGTGTAAAAGAAGTTGAAGCTGGTCCTCGTCCTTATCCAAAACAAATTGGTATTGATGAGAAAACTAACAAACCTATTTATGGTAGAGGGGAAACTCTTGTACCTGCATATGAAAGTATTAAAGTATATGCACCATGCCCTACATGGGTAGCTAAATAATACCACACAAAAGAGACTACCAAAACTGGTAGTCTCTTTTAATTTATCGGAGGTTATATCATGATCGATATTACAAGTGCTATTAATGCTATACCAACCTATATTAAAAAACTTAGTGATTCTTTACCTAAAACCGTGATGATTATTGGTAGTGAAGAAAGAGGTAAAATAGAAACTATAGCCAACACTCTACGCCATCAATTTAGTATAGTGGGTTGGAATAAGGATGATATAAGGAATACAACCTTTATTTTATCGAATACAACATCTGATTTTAATTTGATGGTTATAGAGCTGTTCAATAGCTTCTCTGTTCCTAAAGAGAATATAGTTGTATTTTCGGAAGATGAAAAATATTCCATAGATTTTTGCATAAATTATTATAAAGGACAATCAAATATTTATTCTGATACGTATTATAAAATGACAGTATTTTGTTGGGACGATGACATAATGATATTCCAATATAATGACTCATGTAATTATACTTTTATGCCATACTAGACTACTCCTAGGAGTAGTATCTTTTATTTTTGGAGGATATATGAATATTATAATATGCTAATCAGAATTATATTCATTAGAGCATTATACAGAGATAGAATTTAGATTAGCATTATCAAATTCTGTTAAAGCTGGTAAAATAGTTGTATACAAAGACAGTGAAAATGATACATTAAATATAAAATGTTCTAATGATGATATATTTAGAAAAATAACAAAAAGGTTAGAAAACGATAAAATATATTCTAAAAGTGTCTTTGATAGGATTAATAAAATATAAGACTACTCCTAGGAGTAGTCTTATGTCCTTTGTCTCAACATGATAGTATTATAAGATATATTGGAGTGATATATTATGTTCAGTAAAAGAGATCGTAGATATTTTTCAGAAATGACCACAGAAGAATGCAAAGACTTATTTAAAAGCAAAGGAACATGTCTATCAAGATATACAATGGGACAAATTTTAGAGATGAAAATATTAGGCGATATGGTTTACGTTACTAGTAAAGATAGTGAAACTGTATGTGCAGATATAAGTGTAGAAGATATTAATAGATGGAAAAATAGTTAGAATTTGAACCCGTTTACATAATAATAAATAAATTTAAGAGGACGGTGTATATTATGCTATTTTCAGAAATGACTACAAAAGAATGCCACGATATTCTTATCAAAAATAGAACAGATCTAGGGTTATACACAAAAGAGCAAGTTGATGAAATGTTATCATCAATTCATAGGGGCGGCATCGGTAATACTAGTACTGGGATGAACATTCCTACTGCAATTATTACCAGCTTAGACGGAGAAATAATTAATACTTGCATTCCATTGGAAGATCTTGCTAAATTTAAACAATATTGAATATCAGACTACAGCAATGCTGTAGTCTGCATTTCTATCTGACAAAACATAGATATAATCGTATAGTGAAAGGAGGAATAGGAATGAATCCTGTTGCTGAATATATAAAGAATATTGGTAGGTCTGTGAAATATGCAACGGTACAACATTTAAGCGAAAAATCCCCAGCCGCTGCTAGCTTTGTTGAATCCAATCAAGATTTATATAAAGAAGTATTTCATGGTATTAGAGATTATAAAACTACAATACAACGTGCCAAAAATCTAGTAAAAAACAGTCCTGTATATAAAGCTGGAGATATGGCATTTGATAATGCATTAGAAGATATCAAGAGTGGTAATCTATATAACAAAGGAAGAGAAGACTCTTCTTTTGGTAGTTTTGACGATTTTGATATGGAATCTGGTATAGACGACGGATTCGGAGGAGATTCATCTGGAGCCGATTCTGCTACTGATTTTACTACTGGCGATCAAATGGTTGTCAAAACAGTTGCTAACTCTTCTAAGAAGAATGCGTATGCAGTATCCAATGCAGTAGCATCTTCTGCTGAATATATTGCTGGTACTAGTAAAGCTATCGCAAATCAGCAATATATTCAAGCTACTAGAACTCTAAATACTTTACAAACTGGATTTAGTAGTCTATCGTCTGGGGTAGATGCTCTCCACAGATTCAACACAGATGTTATGTCTGTCCATGTAGAGAATTCTAAAAAGTTCTTTGAAACTTCTACTTGTCTGCTTCAAGAGCAAAATGCCATTCTTAAAGAAATGGTTACTATGCAAAGAGAAAAATATAAAGTTGCGTTAGAAGAAGAGAAAGAGAAGAAAGCTAATAGAATTGATGATGTATTCAATGCTAACGGAATACCTGATATGAAGAACTATGCTAAAGTCATATGGGGAAATACGAAGAACACTTTGAACGAACAAAGTGGTGGCATGATGAGCATGTTATCAGAAGAGAATTTAAAGATGTTAGCTTCTAATCCTCTAGGATTTATACCACAGTTTCTAATATCTAGTATGATGGGTCCTAAATTAAATACTGCATTAGAGAAGTTCGATTCTACTATGGCTGGTATGTTTACCACATTTACTGCTAAGATGAATAAAAATGCTAATGATGAGAATGCTAGTCCAATGGAACAATTCTTAGGTAAGATCTTTGGTGTAAAGAATAATGTCAAAAATACTATAGATACATCTAAGTTTGAAAAGGGAGCAGTTCCTTTTAACGGCATTACCCAAAAGAGTATAGTAGAAGTAATCCCTGGTCATCTTAGAAGAATTGAAGCATTATTGTCTGGTCAGAACGAAAGATTCTTTGATCATAATAGTGGTAAATGGACTGATGCTAAAAGCATAAAAACTTCTTTCGCTAATATAAAGAAAAGTAATGTACAATCATCTATGTCTGATGTATCTGATGAGATGGGAAAGATGATGCAATCTCTTGTCTTTAAAGAAAGAAGAGATAAAGAAGCCTTCTTAAAAGATATGCAATCAATGTTCACCCAAATATATGATGACGGTGGATTCTTCGATCCTAATAATAAAAAATCATCGGCACATACAGACTACGGCGTACAAAGCAAAGCCAATTTTAAAATTCTCCAAGAGATGTATAAGAATCTTAAACGTAAAACTGTTATGGCTACTCCTGGAAACGTAATGTCTCAGAGAGAAATGCATAATAAGAATATGGAGAATATTGAAAAAGAAGGATATTCTTTATATGGTAACCTAACAAATAACTACGGAATGGATTCCCATATTAGGCAAGATTCTAAAACCCAAGAGATAAAAGAAAAGTATGGTAATCTAGGAGATAGTTCTAATCTTCTAAAGATACAAGATCCATTTAAGAAGAATATATTTGACTATCTAAGAATGATCCACCAAGAGTTATTTATAGTTAGAAAAGGTGGTAGTATTGGTGGAAAAAGCAGAGGAAAGAAAGGTAAATTCGCCCCAGATAATAATACTATAGATTTCAATCAATTCACTGAAAAAGATTGGAAGAACTATTATGAATCACAATTAGGACCTAAAGACAAATCCAATGCTAAGTTAAGAGAAGAGCAAGAAGCCAATCTAAATGAACAGCATAGAGTTAAAAGTCAAGAAGATGCTAAACGAGCCAAAGCCAATGGTAAGATAGTTGCTGAAGTGGATCAATATATGGATGATACATCTGCCGCTACTGGAGCTATATATACTAATGCTCATAATGCTAAACTTGCAGAAGATAGAAGAACTCATGATGCTAACGAAACGTGGCTTAATAAAATGATGGCAGATAGTGCCAAGAAAGCTAGAAAGAATATATCTGAAAATCCAGAAATGAAAGATGGAGCTACTTTCTTAGATCAATTATTACATGCTGGATCTTTGGGAGCTAAGTATGATGTTATTAGAAATGGTATAGATAAATTAACTGCTAAACCATCAGATCTTCTAACTGGTATGCTTACCAAAGCAGATCAAAATATATATGATTTCTTCTATGGTAAAGAAACTGGCGTTACCGATGAGAAAGGTAATAAAGTAAAAGGTTTCTTCAACCGAATGGTATTTGAATTAAAAGGAACTTTTGGTAAAGTAAATGATTGGATAGATAATTCTTTACTAAAACCTTTTAAAGATAAATTCGGTGGAAAGTCTATGTGGGAAGCTGGAAAGAATGCTTTAAAGAAATATACTAATATTGATGTAGATGAGATTTTTAGTAAAGCTAAAGGTTTCTTTGTGGGAGATAACGGAATATTACAACCAACTATAGACGCAGTTAAAGACACTTTCAAGCAAGCATATGAAGAAGCTAAGAAAGATCTTCAGAAATCTAAAAAAGATGCCAACCAATTCTATCATAATCAGGTTCTAGGAGAACAGACCGATGAACAGAAGTTAACCTCAGCTAAGAAAAAAGCAGGAGTAGATCATTTAGACGAATCCAGATTATTTAGAACCGCAATGGCTAATAGCTCTAAAATATCTGGGTATAAAAATTTGCACGCTAAATTACAATCTAAAGAAGCAGATCTCTTAAATAAACTAAATTCAACCACAGATCCAAAAGAACGGGCTAGAATAGAGAAGCAGTTAGACATTATATATACTAATGCTGAAGATAAAGTATCTCAAAAGAGTAAAGAATACGATGAAACTAATTCTAATATAACTAAAGTTAGTAGCAGAATAAATGAATATGCTGAAACTGATGAGGACAAAGCAATATCTGCTAAGAAAGCTAAACATACTAAACGCTTAGATGAACTTAAAAATCTTCTTGGTGTAACAGATCTATCAAAAGTTAACCTAGAATCGGACGAGTATTCTCATCTAAATACTGATGAAAATAAAGCAGATTTAGAAGAAGCTAAATCTCTTCAAAAAGAAATTTCTAAACTTAAAACAGGAATGGAAAAGCTAACTAAAGAGAAAGCTGCTTTAGAAGCTAAAAAGAAATCTCTATGGGACGAAACTGGAACTAGTAAAGATAAAGCTTCATTAGATCCAAAACTTCTTTTAGAATATGCTAAAGAAAATAAAAACAAATCCGAATTCAGAGGTAATAGAGATTTCGAAGATGCTATAAACTATATGTCTAGTATACTAAATGTAGCTAGTTCTAGACCAGAAGCTAAACAAGCTTACAAAACAGTAGAGGCATTGGCTAAAGAGTATAAAAATGCTACTACTGGAATGAAAGGTGATCCACTAAAAGGAATACAAGTCGATATCAATCGTGCAAATTCCCAAGGCGATATACAAGGTGCGAGTGAACTAACAGAGAAACTAAATACTATAATAGCTTCTAAGGGAGCCTTAGTGGGAAGATATACTAATATATTCTCTAATGCTTTAGGGAAAATTGGAATATCTGAAGATAGAATAAGCGGAATAGTATCTGAATTAATAACTACTAATTCACTAGAATCTCTTGGTGAAATAAATACAAATTTCGATAAATTTGTATCTGAAGTTGGAAAGATAGATTCGTCTTTAACTCCACTATTGCAATCATATAGCTCATCTGGGATGATAAAAAGACAACTTGATGGGGTAAAATTTGGATCGAAGAAACAAGGGAAACGAGCAGCTAAACTTGTAGCTGGTACGACTAGGTTGGAAAACTTTACGGAGGTAGGGAATAAATTCGTAGGTAAAGATGATAAACCATCTGCTCGGGACGAGGATTATTATAAAATTCTAGGTATGGATCTGCAAACAGATCCTAACGCATATGATAACAGAACTAATAAGATCTCTCATTTTGCAACTGGCGCTAGAAATATCACTAAAAGTGGTTTAACTATTGTATCTGAAGGCGAAGCAATCATCCCTTCAGATGTAAATCCATACAACCCAAATCTTAAATATGCAGATAGAGCTAAGGATGCAGAGAATGAAAAGCGTATTAAACAAAGAATAGGAAAATCATTCGATGTAAACGATATAGCACAAAACGCAGAAGGTAGCACTGCTTTTGGTACTAAAGAGAATACTGGATTTGCTAAACTAACAGATGATGTTAAATCGGGAGCTACAAGTTTCTTCAATACTCTATTTAATACCGATGATTCATCTAAAATATTAACTAAGACTAATGAAGAAGTTAGAAAGCATTTACCTAAAGGAATAGCTGGTGGTTTACTAGGAGGTACTGTAGGATTACTTACTGGTATAGGTGGACCATTATTAGGAGCGGTAGCAGGTTCTGCCATATCTGTAGTTTCTAATAGTGAAACTCTACAAAAGAGTCTATTCGGTGAAAAAGTATACGATGCTGAAGGAAATGAAACTGGTAAAAGAGCTGGCGGATTATTCTCTTCTGAGTTCCAAGATACAATGAAAAAATACTTACCAGACGCTAAGACGTATGGTATAACGGGTACCGTTCTAGGTATGCTTACTCCACTTGGACCTTTAGGTGGATTAATGATGGGTTCTGCTATTAGCTTTGCTAAGAATAATGAAACTGTTAAGAATTCTCTATTTGGTAAAACTGGATTGATAAATGATGATAGTAAAAAGATTATCCAAAAGGTATTTCCTCATGTAGCAGCTGGAGCTATAAGTACTATGTTCTTAGGACCATTCGGTCTACTCGGTAATGCTATATTAGGTAGTGGTATCGGATTAGCTACAACTACAGATGAATTCAAAGATATGATGCTAGGTAAAGCCGACGCAAAAGGAAATAGAAAAGGTGGCTTAGCCGGAAGTTTAAGAAGTGCCCTTATCGATCCATTGGCGTCTTTCGGAAATACAATGCAGAGTACATTTGTTAATTTTGTTAAACGTGATATGCTAACTCCTCTCAAACGTTCTATAGCACCTTTAGGAAAACAGATATCTTTAGCTATGAAAGATACTATGAAAATTATAGGAAAAACTATAACTGGTATTGTAAAACCTGTAGTCTCTACAGCACTCGATGCTGTTTTAACTCCTATTAAGATTATAGCAAAACCTTTACTTGCTCCATTTAAAAAAGGTATGGGTAAAATATCTGGATTTCTTAAAAATGGTTTAGGAAAGGTAGTATCATCGCCATTCAAAGCTTTAGAAGCTGTAGCAGATACAGCTAGAGCACATCAAATTAGTAAATCTAATGCTGATTATATGACTGCCAGTGAACGTTTAGAGTTCATGGCTAGCAAAGGTAAAGATTATAAACTTAAAGATTATGATACACAACTAGCTGGAGCTAAGAAAGGTGATTTAGTAAAAGTTAGCGATCTGATGGGTGAACTAAAGAAAGGTAAGAAGTTTGTCGATTCTAGACATGATGAATATAGCCAAGATCTAAAAGATACTGTATATAATAAAGCTAGTTCTTATAAATGGGATAAAGCTACTGCATATAATATCCATAAAGCTGCTCAAGAAGGAGATATGCAAAGAGTACAGGATCTAATACAACAGTCTAACTTAAGTACTGCCGAGAAACAAAAACTATCATCAGAACTTAATGAAAAAGCAGATAAGTATAGAGAAAGCAAATATCGTAAAGATAACTATACTGGTAACGAAAACGATATCTATAAAACTCTGCAAGAAAAGCATGGTATCAAAGGTATTAATGCTAAAAATATCGATAAGTACAGATCTGTATTAGAAACTGAAATACAATCTAGACACGATAAAACACCTAGTGGTGCTGAAGAAGAACAAATGTCTTCTATGAATTCTGCTCTTGAAACCAATACTGATAAACTTGTAGATTATTTAAAACCTCAATTAGATACATTAACTGAGATTAGAGATACACTACAAGGAATAACTCCAGAACAGAGAAGAGCTTTAGTAAATGATAAAGAACAAGGTAAGCGAGCATCAGAAGTCTATAAAAATACAAACGATGATGCAGCTGATTCTAGAAACAAAGCTATAGAATCTTTATATGGTGGAGATACAAAAATAGACGCACGCCACAGATATAGTATGACTGATAATAAACGAAGACATAAAATGATTCGTAAAAGTGCCGAAGCTGGTCATAAACTAAACGATATAAATACTGCTATGGATTATTCAGATAAACAGCTGAATAGATTCCTAACTATTCAATCTACTGGATATGATATTAAAGACTATGATAAAATAGCCAAGATGTCACAGTCTGGGTTTGATAACGTAGTTGCTATTACCAAAAGCGGTATGAAAATTACTGATATGGATGCTATAATAGAAGCCGATCCTGAGATATTAAAAGGTATGGTGGAACTATATAAGGCTGGATATACTAATGAGAGCCAGAAAAATCTTATGGAAATGGCTAAATCTAAATCTAGGTATCTAAGTGATAAGTTCAAAGGAAAAGCAATGGATGCTATGAATAGTAGCAAAAATGCAGATTCTGATAAAGCATCTCACGGAATAATTAAAAATGAAAATGAGAATAATACCCACGACTACAGATCATTTGGTGATAAAGTTAAAGATACTGTAGATGCAGCCAAAGAGATAACTGCACCTTTAAGAAGTAAATATGGTGCGGCTATTAAAGGTAAAATTAAAAGTATTGGTGAAACTTTAGCTACTAAAGATAAAGGTTTCGCAAACATGTTTGCTGAAGGAGCTGCTTCTATTTCTAAAGGTGGAGTTGCTGTAGTATCTAAAGGTGAACGCATCGAACCAGCAAAACAAAGCTTCTCTGAAATGGTAAGTGCTGCTAAATCTGGCGGACCTATGCATATTGGTGGGTTCACTGATGGTTTTAAAGCTCCTCTAGCCAGTGCGGTAGCTGGAGCCAGTAAATTAAAAGACAAATTTTTAGGTAAACAAGTCCCTACAGACTATGGTATGGCTACATATACGAAAGCAACTGATGGTTCTATGAGAATGGATAATAGTAAAGATAATAAAGCTATTACTGATCATATTGCCGAAAGAGACAATACTCAAAAAGGTATATTAGAAAACCTTAAGATCTTAGCAGGAACTGCTAAAGGTAAAGCTGGCAATGCTATTAACAAAACTGTTGAGACTGCTAAAGGTGGATTATTGGGAGCACTAAGTGGTCTATTAGGTTTATTTAAAATGCCATTAACTTTGCTTAAAAGTATGGGTAGTTTATTACTAGCACCTTTAGAAATGTTAGGTCTAGGAGGATTGGCAAAAAGTGCTCTTGGTTGGGCTGGTGGGAAAATCAAAAATGCTGCTAGCTGGGCTGGTAATAAAGCACTAGATGCTGGAAAGACTGCTTTTAATTGGGCAGGAGATAAAGCTGGGATTCTAGGTGGCAAACTAAAAGATAAATTTATGGGAACTAAGTTCGGTCAAAAAGTTGGTAAATGGAATGACAAATTTACTAATAGTAAAGTCGGTAAATGGGCAACTAAAGGTAAAAATGCTATATCTGGTCTGTTTGGTGGCGGCGAGCAATCTTCGGCTACTGAGGCAAATGCAATCGGGGCTGACGGAAATCCAGTAGATGAACCTACAGATATGATAGACGCTATCAATGTAAATAGAACATCTATTGTTAGCTATCTACAGCAAATCCTAGATGCTATAAATAATAATGGCAGTGGCGGAGCAGAAGATAATGACAATCCTCTATCAGATCTAGCAAATGGCGATGATAAAAAGAAGAGGCGAAGAAGAGGATCTAGAGCTAATAATACTGCCGGAAATAGATCATCTAAATGGGCTAAAGCTGGTAAAATAGGAGCAGCTGTAGCTGGTGTTGCTGCACTTAGCTATGGTGCGTATAAACTCTCAGGTGGAGGAGATAACCAAGCTGATTATCAAGGACCTGACACTCCTACACAAAACGATCCAACTGGTGATAATAAGGCACTCGGTACTATAGGGGGGATTTTAGGATTCACCTCAGTAGCAGCCAAAGCAATGAATGGGTTATCTCCAGATATGGTAGAAAAAGCTCAAGTATTTTTAGCTAAAGCTAAAGATGGGCTATCTGCAATGGTTACTAAATTAGGAAAATGGATTCCTAATAAAGGTGTATATGCAGGTGTGCAAGAATTCTGTGCTAAATTAATAGAGAAGATCTCTACCCCTAAATGCATTACAAAGATTGTAGAGAAGTTAGGGACTAAGTTAGCAATGGGTCCAGCTTATGCTGCTGGATTAGCAGCAGGTGGAGTTGGGGCTATAGTTGTCGGAGCAGCTGAAACTGTTGGTTGGTTCTTGCAAGGTTGGAGCAGTGCTAATGAAATGCTTCACTTACAATCTGGAGCTACAACTGGAATGAAATTTGTTGTTGGTCTAGTAAACGCTGCAATTAGTATGATTCCTATAATCGGAATAGTTATACCAACAGATACTGTATTGGATTTGGCAATAGAATATGTTGGTGCTCCATTTGGATTTGGTAGATCTGATATAGAAAAGATTGCTAAGGCAAATGAAGATGCAAACAAAAAGACTAGTGCTGCTATAAACAATGCTTCTAGTGAATCATCTCAGGCATCCAATCCTACTAGTGATAGCACAGATAACGCTTCAGAAAAATCCACATTCCAAACTGCAGTTGATACCGCTAAAAAGATGGGTAGCGATGCATATGAAGGAGCCAAGAGCGGAGTCAATTATGTAATAGACAAAGGTGCTGATGCATTAAAATCTATAAAAGAGAAAGGTGCTGCCGCAGTAGATTGGGTTAATAACAACGCACAATACGTTGCCAATAAAGCTAGTGATATGTGGCAGAATACCAAGAGTACAGTTTCAAGTTGGTTTAATGGTGGTAAAGGTAAATACGGATATGGCAAAACTGGTCCTAAATATGGAAGAGGATTAGCTGCAGGATTCAATTCTCAATTAGATCCAGCTAATGCTATGGACTTTAACGCAGCAGGTGATACCGTTCATCAAAGTATGAAAGACAGTGGCTGTGGTCCAGTATCCGCTACTAATATGGCTAGTGCATTAGGCGTATCAATAGATCCTAAAGCTGCTGCTAGCTATGCTCTAAACAAAGGATATAAAGAAAAAGATGGAGGAACTGAACCTGGATATTTCGGAGATTTGCTTGGCAATTATGGAATAGGAACAGAGAAAGTTAACTCGTCTGACAGTATCAAAGATAATCTATCTCAAGGCAATCCTGTATTGCTTATGGGTAAAGATGGTAAAGGTGTTAATTCTAAAAATCCATACGGTGAATACAATCACTATGTAGTAGGAACTGGAATGGATGGAAAAGGTAATATAACAGTACAAGATCCAGAATCTACAACACCAGATCAAGTGTATAAAGCTAGTGATGTTCTAAATAAATCCTCTATGGCTATAGCTGCTGGTAAAGGATTAGGCAAATTCGGTCTCGGTAATTACTTACCTGGAGCCAATAAGAAAAAGAGTGGTAAAGGTAAATATGGTATGGGGTATAGCCATGATATTCATATCGCCTCCAAAAATGACCCTGTTAAAACCAAATCAGGTAAAGGTAAATGGGGAAGAGGTGGAGATTTAAACCCAGAACATATGTGGGCTTTAGCTAACTGGGTTAGTGAAAAGATAGGACTCAAGCCTGAGTTTGTATATGGTCAATGGTATCATGAGAGTGGAGGATTTTCTAGTCGATTAGCTAAAGAAAATTATAATTTCGGTGGAATGACACAAAGTCAACCTACAGGAGATCCAGCTGACAAACAACCAGATGGAACTTGTTATTATATGCACTTTGGCGCTCCAGAGGAATGGGCTGAATATTATGCTGGATATATTAAAAAATGTGACGGTGTAATAGGAACCAATTCTGTACCAGAATTTGCACAGGCTCTTAAAGATAATGGATATTATGGAGCTAGTGTAGATGAATATATAAATGGCGTATCAGCAGGTATAGCACAAATACCAGGAAAGTATGATACCTCTCTAGTTGATAGTTCTAAATTTGGTAAAAGAACTAGTGGTACTGCATCTTCTGGATCTAACAAACCAAAGAATACTGGATTATTTGGTAAGCTGGCTGAATTATCTAGTGTAATGAGTGGTGCTTTAGATCTTAGTGGGGGTAAAGGTAAATGGGGAAGAGGTCCAGACGGATTAACATCTTCTGCTCCTGCCGATACTACAACTCCTCCTGCAACCACACCAACCCCCGCTGCAGCGACTCCAGCGACTACACCTGCCGCAGCAACTACTGCCAGTTCTGGTAGTTTCTTAGATGGAGCTATAGCTCAAGCTAAACAATTAGCAGGAAGTGTACAGGGAGCATTTAAACCACTAGCAGGTAACATCATGAGTTCGGCTAGTAAAATGTTCGGAGACAGTACTATAAAAACTATATTCGGCGACGATAATCCATTCTCTAGTATATTCGGTTCCAAAAAGAAAACTGATGGTTCCAAAAATAATTCTAGTTCTAGCAATGGATCATTCACTTCTAGTAGCACAAACGAAGGAATTAAAAAGGCTTCGGATTGGGCTAATCAATTAGTATCTAGCGATCAACCGCAAGGATACGGTCCTAATGGCTGTACCGCATTTGCTAAAGACTATCTGCAACATGCAGGAAATCCATTCGCTGATCAAATGGATCTATATTGTCCTACTCTTAAAGATCAGGCTAAATCATCTGGTCTATGGAAAGAAGCATCACAGGGTGGCGCTGAAGGAGATATAGCTTTAGTAGATACTAATAATAATATGACTGAAGCTGACGGTCCAGATCATGCAGTTATTGCAGATGGTCAAGGTGGGTTCTTCGGTAATTCATCTAGTACTCTAAAAGTAAAACATGGTCCAATGGCAGATACATGGGGAGCAGATAAGATCTGGGGTTACGTTTCTACTGGTGCTGGTAATGCTAATGTTGTTAGTGGCGCGAAAACAAACGGAATAGACGTAGCAGCAGAAGCAGGACCTGGTAGTCAAACTGGCGCGGGTAAGTACGGATTAGGCAAATTCGGTATCGGTAATTACTTACCTGGAGCTAATAAGAAAGCCAAAAATGCTAAAGGCAAGTATGGCAGATCTAAGAAATATGGTAAAGGTGCATTTGCATATAGTGCTGAAGAGGTAGCATCATATATGAACCGCGAATATGATAATACTTCCAAAGCAGGAGAAATGGCAGACGCATTAGCTCAACTGGCAACTGAAGATCCAGATCAATATCAAGCTATTATTGAAAAATCCAGAGCCATTACGGATTCTAATTATAGTACTGATGACACAGCTGATTACAATGCAATACAGCCTGGAGATTCCAATGATGTTATTGCTGCTAAGAATGCTAAAAATGCAGAACTAGCTAAATCCGTTCCTGTATCGGATAAGCCAACGGATAACTCTGTAACAAACCCAAACAAAGATAAACTTTCTATCGTGAATAATCTATTAAATGATAAGAATTCTCTAGTTAATAACAATAAAAAAGATACTCCTAAACCAAATTCCATTGTTAATAAAGTAGAGAAGAATGTTATTGATATTAACAAACCTACACAGTCAACTCAAGCCGTAACCCAAGCAGCCCAAAGTCTAGTTCAAACACAACAACAATTAGCTAAGGTTGCCACTTCTGCTGCTAGTATTGGTGGAGCAGATTATGGAGCTAAGTTCGATACTATGATTGCTCTATTAACTTCAATAGCAACAGCTCTTGGTGCTCAAACTAAACCAGCTACTGCTAATAGTACTACCCAGCAGAATGCTACCAACCCAGCGGCTTCTATAATGAGTAAATTATCTACAGCTGGAAATGGAAGTACTAATGGAACAGGTGATCTAATGGCTGGTAAAGATACTCAAAGTATCATAAATTCTATGCAGGCTATCATTGCAAGGTGATATACAAGGAAGGTCTTAATTGACCTTCCTAACACTATATTAAAATTACATAAGTAAGAGGTGAACTAAATGAATGATGTATATAAATTTACCAAAGATGTTTCGTTAAGATCAGATTGCACAATGGATTCTCAAATTATGGGTGAGTTAGCAGCTAATGCTAATACTCTAGTTAGCGAAATAACAAATGGCTGGTATCATACACAAAACGGATGGGCTTATGGATATGCAAATAGTTCTACTCTAATAGCAGTTAAAATAGGAAATAATGATACTAAAATAGAAGTTGGAACGACTGTGAAACTAACCAATCCAGTAACTATTAATGGTGATGCTATAGCTGAAACAGATGCTATATTCATAGTGACTGTTGTCGAATCAGCTGAGAAGATTCAGATAAAGAGTGGAGAAAAAACATATTGGGTTACACTGTCTTCTATTATAGCATATTCTACAGCTAGTTCTGATGTATCTGAAAGTGCTACTGCTGCAGCAACTGAAAAGGATAAAACTTGGATAACTTCTAATACTTCTACATCTAGCATTGTTAATACAAATACACAAACAATATCAGCTGAATTGAATGGACTTAGAGTAAAATCACTTAAGGGTATATTTGGTATGCCGTATCAGTATATGTCAATAGCAGATAGAAGAATAGATGATGGGGATGAATATTCATCTTTTGGCAGAAAATATGCAGAGAAAATAGTCGCCAGAATTCCTCTCCTTATACTGACTCCAGGGACTCCAGAATTTCTAGCTGGGTATGATAAAGATTCAAAGGAAAAGCTAGTAAATTATATGATAGACTTATTTGGATCTGCTACTGGAACCAAGTCTGAACTAGATGAATTATTAAATGGTAAAGGAAAATACTATGGGTTAAAGTTAAATTGGACTGAATATTTTAACCATGTAAATCCAATGTGTAGAGCAGCTGCACAAATTATGGGTATAGGTGATAGGAAATATTTTGATAAAGAATTAAATAACTATTCGTGGCAAGATAATAATAACGAAGAAATACATAGAATTTTAAATTACAAAGGCGGTATGGCATTCTATATAAATTCAGATACTCAAATAGGAGATTCTTTCTCTAATAGCACAGGTCAATCTGCAATAGCAGGAAAAGTAAATGGTATATCCGAAATGGGTAGAGAAATAAATTTCTTAATGGGTACTTCTTCAGCAATGGCTGGTCAACAATTTGATGCATTTGGTCAAGAAAAAGCATTAGGCAGAAGCCAAGAGAATAAAGATTCTATGACTGGTAAGATATTGGGAGCTAGTGGTGGATCTGTTAGTAATCTTATTGGTGGTATAATGAGTGGAGTAAACACAGTAATAGCTGGTGGTAAATTAATATTTCCAGAGATATGGAACGATTCGCAATTCTCAAGAGATTATAGTGTCCATCTAAAACTTATCTCTCCAGATTGCGATGACTATAGTATATATTTAAATATAATAGTTCCTATATTACATCTAGTAGGATTTGTATGCCCTAGATCGGTAGGACCAAATGGATATGTTTCCCCATTCTTAGTTAGAGGATCATATAAAGGTCTATTTAATTGTGATATGGGAATTATATCAAGTATGTCTATTACCAAAGGGCAAGAAGGTAGCTGGACGGCTAGTGGATTGCCAACAATAGTAGATGTAAATTTCACCATTAAAGAACTATACGGAACAATGGCTATCACGACAAATAAAAATATATCCAATGGCGTACTAAGCAATATAACTTTGATGGACTATATAGGCAACCTATGCGGTGTCAATATCAACGAACCTGATCTACAGAGAACTGCTATGTTCTACTATTCTCAGTATTTTAGAAACAAATTTACTGATAAAGTATATACAGATTTGGCAGGTGGCATGGACCAGTGGGCTACTAATAAAATGATGAATCTGTTTAGAAAATAATAGGAAATTATATACATAGAGACATAAAGCTAAAGCCCATACGTGGCTTTAGCTTTATAATTTGGCGGTGAATAAATGAAGAAAAGAAATGAAAAAGAACTAATATACGAGAACAAGTACAATGAAATTCCTAGGGAATATCTAGAAAGATTAAACTGGTTATATGATAAGCTGAAGATAACCGATAAGAAAGCAGATCAAATAGTAGATATGTATCGTAGAATGCAAGAAGAAATGTATTATACCGAGATATTTATAGTTCTATATGAAGTACCAGAGGGATCACCTCGACCTAGATTTAGATTGATAAATAGAAAGAACTTATCTAACATGGCAATGGCTAATCCTAGTTTTGTTCATGTCTATTCTATCACAGGAGCTGAAGATAATAAATTCATGGAAAGATTTGTCACTGAACAAGACTTTTCTAATTTAGAATCTATAATACATACTCCATGTGATGTAGTATATACTACATATTTTCAAACTCCCAGTTATTACAATGCAGTAGAAACTTATCTAGCAGAGATAGGAGCAGATCGGCATATAAACAAACCTGACTGGGATAATATAGGAAAGAAATATAGCGATATGTCTAATAGCAATATATGGTTAGACGATTCGTTAGTTATAGATGGAAGAGTACAGAAATATTATTCTGTTCTTCCAAGAGTAGAGATACGATTAAGATATCTAAACATGTTATACAACAAGCACCAATACAAAGCAATGTCAAAAAGATATGATGGAGAAATTAAATACTTTAAATAGAAGGAGAAATATATCATGAAATCACAAGAAGAACTTATTATTTTCGCAGGAGATGTAAGACATAAACTATGTAAAAACGAATTCTACTCTCCTGATAAACTAGATACATTATTAGATATCATTAAAACTGAAAAAGGAGATGTTTCTAATTACATCTCTAGTTATAATATTGACTATACAAACAAAACCATTCAAATCCAATTCCGTAAAGCATTCATGAAAAAGATTGATGGTAATGCTTACAACTCTATGACTTTCTATAGCATTATCGATGCTATTATGAAGAAATTTTATAACCAGTATAAGACATCTATCTACTCACTTATGCATGTAGAAGATGTAATTAAATTCTTTAGCCTACCAGCTAACCTATTCTATTATATCGGACGTATTGGAGAAAATACTATTCTTATAAACTTATAGGAGGAATATTAATATGAGTGAGCCACTACAAGATACAATATCTAAAATGAGAGAATGTGGTAAAGATTTCGAAGGGATGGACAAATGGTTCAATAAAATGGTTTCTGATATGGAAAAAGAAAGGGTAGATTGCGAGGATGTTAATGCACAAGAGGTAGTAACAAAAATGGGAGAATATGAAGAGAAACAATTTAAGATCGATTACAGATTTACTACCAATATTGGAGATTTAGTTGTATATAAAAATGAATCTAATCCTGAGTTAACTGGATATGTTAAACTAGTAAATATAAAAGGTGTAAATGTTAGCACACCTTATGGTGATAAATTTGTTAAATGGGCAAATGTTATTAGCGTAGATAAGAATAACCGAGCTGTATGGACTAATAATACTAATGGTGGAATTGAATTGAATCTTTTGGTAAAACTATATAGCGAATTCAAAAGTAACCATTATTCTTTAGAACTAAAGAATAAATTATTTGATAAAGCTGATCTATATGATCTTATTGAGGATAGTACTGAGATAACTGCTACATTAGGTAATGGTGATAAATATACACTTAAATGAGATAATATAAGGATACACAAATTGTGTATCCTTATATTATTATGGTTATATATTATATAGATGAGCAATAATAAATATTGCATCAAACTTTTAGGAGTGATGTAAAGATGGTTGACGTTTTATGTGTACAAACTATAGTAAAATCAAATTCAGAATCGGTTAGTTTAAGTGTGATACGTATTCCTAACTTTTTGGGTGCCTTGGTGAGGCTCCAGATTATCAGATATCTAATGTATTGGTAAATGTCGATAAAGATGACGAATCCAGAGACATAAAAGCAATTACTCTAAATATAATTGTAGATCTATCTGAAAATGCAAATAAAGAAGCTTTCATAAAACTTATGACAAGTGGTATGATAGCTAAAAGTATTGAAAATGCTTGCGATGCTAGCGGAATCTCTTTCGATGATATTAGTGTAGAAACTACAGTTAAAGATTGGGTTCCAAAAGTACTTAACTAAAGGAGTGATAGAAAATGGCAAAACTTTTAGTAGTAGTCGAAGGTGGAATTATTCAAAACATAGTTTCTGATACTGAGGATGTAGAGGTAATCATAGTAGATTACGATACTGATGATGCTGAGAATACTATAGAATTACCAACTGGTTCTACAATATGTGATACTGGCACATATCCAATAGAAGTCGATGCAGAAGAGGTAGAAAAATATTTTAGATATATTAAAGGAGAGAATGACGTACCAGATAATGGTTTTATAAAAGTTTCAGAAAAAAATATAGATGAATGCGTTGATAAAATAAAAGATTTCTTTCATAACAAAATAACGTTTGAACATCACCCCATATATGGTATTAATATAGTTAACGCTACTGTAATATTTGATAGATGTCAAGAGACAAGTAAATATCTATATGGTCACATATCTAATAAAAACGATCATATTGATATAGTATATAGCAAGAATGCATGTACATCTTTAGATCTGGATTATTGTAAAATAAATATCGGAAGCTGTATTAAATTTGATAAAACATATATGCGAAATATCATGTATATTATTAATGAAGATAAAAATGGATATATAATTACAGTCGCTCAATAATAAATACCCGTACTACAATTGTAGTACGGGTTTATTTTTTATGATTTTAAGTCTAGAATGATTTGTTTGATGTAATTTTCATTTACTGAAATAGCATTGATAGTATTAGCCATTTCAAGTACTGTATACATTACTCTTACATCGTCAGCTAAAGCATTCATTTTAAGTGTAGTGCCTTCCATGTAATGCTGCTGTAAATCTTTATTCTGCACAACAGATTCGCCAATAATATTTACCATAGCTCCGAATACATTAGTAGGTTTAGAATAAACCTGTTCGGTTAGATATCTAGCCCTAGCAGCATACTCTTCTTTAACAGTATCAGATTCTGCCTTTTCTGTAGATACTTTGGCTTTAGTATAAATATCTTTAATCGCTAATTTGTTCTCTGTATTCTGATCAACAAAAGTTTGCATAGCGTCTCCAACCCTATCACGGATAAGATCTATGGTACGTTGAGGAGTAATGTCTTTAACATCATCCATAAACTTCATTGCAATTTCTTTATCGAATACATAACAGCTATCATCATCTGGTTCGGCGGATGCTTTTTGCCCAACTGTTTCCATTACTAAAGCATGATACTTTTCAGTGCATCTAGCAAACTCAGATAGAATGATATTCTTATATTCAAATCTAGTTAGAAGATTATTTACACCTTCTTCTTTGATAAGTTTAGATATCATAGAATGACCGATAGCCATTTCATGTTGAGTTGCTCTTTCTGCTTTCATAACCTCATCGAAGATACTGCATAAGCATTCTTGTAAAAGATTTTCTTTTAATTGTTCTGAGAAGCTAGATAACTTTTGTTGTCTAGTTCTTACATTATTTAATCCTTCTTGAAGAGTAATCATATCTTCGTTAAATTTCTTACCTTCTTCATATTGAACATGCTCTTGATAACTCTTTTGATTAACAAGACCTTGGTCGTATTGCTCTAGAGTTATCTTAGCAAACTCACCTGAAGTTAAAACTTTATCCATACCCATTTTATCACACCTCCTAAAACAATGATTGAGCTGCTGAATCTGGCATAGTATCAACAACATCATCGATTTTCATTTTTTTATTCTCCGCTTTAATAGCTTTAGGAGTATCCTTCTCAGCCGCAACATGAGTAATACAAATCTTATTAGATAATGTACGGAACCCAGATGCAATAGACATTTGACGTTTAACAACTTTACCTTTATCATCTACTGTTCTAATATCATTGTTCTTAATAGCAGTAGCATTCATCTCTAACAAATCTGCTTGAAGATCGAAGTATTGGCTAATTCTAGTACGAGTAGCATAAAAAAAGAAAGTTAGCTCTCGTAGAATAGGTAAAATGTTTAACAGAATACCCGCAACAGCAATACCACCAGCAATAGCTCCAATTTCTAATCCAGTAAAGTTTTTAACTCTAGCTTTGATTAGAGGATCAAAAGCATTCTCTAATTGGTTGTGTCTACATGCTTCATTAAACTTAACTAAGTTAGAATATACTAGAGAATCTTTAGTTCTAGCCAATCCTGTTCTAGTAAATGAAAGTTGAAAACCTTCATCGCTAGGATTCTTAATAAAGTCAATAGTAGCAGCAATCATATATGAAATACTATTAACAATAGCTAATGCCACTTCACAATAAGTAACTTGAATAAGTTCGATATTAGCCATATACCCTCTCTTAAATAAATCTTTATGATTTACCAAGTTGGATAATGCATTGTCGATAGTATCAATACTTTCTGTTGGTTGTTTATATTGTTCTAATATAGCTCTAAGGGTTTCAATACTAGATACAATCTTGTCATAAGCAGGAAGAGATTCGATATCTCCTTTAGTATCAGGGATATCACCAAAGTCAATATCATCAACTTTATCTACAATCATCTGATACAATTTGCCAGTCAAAGATAATAATACACTATCTTGATCTTGTTCATTAAGACTAAGAATAACATTTCTAGTCTTTTCATCTTGTATATCCATATGCTCTGTTATAGCAGCTCTAAAATATTCTTTCAATGTAATATCCTCCTTTATCTAGATTTAGCTAAAAGGTTAATAACCTTTTTATAATTTCCACCATCTTCTCTTTCAAGATGAGTAAACGAAACAGTTTCAAATTCATTTGATCCATCATCGAATAAGAAGTCCACTTTCTCTAATACCTGATCGCAAATTACAAATCCCATTAAATTATATGCACCCATTAATTGAGCAGCAACAGATGCTCGTCTAACATCGATCTGATAGTCTTTCTTTAACACTTCTGCTTCTTCTTTAGATAAGATGATGGTAGTAATAGCACTAGCATCGTTATTAAGACCAATACCTCTTTTGATTTTGCTCTTAAGTGCTCTACGTTCTAATAACTTCCAAATCTTAGATGAAGATCCTCTACCAGAAGTAGAGATAGCATCAATCTTGGCTCTATCTACAGCAAAAACAAAATCTTTCCAGAAAGAAGTTTCTCTAGTAAATGCTTTTACAAAGTTGAATAGACCATTCTTATCTTTATTTTTTATAACAAGACGATTGATCATATCACTAGAAGATACATATTGTAACTTAGCCTTAACTCCAATAACTACATTAGTTGGAATAGAACCACCATCAGTAGAACTAATAAATTTGATTACCATTAGAGAAGGAATCAATTCATTGGCTTTCTTAACGTCAGTGTCGATAACTTGATTTTTGGCTATATCAGTCATTTGCTTGAACTCTTTGTCGCCAGCGTCATATATATCAGCTTCAATATAAATACCATCTACTCTACTTCTGTCTACGCTATAAGAATTAATACTTCTAGGATTCATGTTCTCATCTAAGCAATAACTGGTATTATTTCTAAGATCCTCCATGACCATATCATACATTCTCTTATCTGCAATTTCAATACCAGATGATTCGCTAGTAGCAATTTTATCCATAATACCAATGAACTCATCCACATTTAGATCATCACCCATATCAATATTGTTATGGAACTTTTGAATGTGCTCTATAGCACTTTTGCTATCTGAGATGCATATTGCAGACAAAAGCATCTGTAGCATAGCTACAGCTTTTCTTTCTACCGACTTGGTAATCATTCTTGCAGATTCAATTTGAGTATTTTCTGTAGCAATACAAGGAAATACTAGGGTTAAATTAGAAGATGCTTTAGCCACACTTCTAAAACTGTTGTTTGCAAATAAACCCTTCAGTGGCTCAGCCTCTGAGGATATATCACTTATAACTGAAACTATATCTCTAATGACAGTTTCATGAATTGTTCTAGGATTATTCGTCATATCATTACCTCCCATGTATATTTTACTCTTATGTCCCAAAAAATAAAAAAGATTATATACATTACAATGCATACAATCAAATACATAGTAGTTTTAGTTAACTCTCTCTGCAATAGTTGTTAGCTTTTGCACAATTGACGTTATCTTATCCTCACTAGTATTTGGTGCAACGTTGATGATGATATTAAAGTGGTTATGAACTACCGTCCTATTATCCTTCACTTGAGTCGCAGGCAATGATGAGCTTAGCTTTCGGTTCAGATCAATCTGAGACTCGCGTAGCATATCCTCTCTAGTCTGTCTAGCAAGATTCTGTCTAATAATTGGCATGTTCGGATTACCCCATGTTATCATATTCAAATACCCCCAATAATTTTTTAGTGTTTACGCCGTAACGTATATCCTTATAAAGTGTCGGGGAGTATTCTATCTACCTGTTGTATGGCATTGCGATATACACAATAGCTTTTAAATTTCTTCAAATGCTCGCTTGTTTTTATCACCTCCTTTTTCTTTTCACATATATAATATATAAGCATAATATATTTTACCCTACAAAAGCATATTGGGAACATCAGATTAAATGAAAGACAAGGAGGGAGTTATATTGGCTGAATATGAATTAAAAACATCTGCCACTTGGAACGATGCTAGAACTGCTTTAATGGCAAAAGAAGATAGTAATGAATATAAAAAACTTATACGAGCTAATGGTATATATACTAGAGCTGAGTTAGATAAGTTTAACGTATTTTATAGATTTCCGAGAATAGATCCTTACAATATGCTAGGAACTACTAGAGAATATGTATTCTTTACCAAACCAGATTTGCATCTATTTAATAGTACTGATATATGCACTCTGAATAAAGAGATTGAAAATATGCCGTATTTTGCAGATCTTCTTAGAAGAGGATACAATACTACTGTACTCAGAGATCTGCAATATAGTGTAGACAAATCTACACCATTTGTTAGAATATTATCTAACGAAAAAACTTCTAATCTAGACCTGAATGCTATAAACGTAGAAGCTGTAGAAACATCCGCTAATCTATATGGTACTAGATTATTTTATAGAAAGTCATCTGACCATTCGGATGAAGAAGGAGACTTTTCTATAGAGTTTGAAGATAATAAGTATTTAGACGTTTATCTTTGGTTTAAGACATTCGATATGTACAATAAGAAAAAGTTTGAGGGCAAGATATCTCCTCCTAATGATCTATATAGACAGAATAAAGTATTGCATGATCAGATGACTTTATATAAGTTTATTGTAGGAGAAGATGGAGAAACTATTATTCATTGGTCCCAGCTCTTCGGGTGTTTTCCTTTGAATTGCCCAAGAGAAGTCTTTTCAGATTTATCGTCTGATGGGCATCTTAAGTTTACTACGCATTGGAAGTGTACTTTTCAAGAAGATATGATACCCAATACAATATCTGATTTTAATGAATTAGCACGTATATCTAAGAGTGGCGGAACTGATGTTCCTATATATGATATCGCTACTAATTGTATTAGTGGTGAGAATGTATTAGTTCCATATATTATTCTGGATAATGCTGGGCTTGGTAAGTATAAACAATATAAATTGAAATGGAGGGTATAATAAATGGCAGATACTACTTCTACTATAGCATCCACCGACATGTATCAAATAGCTACATTTGTAGATAGTGTAAAATCTAAATTTATAGATATACCTGAAGATACTCTTACTATGGGTATATATGGATATCTTTCTGAGATATTTAGTAATAGTATAGAAAATGCAACTATAATGGCATCTGAATATTCTAACGAAGCAATACCTACTAAAGCTAAGTTTGATAGGAATGTAATATGCCATGCTTTATCGCTAGGTATAAAAAAACTATGTGCTGCTCCTGCAGAGATGAATGTTTTTATCTGTATACCAGAAGAAAATCTTCTAAATAATATGGTAGATGATAAATTTGTCTTAGATAAAGAGGTAGCTATTAAAATTGGCACGTACGAATACCATACAGATTTTGATATCGTTATAGAACGAACTCTTCTTCCTAATGGAACGTATGTATACACAGCGATGTATGACCTTAATGATAGAAATGCTATTACTGATATTACTAATCCATATCTTCCCACTCTTGGTAATGTAACAATGAGTGGTACTAATCTCATTATGTTAAATACCACTATCAGACAGGTTACACATAGTACTATATATAAGAAGATTATAATTACTAATCCATTGGAAAATAAAGTTATTAATTTCGCATTTGAAGATCAGTTAGCATATTTCACAGTAGAAGTTAAAGAAGGAAATAATACACACTATCTAACTTCTGTATATGATGGACTATATGACTATACTAGTGGATATGAGTTTTGTAATTACATGTATATCGACTCCAAAACAATAAGAATCAAATTCAATAGAGATTCATATCAACCTAGATCCAATTGTGAAGTGACTATCAATGTATATACCACAAAAGGATCGGAATGCAACTTCTCTTATACCGCTAATATTATACAGGATATAACTTCAGAGAGGTTTTCTTATGACAATATGTTTATGGTAACAAAACCAAACTCAGATTCTGAATCTGGCTCTGATCGGCAAACTATCGAAGAATTGAAAGAAGCTATTCCAAAAGAAGCATTATCGAGAGGAGTAGTTACTACATATACTGATATCAATAACTACTTTAATTCTCTAAACTCTGCTGATTGTAGACTGCACTTCTTAGAAAAAGTTCACAATCAGTCAGAGAGATTATATTATTCTTATCTTCTTCTAAAGACGGATAATAATATAGTGCCTACTAATACGCTAGATGTAGAAGTTGGAAGGGCTATGTTTAAGAATATAAATAAAGAGAATTATATAATGGCTCCAGGATCTGCATTCTATTATGATAGTAATACCACAGTTGGGCTTCCAGCTACATTAAGCACTGCTGAAATTGCAGCGTACGATACAAGTGGGTTCTTATTTATGAATCCGTTCTTGACTATTATAAACAAGAATCCATTCTTTGTATCGTACTATCTAAATATTTTAGACTATAGCAGAACACTTACGTTTGATTATATCAATACTAAGTCTCAACTACAGTTTGTTGCGACCAGTCTTAAATGTAAAAGATTATTCTATACTGATAGAAATACTTATAAAGTTACAGTAGAGATGACGCAAAATATCAACGTTGATTATGGTTTGATAAATACAGACGATGATGGTGTTATAACTGATTGCTTTATTAAAGTATTTGGGGTTGTATATATAGATGGGGTTGCTTGTAGATATACTACCGCTAAACTTATAAGTTATGATGATAATGAGTTTATCTATACTTTCCAACTAGAGTTTACAACTAATGATATTATAGATAGAAGTGGTAGAATTATAATTGAAACTGGTATGAAAGAGATAGGAACAGATACTGAAGCTAAAGCATATCTTCCTGCTAATGTAGATCTTAGATTGTTTATGCTAGCTAAGTTAGACGAAGAGTATGGTAGAGAACAGAATGTAGATAATATGATTCCTAATCTAACCGATTATACTCTATGTAATGTGTATAGTATTTTAGGTTCTGGATTGGATCTGTATTATGATTATACTAATATTATTACATCATATATTTCTCTTAAGAAGAATACAGATGCTTCTTATAATTATTTTATGAAGAAGATGCCACTAATAAGATTCACTTATCTAAATACAGAAGAGCGAATAAAAATATTCTTATCTCTAATAGACTATCGACGTATTTGGATAGAGTCATGTTTAATATTCTTAGAAGATTCATTTGGAATAGACTTTAAGTTCTTTAATACATACGGTCCTTCTAAGCTATATAATATAGACAATGCTTCTTATTTGAATAGAGTAAATATGAGTCTTACATTCGAGATTAAGTTTACTATGCCACAGTATAGTACAATCACCGATGATATTAGTACAGATATCAAAGCATATCTAGAAGATATCAATACAATTGATAATCTTCATATGCCAAATCTTATAACATATATCACCACCAAGTATAGAACTCAATTAGTGTATATTAAGTTCATAGATCTTAATGGATATGGTCCTATTAAACAGAGTATATACAAGCAAACTAATATAGAGGAGTTTGTAGAATCCAATACAGTTCCAGAGTTTTTGAATATCAATACCCTTTCAAATAGCTCACCTGATATTAAGTATAATATAATTTCATAGCGATAACTATTTTAGTAATAATATTAAGGAGGAATATACAATGAGTCCATTTTTATATTTGGTTTTAGGACACTACTTGGCAGATTTTCCGCTACAAAGTGATTTTTTAGCTACAATGAAAGGTAAGAATAATTACTTATTATTTTGCCATGTAATTATGTATTCACTAATCATATCTGCTATTCTCGATCTATTAGGATTATTTGCTATATGGAAGCTGATATTGTTAATACTATCCCATACAGTGGTTGATTATTGGAAGTGTCACTACGCTTCCAAAGAAACAGCTCTTACAACGAGTCTATACATTGACCAGGCTGCTCACATTTTAGTACTTATCCCACTATTATTCAAATAAGGTTGTCTTAAAATAGCAATATAATATCAATGATTTATTTGTTTGCATAAACATAATAATAAATCTATGGAGGTTAATTCTCCATAAATAATAATATTATGAATTTTATTAAGGAGGAATATACAATGAGTTTTTTCGGTGAAAACGAAATAGGCAGCATTGGCAATATTTGTGTAGAAGCTGCTGAAGGATACAGCGGCACAATTGGTGCTCAAATGCTTATGGTAGAAGGTTTCCAAAATGATATGGATATGTTTTCCGCATCTCTAATGGCTGACCGTCAAGAACATAGAATGGTTCAAGAAGGTGCTAGCGAATCAGAGGTTAGTGCAATGCAAGAAGGTGCTTTATCTAGCTTCTGGGAAAAAGTTAAAGCATTTGTTAGAAAACTTATCGCTAAAATTAAAGGTATCTTTAAAGGCTTCATTGCTAAATTTGAAGCTTGGATGGGTAAAGACGGTAGAGCTTTCTTTGATAAATATAAGAAAGAAATCTTCTCGGGAAAAGATCTTGATGGTTTGAAAGTGAAATATTCAAAACCTACATCTGGCTTTGCTAATATTAAAGTAAATGTAGACGGTGCCAGCCCAGACGGAAATTTATCAGACGACAAATCTCAGAGTGATTTAGTGGATGAATATTTGAGTGATATCGTAGTGCCTAAAGTTAATAATGCTAGTAAAGGATCTTTCCGTAAAGATTTCCATGATGAATGCTTCGATTCAGAAGAAGCTACTCACGAAGTCAGCTCTAGTAATATTGCCGAATATGTTCAATATATTTCTGGCAAAAAAGATCCAGTTTCTACACTTAAGAAATTAGGTGAAGACCAAGAAAAAGGTCTTAATAATTACCTTAAACAAATTGAAAAATTTGCAGGTAAAGCTACGGATTATGCTGTAGACAGTACAAAAGATGTAACCCATGGTGGTTACAGTAATAAATTCAGTGGTAAAGATACTGATAAAACAGATGGTGGTAAATTTAGTGGTAAAGCTGAAAATCATCAGAAATTGGCTGCGCGTTTACAAAAGCAGGCTCAGGCTATGCAAGAAGCTCTTGGTGTTGCTAATAGTGCTGTTTTAACTGAAATTAAATTTGCTGTGGCTCAGTCTCGTAGAATTGCTGCTGCTATTGTAGCATTCAATCCTAAGAAACATGAAGATACTTCATTGATTGAAGTAGAACAAGAAGCTGCTGAATATGAAGTATTATCTGCTCTAGAAGCAGTATATTAAGAGGAGGAAAAGATAATGAGTTTTTTTGGTGAAAGCACATTAGGTACATCAGTTGAAGTTCAAGCTGTACCTTGCTATATTAGTAACTACCACGAAGCAGTACTTGCTGTAGTAGCAGAGTCTGAAAGTAATTTCAATGCTCTTATGACTACGATTGGTCTACATGAAAACAAAGCACTTCGCGAATCAGGTGAATGTGCATTAAACGAAGGTGCTATTAGATCTTTCTGGGAAAAAGTGAAGAAATTCTTCATGAGTATTCTTGCTAAATTGAAAGGTATCTTCAATAGCTTCATGAGCCGCGTAGATGCTCAATTCAAAGGTGGTAAATCATTCTTTGATAAATACAAGAAAGAATTGGCTGAGAAGTTCAGTAAGATTGATAAAGATAAAGTGAAATTCCACGGTTATAAATTTACCCATCTTGATAGCAAAAACAGTATGAATAAGGAAGGCATCGCGAATACAGTGGCAGCTATGTTTAGTGTCTCTGCTCAATCGTTAGATTTTAGCGCAACTGATGCTCAAAAAATTATAGATGGTAGAGAAAAACTAGATGATAAGATTGAAGGATTTCGTTCTGCATGTCTTGGAGAAACTAGCGGATCTTACAGCGCATCTGAATATAATAAAGCCCTTTTTGAACATTTTAGAGATGGGCAAAGTACAAAATCTGAAGTTGATGGTGTAGATTTTGCATATTTGGCTAAAGTATTAGGAAACGATAAAGCAGCAAAAGATGCATCTGATAGCTATAAACAACTTGAGAAAGACATTAATGAAATTATCAAGTTAACTGAAAAAGCCCAAAATACTAGCATTACTGCTCAAACTAAAGATCCAAAAGATGGCGATGCTGGTAAGAGAACAGCTGCATATCCTGTTATCGTTAGTGCATTCAAAGGTTGTTTAGCCGCAAAGCAAGCATATCTTGGTGCTCAAGTAACTGCTATTTCTAACGAAATTTCACAAGCAAAAGGATTCGCTTCACAAGTAATCCGTGCTTCTGTTAAAGAATCTGCTAGCTGGCAGTCATACGGTGGAAGTTCTGAAGATATCTTCGGTTCTGTAGAATTCCGATAATTAAATAAAACTACATTGCAGGGAATACCAATTGGTATTCCCTGTTATATTATAAAAGGAGGAAATTAAATGTCTAAACTATTTAGCGCATTATCATTGTTAGATGAACAAACTTCTATTGTTACTATAGAGAGTACTGATTCATATAATGATGATTCTTATTTTATTGAAACCCTAGACTTTCTGTCTAATAAGAATAGAGAGTTTACTTATTTAAATGCCGCTCTATATAAAGGAATTAATGAATCTAGCGGAGATGCTATACTTATTAGAGAATCATTCTCTGATTTCTTTGATGGGATTAAGAAGTTCATCAAATCCATTATCAAATTTCTTAAGAATCTACTAGCTAAGTTCTGGGTTAGAATTAACTCATTGTTTATGAGAGATAAGTATATTGAACAACACAAAGGGGATCTCGCTAAGTTCTCTTCTATTCATGAGTTTGATATTAGAGGGTACACATTCAAATTCGAAGAAGATGTACCATCTATCAATCCTTTACAAAAGTTAGACGATTCTATTGCAGATTTTAAAGATGCTAGTGGGAAAGCTAAAGGGAAAGATGCTATGAAAACAGCATACGATTCTTTCCTAGATACAAAGAATGGTAATTCTTATATGGATGATATTAGAAAAGCTTGTATCAAAGCTAAAAGCAATATTAGTGAAACCGATTTCAAAGATGAGCTGTTTAAGATATATCGTAGTGGTGATTCATCTACTAGTAAGATTAGTGTAACAAATGCTATCGTTACAGAGGCATTATCATTCTTTACTAACTATGATAAGATGAAAACTTCTACTCAACGCCATTCTGATAATATAGAAAAGAAATATAATGAGATTCAGAAGAAATTAGATAGCGTAAACAAGATTACCCAAGATGGTAAAGAAGTAGTATCTATTGAAGATATTATAGATGGTGATACATCTTCTGATAAGATTGCTCTATATGATCTATTTATGAAAGCTAAATCTCAGGAGATCACTACTATTGCTAATATGCATCTGATGGCTTTTTCAGCTAAATTAGATGCGTTAAAAGATTGCTACGGGCAGGATAAGAGCATTCTATATGGAGCATTTAAGAAGATCCTTGCTAAGAATGAAGCTGTAGTAGATGAGGAGATTAGTCATAATTATAATCCATATGCAGTTCCTACGGATGACAAACATGATAAGAATCATCATCTAGATAAGCAATACGTTCATGATCCGCATGATAGCCCTGCGATGAAAGAACGTAAAGATAGACTATTACATCATGCATTGAAATCTACTTTGAATAACGAATCTATAGATCTTTCATTAATTCCAAACTATGTATCGGAGGTAGAATAATCATGAGATATACTGAAGATGCTAGATATTTTCAATATGTAATAGAATGTGCAGTAGAGAATGAGAAGATGAATGGTTTCATTAGAACTATTACTGGTGTTAATGAAGGAGCTTCTTATAAGAAACTAGATTCTATTCATGAAGCAGTGGGAGATAAGATTAGAAGCTTATGGGATAAGTTTATCGCATTCCTAAATAGAATCTGGGCTAAGTTTGTTGAGTTTACTAACAAGATGATTGCTAGCGAAAAAGATTATCTTGAGAAGTATAAAGAAATCATTTTAAATAAAAAACCTGCAGATGTAGATTTAGAAATGCGACCATACGATGAAGGTATACGCAGATTAGTATCCAATCCTATTCCTGCATTTAGTACAGTAAAGAAAGATATTCCATTAGACTCTGCGGATATCAGTTTTAAAACTCTTCTAATAAAAGATTACACTGATGCTAATAAAGACTTCAAAGGATATGCAGTTGCATACTTTGAAGGTGGAGAAGAGAAAAAGACTACCAATCTGCAGAATCTTCATATGACTGATTTGTATAACTACTGTCATGATTTTGAAAAGACTAAAGCCGCTATTGAAAAAGATAAAGTTACTTTGTCTAAAACTTTCAATGACGCTAGTGCAGATATTCAAAAGGCTAAAAATCCAGAACCTGCAAAGACCGAACCACCAAAACCAGAAGGAGGAACACCTCCAGCCGCTGCCAATAACGCCGTTCCCACCTCTGGTCCTGGTAGTGAAAACGACCCAATTGGAAACCCAGGTCCAAAGAAAACAAAGAAAATTAATACTACAACTAATAAATGGGAATATACAGGCGAGTCTTCTATTGATAATTATATAGGTTCATATATCAATGAAGGTGATGGAATGCAAATAGTTCAGAAACAAACCCCTGCAGCCGCTGCTAATACATCTGGTAATGCTGCAGCTACCACTGGAGATCAGAAAGCTTCTGCTAATATGCAATCTGTTCATACTTCTAAAGAACCAACTGTACAAGAAGGTGACGATTTAGAAGAATTGGATAAGAAGATTAGAACGTATAACACAGATGCGGGTGCTGTTCTTGCAGCTAAGCTTACTGCAGCTCATGTAATATTCGATGATTATATGAAACTAATTAGAATGCATGTAAGTGCTAATGTAGGAAAAGATGGAGATACTCAAGTTGCCAAATCGGGATCGGATTACAGATCTGCACTAAACTTAGATCCTAAAGATAAAGATTACTATACTAAAACTATAGCACAAATTGAAGATCCTAATAATAAAGATGCTAATGCAAAGAACAAACTTATTGGAGAGATCAATGCTAAAGCTAAACAAACTAATCCTAATTTCCCAGGTGGAGTAGATGCTATTAAGAAAGCTCTTGGAGCTATGAAATAACACAAAATATACCACTACTCTATATATAGAGTAGTGGTATATAATTTATTTTTTAATATCAGTAGTCTTTTTATCTTTACCTAACTCTGTTGCTTTTGTAGCTGTTTTGTTTTCATCTGCTAGTTTATGCATCTCTAGCATAGTATTCAAAACAAACTTCTTATCTTCTCTAATGAATATTTCTACTTTTCTATTTAGTAGAAACTTACCATCTTTATTAGAATGAGCATCATAGTTCTTTACTATATATTCTTTATTAATAGTAAACACTGATAGATCTAATCCATTCTTATTTATAGTAAGTTTATTGGATTTATTTTCCATATTAGCTTTTATATTCTTTAGCTGATTGGCATTATCGTTATCAATCTTAATTATCTTAGAGCCAGTAACCGTGCTAACCCCACCTGCTAAATTAAGATTCATATTAAATTTACTAACTCCTAATTGCCCTAGACTAGAGATATCTTTTATCTTAGTTATATCTTTAGTTATCTCAGCTAAAGCTGATGAATTTAACACTTTAGATTTTAGACTACCTAATACTTTACCTGCAACCATAGCAGTGGCTATAGAAGTTGCCTTATTAGAAGAACTCTTATTATTTTTATTAGGAGTAGTAGAAAGATCTGTTTTCTTATTTATAAACTGAGATTTGATATTCGTATTAATCTTATCAAAAGATTTAAGTTGAGTAGATATAGTGCTACTTATAGAACTTAGTTTAGCAGGAAAAGCTTGATATGTTTTGATAGTACTATTAATTCTAGTAGCCGCACTATTGATTGCGGATACACTAGACGATACAGAAGTTATTACATCTTCTAATCCTGGCAATCCCAGTCCAGATATAGTGGAATGAGAAGAGGCAATAAGACTATTAATATCATTTGCTGTAACAGAATGTGGCAATAAACTATCTATAGTAAATTTATTATTAATAGAAGCAGATTTCGTTACCACCCCAGATAATGATTTTAATGGGGCTATATTGTCTGCTATATTTATAGGGTGTATGCAATTTAACATCCCTGGTATATTAGTGGTTGTTTTTCCTAAATCTTGTATAAATTTATTACTAGACTTAACAAAATCATCATTCATTGTTGACATTTTAGCTTGCTTATCTAGTAAATCTTTTTTAGTTTTAGTAAGTTCAGTTATCTTTGCTTGTTTCTCAGTAGAAGTCATATACTTTACATTAGGATCTTGGGGAGGAACAACTCCATCCTCTCCTGCAACTGGTGGTTCTGGTGCATCTTTAATAGCTTGTATAGCTATATCGATATTAGCATTAACAGATGCTATATTCACATCAGTTGTTTTGCTATCAGATTTTAATATAACTTTACATGTATTGGTAGAGGATACCATCTTCTTTATATCTGCTACTTTCTTAATTATATTATTTAAAGTAGCATTCTTTACTTTAATGATTTTAGCCAAAGATGTTTGTATAGAACTCCCAGCTATTAGAGAATTACTCTTAGCTGGATTCACTATAGAACTGATTGTGTTTATTGTTTTACATGTATCGTTATCTATAGTGTAATGGCTATCTAATACACTTATATCTACTGAATATAATTTGTTATCGCTATCTTCATCCATACCAAGTTTATTAGATTTGCTATCTGTTATAGCGTGTATTTTAAATGTAACGTTCTTATACTTTTCTTTAGCTTTAGGTACAGCTTTACCTGAACTACTTATTAGATAAATACACCCAGGCTCTATGAAGAATCTATAAGGGGTATCATAAAATACTTTTATAGAGTTTAGAAATACGATAGTTTTATACAGAGAATCTTTAGGTGGAACAATTAGCTGTGATATAACTTCATTGTATGTAAAATTTTCTAATAATAATGGTTTATCCTGCATGTATTTCATAACAGAATTTAGCATAGTTGTATTAACAATGGTAGTATTATTAGTCTGCTTATTATTCTCTACACATTCTTTGTATATAAGTCCTAAATGAACTTCTTTATATACATCTTTCCTACCAGCATTAGGACCAGTATAATCAATATCTTTATTGTAGTTTATATCACCAGATACGAAATAATAACATGCCCCTCTATACCCAGTAAGAGTCTTAGTTTCAGTCTTATCATCAACTGCGATCTTATATATATTAGTATTTATGATAGCTATCTTAGCACTCTTTATTATCTCATCATAGAAATTCTTGTCTATATTCAATACTGCGTACATCGCTGGCATAATATTCTTTTCATAATCACTATCTATAAAGAAACTCTTTATATTTTCTGCTTCGATCTTCTTAGCAGTTTCTCCACACACAAATGTCATTTCTATAGTATATTTATATTGAGCCATTGATTATCTCCTCCTTATAAAAAATAAAGGTAATAGGTTTCCCTATTACCTTGTATGTTTTGAATTATACTTTTATTCTTTTTGGAACTAAAGTAATCCTAAATACTTTGTTTCCCCCATCGACAATAGATGCTACTTCTAACCCATATCTGCTAGCAATATCATTTGCATAGTATTTTACCAAATCAATATTATTAGAAATAGCATTGCGTGGTATTATTGTCATTATCTTTTTTCTTATATCTTCTAGTATTTCATCGTCGTTCATTATCTTACGCCTACCTAATAATATTTTGTAAATTAAACTTTACAATTTACCAGATTGTTTAAAATAATTTATAGCAGCTGTTTCTTGATCTAGCATTATATTTAAAGAGAAATTACTTATTCTAGTAAGTGAAGTGTAGTTTTCTTTTAAATACGATGCGGCATCAACGTCAGCTGAAGCTTCGATAAAATTACGATACTTTATATCAGTATGGTACAAATTGATATTTATATCTTGCAATTGATGCGATAACTCATGAGCTATAACAAAGGCAATATACCCTTTCATATCCTCTTCTATTATATTACCTTTGTCTAACATTATCTGGCGTAAAAATAGTGTAACTGTGCTTTTATAACTAACACCATGAGGGCAACCAATGTCTTTGTTAATCTTCAGTCTAATATATTTGAGTTTATTATATTTTTCGCTCTTATACATTGCTTTGTATATATTTTTAGCAAATTCTTCATACTTATAATATATATCGTCTAGTACTAAAGCTTTAACAATCATTTTAGCCTCCATATATTTTTATAATCTCTCTAGATCCAAAGGTACAGTACTGAAATATCTATCGTTGATATCTCTTACAGTCTGTGGGTCACTAAACCTTTGTAAATAAGATTGTTCTTTCGACTCTGGTAGATATCCATACATACTATATTGATATTGTAAGTCTATCGCTTTAAATCTACAAGAGAATTCATTATAATCTAGATTAGCTTTAGACTTAGTTGTATCTAAGTATGATTTAATATAACCATACATTGCGTCGATATCCCCAAGACAACTATCTGGAATAGTTTGAATAATCTTTAGAGTCTTATTAATATCGAATAAACTTTTGATATTTCTCTTAGGCAATCCACTCAATACCATTACCAAACTAATAGCTTTTGTATTTAGAACTTCATTCACTACTGTATTCTTTGTCTCATAAATATAAGCGTTGATACTGTTTATGAGATTATAAGAATAAGAAGTATCTTCTTTATTAGTAAACTTCTTCCTAAACACTACAGTATTTGGAGTAAAAGCTGGTAGTTGATAAGCGTATTGAGATGCTGATATAACTACATTTGGATTGCCATTATTAAACTCATTCAATACTAAATCATGAATTATAACCGATGGTTCTACTGTTCCTAGTTTAAGATATATATCAGGTAAATATGGGCATAGAACTTTTAAGATATCTATATTATAATCTACCGCTTCCATTATCTTCTCGTTGGATTGCATTCTAAGTCTGTATTGGCTATTGTACTCTGAGCAGAACTTAGTATTATTAACAGACATATTTCTAGTATATACTAATATGATATTAGATTCTACTCTATGCCTGGTTCTAAAATAAGATCTCATATGAGCACAGTAGTTTATAATAGCAGAACTTATAACGTTATAATCTTGGATCTTAAGATATCTAAATGCTGGTAAAAGCATCTGATTAAGATCTATGAATATATTTACTTCGTCCGCATCTGAGTTTGCAAATTCTAAACCAACTAGATTCTTTAATGCATTATACTTTATAAACTGTCCATATAATACATATTCTATTGGAGTCTTATCATCGTAAATCATTAAAATCATGCTCCCATGCTGCTCTTTTTAATCTTCCTAAACATTCTTCGCATAAACCAGAGAACATCCAAGTTGGTGGGGTATCGACCGAAGCTCCGCACCATCTACATGTATGAGGTAATACTTCTGCCGCTTGTATTCTTTCTAAACAATGAGTGCATATATGAGCTTTCAGATCCATTGGAGTACAGCAATCCACATTCTTACATATAATACACTCATAATAGTGTAGCAATACAGCGGGCGGATTAGTTCCATCTACAACACAGTTCTCAAATATACAATATCCATTTACGTCTTTATACTTACAGCTATTCTCTGTATAATGACACAAAGCAAATTGGTTAAATGGTCCTTCTTTAGACCCACCAAAGTCTGCATTATCTATAGCCATTTATAATCACCCCAGCATTTCCTTAGGATCATAGTATTGTACCTCAGATGAATCCTGTTCTTTGATAGCTTTTACTTTCTTTTTACCAATTACATTAGAAAGAGCCTCTTCAAAATCATCTCTTTCTTTTAGAGTATTGAGAATAGTTTCTGTATCACCAAAGCCTTTCTTAGCAAATACATGAACTAGATTATGAGGACCATCTTCTGTTAAGAAAGTAACGCCTTTAGATGGAGTTTCCCCATCAATATTAACATACCATTTTCTTATCTCTAACTTCTCTTGACCTTCACCCCAAGCTAGCTTTCTAAATAAGATAGCAGTATTACCTTTTTCATCTACTATCTCATCTACCTCTTCATTTACAGTATATTTAAAATTACTAGTATCCTTAGCCATATTTATATACCCTCCATAAAAAATAATTTATATGCAGGAGTAGAATTAACTACTCCTGCATATATGTTCTCTTAGCGGATAATATTCAACGTATTTTGTAATGGGCTTAGACCGCTTTCTTCATAAGCAGTAGTAAGATTTTGCTCATCCATTTGTAGGACGTTTAACTGCCATTTGGTAGCAACAATATTACCATTTGGAAGTTTGATAGCATCTAATGGTTTCATTACATTTACTTCATAAATATAACGAGAGCCATCGCTAGCTTTAAATCCATACAGCTTTTGTAAGAATTTCTGTAAATCAAATTGTACTTTTAACAGGATCTTGTTTTGACCTGCAAAGTTAGTTTGTTCTACATCTTGCACTGCAGCTTTATTCCAATCATAGATTCCTTTTTCACGATTGATGATATACTCATATGGTAAGAATTCAGATAGAGCTTCTTTACCACTTTGAGTTAGTTCATACATAGAAAGACTTCTATTTCTATTATTATGACGATCAATCATTGTAGATAAGTCTTTCAATCTACCAGAGCCATAAGCTGTGTCACGGTGTTGGATGATTTTGATTTGATTCTCACGAGGTTGAACATGTGGGTTTTCTGCAAAGAATAACTCACAAATTACTTTAAATCCACTGATTGTGATTCTGGAACCATCATAATCTGGGCTTACGCCTTTCATTACTTTATTAATCATAGCACAAAGTTTTTGAGATGTGATAAGCTTAGATGTAAAAGTTCCTTCCATTTCAATTGATTTGATTGCGATCTTTGAAGGTACTCTAGTCTCATCAACTGGTTTACCTTCAGGCGTTACTCCAACCCCAACTCCATTAGTTGTGCTTTCATAACGCTCCTGTTTTTGTCTTCCTCTTTCGTAAAAGTTTCTAGCCATTGTAAATTTCCCCTTTGTTTTTATTTGCTGTTACCTAATTAAAGTTACCAGCATATTTATTCATCTCTATAATATATACTTGATTATATTTTTATAGAGGTAAATTTTTGCATTTCTTCTTCACTCAAATGTTCTTGTTTTATAAAACTACCACGTAAGTAGTTTATTAAATACAACTTTTGATTCAGATCCCTGATTAGCATATAATCAGTCTTAATTTTAGTGAAGTCTACATCATGACCATACTCGATAACATGAATGTCATTCATTATATAGGAGATATGGTTCTCTAGATAAATTAATTGTTCTCCACTAAGGGAACAATTTTCTATATTATCATTTAGTACAATAATATTTAAACCTTTATCTACGTCTTCCCAGAAGCCATTCTTGAATAGTAGTTCTTTTGTCGAACCACATAATCCTACATATGAATTCTTCAATTGTTGTTTTTGTTTCTCTAGAACTTTATCTGCTTGGATAGTAAATCTATTAGCCAATTGTAGAATAGTATCTGGAGTATCATCTAAGTATCCATTTATCGTAACTGTTTTAATTAGCTTATGACAAATAAGCATCGATTTCATATTTATGTCTGCTGGACAAGTATCTTGAGACAAACTCAATCCTAGTGCTGCATGGTCTGGATTTAACATCTCGTGAAACAGATTACTCATCATCTGTCTACAAATAACATAAGGTTCTTTATCATTCTTCTTAGCCATTAGGACTACAACATCACATAGCTTTACATTATCTTCAGCATTAACTACAAGAGCAAAGTTATATATAGCATCTGCTCTTAATAAAGTATATTCATGGAGGTCATCATCTGATTTATATGTTTGGCTATTAGCTCCTTCAATAGAAACTATATAGCTATTATTCACAACTTTACCATTGATAGGATAATTACCAACTTTAAGAATTCTTATAACTTCTAGTTCATCTTCCTCAGTATACTTGTAAAATTTGGTTCCAATAGGAACAGTATTATTTTTCTTCTTCATATTATTAAAACCCCTCTCTCATCCTTTTACAATATTGTATATTCGGTTATAAGAATCAATATAAGAGGTATCATAATAGATACCTCTTATATATTAATTTATCTTCCACTATTTTTAAAGTAAATAAAAAGTAAGTACAATGATAACACCCATTCTTTAATCTTCTTAATCATATTTATCACCTCTTTATTCCTATTAGTCTTTTAGCTAGCTCTATAGCATATAGTATAGTAGATCTTCTTATTCTGATATTCTTATCATTAAATGGGCTATCGTTATATTCTTTAATTATATCAAAATCTTTATCTAATCTCTGTACTCTTTTCATATAGGTCTTAATATCATTCAATATCTTAGCTCTAGCTTTATGATAAGATTTTAGTTTTTCTCTATCTTTATCTTTACTAGAATTCTCCTCATTGATTCTTTCTTCTAGTATAATATTAAGATACCATAGTTTACATATACAGTACTTCATAGCTTCTGTATTCTTAGCTTTATCATATTCCATTAATGCCATATGACATCTAGAATATTCACCTTCGAAGTCTATATCTTTTCCTTTAGAGATTAACAAATCCCCATCATCAGTAAACTGAATACCAAATTCTTCTCTAATAGGATTTACTGATAAAAAAGAATTTAATACAGAAGACTCTGTATGAGTTTGTATAACAGAGGTTAGATTATTTATAAACTCTCCTACTTTATTAGTATTGTAATTCTTAGGATCGCCTGTAAATATCTTATACATATCCCCTTTAAACTTCTTAATATGTCTATTCAGATTACCAGGAGATATTATACTAGATACCATATGAGTAGTATCCAGATCTGCTAATTTAAGCATACTATCTACAAACTGAGAACAAACCATTTTAGATTGGTTTATATAGTTTATCTTTAGCGGAATAGTTATTAGATTAAGGAATGAATATCCTCGTTGTTCTTTATCCTTATGAAAATTAGAAATTCTATTCTTCATCTTATGATATCTTTCTTCATCTACAAAAGTACAAAATACTTGTATAGCTTTTACATTTCCTTCTTCTATAAAGTCTTTTAGATACTCAGTATGGAATCCACCATGCTTAGCATCAAAACTATATAGAGTTTTTAAAGAAGGATTAAATGATATAGATACGTGGCTATATACAGATTTATCTACAAGCCTAGCGATCTTATTGAATAAGTTCTTCGTATTAAAGAATACTACAAAGATGGGTTTGATCTTAGGACCATTTTCTGATTCGTTATATACAAAGTTTTCATTCATAAGAGAAACACTTTGTTCTATATCTATAATTCTATATCTAGAGTATTCTTCGTTGAGTATGGAATTTATACGATTGGTTGCTAATATTCTAGTTTCCTCATTAAAATCTATTTCTGGATTCCATCCTAAATCTAAGATAGATTGCTTTCTACTATTTATCTTATTTATGTCTCCAGATTCCTTTATATCCTCATAATCAGAGTATAGTTTTTTCATAGATTCTACCCATGCGGATTGACTAGTATAGGATGTATCGTCATATCCATTAAATCGGTTCTTGTACTCTAGAAACCATTCTTTAGTAGATATATCTCCTATAATAACATTGTCTGGTTCATTACTATACATACCGCCTACATCTAATACAGATAATCCTAACTTCTCCATTTGAGATGGGGTAAAATATGGAGTGATAGACATTGCCATCATATTATCCATACTTATTTTATCATCTAACTCTTTCTCTGCTTTCTCGCATAATATCTTAGAGTTAGGATATGCAGATTCTTGTAATCTAATACAAGTTAAAGCTGAAGTAATAGGATCTGTATTAGAAGCATACTCTAACAGTGCTTCTTCTTTAGTAATAGTATATAATACATCTGGTTTTGGATTCTCTATATCTTTCTTTACATAATCTCTCTTCTGAGAATTATAATGATCAGTATTATTAATACCAAATATCTCAGTAGATGTGGTATCTAGCTTATTTCTATCATGAATAGGAATAGCTTGATATCTTTCCCATTGGGTTTCTAGATCTTTTAAAGAAGTAGCTTTAGTAATGATCTTATTAAGACTATTATTATTCCATTCTTCTGCTCTCTCCATTGCAGATTCTTTTACTGGCTTTCCTATACGATCTAATCTATATTCTATAGCTGGTTTAGACATTTTTTTCATGCTTTTAAATTCACTCTCAGATTGTTTACCTCCTCCTATTTTATATATCGCATCTATATAATTAAGGAAAGTCTCAGATTCGTCTCCCCATTCTTCTCCTTTAATAATTACTTTATCGCAAGGAAATACATCATATTCATTAGCTTTTTTACAAGCAATGCCAACAGTTTTAAAACCTAATTCATTGGCTTTTTCATATACTAATTTAGGTATACCTAAATTAGTATATCCAGATACAATCTCTACTTTATTTTTATCATACATTTTAGATATTTTTACAAATATTTTTTCAATAATAGTTATAGCTTTGTTCACATCAAATACTGAATCACTATAGCCAACGAATCCTATTCTAATATTCCCATCTGCAGATTCTCTCACAGGAGCATAGTAATTAGAATATAAATCATCATTTTCTATATCGTTCTTTAAGAACACTGATAGCATCTTATTATATCTATCTGTGTTGTTACTACCATACAGATCTATAGATTTCCAATCACTTTCTCTTCTGTCACCTAATGGCATTCCTATAAAGTTCTCGAAATCTCTTCGTAATTCTCCTTCTGTCTTATATCCACTGTATAGAAGAATAATACCTCGAATTGCTCGCCAGTCTTTTGTTTCTCTATCATCCAGATTATCAAATGTTATAACATCATTCTCTATATTCTTCACTACATTATCACCTCTATTTGAATATCTTTTACCTTCTTATAGTATCCAGTTCGTTGTCTAGTTAACGCATTCTCCGCAAAGTATCCGTTTAAATTTTCAAATACTTTAATAGTACGATTTCCTTTTAGTAATTTAGACGCTGCATTGATATCTTCTTTGATTAATAAAGGAAGTCTAATTACGGTCTCGCCTATAATTTCCTTATACTGATCTATTATAGTTTGAATTGCAGATGTCTGTTCTGCGACTATCTTAGCGAAAGATATCTCTGTAAAACATTCATCGCATATAATCTGATCGTCGCATAGAAGTCGTTTACCAGTAAGAGTTTCATATATGAATTCTCTATAAACTTGCTTGTTTACAGATTTCAAGATTTTATGATATCCTTTAAGATCTTCTTTTACGTACTTATATATCGCAATATTTCTTCCTTCTAAAAAAGAATTCTCTCTAATTCTAAGTACACCATACTCGTCTACAGTAAGAATCTTATCTGTAATGATATCATTATGAATAGCATATCCTTCTACTTCATCTTTACAACTAGTATTTCTATATCCATACTGAGTAATACATATTGCTCTAGTTGGTGATGGTATAGGATTCATTCCACCCATAGCCATATTTTCTTTTACTGGTTTGGTTAGTTGCATTGCATAGATAAAACGACTACGCTCTTTACCATCACATTCAAACCCAGCACTTTCAGCCAAAGTGATAGATGCTTCATTATCTTCTTTTACTAGATAAACTATTCTATTATACCCATTGCTTTTAGCAAAAGATGTCAATTCATATACTCCTTTAGAAGCATATCCTTCTCCTCTAGCATATGTAGCTGATGCTACTTCCACTACAATTTCATCATTACCAAAATCATATCCTTGAACAAATGACATTGGAACTGATCCTTCTCTATATACTTTGCTAAAAGCAATATTAGGGGAATTCGCAAATCTCCCTCCCATAGATTTCTTTTCTTGTTCGGATAAAGAATTATAAATATTCATTATATCCTTCTTATCCTTTTCTGAAACCTTCTGTAGGTTTACAGATTCGTCTAATATTTCCAAGAAGCTATATCCAGGTTTAGCAACTTGTTCCTGGACCATATTGTTGAGAGGAACAATATGGTCATCTTCGTTAATTGGATAAGTATCATCATCGTTACTAAAGAACTCTTCAAGCACCATAGATTGATGACCTTCCTGAGCTATCGCTTCCTTATATAGTCTGGTTATTTCAGGCATATCAATATCAGATATAACTCCTTTTTTTCTTCTAAAATCTCGTATTTTTATTTTTAAATCGTTATCGCACCTAATGTTACCACTTTTAGCTAAATTAGCAATTTCTGGATCTTTAAGCGTGTAATCAAAAGGTGTTCTTTTTTTAGGTTTAGATGTACATTTTACTACAACATATATGTCATTTGGTAACTCATCTACAACCACTCCAGGTCTGTCCTTAAATCTTCCATCATTCTCATCATATGGAAATTTTAAATACCATACATCGCCTATCTCAATCTTCATTATATTCACCCCATTCATCAAATTCTTCCTGTGTTTCCCCTAACATTGGACGACCTGTAAAACACATATATGTATTAACTGTAGATCTAATAGTTCTATATATCTTACCTGCAGTTGGTATCTCTTCTAATTGCTCTTTACAGTGTTGGATAACTTCTTTATGAGTCATATTTTCCATATCTATTTTATTTTCAATTTCTAGAGAAGGACCATTCTCTTCAAACTCTTTTTGATCTTGGAGTATTATAACTTCGATTGCATCAGCATACGCTTTATATTTTGTATAAAATGCTTCTAATTTTTCTAGATCGTCATTAGTTATAGCTTCTTGAGAATCTTTCAGTACTTGATGATACATAATTTCCTCATCTGCAAAGTAAACTTTTTCATCACATTCAATTTCAGTTTCAATTCCTCTTATTTTTATATTCATTGTTCATCCTCCTCATCTATATTAGTTTCACCTAATAATGGTTTACCTGTTAAAAATATATATCCATTAACCGTTTCTTGAATTATGCTTCTAACTGTATCTGGTCTAGGATTACCTATTTTCATTTCTAAGTATTCCTGATATTCATCTTCTGTCATAGCTTCAATTACTGACATATCCAACCAATCATCTTTTTCTGGTTCTTCTTTGACGATACTGGCTTCTAGATTAGATTGATATTTGGCTTCGCGTTCTTTTCGCTCTTCTGTTACCATTTCTTCTAATATATCTATATACTCCTTATATTTATCACAGAAAGCTTCTAGTTTTTCTTTACTATCCATAGCATCGAACGCGTCTACTTTTACGCGTGCTAACATTGTAGCTTCATCTTTAAAATAAACCTTTTCGTCACATTTTATTTTCCTAGTATTCATATTAATCATCTCCCTCATTTATATAATATATAGTCGAAGTTAGTTTTTCATTAGTGGATTCTTTCAATACAAAATTCGAGAAAGATTCTCCTAATTTAGTCTTACCACTATTACAAATAATATTAATATCTCCCCACGATACATTCCAATCATACTCAAACTTTTCATTCTTAACCTTTTCGTTTATAATAATAAGAAATTTATGGACAGCCTTTTTGTATTTGTCATGGCTTTTTTCATCTTCTGGAAAGGATATATTACATAATCTATTTCCTTTTATTTCATAAGATATTTTAGCTCCGACAAATAGATTGGAATTAGAATTTATTGTAGATTTTAGTATTCTGCTAGCCTTAGCGATATCTACTTTATTTTCTTTTTCTTTACCAAACACAAAATCGATAACCTTCCTATCAAAATCCTCTTTTAAAGCTTCTACTTCTTCATTGATATTAATAACTACTTTTCTATTATCCTCAGTGTCATCTAACATTTCCATTTTAAGCTGAGCTATAACGTAAAGTAATTGAGAGAAATCATTATCTGTTAATCTTAAATAGTTAAATTTCCCTAATGATGTAACCAGCTCTTCTTTAGCAACTTGTTTAGCTCTATATGAATCCATTGGTCTGTTATTAGGTGAACTTCCTCCATCTTTTACTTCTATGATAAGATTCAGAGGAATAATATAGATATCGGTTATCCATTTTTTGGTATTTCCTTCGTACTCATACTCTAAAGTAGGTCCAGGGCATAGAATTTCAGTAGACTTGAATCCTAATACTTGGTCTATAAATTCTAAAGCTTTCTTCTCATAACTGCCCGTATAAACGTGGTAGCCATTATCTGTAAACTTATACTTACCTGATATTTTTCTATTCGCTAACATCTTCATTTGATGATCTGGGTCTTCTAATAAACTAGTCTTACCATATACCTTTACCATATTTTCGCTGGCTTTCTTTCTCAATGTATCTAAACATTGCTTTCTGCCGCATAATCTATCATATTTACCACTATTCTCATTAAAGGGAGTTTCCCTCTTACATACTACACAGCATCCACCTTCATTGGGAGCTTTCTTATTTACTAGATTAAATACCACACGGTTTGCAGAGAATCCCTCTGGTAACATTTCATCGTGTTCTTTTTCTATATGACTAACTAACTCTTCTCTACTAAGCTTTTCACTACAGTATAAACAGCTATATTTTTTAGACATTTTACATTCCTCCTCTTAGATTATTGCTATGTTCCGAATTTAGATAGTATACATTTTTATACCGTTAACTTAATAATAAATTTATATAGGAGGAGATGCAATGAGCGATACGATAAGAGAATATACTCTTTCGGTAAATGACTTTTCTCAGCCAAAAATTCTATCAAATCAGGACTCAACCTGTGTAAAAATAATGGAACTAATTCTATTGGAAAAAGGAGTATACCAAACCAGACCAGATATGGGTGTAGGAATAGTATCTAGATATAGGTATGCATCTCCCGATAGTGCATCATATCTAAAAAGCGATATTCAAACCCAAATGGAAACATATTTACCAGAGTTAATCGCTACAGATATCGAAGTGACTATGCTTAATAAGAATATTAATATAGCAATAGTCGTAGATTCTGTTGTGTATAAATTAGTATTTAGTAGCGATACTGCAACACTAGCATCATTATAAAATAATGGAGGGAAATTAAATGGAACAAGTTAAAAAAGTAAGCCTATCAGAATTAGGTGCGGTGTTACCACCAGCTCCTAAAGTAGAAACAGAAACTGCTAAAGCAAATAGTATTATTACCCCTAATCAAGTTGGTGGTATGAATACAGAAACTGTTAATATTGGAGAGGTTGCTACATATGAAGACGTAGTAGAACCCCAAAGAGTATTTGAACAAAAGGAAATGGATCTAATTGATGAAGGTATTGAAAGAGTTAAAAAAGATTTAAATGTCAATGTAATCAATCCATTAAAGGATAAAGTTATTGCGGCTAGATTGGAATCGGAAGCCGAGGCTGCAGACAAAGCAGAAGATCCTTTTGAAATTGTAACCCCAGATGTTACTGTAAATCAAGTAGAGAAAGATATCGTGGATAATATGGATCTCGGAGCATTAGATAATAGAGATAGATTTTCTATCGATGATGAAGATCTTAAAGATCTACTTGACGATGATGAAACTGAAGAAATTGTAACTGAAGAAGATAAAGCAAAAGCTGCTGAAGATAAGAAAGCAGACGAAAAGATTCAAGAAGAAATCTTTAATAAATATCAAGCACAAATCAAAGAAGTCATCAAACCAATCAAAAACGGTATTAATATTAAAGAGTTTAGAATCTCTACTAAGCCTATTGCTGTTAATCATGCTCTTAGCAAAGCAGTAGTTGAAATGAAAACAGCACAATGGGGATTGTATAATACTAACCAAGTAATTACAATGTCTGCTTTGAACGGCGATGAGATTATTAATTTAAACCCAGATAACTTCGAAACAGAAATTGAAGCTATTAGAACCGCATATTCTATTCTATATACACATGATATTAGTCCAAACAAACCTGCTACTTTTGAAGGCTGGTTGAAATCTATTTGTGGTTATGATGATGATGAATTATACTTCACTGCATACAAAGCAACTTTTGGCGATAGTAATTATATCACATATGCGTGTGACGATTGTAAAGATTTAGATCTTAGAGAAACTAAGATTGATGATATGATTAGATATTCTAACGATGAATTCAAAGCTAAATATCAACAGCTATTGAAATCTGGTAATACGTCATATCCTTCTCTATTAGATGCTAAATTAGTTCCAGTATCAGATAACTATGCATTCTCGTTTAAAGCGCCTAGCTTATATGGAATGTATTTTGAAACTAGTTCATTAGATAAAGAATTCGCTAAGAAATATAGAGATGTTTTAACCATCTTAGCATTCATTGATAATGTATATTATATCGATGCAGAAACTAATACACTAGTACCTATTGATTGTAAAATTGTTCCTGGTAATATTGGAAAGACCGTGCGCCATAAAGTGGTTGCTTATTACAATATCATTAAGAAACTTACTTCCGACCAATATGCTCTTATTAGTACCGAGATCAATAAGATCGCTGCTTCTACTAATAAGAACAATATCATCTATCAGATTCCAGAAGCAGATTGTACCGCTAAGAATAAGAAGACTGGATTACAATGTAATCATCACTTTGTTTCCAATCCTACTCCTCCATTGCAAATGCTTTTTTCACGGCATCGATTGGTTGCAATCGCCAATTACTCGAAAGAGCTAGGATGATAACAAAATTCTATAAGAATAGTGTTAGCTTTCGAGATTTATTGGAGCAACCTATGAATTTTCTCCATACTCTTTACTATCTTGCCGTTAAAGAGTCTAGAACCGATGCTGGCAGGGCAGGGCAACAAAATGAAGAAATAGCCGAGGCGATGGGAGAATGAGGTAAATGAACTTAGAGGAGTTCTCTAATTTAGTGACCCATTCTAATAAAGAGAGTGAGATGTGCAAGTATTTCGATCAGCATCTCACTCTATATTCTTTATTAGAAGATAAATTTGCAGATATATTAATAGATTTAAAAGAAGATACGCAAGGATGCTATTATATACTAAGAGCAGCAAAAGAAGCAGATATTAAACATATGGAGAGCTTCTATAATAATATCAGAGTAGACTTTTTCTCTCATCAGTTTATAGTAGAATCCACAATTCATAGAAGTAATATCCATATAAGATTTATAGATAAGAGTATAGCTAATTAGCTATACTCTTCTATTTTGTTTGATAAACATCCACGTAAAGGAGTGATAATATATGAGCGAAGAAAAAGAGCAAAGGTACTTCAATATAAAACCTCTCAATACTAGCAATTTCATACGTGTCAATAACATATCTGAAATTACTAACCCTATCTTCTTTAATGCTAGTGGTAATCCTACAGAAGATGGTTTATTATCTAATGAGATATTCGGAATTACTAAATCTGATCGCGCATCTACCTTCGGGCAAATATCTCTAGGATCTTCGCCATTTATGCATCCATTAATGTATAAAGTATGGTGTAAGATGGATAGGAGGATTCGTGAATGTGTACATGGCACTAATCATTTTAAAATAGATGATAAGGGTGAGCTAATAGAAGACGAGAATGGAGAAACTGGATTAACTTTCTTAAAGAAGAATATTAATAAGATCAAGATTAGATCTACTGAATCTTCTAAGAGAGAGAATAATATTAAATTCTTAGAGAAATTTAAAGATAGACTATTCATAGAGAACATGGTAGTTATCCCTGCATATTATAGAGATATTAATAGTGATGGAGGATATGTGGGAGTAGGAGATATTAATAAGCTATATAACTCTCTCTTAATAGCAACTAAATCACTAAGAGAATCTGCAGAGTATGGACTTAATTTAGCTGACTCCGTTAGGGGACGAATACAGGAGATATTAGTATCTATATATGATTGGCTTACAGCAGAACCATCTATTGCAGGAAAAAGAGGAACACTAAGAAGAGCGAATCTAAGTAAAACAACAGACTATTCTTCTAGACTAGTATTATCTGCTAGTAATTTAAAAGTAGAAAAAATGGAAGATCTACTAGTAGATGTAGATCACGCGGCTGTACCCCTCGCATCGCTATGTAGCAATTATTATACACAAATATTATTTTATATGAGAAGATTCTTTGAAAATGAATTTGCTAATGAACCCATAAGAACAGTATGGGTAAAACAAGGAGACAAACGAGTAGAGAAACAATTCAAAATGAAAGACTTCCAAATAGCTTTCTCGGATACGGTATTGAAAGAAGAAATAGATAGATTCATTCACGGATATTCTAATAGATTTAGACCGATAACTTTGCCGTTAGAAGATGAAAAGATGAAAGTAGATCTAAGATTTAAAGGTAGGACAGTAACAGATAAAGACTACAAAGAAGGAAAGGATATTACTACGTTCCCGATGCAAGATAGAGCATTTCTATGGGTAGATTTAATATACATGGCAGCAATAGAATCAACCAAAGACAAAGCAGTACTTATAACTAGATATCCGATCGACTCGTATTTCAATCAGTTCCCGAGTAAGATAAATGTAAGTTCTACTAAAGTAACTGAGCCTATGGTTGTTAATGGAGTATTTTATAAAAATTACCCTAAAATAAGAGAGTCTCAGATCGGCTCTAATACAAGTAACCTATTCATCGATACTCTACAGATTTCAAATTTGAGAATAGGTTCTATAGGGGCGGATTATGATGGCGATCAGACCTCATGCAAGTCTTTATATAGTACTGAAGCAAATAAAGAACTTATTGATCAGATAAATAAAAAGAGACATTATATATCTCTAAGCGGAGAAAACTTAATGTCTACCAGTAATGAAGGCGCTATGGCATTATATTCTCTTACTATGATATTACCAGATGATGAGAAGAAAATATCTAAGCCGGAATTTTAAAATTCATTTATGAATATATATTATAGTAATGAGTATATAAGAGAGGGAATATTCCCTCTCTTGATTTTTGTATCGGAGGGAATTTTATGGCTAGAGGAAATGACTTAACTGGACTTATATTTGGAAAATTAACTGTTATCGAAAGAGCAGGAAGTAATAAATTTGGGAGGGCTATGTGGAAGTGTAAATGTAATTGCGAGAAACAAACAATTGTAATCGTATCTGGATTTAATCTAACTCAAAAGCAGACTACATCCTGCAGCTGTGTAAAAAAGACATCTAATGGATTGACAAATGAATATCCAAGAGAATATGGAATATGGCGTAAAATGATTGATAGGTGCTATTCAGAAAAGGATGATTCATATCAATATTATGGGCAAAGAGGAATTGCTACGAGTGATTCATGGAGAGAATCATTTATTACTTTTATGGAAGATATGGGTCCTAGACCAGATAAAACAATGATTTTAGGAAGAAAGGATATAAATGGAGATTATTGCACAGATAATTGTAACTGGGTATATCCAGAATCACATGCTATTAATAAAAGAAATACTGTATTGGTAGAATATGATGGTATGAAATTATCTGCGTCTCAATGGGGAAGACTATTAGGAATTAGTCATAGTAGTATAACTCAAAGACTAAATGTTGGTCTTCCTATAGAAGAAGTGTTATTTAAAAATAGTAAGACTATTCCTATATGCGAACGAGTACCAATAAAGTAAGCTATTAGCCTACTTTATTATTTTTTGGTTATATATTATATAGATGAGCAATGAGAAATTGCATCTAAATTATTTTAAGGGAGAGATTATATTATGATTGATGAATTTGTTAAAATTTGGGATGAAAGAAAAGAAGAATTGGAAGCTATATTTAAACAAAAACACCCATCCGATTATACCGAAATAGTTACAAATATCGCTATGATATTAGAGAAATACGGAGATCTGTATAAAAAGATGGATAGTTCTAAAGTACACGAAATAGACGATGGCGATTACCAAGGAACTTTATTATATCTTATTCCAGAGAATACATACCAGCCTAGTAGATATTGGATGGTTAAAGTTGGATATGGTAGTTGTTCTGGATGTGATACATTAGAAGGTATCAAAGATTACAGCGACAACCCACCAACTGAAAGTCAAGTAAAAGATTATATGACTTTAGCATTACATATCATTCAAGCTTTAAAAGAAATATAGGAGATGAATACTATGAAATATGAGATTTGTAAGAATCCTAATAATTACTATGTATTACATATACATAGCGACCTACCATGTAGCGAAACAATACCAACTCCAGTACCAGTAAAGAAAGTAGAAGATGGTACATATTATTATGCCGAAAATTCATATGGTATAGCGAACTTCGGATTCGAGAATAATGATCCTAATCGTAGACCTGGTGGTGGAGGATTATGGTCTAGTAACTCAGAGGATATACGAGAAGCTTTAGGACATAATACTATGGAAATAGTTGTTATTCCAAAAGAAGGATGGAAAATAGCAGCTGCTATGAAAGTAGACAATGTAGAGAAGTATCTTACAGATGGGTATTACATCGCACGCAACTATGGATTTTATCAGATATATAAAGTATAAGGAGATATATTTAATGAATAGTAGAGCATCTTATTTTAAAAAGAGAAGAGAAACAAATAAAAATTTTAGTGTATATATTGATAAAATTAAAATGGAAAAATTCGAAGCTGTGCTAGATCAATTAGGAAAAACAAAGACTGAATGGCTCGAAAATAAAATAGATGAAGAACTACATAAAGATAGAAAAGATAAGGAGTGGCTTATATGATGAAGAAGATACACGCATTACACATTGGCAGTTATCGTGAGAGAATGGATATAAAAGGATTATTCATCTTTGGTCGCTGCGGAGGAGAACGTAGGAAAGTTAATTATTGGAGAGCTGTAGGATTAATGTATCTTAAGAACAGAAAAAGATATTGTTAATATACAAAATGGAGGAAACTAAAGATGGGAAAAATTAAAGCTACTGTAAAGCTTAATAATACATATGAGATATTGAAGAGCTTCTATACAATGCCTGGAGATTCTATCATTATTACTAATACAGAAGGTGGTATAGAAGTTAAGTTAAATAATTATTTTATACCTGGAAATGGAATCGGTGGAATTGGTCATATAAGTAAACTATTTCTATATAACAATATTTATATCGAAGATGATTTTGAATTAAAATTCTATCAAGATAATAATGAAACATATCTAATGGGAGATATAATATTTACAACAAATTTGTCAGAACAACAAGTTGTAGATATAGCAAAAGATTTGGAGATACTAAACATATATAAATTATAATAGAAACAGAACTAAGACCTAAAATATAAGAGATAGCAATATTGCTATCCTTTTCTTTTTTGATTATATATTATATAAGTGAGCAATAGTAAAATATTGTATCTTATAAAGAGGTGATACGTAATGGATTATTTATTAGCGACTGCAGATGAAATTGTTAAAGACATAGAACTAGAGACAAAAGGAGAATTTAATATCACAGATTATAATATGGCAATAGAATATCTAATGGAGAACGACCAATTAGATAAGACCGAACAGTTAATTAAGATTGTATCTGATTCTAGAATGATTGGAGAAATAATTTATAATAATTGCACTTTAGAATTCTTTAAGAAATTTATAGATTATGAATTTGCTAATCATTTTAATAAAACAGTCTATACTAATGAAAACGCATTACACGATGCTATTCTATATGCCAATAAAGATGTAGCTGATTATTTGCTAAAAGAGCGAGGTGTAACTTCTTTAGGTAAAGAACTACCACATCTTTTGAATAATATGGGATACACATCAGATGAGTATTTATTCTCTATGAAATATATTCTGGATAATGGATTAGTAGATCTTAACTATTTCCTTGCTGATAGAAAATTATATCTACTTGAACTATGTGTAAAAGCATCTATTTATATGCATAGTTCTGAGATCGTTGATTATATTATAGCTCTAGGAGCAGACCTATCTGTAAATGGATATGCTGCAGTAATAGCTATAATTGAGCATAATGGAAGCGAATTCAATGATACTTTAGCTAATATTATAATTAATCTAGATAAGAAATCAAAAGAATCTAAAGAGGGATAGCCTCCCTCTTTCTTTTTTGTATTATTAACACTTTTATAAGGAAGGTGAATAATAATGAATGTAAATGAGAAATATTGGGCATTAGCACAATTAGCAGCTCAAACGGCTGCTGATGAAAAAGGATTAACAAATATCGACCCTCGGTATTTGTATTGTCAATTCTATCATGAGACTGGTGGATTCGCTAGTTGGCTAGCCGAAAATGCTAATAACTTTGGTGGGTTAAAACAATTTAAAGATCAACCTTCATGGCTTACTGAAGATATGACTAGCCCAGAAGGGGATAACTATCAAGCATTTGAATCTCCCGAAGATTATGCTATCTATTTCGGAAAATATCTAGGATACTACATTGAGAATGGGATCGATAAAGCTACTACTCTAGAAGAGTATGCTGCTGCTCTTAAAGACGGTGGATATTTTGGTGATACTCTAGAGAACTATATCAATGGTTGTCAATCTGCATGGGACGAAGCATTTAGTGAATAAATATATAAGGGATAGCAATTTGCTATCCCTTATATAAACTGTCTTTTCTAGAGGAGCATTTGTCCATTTGGTTATATATTATATAGATGAGAACTAGTAAATAATATATAAAAGGGAGAGAGAAAATTATGTTAATGTTTGACGTTACAGTAAAATTCGAGCCAGAGGAGTTGGTAAAATTTGTAGAAAAGTACAAAAATATTAATCCAACCCCAGTTGATTTGACCCGTACACAGGAGATTTCTTATGATATCAATTCATCACTTTCTGAATCGATATATCGCAAATCAGGAAGAGTAATACTTCCTATATGTGATAATATATTCGACGACAAAGTACATCTTTTAGTAGTAGCGAATCTAGATAATATAGTTATATCTAGTGAAAAAGTAATAACCAGTCTAATAATGGATGCATGTGGAGCATTGTTTCATTATAATCTAGGAATCTGCCCAGTAACATTCTATTTTACAAATATAGCTACAGCTAGGTATTCGCGTCATTTATCGGCAGACATTCCTGACGAAATAGATCAATTGATTAGAAACATGCGTGGTGGTAGTAGAAGATCGTGTATAACTTCAAGTTTAATAAGAGCAAGATATGAAAATGACATTGACGATATATTACATATCGATCTTATGGATTCGTTTAAAGCTGAACTGGCTAGAATTAAAAAGAATAAATATAAAACTTTTCATGGCTATCCAGTAAACTATCTTGTTAGATATGAAGATAGAAATCTATTAACTGATATACTTATTAACGAATTATATGAAAACAATAGAGCTGTATCTCCATGTGTAATACACGTTGATAATCTTTCCGAATCAGATAATAGATCAATAGAATCTATGTATGAAACTGCTATTGGCAATACTATTGTCTTTGAAATAGATACTATCGAAAAAACAGACGACGATATGCTATCTAGAAGACAAAGATCTATTACTCAGTCCATGATTAATAAAATAATAGAAATGAGTAAAGAGTTTTCTGATTCAGTATTGACTATCATTGCTTTATTAAATCTTTCAGATAAAGATATAGTTATGGATTTCGCTAAAGATAACAATACGGTATTTGTTCCATTAATACCAACTAATGTTACATCTACTATTGGAGTAGCATATCTTAATAAGCTAGCAAAACGAGATGGATTTAGAGCATTTACAGGAGAACTAGTAGAGTCGGTATATACTCCATCTGATTTGGATAGAGCATACTACTCATGGAAATCTAATCATCTTATTACTGCAATGGGGTATGCTAATATAGACATAGGTGTTAAGAAGGCAATTAACTACGATCCAATGAAGAAGTTGAATGATATGATTGGTTTAGCTAATATAAAAGAAACAGTCAATCAAATTGTATCGTATTTCAAGATGCAAAAGGTTTATCTAGAAAAAGGCATTACAACATCCAATCCTTGTAGACATATGGTGTTTTATGGTAATCCAGGAACAGCTAAAACTACCATAGCTAGACTTCTTGGTGTTATCTTAAAGCAAGAGGATATTTTAAAGACTGGAAAATTTATAGAAACTGGCAGGAATGGTTTGGTCGGGATGTATGTTGGGCACACCGCTATCAAAACTATAAAGAAGATTAGATCTGCAAAGGGAGGTATTTTATTTATAGATGAAGCATATTCTCTGGCAGATAAGAGCGGTTCATTCGGAGATGAAGCTATCAATACTCTAGTGCAAGAAATGGATAAGGTCAGAGACGATACGATCATTATCTTTGCAGGATACCCTGATAAGATGGAACAATTTATGGATACCAATCCTGGTATTAGAAGTAGAATAGGATTCCATGTTAAATTTGATAACTATTCTAAGGATGAACTAATGGAAATCTTATTACATACAGCAAAGAAAGAAAAGTTCACCTTTACAGAAGAGGCTTTAGCCACAGCAAGAAAACAAATCGAAAATGCTATTGGAACTAAAGACTTTGGTAATGGAAGATTTATTCGTACTTTAGTAGAACAGGCTATGATGAAACAAGCAACTAGAATATCTAAAGATAATCTATATATGGATATGGAGACTAAAGATATTACTACTATTCAAAGTGAAGATATATCTACAATGAACAAATCTATGGATAAAAGAAAAATGGGATTTTAGGAGGTAATAAAATGAATGAAGATGGAACTTTGGGTGTGGAAGAGCATGCTATTGAATTTGAAGAAGCTTGCTATAATGTAATTAAAGGAGTAAAACCATGCCATTGTATGGATTATGAAAAAGGAATCCTAAAGACAGGAGAGTATAGATTGGTAAAGTTATATGTAATTCCATTAGACGATAAGCTTGATGAAATCTTTATATACAAATACGATTTCATGAAAGATATAATTGAATTCGTTATAACTTTAAATAAGAGAGATCGTCTAAGACAGGCATTACAAGGATTATTATTCGGATATGGGTTAGCTGAAATTGATGAGTTCACCAAAGACGTACAATATTGTGATGAATTAGCAAAAGAAGGTAAGATTAAGGCGCTGATAACCTATTGGGATGGCTCAACAGAGTATAAAATTGTCGATAAGAATAGTATAACGAATGCATGATTTTAGGAGGTAATAAAATGAATGAAGAAATTATAAAAACACTCCTCCATATAGTAAATTATATGGAGGATGGTAATAACTTTAATGGGGTAGCTCCTCATAAGAAGTTTGTATATTATGATAATATAATCGTAATTAAGATGAGCTACGATAACGATGTTTTTATAGATTATTGTATAACGGTAGATTCTATACTGAGTGAAAATATTGAGAGCATAGAACGTGGTATATATAATAAAGTAGAAATACTACGTAAACATTTACCATCTAGAGAGAAAGATATCGCAGAAGGGTATGAAGTTGCATTGCCTATTAAAAACAAAGAAGTTTCACAAGAGCCAATAAAAGAAGAAAGGAAGCTTCAATGTAAAGATATTGATCTTACACTAATATTACAATTAATTTATGCTCATAGAATTAATCGTGACACTCCCTTTGCATATGAAATCCTTACAGATATGGGATTTCCTATAAATGTGATATATGCCAAATATATTAAATTGAATAAAAAAGGTTATGTGGAATACGGAGTTTCGATAAGAACTGGATGGCTAACCGATGAGGGTATCGCTAAATTAAAAGAATTGGGAGGAAAATTATAATGAATCAAGAATTAACGATTGCTGAAGAAGTAAAGAAATTCCTATCTGATCGGGGAATGTTTCCAAATCAAGTAGAGGATGTATTTAAATTAGCTTCAGAGTATTATGCTCATAATGAAATGGTAGGAAGATGGAATGATAAACCTTCTGATTATGGACAAGCTCCTATAATGAATATTATTTTAGCGAATGTAAAAGATATTGCGTTAAAATATATTGATGAGACTTGCCCTGAGGCTTGGTTTAGAATTGCATTTCTTACATTAAAAGATCAGATTGCATTTGTTGGCAATGGCAATGGTGGGAATATATTAGAAAAAGAATTACAAGAAGAAGTTTTAAATATTATTGATAAAATCGATTACGATATTGCAGAAGACCTTATATCTCCGAAATGTGTTTTAAATAAATTAATTAATATAGAGACATGGAATTACGTAAAAGAAGAAGCTGCAAATAATTTAAAACTTAATAAACCTACTCATATTTTATATGGGTATTGGAAAAATATTGTTGCTGGTATAGTTCCTATAGAATATAAACTTGTATGTAAAGATTTATAAGTCTAATAAAGGCTACTCATATGAGTAGTCTTTATTTTTTATAGTTATATATTATATAGATGAGCAATAATATATTGCATCGCAAATTATAGTAAGGAGAGATGTAAAATGAGAACTATCAAAAATTATATTGGAGAAAATGGTAAAGCATATTTTAAAGTGAGGATTTGTGTTAATGAGAGTCGGAAAGAAGAGTTTGAAAAGTTATGTGCAAATAGCTCTATCCTAACAGCCACAGTAGATGAGAATTTTATATTTGAACGTATTAGAAATAATGATACTGAAGTTAAATTAGCATTTGATGTATTACTTGGAGATTCGTCTGGGATCGAATCGTTAAAAGACTTCTTAGATTTATTATCTGATTTTGGAACTCCTATTCATAGAGAATAGTTTATACCTAAAGGATGCTTTTGTAACGTATCCTTTTATTTTAATTTTAAGGAGAGATGCAAAGATGAACAAACGATATCTAGTATCAGAACAAAATATTTTAGAAATTAATGAAGAAATTGAAAGGATATTATCTAAAAGCTTTATTTTAATAGAGAATGATGGGTTTTCTTATCATATAACTAATACAGAATTCTTGACTAATAAAATAAATATATTCGGACCAAAAGGTTGTACTGCTATTGAAGAAGATGATTTCGTATCAATAACTGATAATGAAATTGTAATCGTGGATAATGGAGATCATCATTCTAAAATAGTATTAAAACACACCGACAAGAAATTTATAGCCGATCTTATCCAAGTAGATATATACAACGTAGTCTATTTCATTGAGGCATTGGGATATACTGAAGCATCTGAAGCTCTAGCTGACAGGATTGATACCATTATCAATCCTGTAATTCCGCCTGTTACTTTTCGAAGAGTTAAAAATAATGATCAAGAAGAAACCTCTGAAAAAGAAGAGAATCGAAAAGATGATACGATTAGTGCTATCAAATTCGGTGTTGACATGAGTAATAACTTTAAAGTAAAGCCCAACAATCCAGACGATGTATATTCTCTATTGTACCCGACTCATACAACTAAATTAAAATATTTAACCGAAGAGGAATGGAAAAATATACAATTATCTGCGAAGAAGAGAATAGAAAATGTGACAGATGGTGTTAATAAAAAACTACTTTATTATTGGTGCAATATAGTTGATGGAATTATTCCTTTTTCCTTAGAAGTTATTAATGATAGTTTTGAGGAGGTAGCGGATACATCTTACTCTTCTGAAAAAGAAGAGAATAGAAAAGACGATGCGATTAACACTATTGAATTAAATATCGGTATCAAACCAAAACCTAATAGCTTGGAAGATGTATATTCTCTATTATACCCAGATCGCCAGTCAAAGCTAGAATATTTAACCGAAGAGGAATGGAAATACTTACAAGACACAGCTAAAGATCAAATAGAAAATACATCTGGACCTGTTTGTAAAAAGATTCTTGTACACTGGTATGATATAGTTAATGGAGAAGTTCCATTCGGGTTAGAAGTTATTAATGATAACTTCGATGCGGTAAAACCTAAAGCTATTCCTTTTGAAAATGAGGAAGGGGATAAGCTAATTAAAGATGTAGAAGATAATTTAGCATTTGTATTGTCTAGCTTACGTTCTAAATTATTGCTTAGTTTAAAACACATGGGAGAATGGGACAAAAATGATTTATTGATGAAGGATACAGTAGAACTGTATTCTAAATTATTAGAGAATTATTCTAAATTAGGAGGCAAATAAAATGACTGAGAATAAAAAGATGCGTATTACAGAGAAAGATAATGTACATCAAGAGTGGTATAAAGAAGCTAAGAATGTGACCACTGAAAATTTAGGTGAGTTTGTTAATAAACTTGTAAATGAATATGGTCACGATTACGGAACTATTTGTCATGCAATGGCGGCTTCTGCTATTGCAGCAGCATATGCGGTAGATAGCTCTCCTACTGGAGGCATCACTGTATTTCAAGCTAGCGCAGTAATGTTAGAATTCATTAAATGCTGGAAAAATATTAATAGCCCATTCAAGATTACTGACTATAATAATCTACTCTATCCACAATACGAAGACAGCTTTACCACTATCTCTAATGATACTTGGAAATGGGCGCAAGATGAAGCTAAAAAGAATTTAGAATCTATTGATGATTATACTAGTATCAGAGTTGTAGAACATTGGCAATCTATTGTGGATGGAAAAGTCCCATTTGGTTTGAAAGTGAGTGATGAATAAATACATAAGGCTACTCGTAATGAGTAGCCTTTTATTTTTTGTATTGTAGCCAATGCAATAAAGAAATTAGCGAACTTATAATTAAATGAATATATAAGGAGAGGATTGTATATGAAGCAACATATTTCCACTGTAGATTTGAGTAAACGCTATCATCGTACAAAACCATTCAAAGGGGATACTATCTATCCATTGTTCCAATCTTGTAAGGAGAATTATAATTTTGAGAATATCAAAGAATCTGTAGAGAAGTGGACAAGTTATTCAGCAAATACAGATATGTCTGTAAGAAAAGTTTTAGAGTTATTCGACATAGTATCAGAGAACGGAACGGAGAATAATTTAAAGACGATTACTGATAGGATTAACGAGAGTATTATTTTTTCTCTAGAAAGTCCATCCTTTCTCAGAGAAGGTATTATGTGTAGAATTAAAGAAGCTGAGGAGCCGAGTAAGATTAAATATCTAAGTTCTATTCTAGATAGAATCAATGAAGCGGTTCACTGTGATAGAGCTATTAAGAATCACGATCTTATTTCGAGAAGATTTAATATCGATAACTATGTAAGAGAAAATGCATATGGTGATAGTATTAAAGATACTATCTACGAACTATGTTCTTTTGTTGATACGTATAAAGTTGGAGTTAATGCTAAATATAGTCTAGCCCTAGAGGAAACTTTATTCGCTTTTAGTGAGAACAATGTTAGATTCGATACTAAAGATATAGTAGAATCCGTAACAGATTACTTTCTTTCTAATAGTATGAATCCACAAGATTCGTCTAGAGAACTATTACATATTTTATCTGAAACTGCTAAGCAAAATAGATTCTTTAAAGAAGATGATTTTAAATATCTTACTGAACTTCAAGAATCCACCGTCCCAGTAACAGAAGATGCATCTATTGATTTTATATTACAAGAAGCTATGAAGGATAAAACTAGAGAATTGATTGATAAGTTTAAAACTTTACCTTCTAAATCTCCAGAGCTATTCAAACAACTAATGGTAAATATACTAGTTGTAAACAAAGATAAAGATATAGCAGAAGGAACCACTAATTTACTATCAGTTGCATTTTATTTTTGTGTAGTTGTAGGGGCTTTTTCTCTAGGAGTATTCGCTGGATTGTTTGCTATTATAGTTTCTAAAACTATAAATATGGTAATGGAACGCAAGTATATGAAAGAAGTCCTACGAGTATGGTATAGGGATAGAGAATCTGTTGCTAAGAAAATAGAGAAATGTACTGATCATAAGAAGAAAGAAAAATTAGAAGAATATCTAAAGCAAATGGATAAAAGCATAGACGCTTTAGAAGCACATTCTGATTCTATGCAAGGTGATGATGAAAAGAAAAGCTGGGAAAATAATAATAGACCTGGTAAAGATGATGGGTTTAATTTTGATATGAACTTTGACGAAGAAACTATCAACTCTGCTATAGATATTAGAGTTATAGAATCTGCTGTAAATTCTATTGAATGGGATAAGGCTACCAATGAAAGAATTCTATTTGCAACTGATAATATTACGAATCTAGAATTGGATAATGTGGATTATATTACTGGGTTTGCAATGAAGCATCCTGATATGCTAGATAAAGATAAACTTATTGAAGCATTAGAGTTTGCCGATAGAGAAGCATCTAAGAATATAATGAACTATAATAAGATAAACTGCTATGCTGAAAATCTAACCAAACTTAAATCCCTCGAAATCGATGGTATTAAAGAATCTATTGACGGAAGCAATGTATTCTCAGATATCATTGAATTACAAGAATCTACTCATGTTATAAATTCATATGTGAGAGCCATTAATGAATTAAGCATTACTAGTGGTTTACATATGGCAACACAAAAGCTAGCTAATATAGCATCAGATCTTTCAGATAAAGAAAAGATTATGTCTAGAACAGTAGATGCTACATGTGATAGCTTATCTAGAAGTGTAGAAAAATCAATGACTACCGAGAATAGAGAAGCCGTTATTAGAGGAGATATTCTTCCATCTGCATCTAAGGTTATTAAAATGGCTGTTGTAACGGTTGGAGCTGCTTGGTTAATACATCCTGCCGTGGCTGTAATTATTCTTCTTGGTAAATTTGCTATGAGTTCTAAGATAAGAACAAAAGAACGACAGTTGGTATTGAATGAATTAGAAGTAGAACTTCAAATGGTAGATAAGTATATTGCTCAAGCTGAAGATAAGAAAGATCTTAAACGGGTTAGAGAACTTCTTCTTATTAAAAAGAAATTAGAAGCCCAAGAATCTAGATTGAAATATAAAATTAAGATTGAATGGGACGATAAGACAGTTAGATCTACAGATGCAAAAGCTAAAGAAGATTAGAAAGGAGGAATAAAAATGAATTTTGCTACGTTTATATTAAATGAAGAGATCATTGCTAATGGTAAATCTTTAGATGAAGAAGACGATAAAAAGAATAAAGTTGATTATACACAAGACAAACCAGAAGATGACGATACACCTAAAGAAGACCCAGCTCCAGTAGAAGATCCTCCTGTGGATGATACTGAAGATGATGGACCTCCCGATTATACACAAGACTCTCCTGATGAGGAAGAAGATGAGGAACCACCAGCAGATGATAATACAGATACCGCTGATACGAATCCGCCTGCCGAAGATCCTCCTGTGGATGATACTGAAGATGATGGACCTCCAGATTATACACAAGACTCTCCTGATGAGGAAGAAGATGATACTCCCAAAGGTGACGATCAGGAGAATCCAGAAGATAGCGAAACGCCAGATGCTGGGTTGGACAGCAATGCAGATGATGGACCACCAGATTATACACAAGATTCTCCTGATGGTGAAGACGATACAAATAATGATGGGGATGGTACTAAAGATGACGCAAATGGAGAAGACAATTCAGATGCATCTACAGATGCGGAAGGAACACCAGACTATACACAAGACTCACCTGACGGGGAAGATGATTCTAACGGGGTTACAGATGATAGCACTGATACAGATAGCAGTAATGACGGATCTAATGATGCGATAAAGCAATTAGAAGATGATGTATTTGCTAGCTTATCGCCAGAACAAATAGCTATTAAACAATTGGAGTTAAAAGAAAACTTCATTATGCTATATACTAATATAGAAAAAGTAATAGAGCGTCTTTCTAAGATAAATAGAGTAGAAGATAATATAAAACCTATTGAATTTGTAACTAGAAGGCTGTTAGAATTAAAGACTTTGGTTAGAGATTCTTTGATAGAATCTTATGATACTAGAAGTTATGTTGAGAACCAAGTACTTCTTCAGAGACATATGGCTATATTTTCTGCATTAACAGATGTAATTGACGAATTAGCTAAAGAAAAAGCCTAGTTTTGCATTGAATAGTATTTGGTATATATAACAATATAGTAAATATTTAAACCTAATTGGGTTGAAATATAATAAATCGAAAAATATATTATATTTGAATAAGGAGTGAATACAATGCCAGTTGTTGGAGAAAGACAAAATCCTAATGCTAAGGCAAGAGGATATGAAAAAAATGAAATGACTAAATTAGCTGAAAGCTTTTTGAGTATTGCTAGAAGTGCAGTTAACGAGGGTATTGATGTATATCGTCAACCAGATATGTTCTTCAGTAAGAATAGTACTGTTGATGCTATGAAGAAATTGTTTGTTAGCGAGGCTTACGATCCTGAAGATCCTAGATATGCAGGCAACCCAGAAGCTGTAGCTGCTTTAGAAGCTGATCTTGGTGAATTATTTAAAAACGATTTAGTTGGTGTACGTGAAAACTGTTACACTGGTGATTCGAATCCTATGATCGCAACTACTTTCCCTATGCATAAAAACCTGTTGACGAATGCAGTGTTTGATCAATCAATGCAGAAAGATGTATCGGTTTCTCCTAAGTTCACATTATCAATGGAAACTCGTATTTTAGTGGATACACAAGGTAACGAGATTGATATGTTCTTAGAACAGTATAAAATTAAAGATGCTATTAAAAATAGCGTACCTACAAAAGATGTAGTTATTACTCTTCCTGAAAACGAAAGCTTAGATATTCTTAAAGATGAGTTGGGTATCAATTCAACTAATGCCGCATTGAGTATCAAAACTGCTATTACTGGCGTTCTTGTAGATAGCTATGTTGCGGTGGGTGAGACCTTCTACAATACTACTACTAAAGCATATGAAGTAGTTGCTGCTGGTGGAGCTGGAGTTAAACCTGTTATGTTCGATACAGCTGAATTATTCTTTAGTCCATCATATGGCGAATTTGATCGTTCGATCATGGCTTCTTTCACTGTAGTTGCTAAACTTGATGCTCTTGGTAATACTAAAGTAGTTAAGGGTATTATTGGTGGTTATGTTAAGAAAAGCAAGAAATTCATGCTCAACGTACTGAATACTTCGGATGTTAAAGCATTAAGAATGCACGCCGTAGCTGATGTATCTTCTGCTGCTTTCAAAACTTGCATAACTAAATGGAGCCAACGTACGGATATCTTCGAAATTCCAGAAGCTCCACACATTACTACTACTGTATCTCCAGAAGAAGTAAAAGATATTCAAGCATTGTTCAGTGTAAACCAAATTACTAAACTTATGTCTCAAATGCGTTTAGCATTGTTACATTATAAAGATGATATGATTCATGATGAATTAGATAAATCCTTCTTAGGATTGGCTGAAACTCAAAAAGTTAGTGGTGCATTTGATTTCATTCCACCACAAGGATCTTACATGGGTTCTCATATCTCATGGAGACAAGAAACCTTCATGGATTACTTAGAAACTCAGGTAACTAATTTATTACAAGTTCTTAACGATGAAAATATGACTATTACTGTATTTGGTCGTCCTGAACTTATCCGTAAACTTACCCCTAAAGATTATACGTATAGCACTCCTTCCAACATTGGTCCGGTAGAACTTGAATTCAAGAAAACTGTTGTGACTAGTGATAAACGTATCTATCAATTCATCTCAAGCTCGAAAATGCGTAATAACAACAACTTGATTATTATTCTTTGCCCACGTAATACGCAACGTGTAATCTACAAAGTTGTTGATTATCAATTATACATTTCTAACGAGATTCGTGATACTGAGCAATATCAATTACCTGGTATTACTTGCTTCGAACGTTGGAGATTCCTACAATTCCAACCTATTCAAGGTCGTATCCAAATCATGAACCCAACTGGTCTTCGTGAAGACATCGCTAACCCTGATCCTATCGGAGTTAACGCTGCTAACGATTACACAGCTAATGGGATTACCCATAAAAGTGCAGTTAACAACGCTCAATAATAAAACTTTAAATATAGACCTACAGATATCTGTAGGTCTATATTTTATTTATATAATGGAGGTGTATTAATTTGGGATTAGTAAAAACGTATAATATGGTAGAACAAGGCGTCATAGATCTAAACGCTTCGATACGAGCACTTGCTGTAAATCCGAGCGAAGCTTCTTCTACCCTTAATGATATACAGATAGCACTAAATGATCTATTCGGACCAGATGCTAATTGCAAACAGGTATTATATACAGAGAATACAGATAAGATGTTCTTTGGTATCTGTGTAATGCCAATCATACCAGCAAAAGAAATTATTAATATTCTCAAAGGTGATGATAGATATATCATCTCTGAGTATTATGTAGAACTAGATTCTAAAATGTTTGATACTGGACTTGGATTGACATTTGAAGAGATTGGTGCTATAGTAACACACGATGTAGGACGAGTCGTAACAGATGCCACTCCAATTGAAGAGGTAAAACGCAATATCGATGATTATCTTCTTAAACAAAATGATACTATCAAACTTACTGAGTCGGTTCATTATATAGAGATTCTTTCTTATGGTATTAGAGACGCTATCAGAAAAGTAACTTCTGTATTTGAAGCTGAAGAAGGTAAGATAATTACCGAGTTCGATATCGGATGTATGATAGATAGAGTTCTTACTAGTGCAATGAATAAAATTGCAGGTAATGGATATAACTGGAATAGCGATATCGATAACAAACTTATCTTCTTAACTTGGGTAATGCGTTTATATAAAGACGTATTATGTAATCGTATAGATGCCATCCGTACTCTTAAAGACGGAATAGAGATGAGCGCATCTAAGCTAGAGAAGAAAGAGATGGATAATATCATTAGACGATTAGAAAGAATAGATGACGATGTTCTTTTAGAAGGTTTCATGGATGATATTATTCAAGGATTTAGTAGAACTTCTAAGTCTATGAAACTAAAAGGAATTCAATCATATGAAGATGATTATTATGAAATCGAATTCAATGTGAATAATATGGAAACACAAGATGATGCGGTTTTGCTACTTCATAAGATAAATTCTAGAATGTCTGTTATTGATGATTTCTTAACTTCGGAAGAATTAGATAAGGCTAATTATAAAAAGTGGAGTGACTTATATAGTAAATATAATAAACTCCGTGGAGATATTGCTAAGAATAAGATATACCAGAATAAGACTAGACTTTATGTAAACTATGGTGGAAATGATTAATAATATAAGAGGTATAGCAATTGCTATACCTCTTTATATGTTTTTATACAAACACATACATTTATTTAATGATTACAAAGGAGGCTATTTATATGGTATTAGGGGAGAAGAGAGAAAAGGATGTATTTATTCATCTACCAGAAAAAGGAACAAGAGATATTATTAAAGAATTATTTGGGAATTCTGATGATGTAGAAATAAACATTAGCACTTGTATTACTGATATATTTATAAACGGATATGTTGATATTGGAAGCGAGTACTATGATATTGAAACTGGTAAATGTGAAATTTGTAAAGATGGAGAAGAAGGTATTAAACTTATACGAATTCCGAATACAATTTTATTTACTCCTTCATTTGGTAGTTTTGAGCGTTCTATCAACTCAATCTTTTCAGTAACTACAGGAGATATGAAGCATTTAAGAGCTGTTAATATTTGTCTAGCTGGTGGTATTGCAAACAAGAAATTTATACTCTTTTCTAATAATGATGAGCTTAAAGCGGTAATGCTACACGTTGTAGTTGAATAAATTATAAATTAAAGGGAGGCTATTATAATGGCATTAGGAGAAAATTATAATAATAACGAGGAAAAACAGGTGTATCGTCCAACCGTATATGGTTACGCAATGAGCAATACAGAGAGTGAGATTGATGTAACAAACTTGAGTTTTTCAATGTGGAAAAGTACGCTTAAGATTGCAATCGCGCCAAAGATTGACAATAGTGGTAAAGAGGAGAATCCTAATTGGGATAGAAAGAATGCAGCTGTTATCTATTTAAACCATACTAAAGCTCGCATCATGGCAAAAATCTTACGGGGATTTCTTAAAGATCCAGAATCATATAATAACCAAGGTGTATTTGCAGGTCAAGGTTTACTTACAATTTCTAATGGAGAAGAGTTTGATAAACCAAATACTCCAGTATTAATTATCAGAAAGATTGGCGAGAATGGACAAGTAGAGAGTTCATATGCATACGAATTCAAACGCAATTACCATTGCTCAATCAAAGACTTTAGCGAAAAGACTGGAGATTTTGATAAGGATTATGAATCATTTGATACTTTAGATATTATCGAAGCTATTGCTCAGCTTGAAACATATGCTGAAGCTATGACTGGAAGTTTTGCGTTTAGTGTAGTAGATAATTTAGCGTATTCTCAAGATAGAACTGATAAGAGTTTAGCTAAGATCGCGTCAGGCGTAGGAGTTGAGTTGTATGCTCAGAAAGCATCTAGCAGTAAAGGTAGTTACTTCTCCAATAATAAAAGCGCTAGTAACAACAGAAGTACTTCTACTATCGATGATATTATGGGAGACGATTAAGTTTAGTGTTTCATATGGACGTATCTATTTTTAGATACGTCCTATAATTTAAATAGAAAAGGGGAGTTATAAGTGACAAATGTAAAATACTCTTGCTCAAATTTATTAACTTTTGAATCTGTGGTAGATATTGATCTAGGTATTATAAACTTCATGATTGATAAGTATAAAAAGTCAGTGTATTTTAACCAGTACATAGTAAATGCATCTAGTGAAGATGTAAAGAAAAACTTTCTATTAGCCAGAGAAGATAAGAATCCTATCAGTATTCTACTAAAGGATAAGTTCAAAGCCAGCCTTCCAGATATGCTAAAAGATATTGCAGATAAATATCTGGAAGAAGTATTAAAGTTCTGCCAACCTACTGATATTCTTAGATATGCTAAAACTCTACAAGAATATGATGGAGTTATTAAGTGTGTCATTAATTGTAAAAACTCTCTGCAAGAGCAATATATTAAGAATTTAGATAGTACTTTAACTACAGTACTCAATCAAGATAATATGGATGGGTATGATTGTCTATTCTTAAAGTATGTTGAAGATGTGGTTAAATATAAAAATCTAAATGGTAAATATATCTTCTTATCGAATTATATGCATAATATCGATAAAGCTGATGGTTTACCTAAGAAGATTATTCTAGTAGCTTCAGATACAAATAAGATCCGTACAATAGATCCATATGTTGGATTGACTTTAGCACCTATTACAAAAGAAGAAGAGGGAGAATGATATCATGACACAAGTATATACTAACATTATTCCTAAGAAACAAACAAGAGAAGCACAATTAAATGCATTAAAGATTTTAGATGCAGCTTTGACTAATTCCTACGGTCCTAACGGATCTACAACAGCTATTCGTAAGAAGAATGATGTTGCTAGATATACTAAAGATGGTCATACTATCTTATGTGATATCAAGTTCAATAAACCTATTGAGCAAACTATGCGCGATGATCTTAGAGATATTACTGTTCGTATTGTTAGTACGATTGGTGACGGAACAACGTCTGCTATTAAAGCATCTTATCTAATCTTCGATGCTCTTAAAACAGCTCACGAGAAATATGGTATTTCTGAATTGGAGTTAGTAAAACAATTTAAGAAAGCTATTGAAAAAGCTATTAAGATTATCGACTCTAATAAAAAGGAAACTACTGTAGATGATATCTATAAGATTGCTATGATTTCTACCAATGGTAATGAAGAAGTAGCACAGAATCTTTCAGATATCTATAAAGAAAATGGTATGGAAGTATTCATCGATGTTGGTATCTCTAATTCTCCTAACAATGTAAAGAAAGTATATGATGGTTTTACTATCGAAGAAGGATATTGTGATCCAGCTTTCATTAATAATACCGAACGAAAAGTGGCATCTATTAGAGGAGCTAATATCTATGTATTTGAAGATCCTATCGATACTCCAGAGATGAGTGTATTCTTAGATAAGATCATGTATGATAATATCTTTGCCGATAAAACTAATATCGTTCCTACTGTTATCTTTTGCCCTAAAATCTCAGTAGATATGAACGCCATGATGGATAATATTGTAACCCAGCTTACTAATATTAAACCTATGATGCGTCCACCTTTATTAGTAATTCCAAATATCTTTGATGGTGATGTTTTATCAGATTTGGCTATTATTAGTGGGGCTAAACCTATTAAGAAATACATCGATCCTACTCTACAGCAGATGGATATTGATAATGGATTAGCTGCAACTCCAGACACTGTACATAACTTCGCAGGATATGCTGATCTTGTAGAAGCAGATAATCTAAAGACAAAGATTATCAATCCAAAGTTGATGTTCAATGAGGATGGAGAGAAGTCTGATACATATAATGGTTTAATTGATGGGCTTCAAATGATGCTTGAGAAGTATGAAGAAGCTAAAGAAGATATCGTTAAAGTGGGTACACTAAAACGTCGTATCAATTCATTGAAAGCTAATATGGTAGATTATCTGGTAGGTGGTATTTCTATGAACGATAGAGATGCTCTTAGAGATCTAGTAGAAGATGCTGTATTGAATTGCCGTAGTGCCGCTAAAGATGGTACTGGATTTGGCGCTAACTTTGAAGCTTTCCGTGCATTTAATGAATTAGAAAAATTAGAAATGGAATCACTAAGCGAAGAAGAGCATACTAAAATACAAAATGAAGAAGCATTTAGCATCTATACTACTCTAAACAAAGTGTATCTTGAATTAGTATCTTCTTTATACTTCATTCATTGTGGAGAAGACAAAACACAGTCTATTCTGACAGCGTTGGAGTGTTTAGCTAATGGGTGTCCTTTAAATATTAGAACTGAGAAATTTGATAATACTGTACTTTCTACTATCAAATCAGACCAAGTTATTCTAGATGCTATTAGTAAAATCATTGGTCTTGTTATCAGTACGAACCAATATTTATGTGAAGCTCCAGAATACAATGTATATATCGACCCAGAGTAGAAAATTATATTACCCATTACATCTTATTAAAAAGTGTATATCAAGGTTACGGATTATCCGTAACCTTGTATTTATTTGGTAAAGGAGGAATATTATGTTTAGTAAAAGATTTATCTTAGGACTTGCAGTATTTATGTTTGGTATGTGGATTGTACAAACTGATATTGGACTCGCTACATATGAGAGAGAAGATGAAAATATCAAGAACAACTTGATTATGGATAAGAAGAAAGCTAAAAGGTAGGTTATAATATGATTATGACTTTCGATGAATACATAAAGAACCCTATGGGTAAGAACAATGCAGTATATAGCCAACGGGGAGTATATAAAGATCTTTATACGCAGAAGTTCGATACTGTATTAGTGCGAGATGCTGGTAGAATAATGTATACTCTATATAAAGATAGCGATAAGAGATATCTTATCCATCTTAAAATCCCGTCGGAATTAATTGGTAAATTTTACTATGATGTGGTAATTGAGTATATTACTTCCAATACAGCAGTAGCTGCTGAGAATAATCTAAACAGTTATGAGACTAAATTCTTCTCTAACGATCCAGCATTTGTATTTACCCATGCTCATGCATTCAATAAGAATAAGATGTTTATTGAAGATCTTAAAGAGAAAATGAGTAGTAAAGCTTTGACTGATAAAGCGGTTATTAAGAACCCTAAGGATGTAATAGGATACGTAAAACAAATTTACTTTGCATACCTATATATCAAACTAAAAGGATTGGATAAGAAAGTAGCTTGGCTAGGGGAAACTAAAACATATTCTAAAGAAGCTCTTCTATTCGAGATAGACCATGCAGATCAAAAGGTGGCAGCTAGACAAGCTGCGGGTGAGAATCTAAGTAAAAAGAAACCATTACCAGAAATAAAGAAGAGTAGAGGTCCAAAGAACACTGGTAGCACTTTAGTAGCTAAGAGTACGATGTATGCTATCAAAGCAAAGGCAAAAAGCAATGTAAAATCTACCAAAGCAACCAAGTATACTAAAACAACAAAAAGAAAATAAGGTTATATATTATATATGTGGAGGTGATTCACGTATATGAAATAACATATGTTTTATTATAAAGGGGAGGAAGATTACTTGATAAATGCAGAGAGTAAAGAAAAGCTTGTACAAATAGTCGAACGAGTTCCAGTCCCAGAGAAAATACTAGTGGATAATTGGGTTCCCAGCCCAGACGACCTAATATTCAAACACAGTAAGGGAATTATATATGCGAATATAGCTCCCTTATACGGTATGCCAGATAATAGCGATATAAATTATTTTATGATGTCATCAAAACGTTGCTATAATAGCGAAACCAAAATTAACAAAGAGGGAAACCTAACAATTGGATTTCGAGAGCATAATACAACGTATCTAAATTATTTCGAGAAATTCTTTGATAGGGGGCATGTATTACTAGGGTTAATGGCACAGATCAAGTATCTGATCGACTATAGAGAAAACTATAGTGAAGATAACTTACTTAATGATCTAGTGCGATATATAATTGATTATAAGTCTTCTCCTATTATTCACTATCAAATATCGTGTATGAATGATGTAAATTATTATATCGAATTTGATTATAAGAATAAGAATAATCCTTGTTTAGAATATAGTAAGCATCATGCTACTATATTTATGGAGATCTCATTATTACAAAATATGATCATACCATTATTAGCCCATTTTATTTATACCAGGAAGTACAATCCTATAGATATCAAAAGAGTTCTCTTGAGAGTATTTGATAGGATTTTTATCATGGTTCTAAACAAGTATAGGGTAAATATGTATTCTAAGCTATTAGAAACTACTCGGACTAAAGTAAACCAATCTACTATTTCGGATAGTGGATTATGGGGAATGCAAGATATTAGAGCGAGAAACCCAACCATACATTCTATAGCTACAGTAGAGGATATAATAGTCCAAATCATTCCTAAATATATATATTCTAAAAGTGTAATATGTTTTAACCTAGATGCTATTAATAGGGATATCAAATATAAAGTTGTTGATATTCCATATGAGTATGCATTAACCACAGTATCCTCATCTAACAGAGATGACGATAACAATAGTGAGATTGATAAGTTTGAAGCTCATATGACTAAACAAGATGAAGCAATGCTTCTTCAAGTTAACGTCAATGCTACAACAACAATGCGTCGAATCATAGAAGAGTATGGACCTTTCTCTAAAGAAGAAATAGATTTCTATCGAAAGGAACTAACTGCTGATGGGAAAGCATTGAGAAACGACTTTCAAGAAAATCTTGTAGCATATTTGTTTCAGAGATATTTCTATGATACTCAGGCTGTGAGAATGGTAAATGATGATGAGTATATAATTCTTATGATATCTGCTAAACGAAAATTAATTTTAGAGGGTCAAAAATTACTACCATTTGTAATCGGTGGTAAGATAAGCAGATTCGTAACAAGAAAGACCGTCAATAAGAAGATCATGCAACGAACAATGTTGTCTGATAATTATCCTAAAGTAGTAAATAAGTATCGCAATCCTAAAATATATGAGCAAAATCTATCCAAGATAATAGCTCAGATTTTAGCGTCAGAATTCAAAAATATCGATTTCTATAACTCAGAATTACACGGAGTGGTAGTTCCAGCTCCAGCTGTTCCAGAGATTATATGTGAAGAGATATTAATGTTTTCATTAATGATTTAAATATAAGATATGAGAGTATGCATACAAGCATACTCTCATAATTTTACTAATAAAAGGGAGGATAAAATGTTTGGAAAGATTTTAGCAAGGGCATTGACAATAGAATTGGGATTACTTTTTATTATTATAGGTGCGATCCGTCTATTAGAAATGATATGTGGATTTAGAAAGTAGGTCTTGATATGTTTGCAGACAAACTAAGAGATTTTTTATTAAGAAAATTTAACGATGGACGAACCGCATCAGGGCAGGCAGAAGTTGCTATTAGATGTAGATTTTGTGGAGATAGCCAATCAGATCATAATGCACGGCATCTGTATATATCATTAGGCGATGAAGTAAATAATGTACCTCCAATGTACTATTGTTTTAAGTGTAGTACTAAAGGAATTCTAACTCCCGATGTATTGATGAGCCTTGTAGACTGTAGTAAAGACGGAGAAATGATATGTGATCTTAGAGACAATAATACAAAAACAGTTAAGCTCTCTAAGAACCGAATGAGGAAAAATAAGACTTATAAAGTATATAATAATTATATAAGGAAAGATAAGTTAAGTGAGGCTAAACTATTCTATATAAATAAAAGACTTGGTTTAGATCTTACTTATAGTGATCTGTTAGAGAATAAGATTGTTCTTAATTTATTAGATCTATTAAACTCTAATAAGATAAAAGAGTATACGATGTATGATAATATAGTGAAAGAACTAGACGATAGCTTTTTGGGATTCTTATCTATGGATAATGGATTCATTAATCTAAAGAATCTAAGGAAGAAAGGCTGTGTTAGTAAGTTCATAGATCGTAGATATACTAACTACAGTATATTCAAAGATTCTTTAAACAACTCTAGAAGATTTTACTCTATACCAACAAAATGTAATCTTATGTCTTTGGTTCCGATTAAGATTCATATTGCAGAGGGTCCATTTGATATCTTATCAATCTTCTATAATCTTAATAATGGAAATAGAGAACAAAATATTTATATGTCTATAGGTGGTAGATCGTATCTTAATGTAATAAATCTTATATTATCTGGGATGGGAATAATTAATTGTGAACTCCATTTGTATATGGATAACGACGTTCCTGAAGAACAGATAAAGGCAGTTGCAGATCTAGTAACTCCTATAGGAATAAAGGTTTATTTACATCGCAATGTATTCCCTAACGAAAAAGACTTTGGTGTTAAATTAGAAAATATAAAAGACCAGATCACTCGTATATAAGCACATTGTAACACGATGTGCTTTATTTTTTCTAAACATTGGAGTAATAAAGGGGGCGTAAACATGAGTGGAAAATTTCTAAATGTAGAAATGATGAATGTAATAAATAGCTTAGCGGATGGTGTAAAAGAAAAGATAGCGAACAATGCTTTCTATACTTTTAATGATAAGAAACCAACGATGGTTACTTTTTATAATCCAGATCCCAAGCTATCTACTTTAGACGATGGGACTAAGCAAATATACGAATCAGTTGGACCTCAGAGTGGACTAAGATTCAATAAGATAGAAAATACTATCCTATATAATATAGAGAAGATTCTTCTAAATATAGATATAGGGGAATGGGGCACCGAATCTGACCCAGTTGAAGGAGAAGCATATCTCCCTCCAGAAACATTTGTTCCATATACTGAGGGTTATTTTGTTATTAACCATGTAGGAAAGAATATCTTTTTTAGAATACTAGCAGTAGGATTGGACACTATAGAGAATGGTGCTAACTTCTACAAGTTAACTTATAAACTAGACAACTTTGATCTTAAAATAGATAAGCAGGTTGTCGGTGATTTTAAGATGATTATAGGCAATATTGGAACCAGTTTCAAAACCGTTATTAGTAATAACGAATATGATTTTATAAGTAGCATCGAAGACGTTACTGATACTCTAATAGAATACTATAACAGTCTATTCTTTAAGAATAGAGTGCAAACGTATATCTTTCCATTTAATGATTGTTTTTTCTATGATCCTTATATGGTAGAGTTTGCAATGAGGAATAATATTCTAAGCACTCCAGATAGGTATATATTTGTAACCCAACAGGTATTCTTACCATATACATTCTGTATAGAATATAACAAGACAATATTCAAACATCTAGAGACTATGGATAATAAAATAGATTTCCAGAGAGTATATGGAGTAATGGTAACTGATCCTTGTTCTTTATTGACTACTAGAATGGAAGACTACTTTATGATAGAGTACAACACTAAACTAGGAATGTTAGCAGATCCTATAGATTTATTTGATACTGATTTTATAGAAGTGGTATTAGAAGGAAAGATATTAGAACCTGGTCATTCTAAGGAGTATTATAATATTATAGGATGCTACTTCCATAATAGACCAGTAACACAGGATATGATAAATGCTTTAGAGAAAATAGAGTACAGCCCCAGTATAGAATTATACTACAATATACCAATTGTAGTATTTATACTAGAGCATTTTGCTAAAGACATATTAAAAACTGATCTTAAAACCCTTGCCTGAACATATAATTAAAATTGCTTAGAAAGGAGCGATTGAATTGTCTAAAGCTATTGATAAATTTTTACTACAAGAAATGGTTGATAATGATAATTATGATGCTACGTTCGATCTGGATACGGATGATGGAGATATATTAGATTCACTAATGGAATCCAAATCTGTAAATGAAGAACTATCAGAATTATTTCCAGCAGAAGAAAAATATGTGGAGGTAAACTAGAATGGTAGAAGATATTATAAATGAAGAAATGTATGACGATGATATCGTTTTGTCTATAGTAGATGACGAAATTGATGACATCGAAGATGCAGAAGAAGATTTACTCACAGATGGTGATGGAGATAGTGACGCAGTTGATGCTGTTCTTCTCGGTGACGATTATGATGACTGCGGTGAAGAAGATTTATAAAATATTAGGAGGAAAATAAAAATGCAAAAGAAAGTAAATGTAAAAGCATCAGTCCCAGTGGTTGGTATTAAACATCCTATCGTTGGAAACGTTAAAGGTATTGTTCTTGATGTAGAGGAGATTTTAATCTGCATCCATGAAAAAGCTAAAGTTGAAGAGGTTATTGGAAGTAGAACTATTCCTTTAGATTTCATCAACTATGATAAAGATAATCATGAAAAAGAAGAAGTTAAAGTTCCAGAAGAGAAAACTGAAGCTACCCCACCTGTAGTTCCACCCACGCAAGAACCAGTGATTACTACTCCAGTAAAAGAAGAACCCAAAGTAGAAATTACTGCAGAAGTGAGCGGTACAGTAATCGTACCAGAAACTCCAGTAATTGCAGATAAGGTAGAAGATACAAAAGTTACGACAGCTAAAACGTATAAAAAATAAAAGTTTTGCAGCAATAGGAATTCCTATTGCTGCCATTCACTATCTTTCCCAGCCTGTCGTATTATTATCCATTGGACTTCCCTCCCTTCTTTATAAGTAAGAAGGTTTTATAATATATTATTCATGTATATAATATATAACTCAAATCATATGCAATTACAATCTACCTACCTCTGAGTCTTTAAACATAGATATAAAGCAAAAGGAGGTAATCGAATGAATGCATTGGCTTATATAATATGCGAATCATCGGCTAAAGACGTTGAGTTTAATATAGTAAATCAATCTAGAAGCTTTGTTATTGCCGAAGGTATTATTCAAGAAGCAGAAGAAGAGAATAGAAATAAACGTTGTTATGGTAGAGAAGATCTTAATAAAGAAATTCATTGTGCTAAACAACAGGAGTTAGTTAATAGTGGTAACTTTAAAGGCGAAGCAGGACATCCTTCTGCTAATGACCTAGCTAGACAACAGAAAATAGATCCTACTCTAGAACAAGTATGGTACACTAAACTTTGGATGGATGGTAATTACGTAAAAGCACAATTCCGTGGTACTAATAATGAACTAGGTAGATCTTTTAATGAAGATCTTAAAGATGGTCAAAAGCCATCATTCTCTCTTAGAGCATTAGGTACTATCATGCAGAGTGGTGGTAAAGCATATGTTCGTAATATAAAGATCGTTACATATGACAGAGTATATTATCCTTCTCACCCTAAAGCATACACTACTAAAATCATTAGTGAGAATGCTGGGATACAAGATGAGAAGTTTATATATGTGCCTAAATACGTTACCGAAAGTGGTAATGTACAAGCAGTGCAGGAAGGATTCCAAATTATAACTCCTATTAGTAATTCTACTGTTAGGGATTATATATTAGCTGAATCTGCTAATCTACAAACTATTATCAATAACTTCGATACATTCTATGAAAGTATTCTTCTATCTGAAGATGGTAAAGAAATTACTTTAGTGGATAAGAACTATGATAAGATTGTACTTCCTACTGAACGGCATATACAAAATGAAATCATGAACTTCTGTTATAAATTATAAAAAATAAAGAGAGTACTCAATCGAGTACTCTCTTATATCTTCAAATATTTTTCTTAAAAGATTCAAGAATATCTATTAATAAATTTTTATTTATATCATTACGTAGCAAATCTAAAACTATCGATATAATTTTAATATCGTCCAAATTATCAGTTTGGAATAGATGCTTCAATATTCCTATAGAATCGGCATTTAATATACGTGGTCCAGCCGATAGAATATTACCGAATTCTATAAAATTTATATCATTAGGGTCTATAATATCAATAACTGTAGGATCGTCTGATTCGCCTGAAAGATATTTTACATTTGTTTTTAAATGATACGCTATCAGATTTAGATTATGACTATTTATAGTTGAAGTTACTCCCCTTTCCATATTAGATATAACTTGTTTAGAAATAAAAACTAATTTAGCAAGCTTATCTTGCGTCATCTTTTTATTACTTTTTCTTAATTCATATAAACGTTCTCCTATTATTGCTGCCATTTATTATCACCTCTTTCTAATTGTATTTTACTATTGCTCACTTATATAATATATAATTATATATCTTCATTATATCAAAAAATAAAGAGAGTACTCATATTGAGTACTCTCTTTTACCGTCTAAATAATATATAGTAGGATGTAATTCATGAACACGTACTGGGTCCGCTATTCCGTTTCTTATTTTATATCTTAGCTCAGCCAATTCCGATCTTATATTATTTTCTACAAAAGATTTTATATCTTGACCTTTCGTTCCCGTAATTTCTACGATAACTTTATCACCAAGATAAATTTCTGCACTTATACAATCTTTCTCTTTACTTCTATTATCATCAACACATACTTCTATAAGTGTTTCTTCCATACCTTCGATTATATATCCAACTTTAATAAGATAAATACCTTCAGCTGTAGCAGATTTTACTACGTCCATTATAATCATCTCCTATTCTATTAAAATTCTAGTTATACAATTTTCTACTAAATTTTTATTATTATTTAAGGTAATAATAGAATCGTGTAAAGTATTAATATAGTTATTAACCATTTCCATTATCAACGGTTCCAGATCTGATAGAGTGCATTTTTCTATAGCGAATGTAGAAATAGTTGTGCCGTTTAGATCCATAGCTACACTGTATCCGTCTTTACCTAGTGGAATTATCGAAATAAATAATAACGTATTAGGAGCCAATTCATGGCTCCAATGATGATATCCATTTCTATTCAATTTAAAAAACATATTTTACCTTCCTCCCTCATACAATATATTTTTATTCTAAATATAATACTATTTTTGTGTCCGAGCTTATATCAAACCAATTAACTATTCTGTCGCATACTTTATCAGCTACTCCTTCACCTGTCCAGGCAAGGTACTCTTGTCTTCCGTCATACAAAATTTCATCATCATTATCAATTATTAATATATCAACCTTACCATCCGTATGCTGTACAAAATCAGCAACTATTAATGTTTTCTTTTCATAATCATTTATAGTCTTCATTATATTCTCCCCTATACAATATATTTCTTATCTATACGATAAGCTATTTCTTCTAACTTTCTTTGTTCTTCATCTGCTTGGACTCTAATGATTAGAGTCTTTGGATCATTAAGAATATTGAATACTCTTATACTTTTAAAGTTTGTTAGCTCCTCTACTAGAGGATATAATATATTCGGATCTATAACTTCTCCTCTTTGTTTTATGATATACTTCTTCCCATCCAAATTCATTATAATAGTATCTAATTCCTTATACCTAGTTTTATTAGTATCGATCATATAGATCTCTATTATATTAGATATCATTTTACTTTTGGTAGCAGCTACATAATTTGTCCCGTGAATCTTAGCATATTGATAAAGATCTTGAAAGATCTCGTGATTGAAATCTCCTATTGTTGTTTTTAACATATTAAGATTATCCATTATAAAACATATAGAGTTTAGCTCGTTAGACTTCTCTACCCATGCTCTATATGAATAATCTCTTTCATATTTAAAATAGTTTACATCCTGGTCTATATGGGAAAGTTCATGTGATATAGTTCCTATAATTCTTCCGAATCTAGTTAAGTAATCTACGTCTCGCAGATCATGAGCTATAGCACATACGTTTATACTAATTACTCCATTAACCTCTCTGGCATATACTGGATCGTTTTCTCTATATACATAGAAGTATTTATGGCATTTCAATATCTTATTGACTTGACCATTTAGAACTTTCATAACATTATCGATATAATATACGTAATTTTTATATTTCATTTTATCCTCCCTTATTTCTTCTCTATTATATAATATATAATCGATTATTAATTTCTACACATTGTAATAAAAGGAGCTGATACCGATGAATAGAATGACGAAGTTATTAGACAAGATAGAACGTAGACTAGGCACAAGACCACTTAATCTTCCTGATGAAATATGTAAAGATAAGTGGGCAGAGAAGGTAATCTTTAATGAAACTCTAGATACTTTTAGTAGGTTTTACCCGCATAAAATTATCTATTACTTAGGTCCTCATAATAAGAAGGGTGAATTCTATTTAATAGACGAGGATACATGTGAAAGTCAGGAAATACTTGGTGCTGGAGATATTGATTGGCATGAGTTTAGTGCTAAATCTCCTGGATATATGGGAGCTGGAGCTACAACATTTGCTTTAATGGATTGCTCTTATGATTTTGAAGATATTGCTATGTCTCAAATGGGGGCAGATCATGCTTCATTATTTAGTAGTGGAATATATGTAGATTGGCTCCCTCCTAATAAAGTAAAACTTAGCACAATTATGTCTAACTCATATCTAAACTTTCAACAGAATATTCCCATAAGTTTATTCATAAAACATCCAGCTAATCTTATGACTATAGAACCTACTAAGATGGAAACCTTTGAGGCTTTAGCTCAGGCTGATACTGCTATATTCTTATATGAATACCTCAAACATTATGAAGGAGTAGATACTGTATTCGCGTCTACTGACTTGAAGCTATCTGAGATACAAGAGAAGGCTAATAGACGAGACGATATAGTCCAGAAATTAGAAGATAATTATGTCGGAGCAGCAAATAAAAATCAACCAGTGATGTATACTATAAACTAAAAATAAAGAGATACAGCAATGCTGTATCTCTATTCGATTTCTGCCATCTTATTAGCAAAATATGATTTAGCCTTGGTCTGTATTTTTCTCCCTGGCTTTGCTATTACTTTATCTTCTATATCTTGCTTACTAGACATATCATACATATTAGTTCCATATGCTGGTCTTCCATGGAAGTTTAGTATATTCTGGGCATACCCAAACATATCCATGTTATTAACACATTCTAGAAATCCACATAGCTTACTCTCTGTTAATAGAACTGCATTATGCGGAGAGGCTAGATTCATTCTAACACACGCTACTCTATCTCCGTTTGCGAATTCTGATATGTCTGGAGAGAATACTAAATACTTTCCTAATGCCAATCCAGATACTTCGATGGGTTTGATTTTGTTACGTATAGTAACAATGCCATTTCTTTTAACAAACATGTTGTCGAACTCTTCATTAAACATTTTGAATAGCTGATTGAGTGTTCTTCTCAATAAGAATATATCGTGCTGATGTAACATGATATATTCTTTCTTACCATTGATGGGTTTTAGATTTTCTATTGAAGCGAAGAAGTCGAAATTTCTTTTTATATTGATTACCTTTTCTCCGACTTTTTCATTATAGTATTGAAGTTCTTGGTAATAACTTCTACGCCCATACTTTTCTGAATTTGTGTATAAAGATACATTCATTTTCAAAACTGCGTTGGAACCTAGATAATATATCGTATCTTCGACTTTATTATAGCTTCCGTATTTTATATCTTCTTGCATAGATTACCTCCTTGAAAAAATAAAGGGAGAAAATACTCCCTTTATATGCCTAAACTTATTTATTAATAGCTTTACCCTTTTTAGGATAGCACATACCATCTTCTTTGAATTCTAACATCATTCTACTTCTAACTAGAGCAAAGTTATCTTTGCTAAACATACGAGATTTAACGAATCCATACTTATCTTTAGTTGATAAATATTTATTCCAATCTTTTTGAGCAGATAATGTTTTGATAGCAGATTCGATTCTCAGAAGGATATGTTCTTTAATATCCTCTGGGATATTGTTAAGACTATCTGCATTGACAAAGTTCTTAATCGCATCCATATTAATTCTAACTGCAACTTGTTCTGTATGGGCAAGTTCAATTGTTTGAGTTGGATTGATAATAGTAGTCGTTACTTCTTTTTCATCTTCAACTACTTCCACCTTTACTTCCTCTGCCACTGGCTCGTTCGGAATAGTTGTAGTGGTTTCCTTAACAGAATCGTCTACGTTGGTTTCAACTACTTCTTTAGTTTTAAGTTTGTCCTCTGCAATTTCCAGCATTGTTTTTAATTTAGCAGAGTCTGCACCGTTTGGTTTTTCTTCAGCCACTGGTTCACTCGCAGTTGTATCTTCTACTGTTTGAGTAGTAGAATCTTCCACAACAGTTGCTTCTACTTTGATTGACTTTTGAAGTGGTTTCTTTTCTTCTTTTACAACTGGAGGAAGATAGACAACTGAATTTTTTACTTCGAATCCATTGGCTGTGATAAACTCTGATTGTTCATCGCTAAGTACACCATTGGTAATTATTTCATTGGTATCCATATCGATACTACCAATGAGATTTTTATTTTCATCTAGCATCTCTAATGTATTATTAGAGATGAGTTTGAAAATGACTGGTAAACCTACTAGCTTTTCGACATCTAACGATTTGATCATCTCGTCTAGCTTTTTGTGATCGGATAGTATAGCTCCTTTAATAAAAGCTTCTACCATTTTTGGAGCTAATATGATTTGTTTAGTTGCTTCGTATAGCTCTTCCTCGCTATGTTTGCTGAATGCAAACGCAGAAAATCCTTTACTGAATCTCTTTCCTAAATAAGTAAGGCTCTCTCTAAGAGTAGTTTCTTTTGCAGTGGAAACTAATTTCTTAATAGTTCCGTCTTCGAGCTTACGTGTATTATATCCCATAATGGAATATACAGCATCTAATGCTTGCTCCTCAGTTTCGTTGTCGAATACATTAACCAAGATTTCTTTACCTTCTACTTTAGTATACATAGTATACCCCTTTCGCTAGTTACGCTGCCAGCTCAGTTATAAATTTTATTGTTGCTCACCTATATAATATATAACTGAAATATAGAAGCATTACAATAAAATTATAATACAAGTATATCGTTTACTACTTTACAAAACTCTATATTTATATCCTTATATCTAATAGATAGATATTCAGTATCTTTCTCTTTTATCCATCCTAAACGTATAGGAGTGGATAATATAAGATCTCTACATTTATTAGCATCTATTACACCATCAGTAAGCAATAGAGTACATGCTAATCGTTTGCATTCCTTAACTCTTACCTTCTCTCCAGTATTGTATACCAGTTCCATATTACGTAGTAATTCGTTAAAAGTATCGTCCATTTTCTACGTTCCCTCGCTTTATAAAGAAAATATATTCCCATATCTCTGAGAGATATGGGAATATTGTCATTTAAGATATTTAATAAGTCTTTTCTTGATAGTCTCATCTTGGCTGTCTTTATATATGTCTTTGATAATATTCAGTCCACCATCTAGTTGACTTAACCTATGTAATCCGAAGTTTATCTTTGCATTGTTCTGTTCTTTAATTGCAGCTTTTACATACCTTGTTTCTTTCTTAACATTCACTAGAGCTACAATAGTATCAAAATCTGCATACTCGATAAATACTTTAGTTAGATAAGTGAACAATGACTTACCTATACTACCATTAACCAATCCCATATAAACAATCCTCCTATACTATACGTTTACTATATAGTATTTAGATTGTTTTACTTGTACTTATCAATTATTCTTTGTAGATGTCGTTGCTCGAATTTTAATATATCTAATGATACGTCAAACGCTATTTTCCTTGTTTGATAATCATTATCGTTTTCGGAAAGTTTAGAGAGAACATTCTCTCTAATTGCAATAGCGTGAATCATATTATTGTTATATATCAGAATTTCATTTAGTAGATCTTTAGGCATTATTAAAATCACCTCTATACATTTTTAGTATATTGTACTTTCATATTTATAATTCTAATATATTGGTGTATGTGATACTGCTATTGTTTAATCTAGATATACCAATAGATTCCAATGGGAAGCTGTTAAGGTTATTATGAATGATTGTTTTGTAATCGATGAATTCTACTAACCATTTAGGAATAGATGCGTTATATGGAATAGCTACCGCTTCTACAACTCCTTTAAATTCTTTTGTTTCTAATAACTTCTCCATTTGAGCGAACTTATCAGGATCGGTATTACGTAAACTCTCGATAGTTTTCTTAGATATATTCACCTTGATAATAAGAATACTATTTCTCTTATCTAAATCTATTGCTTCTTGATCATGATCTCTTAAACAGTTGTACGCTACTGATGCTTTGATACCTTGTATTCTCATAGGATTATCATAAGTTCCAATAGATTTTATTCTAGCAGGTTTATGGTATTCTGTTTCGCCATTCTCAATAGAAGTAAATATCTTTCTCTCTAGTATAGCAATCTTCTTAAGAATATCTATTTGATTGATCTCTTCCGTATTTAGGATATCTTCATACATAATCTTCTTAAGGGCTTTACTAGTAGATTTAGGTATACCAATTTTATCAATAGGTAGACCAGATATAGCAAGAGATTTATTCTTAGGAACAAGATTTCCTTCTTCTACTTCTTGTATACTGGCATAGTTCTTTTTCCCTTCAGTAAGTAGAATACTCTTGAATAGATACTCGTTCTTCATAATAAGAAGGCACTTTCTATCTGGAGCGGCTGAATTGTGATTCATTGTATACTTGTGCATATAGTCTAAGATAAGTTGGCTTATGCAATAAGACATGATATTTATAATAGAATGTCTTAATCCATCTTGAGGTATAACTTGTACTGGATTGATCATCCGTTCTCTCTGAATAAGTTTCTCATCATAGAAATCATAATCGTATGTATAATCTACTCTTTCTACGATATTTAATAATTCTCTATCTCCGAACTCGTCTGCTTCTAGGTATTCTACAATATCAATGATCTCATGCTTGATATTCATCTCAATACCCTTAGTCTTCTCTAATACAAATTGATACCAAGGTTCTAAACTTATAATACAAGAATCTGTATCTGTAACGAGAACAACATCTCTTATCATACTTTCTACTCTATCTAGTTTATCAATGATCTGATACTCATAGTAAACATATTCTTTTACTAATGCAATTATAGTTTCTAAATCTCCTTTGATTTCCTTAGGCGGTTTATTAGGATTTAGGAATGGTACTTTTAGTTTACATAGCGCAGTCATAAGAAGATTACTCATTTTAGTATTCTCAAAGAACGCAAACATATTGTTCTTATAATACAATCTGTTCCAATCTTGCGGAGTTAATCTACTAACGATATCCCATACAAGATTAGCTTCTTTCTTAGTTGGAATCCAATTATAACCACATGTACCCATTATCTTGCAATATGCTTCAGCTAGAGATACCTCTCTATCTAATACAAATATATCTTTTGTTATTCTAGGTTCTGTTCTTACATTGTCTATGAATGTAATGATCTCATTCAAAGAACCAAACTTAACATTGTTTGAAAGCAATCCCTCGAATAACATAATAGATGCTGAGATTGCAGATCTACCCTGACTGGTAATTCCTGTAGCCACATATATATTATAAAACATCGAGCTATAGTTTCCAATCGAACCGTAAATCGTACATTCACACACAGACGCTACTCCATATGCAGTTCTCTTATGAACTTCCCCAGGTTTTCCCTGAGAACTAGACTATATCATCATCTCCACCGCATGTAGAGACGCTCCGCACTTCGAACACGCTTGTGCTCTACAGTAGTCGTTGAACCTTTTAAAATTTTAACTCCAGTAACTGCTAGATATTTCGGTAAAATGCTGTCTGTTCTTGAGTTTTCTTATAAATTCATAAAACGGTTTATTAATAGTAGAATTTATATAACTCAATCCAGTTATTTTATTATAGATAATATCTATAGATATACTATCTTTTAAATAATTGCACATTTCGTGTATTTGTGTATCACTATATATTGCATTGTGCCTATATTTTGGAAAAGAGTAATCTTTAGATATTCGGTTCCATGCTATACCTCTTCTAATATTTCCTATAAGATCGTAGTTGTTATTATACTTAGGATTAGAAGAATCCAAACATATTGAATCTAGTATATCTTTATATGAGAAACTTCCATCTTGTAGCATCTCACATATTTGTATTACTTGATCATTAGTCAATGTAGCTGCATAATGATCTTCACAATACCCTTTATTCAATCCTGTCTGTTTAGCATGTTCATTATTCTCTGCTTGGGTATTCCATTCAAGATTGTAAAATTCACACAAATGTTTATTTCCATCCATATGATTTACAGTATTTCTTTCTGGATTATTATTTTCGACAAAATGTATAGCTACTAATCTATGGAGTAAAAAAGCTTTAACTTTCTTCGTATTAACACAGCTCAATCTTACAATATAATATCCACTATTAATTTCACTAGTAGATAATATAAGACCAGTTTTTATATTTTTTACCCATCCATTATTACTAATAGCATACATATTTTCCTTAATTGGATACAGAGATATAATTTTCCATTCTATTCTATAAGCTGGATAAAACATTTTACCACATCTCCCATATAAAGTATTTGGTTATATGGGTGTTAAGGTTATTAAAATTTAAACTTGGCTGCTGATTAGCCATTTTAAAGCACTTAGACTTTCGGTTCGTCTTATGCCATCTCTAGAATTTTTTCTAACTTTCGTTCGCATTCACACCTATCCTCTCGGATTATGTTGTAGCTTCTAGAGCACTTAGCGCATCCCAGCAATTCACGGAGTTGTCTGACCAAGAGTCACCTCTTAGCGAGCCTATGACGGTTAGATTAGTGCCGTCTCAAGCGTTAGCGTCCACTTTAGCTAATAATTGTAGTAAGTGATATTTATTGTATTGCTCACTCCCTTTAGGGTATTTAAACATCTCCTGTTTGAACTTATCCCTAATAGTTACGATCTCTTCTATTAGATCATATAGTGGATTCTTTACTTTACCATGCTTTGAGAATAAGCATCCATACGATGTCATAATAGGTTCTTTATCTAGAATATAATTAGTAAGTTCCATGATTGTAGTATTGACTACCTTGTGTTTATAATTGTTATCGATACTACAATCGCTATTCTTAAATCTCTTTTGTATAGAGTATTGTATAGCCTCATCGATTTCTTTTTCACTTAAAGCTGGAATAGATAGTGGCATAATACGTTTTAAAATACCAGTATATCTTTCCATTATATTTCCTTCAAACATCTCTAATTACCCCTTTATCAATGTATTTAGCTCATTATATGAATGTAAGATAGGCAGTATCTTTTAATATTCGCTTAAAATCTATTTATACACCGATAACATTTAATTAAACTACAGAACGCTTATATCTGTGGATATAATGAATATTTTTAGGAGGTATCATGATATGTCATTTTTTGGCAATAGTGTAGAACAAGGTATGGAAGAAGCAGGCATTATAGATCAAAACATGTTGATGGAACATATGTTCATTCAGCAAGTTGCTATGATGAGTGAAGAACAAAAAAACGAATATCTTCAGTCAGATGAAGTTAAAGCATTAGAAGAAGCAGGTGTTGTTGGTAAGAAGACAATTGTTCGTCTTACTAAAATGGATGATTTAACTCGTCGTATTAAGATTGCTGCTCTTCAAAAAGCAAAAGAAAATGGAGATGCTGATTGGACAGCTCTTCGTAAGAATCGTATTATGGAGCGTAAACTTATCGGTAAATTGATGAATAAGTACGGCGCTCGTGTTAAGAAAGATGCTATTATGGCACAACGCAGCTTACTTAAGATTACCCCTAACGCATTCACTCGTCCTATTGGTAGATAAAGATACAAGAGGGATAGCATTATGCTATCCCTCTATACTCTGTCTTTTGAGTGGGCATTTATACGTTTAGTTATATATTATATATATGAGATCGAATTCTAATTCGACTCTAACTTTATAATATTACGTATTAAAGGGGAGTGTGTAAATGCTAGAGAACATTAATAATTATTACATGTTTGGGGAATATGTAAAGACAGGCAGAATGGTAATCTATACCAGCGATATTAATATTAATAACTGGCAGGAGTACTACGACGGTATTCTAAATATGATGAAAGATGGTATAGAAACCGATTTTCTTCAACAGACTTTCATCACAGTAGACTTCGGAGATAATGACATTGTTGAGATGTCGATATTCGATTTATATTTCAATATGATCCACTGGTATTTAATTGTGCGAGTAAACCAGCAAGTTACAGGAAAACACCTGTATTTCAACAAGTCGATAACTCAAGATAACATTAAAGCATTTATCGACAAACACTTTGTAGATATAGTAAGAAAAACAATCGATAGTATTTATATGAATAATACTATCGATGATACTTTGTATAATTTTATAGACGTTGATTTGTTCTCTATGTATATAGCAAACACTATTAACTTAGAGGATGATATCGCATTGATGAATGCTTGTCCTGAATATGATGCTATAATGCATACCACTGTTCCACCAAATACTCCTATTGAGGAGGTTAAGGATTATGGTATGAAGAAAGCAGAAAGAGCTATAGATATTATAGTTAATGAATCTAAGAAATATCTTGGATATCATCATTGTACTAGAGATGCATTTATGTCTAAAGAGGGTATCAACAAAAGACAGTATAAAGAATATGGTGTTCATGTTGGTTCTAAACCAAATGGGCAAGGAGGAGTACATCCTGCTATTATCGATGGTAGTTATATACAAGGTGCATTAAATAGTGTATTGGCACAATTCATTGATTCGAGTGCATCTCGTATTGCACAGATTCAGATGAAGAACAATGTAGGATACAGTGGTAACTTTGCTCGTATCTTAGGGTTAAATAATATAGATACTAGATTATATGACGATCCTACATATGACTGTCATAGTAATAATTATCAAATTCTAGAGATCAAAAATGAATCTATCTTGAATCTTCTATTAGATAGATATTATCGATTCCATCCAAATGGACAAGAGTTTATTATTACATCTAAAGATACTTTCTTAGTTGGTAGAACTATTTATCTTCGTAGTCCTATGACATGTGCATCTAATGCTAGAGGTAGTGGAGTATGCTATAAATGCTATGGAGATTTGGGTTATACAAATAATAATATCAAGATAGGTAAATATGCAGCTGAGAATTTGTCATCTGAGTTGACTCAACGACAATTGTCGGCTAAGCATTTACTTGAAACACTTATCAAAGCTATGAATTGGACTAAAGAATTCCATAATATATTTACTGTCAATGTAAATATATTACAGCTAAATAATAAAATAGACTTTCCTAAAGGAAGTTATCTTATTATAGATCCAGCCAATATTGGATACGATAATGAAGACGATTTCAAGAAAACAAATTATCTTCAGGAAGACGATGATGACGATGAAGAAGACGCTGTTATGGATGCGAACTATAACAAGTATATCACTGAGCTATACATAGAATTGCCTAAGGGAGAAAGAATATGTATAACTACTGAGAATGAAAATGGTATTCCAGATCCAATGTATATATCAACAGACTTTGATCCTTTTCTTAGAAAAGCAGAATTGACTGATGATGATATGTTACAGATCGACTTGAATGCACTTAGTAAAGAAGAGATTCCTCTATTCTTTATTAAGCTTCGTAATAATGAGCTTAGTAAAACATTAGACGATATCCAGAACGTTATCAATAAAAAGATAGATCCTAAATTGAAGAAAGCCAATCCAGAAAAGTATACTAGACATGCTATATTGCAAACTTTATTAGAGCATGTAATAGAAGGCAAACTTCATATCATGGGAGTTCATTTAGAAATACTTCTAATGAATCAACTAAGATCAGATGAGAATATCTTAGAGTTTCCAGATTGGGATATTCCTGATGTTCCTTATAAATTAATACCACTAAATCAAGCTCTTACTGATAATCCTAGTGTTACAATATCAATGTTATACCAGAATTTAAGTAAGGCTTTGTATTATCCATTAACTTATAAGAAGACAAAGCCATCTAATATGGATTTGTTCTTTATGAAGCAACCTCAGAATTATCTAAGCGATATGACAAATATTGTAGATGATAATCCAACAAGAGAGAACTTCTGCCCAGTAGTAAGACATAGAGTTCATAAATAAATTAATAAGAGAGTACCATATTCGGTACTCTCTTATATTTTAAGGAGGAATAGAAATGCGATTTGTTAATATACCATTAGACGAGGAGAAAATGAGAAGAGATATAGAACTTCTTAAAAATTATCCTATAGATGTTTTATTAGTATCTATACCAGATTTGATCGAAAGCTCAGAGATGGATATGCCATTCTCCGAATCACAATTGGAGAATAAGAGATTAAAGAAAGTATCGGAGGTTTTGTCTGATAAGTATAATGAGGAAACTAAAGAACGCAATATACGCAGTTCATTAGAAGTTTTGAGAGCTTTAGAGCTAGATGATGAAACTATTGCAAATGCTTTATACTCAATTGGATATGCATTTGGAGTTCTGACAAAGATATGTATAGGTACTCTTATAAGCGAAAACCCACAGTTTAAAGATCTATATGAAAAATATATTAATGTGAATGGAGAGATTAGATATGAACATTGAAATTAAGCAAATCTATAAACACTTTAAAGGAAACTATTACTATGTATTAGATATCGCTAAAGATTCAGAAACTGGAAAAGATATGGTTATATATCAAGCATTATATATGCAAGATGGAAAGTTTAAGAAATACGTAAGACCTTTAGATATGTTTATGGAAAATGTAGAGCGAGAAAACTATAGTGGTCCTAGATTTGAGCATATAGATAGTGATTATACTGATACTATTAAAGATATTATCTTTGCTTATAGTGATATATCATTATCAGAAGAATACTTTATAAATGTTATAGAAGCTTGTTTAAATATTGTTACAGCAATGGGTGTTAATGCCTTTAGAAAATTTGTTGATATTGTATATAGAGATGGGGAAGAAAAATTTAGAAGGAAATATCTATAAAATACAAGGAGTATTATTAATGATAAACAGAACTAAAGTAAAGGTAAAGGAATATATTGAATTTGAGAAGTCGTTATTGAAGAGCGGAGAAACTCTAAATATTAATCAAATATATGATCCTGAGAACATTAAAGAGCTATTATGTAATGATCCTGATAGGAAGAGATGTCTTATTAGATTCTCTCCACAAAAGAGATTATTATATGGCTGTACACTAACAGAAGAAAATACATTAGAATATGGTTTGTCTATGTGCCTAAATAAATAAACTATAAATGACTACTCATAGGGGTAGTCATTATTTTTTACAGTTATATATTATATACATGAGCAATAATAAATTGCATTACAAATATAAACTAAGGAGAGATGATGTAAAATGGTAGAGCAACGTGAATTTGGAACTATGGTAAATATTTTAACTAGTGATCGAAGTTTTGTTAAACTGGAGGATGATAAAGAAATTGATGTAGATCCTCATACTTTAAATACAGGAGATGTAATTCGCATATACACAGATAGTGCTAAAGAAACACTATGCCATTGGGGTGAATTCACTAGTTTCAAATATCTAGAATCCTTTACAAATGAGGAAGATGTAGAATTTGTTACATGTGAATTGGTAGATTAAATATAAAGGCTACTCTATTAGAGTAGCCTTTTATTTTTCTCATGATAAACACTCTTATAAAAATAAAGGAGATGATTTGAATGGATACTGGTGCAGATCCAAAAGTTCATATTACTAAAATCTATACTAAAGATGATAATATCTACAGTATAGAACAATTGAAAGAGAAGGTAAAAGGAAAAGATTATGCCATCACTTGCATATCAACATTGAATGGAGAAACCGCGTGCCCTACCCAGCAGTTTATATTAGAAATATTTGATCTAAGAAATATAGTAAGTTTCGACTATAGCAAATATCTAGTAATGGGTGATAGAAATTATTATGAAGATTTAGTAACAGATAAATCTGATTGTATTGCTATATTGAATACTTATACCGAATCAGATGGCTCTGATATGTATAGAGATATTCATAAAGTGTTAGATTTAATGGCAGACTATTTAGAGATATCAAAATTTCAATGCTAAACAAAATATATAACAGAAGACCAATTTGGTCTTCTGTTTATTTTCAGCTATATATTATATAGATGAATAAGTAGAGTAGTTCACGCTACTCTACTTATATCCTAGACAAGGAGGTGAGTCCTATGCCTACAGTTGCACAAGCGGTCTCGCTGGGTAACGGAGCAAGACCTGTTAGAACTAATACTGTCTCTAAAGGTTACGGTATAGTAGACATGTATCATCGTGTCTACTATGCTAATGGGGCTTTTATCGATACTCTCGATAAAAATTATAGTCTTATCAAAAGATAAGATTATAATAGTGTTAGCTTAGTAGGTTTTAATAAAGGAGGTAGATAGTAAGGAGGTTTAAAACCTCTTTTTATTTTTTCTCATCGTTGTATATCGTTTGCCATCATTATCACTTTCTAAATGCATTCAAACAAATGCATAAGGGGGATGAGAAATGAATAAGATAGAAGTACGACATAGTTGTATAGTTATAAATGATTATGAATTAGGAGATGCTCCTAGAATAGAGAAATTCTTTAGTGTATATGATAAACTAAGACATACTAGCTTTCCTAAGGCTAGATATTATGATGAAGTAAATAAGAAGTTATATATCCCTAGAGGGATAGATATATTTTTTGTAGAAAAACAGTTAGGATGTAAAGCTAAGTTAATAACTAAGTGTGATCCATGTAGAAAAATCCCACAGATTATGATAAAATATCCTCCTAGAGATGAAGTACAGAAAGAAGCAATTAGATTTATATTAGGCAAAGATGAATACAGCTATACTGTTTCTAAATCTCAGTTATCTATTAATCTTAATCCAGGAGGAGGGAAAACATACTTAGGAGTTATAACGGCAGCATATTGTTCTGTATTGACTATGATGATTACATCTTCTTTAGACTGGATAGAACAATGGAAGAAGAGAATCTTACAATATACTGATATAAAGAAAGATGAGATATATGTAATTGCTGGTGTTGGTACTATAGCAAGAATACTTAATGGTATGAATGACTTTACCAAATATAAATTCATATTAGCATCTCACGATACTATTAAAAGCTATGGTGATAAATATGGATGGAATAAAGTTAGTGAGTTATTTAAGTTATTAGGGATTGGGATTAAGATATATGATGAAGCTCATCTTAACTTTGATAATATCTGTATGATAGATGCTTTTACCAATACCATGAAGACTCTATACTTAACAGCTACTCCTGCCAGAAGCAATGAAGATGAGAATATAATATACCAAATGTCATTTAAGAACGTTCCTGCAATAGATTTGTTCAATGCAGACACAGATCCTAGAACGCAGTATATAAGTATGAACTATAACTCTCACCCAACCGCATTTGATATAAGTAGGTGTAAAAATCCATATGGGTTTGATAGGAATAACTACACAAATTATGTAGTTACCAAACCAGAGTTTTATAAACTTATCTATATTCTAATGGATATTGCTAGGAAGAAGAATGGTAAAACTCTAATATATATAGGAACTAATTGGGCTATGAATATAGTATACAATTGGATGAACTATCACTTCCCCGAATATCAGGGGCAGATAGGGATATATAACTCTACCGTTCCTAAAGAAACAAAGCAAGAACAATTGAATAAGAAGATTATATTATCTACTACTAAATCATGTGGAGCTGCTGTAGATATAGCTGGACTTGTATTAACTATTGTATTAGCAGAACCTTTTAAATCTGAAGTATTAGCTAGACAAACTCTAGGAAGAACTAGAGATAGTGATACTTTTTATATAGAAGCTATAGATAGAGGATTCTTGGCTATTAAGAACTACTATAAAGCTAAGCAACCTATATTCAATAAATACGCTACTGAATGTAAAGATGTATTTATTACAGATGCTCAAATAGACAATACATTTCAGCAGATTCTTGCCAATAGGCAGAGAGAATTTGAAGAATATATCTATAATCTACAACAAAGCACTCCAATGATTAAAGTGGCAGAAAGAATAATTGCTGAGAGGGTGAGAGTATTATGATTAGGAAAAAGAAAACTGGTAAAATAAAATATCACTTTTGTAATAATATAAGAGAATTGTTTGGTATGGCAAGAAAGGTTAATAATAAACGTAGAAAAAGATTAATAGAAATAGAAAGACAACGTAGATTTAGAAGAGGACTATCAATTAAGAAAGAAAATATAACTCCAGAGGTTGCACAAAAACCAGTATTTAATATTTCATACGAGAAACTATTTTTAGTAGAGGAGAATCATAATGACAAGTAAAAGCACAACTTTAGAAAATGTTCCATTAATCAATGATAAACTAAGAGGTGTATATCCTTTCGATCCTACATTGGATGAAAAGACTGAAAAAGCTATTGCAAGAGAAGCTAGAGACAATCCAGCATATGGCACTATTATTTACAGTATGGCAGAATCTTTACAGAAAAAAGTATTAGATGATTATTTTAGCAAGAAAAGGTGATAAATATGATTATTACGGAAAAAGACTGCGAGCTGAAAGATAAAGACTTATATGGAATAGATCCTTTTGATAAGGATCTATCAGTTGATGTGAAAAAGAAAATCCTTACAGAGGCTAGAAATAATATCCATTATTGGTTTAAATTGATTTTACCAACCTTGCCAGATAATATAACCCCGAGAATGATAGATAATGAACATATGTCTTTTAGACTTAGAACATATCATCTAGCCCAACCTTCTAATAATAAATAGAATATGGTAGAATAGCACTGCTATTCTACCCTTTCACCCGCTTATTGTGTTAACCATAATATAATGGCACACAAAGGGGTGAAATAAAGTGCAACAAACGGTACAATATAAACAAACCCAACAACCTCAAATGACAAGAGTATACCAAATGTCTACTACTAATAGATCTTTCTTAGAGATGCATTACTATCTCAAGAAGACAGGTGTAGAGAATAATAAATTTATGCTAACTTTATTAGATCCAGACTTAGCTGCTATAGATCCACATGATCCTAATCTAAGTCAGATAAATAAAGCTAAAGTATTACGAGAAGTAAAGTATAACTATTGGTACTATCTACGTGAAGTAGTAAGAATACCAGTGGCTGGTAAAGCTAGTGGCGATTGTTATAATCTACATCGTGGAAATCTAGCTATGAACTTCTGTTTGATGTATAACTTGAACATATTCTTCGAGCTTCCTCGTCAGCAAGGTAAATCTATTTCTGCGGTAGTATGGTATTTATACGTTTATAACTTTGCAACAGCTAACTCAGAAATCACATTCTTAAACAAAGCAATGAAAGATTCTAAGTTAAATCTACAACGTCTAAAAGATATAAGAGATTCGTTACCATCATATCTAAGGATGGATCAGCCATTTAAAGTAGATGGTAAGAGGATGAAGATGCCATCTACAGTAGAGACAGTTCAGCATCCTATTAATAAGAACGTAATTAAGACTGCTCCATCTGCCAGAAACGCTATCGCAGCAGCTAACCTACTACGTGGTCGAACCATTCCTGTATTGTGGGCAGATGAGTGGGCGTTTATTCCTTATAACGATACTATCTATATTAATACTATTCCTGCATTCAAAACTGCAGCCCTTAATGCTAAGAAAATGAATGCACCTTATGGTATATTACTTAGTACGACTCCTGGTATTCTTTCTACCAATGAAGGTAAAGAAGCATATAGAATGCTTGAGAATGCAGTAAACTTTACAGAGAAATGGTATGATCTATCTTATCAGCAAATCATGGGAATCATCAATGCTAATAGTGCATCTAATTTCGTGTATGTAAGATTTACATATAAGCAAGTTGGTAGAGATGAGAAATGGTTTGAAGATATCTGTAAGGAAATGAACTGGAAATGGAATGATATTCGTCGTGAAATTTTATTAGAGTGGAGCGATAGTCCAGAGAATTCTCCATTCAATAAAGAAGATCTAGAAACAGTAGGAAGACTTGTTCATGATCCTATAGATACTAAGTTGATACTTGGTAAATATACATTGAATATCTACGAGAAGATTCCATTGAAGAGTAACTTTACTCCTAAGTATCCTCCTATTATCGGAGTCGATGTATCTGGTGGTTATAATCAGGATTCATCTGCTGTTACAATTATAGACTCTAAAACTACTAGAGTATTTGCCGATTTCAAATCTAATTATATATCACCTATAGACTTAGCTAGATTCATATATGAAATAGTAACAACTATGATGCCAAATGCAGTGGTAAATGTCGAACGTAATGGTGGTTATGGCGCATCTGTTATTGCTAAGCTTATAGAATCTAAAGTTAAGAATAATCTATATTACGAGATCAAAGATAGAGTAATAGAAGAAACTAATGATGGAATAAGAATTATTAGAAAGAAACAAAAGACTAAAGTATTTGGTTTCGACTCCAGTAAAGGTTCTCGCGATCTACTAATAGAAATACTTAGAGAAAGAATGGATCTTCATAAAGATAAGTTCCTATCTCCATCTATTTATAAAGAACTAAAAGGAATGCAAGTTAAGAGAAATGGTAGAGTAGAGCATTCTGATAATAGCCATGATGACCAAGTATTCTCTTATCTAATGGCGTTATATGTTTGGTATGAAGGTAAGAATCTTAAAGAGTTATTCCATATAGAGAAAGGTTCTATTAAGACAGATGAGAATATAGATGAAGTAGTTACTGGACTTGAAGAGAAATACTCTAGTATAGTAGAAGAAATAGAATATATCCAAGATGACAAACAAGAACAAGTTCTAAAAGAATTACAAGAAATGAAACAAGCCGCAGGTATCATGTTCGGCGAATGGAAGAAACAAGAGATGCAGAAAGAAGATGCTATGTTTAGAATGATGCTACAAAACAAAGCTTTTAAAGAAGCATATGCTAAACAAAGAAATTCTACTATAGAAGATCTAAATTCCAACTTCGAGTTAGACGATATGAGAATTCCAGATCAAGCATTTTCTATGCTAGATGATGAAGATGATTATGATGCTATAATAGCTAAGAACTTCAACTTCCGTAATGTAAATATAGAAGAATAGACAGACGATATACCCGTATCCCCATTAGGATACGGGTATATACTATAAATAAAAAATAAGGGAGAGAAATTATAAAAACAAGTAGTAGCAAGGAAATAACCATTATATGGTTATAATTATGTTAAGAATTATAATGTACAAATAATAAGAATTTATATTAGAGTTACCATTATAGTAAATACACACGAAAAGAGGAGATACGATGCAAATCAAGAACTTTAAGACCGAACTCGACAAACACTTCACAATTCCTTTAGAAAAAGAAACGGATCAATACGATCCAAATATGGAAGTACTTACATTCTTCCTAATGGTTAATGGCAAACCAAAGTATATTGAAATTAGAGTAATAGCACATCTGTCTGGATACATTGTGTCGTCATTATCAGGAGATCTTCCTGTACAAACACAAGTATCTTATGTAAACACAACTAGATTATATAAAACAATTAGAGATCATATGCTAGGATTATTAAGAAGATCGGATATGAAAGCTACATTAGATAGATTCTATGGAGTATTATCTGCTAGATTCATAGCCAAATCAGTTGATGAATTATTAGTAAATATATTAAAAATCTCTGGTACTGAAGAAGGATTCAAATTGTCATATAAACGTATTAGTGATACTATGATAAAAGAGTTATCCTCCAAGACAATAGAGATTATGCAATGTATTAGAAATGATTATCTTAAAGAAAATGATAAGAATATTCTTAGTAATATGGCTTTCAAAGAATTAATTAGCACGCGGCTAGGTATGGATACAGATATAGATCCTACGTCTATTAGAGTTCTTAGTTATGAAAAGGATCTGTATCATAATAGTATAGATATAAAGATAAATGGGGGAAAAATATGCTCAACTATAGACCTAACCAGATCCGAATATGCGGAAAACGTTCAGCATAGAATATGTGATTTAATATCATTATATCGAAACGATACAACTACTATTGTATTTATAGATAGCAATGATTTACTATCTGTCGTATATTTCAAATATAACGATGGTAGTTCTGCATTAGTATTCAGAGTAGGAGATAATTATGATAAAGTATTATTAGATAATGACTATCGCAAAGACTGGAATGTTATACCTAAGATAATGGATACTCTGAATAATTTAAATTATCTGGATAGATATAAGAAGAAAAGTATAAAGAATTTATGGGGGGTATTATGAACACACTATCACAATTTAGTTTTTATATATTTATAATGGCATTGTTATATATAAATATCGATATAGAATACAAACTCTTATTATTTATATTATATTTATATATGTTTAACCCAAACATATGAGGAGGCTATATAATGAAAGCAAAGTTTATTTTAGCGTGTTATATATCTGCATTAATATTATTACTCGTCGGGGTTAATATGGACGATTTTTATATAATAATAGCATCTAATATTGTTATATTGACTGGTTATATTGTAAGGAGGTCTTAGATATGTTTAGCATAATATTTTTTATTTGTTATCTAGTTATATTACTATTACTATTATTGAATGATGAAGAAAACTTTATTACCGTGCAATATATTGTATATTGTATATTTGCAGTAGTACCATTGTTTTTTGATGTAGGTACATATATAAGATTGATATCATTGATTAGTGTTATCTTAATAGGTATTATACTTATACAAAAATGGAGGGGAATAGAAAGATGAAAAAATTATTAATTATAGCACTTATCCTAATTAGTGCATTAATATCAGGGTGTAACAATAATACGACGACAAAACCCAGTGAGGAAAGTAAGATAATAAAAGATTTAGCCCCTAATACCAAATTAGTTAATACTGTTATTAACAGGTACGGGGATCATCTATTTATTACAACAAGACCAATGAGAGATGACGAAAAAGCCGAAGAATATGAAGTCGTAGAGTATTATAGAAATGCCCCCTCTCATGAAGGTAAAAGTACATTTATTATTAGAGAGTATAAAAATAAATAAAAGGATTAGCATCCTTTTATTTTTTATATCATCACAGACAGTAGTATAATCGAATTAATACAAGGAGGTTTAAAAATGAGTTCATTTATTGCAAATTCACAAGCTTACAATATTCAAGCAGAAACTGAAGTATCGACCATTTTATCTAATTTTAGCACAGAGTATATATACGGTGTTATCACTGATATATTACAACAAAGACATACAACATTCGAAGCCACATCTAAACCTAATTTGATAATTTCTTATGAAGATATATTCAAAACTCTTCTGGTACAATATCCATCAGATAAGGATAATATCATCTATGTGAGAGATGAAACATATAAAGAAATCATTGATATTATTAGTAAAGAGTTTGGTTTAGAGGTTAAATATGACGAAACTGTAGATCTGTTTATACTAGCTAAATTTATTTATGACTTCTTTATCTCCAATTACAATATCTATATTTCATCTTTCTTCTCTAATATTATCATCAAAGAGAAGGATGGGATTTATCAGGCACTTAGTCTAGATGCAGATAAGAAGTCTAAAGATACTAGTACTATCTATAGCAAGAAAACCTATTCTGATCCTAAGATTGGTCTTATCAATGCACAACTTACCAAAGTTATTGGATATATGAGCCAAATGGATATAACTATGGAAACTATTCTAAACTACGTATATGGTAATAATATCATTATTACTAATCTATTTACACAGCATGTGTTTCCAAATACTAGTCTATACCAATCTGCATATTGTGCTTTGTTAGGTAATCCACATATCTATCCTTTAATCATCACATCTATTAGATTAGAGATCCAACGTATTTGTTCACCAAATAAAACAGGAAGTATGCAATTATGACTAAAGAAGAAATGTTGCGTGGTCACACCGCTCCATACCAATTTTATATAGTAGAAGATGGAATATCTGTAGAGAATGAAGGTATAATAGATGAATATAATAATTTTAAGGGAGAAATGAATATGACAAACGAAACAGAAATTAAACCTAGAGTATTAGCAGAAGGTGAAATGTTAACTTCAGTTCCAGTTACAGAATTGGATACTAATATCATTTCAGAAAAATCTATTGCATATGAAGAAGTATCAACTAATATGCTAAATGTACTAGATAAAGGATTAGAAGAGGCTAAAGAAAGATTCACTCCTATGGTAGAAGCCGCTATAAAAGAAGGGGTGTTACCTATGAATATCTTTGAAAGGCAAGCTCTTCTAGATAAAGAGAAAGATGATATTGATAATAAACCGCCTAATGATAAACTAGCAGATGAAATTGCCGATATGTCTGATGAAGAATTGAGAGCAGCTATTGCTTCTGAAGCTACTGATATTCAGGAAGGTGAAGGAACAGTATTGGCACCAGAAGGATTTGATCCTAAGAATGATGCTAATGTTATTAATAGCATGATGCTAAGAGAAATGTCAGATGAAGAAGCTATGGAGATTTATAATATTGCAGTTAGAGCTAAAGCAGATCCGTCGTTTAATGTAGCAGCTGCTCTTCCTAAGAGAATCTATGATAATATCGCAGTTAATTGTAAGGTTATGAATGTGAGAAGTGCTAAAGCTATTAACAATTATTCTAGAATGTTAGTTGGTGCTCTTCTCGATGAGATGTCTTTAGATAAAGAGTGCAAAGCATTTCAAGATGATTTAGAAAAAGCGATTGCTTTTCCTGAAATTGTTGATATGTATGCAGAGCATACTCGTAAACAGATGGAAGAAGATCTTATTGCTAAAGCAGAATTAATTACAGACGATCCCGTATTGAAAGCTGAGTTATTAGCTGTATCTAAAGCATATACAGATGCGTACACTTTCTCTAGACAATTAGAACTTCTCAAAGATGATCTATTTATCAAGAGAATTGAAAAGAAAGTTAGAAGATATGAAAGATGCTGCAGTGATTATGATTTCATTATGAGTAGAAGTGTATTAAGAATCTCTCCTATTAAATGCTTATTTACTGAACTTCCTAATGTATTGAAAGTAAATGAAAATCAAATCAAAGCGTATATTGTCATGCTTATGGAAGTATCTAAAAATATCAATGCAAACGACAAACCAGGAACATGGTTCTTATATAACTCAGTAAGAAACATCATTACCTTGGCTAGGACAGGGAATAAGAAGACTGACTTCTCTAATGAAGCTATTCAAAATCTTAAGAATTTATTTAATGAATTAGAGAAAAGACATACTACATTACATAGTGTATAAAAATAGAAGGCTACTGGATATCCAGTAGCCTTAACATTTGAGTAATTAAAAGGAGGTTAGAAAATGAATACAAATTTTACTTTAATGGAAGTAGAGACAGTTCCTGAATTAAAACTAGATGTAACTCTTAGGTTTGCCGATTCTACTAATGATTTTTCTATTAGTCTAGAAAAGGGTGTCATGTATAGTATTACCTATCTAGAAGATGCTAATCTGAATAAAATTACTGGTAAGATTATAGGTATTGCTAAGATAAATTCTCTTGTTGAGAAGACCTATCCAATGGCACAAGAAGAGTATGTTATAAAGATCGATGGATCTGCTAATTATGCATATAATGTAAAGACTATCAAAACATCTCAGCTAAGAGATATTAAGAAGTTTATTAAATATGCAGATGAAGATACCACCATTAACAGCGGCAAACATACTGGTGGTACATCTACTGGCACTGTAACTAATGTAATCATAACAGATGCAACTATAGATACAAATGGTAATATTACAAAAGGAGACGTTACTGGAGGCACCGATCCTACTGTTATTCCAGCAGGAGGAACCATTACAGGAGATACTACTGGCGGGACTTCTACTGGTACGAATTCTAATGGTCATAATATAGTTGTTATAAATGGAACAACATCAGGTGGAATTATTACAGGTGGTCTAATAGTTAATGGTATCATTCCTGTAGGTGAAACTTATAAAGTAACTGGCGGCACTACAACAAATGGCGTTACTACTGGCGCTACAGTAGAAGCATCTAAAATAAATAGTGCTATTATATTGAACGTTACTGTAGTGGGAGGAAAAACTAGTGGTGGTATAGTATTAGATCCTACTCTAGTAAACTCTACTGTTGTCGATGGCACTGGCACTGGTACTGCGATGAAAACAATTGGAGCTGTTGTAACTGGAGATATTGCTATTGGTGGTACTACTACTGGTGGTACGGTAACTGGTGGAACTGCTATTGGTAATATTGATGGTGAGACATATATCATTACAGATGGTATTACTACTGGCGGAATCATTACTGGTGGGGTAGTTATAGGAGGTATTGTAACTGGTGGTACTACTATTGGAACTAGTATAGTGGGAGGTACAATAACTGGCGGTACTAATATTGGCGGGACAACTGTAGGAGGAACTACTACAGGTGGGATAATTGGTGTTAAAGTATCTAATGGTAGCACCTATTCTACAGTAGTTAATAATGAAGCGACAAATACCCCTACAACTCCTACTGGTTCTATGGATGGGTTAATCGTAACAGATAGTTCGGTTAATGGTGTTGATAGTAATATCGGTACAGTAAATCTATAATATTTTAAGACTATGGATTATTTCCATAGTCTTTTATTTAAGGGAGAGAATATAATGATTACAAGCAAACAGCAATTTTATGGAGTATTATTCGCTAATGGATTGAATAAGAAAGACTATGAAACTAAAGAAGATTTATTCTGCGATGCATTGGATAAAATTAAGAGTAAAGAGCTTGTGGAATACATAATCGAAAACTATCCTAAAAGATTAACTGATAGAACTCTAACTATAATTGCTGAGCAATATGATGTGTATACATTCAGAAGAGCTTTAGATGAGAGTAGTGATGTTAATTTAGATGATCTTCTCATAAATTGTCTAACTAAAATCCGTGGTATTAAGATGGTTAATATTTTAACAACTCTATGTGATATTTATAAAGTAAATCCTAGTGGTAAAGATGGGATGATCTTCACTATAGCGTGTAGGCATGGAAACCTAAAGGCAGTTAAGTATATGATTGGCTCTTATAATGTAGATCCAAATATCAACGATGAGATGGGATTCATTCTAGCATGTAGATTTGGATATTATGAAACTGCTAGATTTTTAGTGGAGAATGGAGCTAACTTTAAAGCTAAGAATTGCCTAGTACTAAGATTATTGCAAGAAAGCAAAGAGTTCGGCTCTTTAGATAAACAATGGCTTTTAAACTTATTTAGATAGGGAGGAATAATCAATGGCAGATAGACTACCGATGTTTCTAAAAAGAAAAGATAAAGCTATTCTCTTTGATGGTAATGGAGAGTTCTTTTTCTATGTTCCTGAGAAGTATTTTGATCTTAAGACTGCTTTCATGGTCGGAGATTATATCAATATCCTAGGAGTATTAGATTACGCTATAGAAGATAAGAGTGGTAAGAAATCAGAGTTAAAACAGTTTAATTATCCTACTAGATTTCTTACTAAACCATACCAGATAGATAAGATTAAAAATGTAAAGATATTATCATCTTCTAAACCTCAAGATTATAGATTGTTTAGATATAAGAAAGACGATGCTATAATTGTCGAAACTAAAGTTCCACAGGAGATAGAGAATGTAGAAGATCTAGTTAATCTATTTATGATTACTGGTAATATTCCTAATACAATTCCATATGATACTCTACAGAACTATTTCATAGAGAATATGAGTATTAATGGCAATAGCTATGGTATCAATATACAGATCTTCGGGGTAATATTATCAGAACTTTGTAGGAGTACTAAAGACATCAATACTCCATTTAGATTATCTAAGCCTTCTAATATGCATGACTATCAACCTATTAGTGTTAAAGATGTATCTAAAATGGTAAGTGCATATTCAGCATTAACATCAGAGAACTTTGATGAGTCTATAGTACAATCTATGATGAATGATAAAAAAATAAACTCGCCTTTAGAAAAAGTATTAATGGGAGAATAGATAAAGAAGAAAAGAGTTAACTCTTTTCTTCCAGATTCCAAATCCAGGATATGTAATCGAATTTAGTTGTTTTTTCTAAAATCGCATCTACTTTCTTTAAAGCTTCATCTTCAGATGAAGCTTCCACCTCGATAAGATCATTCATTTTTTCAACATCGATATATTTAACTTCTACGACAAATCTTTTTATCATCATAAATCACCTCTTTACAAGATACAATATTTTACTATTGTTCACTTATATAATATATGATTGAAATATAAAGGTATTACAAAAAATAATACCACTACGCTAATAGCGTAGTGGTATATCTACTGTCTTACAATTCTATTTCACTCTAGTATACTTATCAGTATCAACATCTCCTTGCGGGATACGATATATGGAATCATTATCTATTATGATTAGTTCTCCAATACCAAACCCCATACCGCTATCTCCCCAATCTACTATGATACCATGAGTTCCTTGTTTTGTTTTAAATGATAATTTTTGTACCTCTATATTATCAAATCTCTTCTCAGCTTTAAAACTTAATAAATCATCTACTGAATCTACCCGTCCTAATGCTAAAGTAAATTTATCTCCGTTAACAAATTCATTAAGTTCTTTTGCTACCTCTTCATAATTATTAGCTAATATAAATTTCTTTGCCATTTTTTATATCTCTCCTTTTACAATTTCTAACGGAATTTGCTCTATAGAAATAATTTCTGGAAATACGTTTGGGTGTGTTATAATACTAAACACACCAAACCCTCTCATATCATCATATCCGTTCTCTCCATAATGATCTCCAGATAATGCCTTTGTCAATCCTTCAATATCTGTATTTTCTTCTATACTGAATTCGAAATCAAACCTAATACCAATAATTGTACCAGCAAACCGCCCATCTGATTTTAATTCCATATTCATATTATATTTGATAAGTCTCAGCTCTGGATAGAATGGTTCTACTGGGCTTGTAAATAAAAATTCATTGAGAAAATTATTAGCAACCTCTTCTGCTTTTTCTCTTGATATTCCGTCTTTTAACCATATATATTTATCTTCATTTCTAATATCAGTCTTATCTCCTACTTGCAATATTTTAATTCCAAATTTTAAATGTTTGCCTATCTTATATTCTTTCGGGGTTATACCATTCACAATATCCACTGCGAGAAATCCTGTAGCGTAATGTTTTTCCTTACCTTTAACTTCTTTACTCATTTTACATCTCTCCTATTATTTTTGATGCAATTTATTATTGCTCAATACTATAATATATAACCAAATATAATTTTCTATAATACTTCTAATGGTTAAGTAGATATAGTACATTCTAACATATGAATAAAGTTACCGCCTGTGCGGTAAATAATTGTAATAAATTAAAGGAGGAACTTAATATGGCATATGCATCAACCAAAATTATCTGGGATGATAAAAGTGATATCAATCCGTTAGAAGCACCAGCCGAGGATACACTTGACCGTCCTATATGTATGGCAGGTTTTTCTGCCGATAAAGGTCCTGAAGAATTTCAAAATGGTTTAATGGGTGAAAAGTTTTTTAAATTGTATGGGTATACTCCATCCTTTGTAAAACATGGTCAAACTCTAATTCAATCTGCTAAAGTTATCAATGCTGGTGGTAAACTTTTCTGCAAACGTATTGTTGCAGAAGATGCTACTCTTGCAAATATTGGTGTTGTCGCTAAAGTATCTAAGCTTCTTGTTCAGAAAGAAGATGAAAATGGTAATTTACTTTATACTACTGATGGTACCGATGAAACAGTAGATCCTATTGGAACGACTCCTGTTATGATTCAAAGGTGCCAAGTTTCATATGAATTAAAAACAGTTAGTATTGCAGGTAATCATCTTCCATCTTTCGGTTCTGCATTCTTAGCTGATAATGGTCATACTAAAGCTATCGGTGAGGATGATCAATATGCGCTGTTCTTACTTGCAGATAATGGTCGTGGTGTTTCTAATAAGAAATTCCGCTTATATCCAGATACTACTGCAAGCAGACCAGTTAACTACGTAAAATATATCTTAAATGTTATTGAAGATGGTAACGTATCAGAAAGTATGGCATTCACATTGAATCCAGATATTATTGAAAGTGATAATAATATTTCTCTTCAGAATGTTATTGCTAGAAAATCTTTCCAAATGCGCTCTCGTATTTTTGAAAGCGAAATTAATGCATTCATAGAAAACGTTGCATATATTTCTGGAATTGATCTTGAAGAGATTTCATACTCAGATATATTATTTGGTAACGATCTATATGGAGAAGCATACGAACAAATCGTTGTAGATAACACAGTTCAATTAGATAATATCAATGGTATTAGATTGATGGGTGGAGATAACGGTCTATTTGGAGATGCTCCTATTAACGCAAGTACATATGCATCTGAACTTGTTAAAGTATTTAATGGCGATGCTAGTGATGATATCTATGATTTAGATAATTGTAGAATCGATGCTGTATTGGATGCTAACTATCCTGCTCTAGTAAAACGGGCTATTGAGAATCTTGCGATTTTCCGTGAGGATTTAGTATACTTCCGTGATATGGGTTTAGGATTGAATTCGCTTGCTCTTATTAATAATGCTAATACAAGTAATTATAAATCTCGTTTCTGTGCAACTTACCATAATAGCTGGGATGTTAAAGATCCTTATACTAAGAAGGATATTACAGTAACACTTCCATATTCTTTCTCTTCATTATTTGTTAAACATTTCTTGAATGGAAGATCAAGACCTATTTGTGGGCAGCTGTATTCTATTGTATTTGCGGATGTTGTTGAGGGAACTGTTAATTTTATTCCTAAAAATACTCCAGCTGTAGATCAGAAACAATTCTTTGAAGATACAAAGATTAACTACGTGGCATATTATAGCGGAGTTCTTACTCTAGAATCAGAATATACATCCCAACCTAAGCTAACACAGCTTTCTTGGATTCATAATGTAATGATGACTCAAGAGCTTATCAAAGAGATTCGTCTAAAATGCCCTAAGATTAGATACAACTTTATCACTGGTAGTGATTTGGAAACTTACAAGAATGATATCAATAAGATTATCGAAAGCTATAAATCCAAGTTCAATACAATTGAGCTGGTTTATACTAAAGATAGTAACTATGAAGCAAATAAAATCTTCTATGCGGTTATCAATGTAACGTTTAAGGATTTCGTACAAACAGAAATCTTCAAAATCACCGCGTTGAAAAATTCTTAAAGGAGGTAACAAATAATGGCTGAGACTATTAATAATATATTTGCTGGTACACTTAGTCCTCGCGACGTTACGACATATACACTTGGTCGTGGTGTAACTGACTTTTCGAATCTTAATCAATTTGATAACTTTGAAACTGGTTATCCATTCTTAATTACGCTTAGTATCCCATACTTCTTGACGGTATTAGCTAAGAGTAATGAAGAGTATACAAAGCTAATCAATATCTATCGTCATATTTTAGAATATGATTTTAGAGGATTAGATGGTTTGGAGGATATCCAATCAGATACTTCTGAACTTACAAATGGTATCTCTACATTAAATATCATTACTAAAGTAAATATGCAATCTGCATCTCAATTTAGTATGAGATATAATGAACGTAAGGGTTCCGTTATTACTAAAGTACATGAACTATTCCTTCGCGGAATTAAAGATCCTCGTACTCAAGTAAAACGTTACAATGGCTTACTAGGAGCTACTAGTGGTACTGCTCTTATCACAGACTCAGGTTATGAATATGAAACATTCCAGTTCTTGTATTTCGTAACTGATAATACAGTATTGAAGATTGAGAAAGCATACCTAATCGTATCTGCTCAACCTACAACTGCTGAAACTAGTATGTACAATCAAGAAAAAGGCGAGATTGGCTGGAAAGAATTGAACGTCCAATTCAATGGATTCCCTATTGTTGGACCTGCAATTACAGCTAAAGCTCAAGCGTTCCTAGATTGGATTAATACTAATACTATCTTCGAAGATGCTAAGTTTGGTTATAAAGCTATTGGTGATATGCCTGCTCCTGGTAGCACTGGTATTGTTACTGCTTCGTCTCCTACTCTTACTACGACTTGATAATTATATACCCGTATACCAATTTGGTATACGGGTATATTTTGTCTATTGCTGATCTGCTGCTTTTAGTTTAGCTTCCATTCTAGCTGCATCTAACATCTTTTCAAACTCATCTACTGGTATGAATGACGATAGGTAATATTTCTTTACACCTCTTCCGAAGCTAGCTTGCACTTCTGCATCTTCATTACCTGCATACATATCCATAGCATTTTGTGCCATTGTATTAGCAGATTGGAATATCTGTTCGGTATTAACTAAGTTCAAATACATTGGTGGTGGAAGAGTAGTATCTATAATATCTTCGCATT